ATATTTCTTTATTATAAATATAACCACTAGTTGATCCTCTAGCATTTTTAAAATAGTCTGGAATATTGTATTTAATTTCTATTATATCCATTGTATTTGTAGAATAATCTATTTCGCCAATTTGTAATGGAAACCAATAATATATTACACATAACTTATTTTTATATTCAACAAAAGACCAATTTTTTTCATCTATTTTTATAATTGATGTATTATACATTTTTGGTAAAATTATATTTGGAATAATATTATATTCAGTTGTTGATATATTATAAATAGAACTTGACATAGAAACATTTTTTTTATTATTAGAATATGATCCAATATAATAAAAATTATTTTTGTAATTATATATTCGTATGTCTTCTATTCCAATAAATTTTTTATTATCTTTATAAATATCATCATTTAAAAATATTTCATTACTTATTTTATTAAAATTTAAATCTACTACAAATTTACTATTTAATGATATCCATTGTTGTGGACTTTTTTCAATTATACCATCATTATTAATTTTATAATTAATCCATCTAAAATTTATTAAATATGTATCATTTGATATTTCAATAATATTAGGTGTACTTGAATATAATATTGTATTTTTAGCTAATATATTTTTTTCTAATAACAATGGAAAATTATATATATCAATTTTATTCCATAAAATGCTATAATCGTTTTTTTGTGTTTTTAATTGTTCTTCTCTATATTCATTATAAATTGTTAATATTTTAGTTTGATTATAAAGAATACTATCATCTTCGTCATTAAATGATAAATTAAAATTTTTAATTTCAGAGTTATTAAAAAATAAAGATAACATATGAGGGCCTGTTATATCTAAAGAACTAATACCATATATATTATTTTTTACATTTTTAACAATTAATTCTATAGCTTTATATAAAATATTATTATTTGGCATAAAAATCATTAACGCATTATATATTCCTGTAACATCACAAAAACATCGATCTTTTACAACATATTCTTTATCTGTCAAAAAAATTAATTTAAAATTATTAGCACATTTATATTTAATATTTAAATAAATACCTCCATGTATATATAAAACGCAACATCTCCATAAATCAGCTTTGTAAGCACCTGGTTTTAATTTATCAAACGTATACAATACATCTTCATTAAAATTATTTTTTATAAATTCTCTACACATATTATCATCATATAAATGATATTTAAATTCAGGATTTTGTTCTTTTAATAATTCTACATTTTCTTTCATTTTTGGAGGTAAATCTAAAGTATACCATGTTTGAAAAATATTTAATGGAATAACAGAATATATTTTTGAATATATTGTTAAATAGTGTTGTTCTTGTTTTAATTGTTCTTGTTTTAATTGTTCTTGTTTTAATTGTTCTTGTTTTAATTGTGATTGTTTTAATTGTGATCGTTTTAATTGTTTTAATTGTTTTAATTGTTTTAATGGCAATAAAGATAATTTAAAATTAAGCATATAATAATTATAATATAAAATATTATATGTTTCCATTTAAATTACATAAACAAACAAAATCAAATAATAAATCATCTAACCTATCTTTATATGATTTATTGACATCTCCACAAATAAGATTATTTTCAAATAGCAATATTACATACTATAATATTAATCCAATGAATAATCAAATGAATAATTTATATAAACCTATAAATTGGTATACAAATTGTAACAAAACAATAATACATGTATATGATTATTCAAATGGGTTAGGTGATTATTTAAGAGGATGTATTTTATTGGCTCAATATGCCAAATATTTTAATATAAAGTTTGAGTTAGATTTATCTAAACATCATATTTCAAAATGTTTACATAATATTCAACCTCTATTAACTAATGTAAAAATTCATACTTTTATTAATGAGTATAATCCATTACTTCTTGATTCATTCATTAAAAATTTTCTTTATTCAAATGAAGAAAAACTTTATATTACAACAAATTGTTTTTATAATAGAAATTTATTAACTAATGATATTCAACATTATATAAATTCTTTTTTTATTTTTAAAGAGCAATATTATAATACTATAAATAGCGTGTTTAATTTAAAAAACTACAATGTTTTACATATAAGATGTCTCGACACTGATTTTACAACGGATTTTAAAGATAATTCTTTATTGAATCAAATTAAAAAAATTCAATTGTCTACAAATACTATAGTAATGAGTAATAATTATTTATTGAAACTAAAATTAAACAAATTATTTGGATTTTACTTTATTGATAACAAATCAATCCATACTGTTAATGTAAATAATTATAAAGAATTAGAATCTACTATTATTGACTATATTATACTTTCAAAATCAAGCCGTACTTATTGTATTAGTTATTATAGTCATGGTAGTGGATTTAGTGAACAATGTTCCATATTAAATAACATACCTTATACTATTATTTATATACCCAATATCACAAAAAAATTATTAATTGAATAAGTTAGAAATTCTATTGACAAATATAGTATTTTTAAATCGGCTTCAATAATTGTAACGATTTAAAAATAGTTATACAAATTATCTCTCTAGAGGATTAAATAGTTAGTATTTAACGCCTGCGTGACTGATTGCGTTTTCTCAACGATCTACGTCTAGATTTTTGAGATCGGCTTCCCTTTTTTCCTCCTTTTTTCTGAGCAGCAGCAATAGTTTCTCTAGCTACTTGACGTTGATTTTGAAATTGTGCCGAATCATAAACGGAATGTTTTGGTGTTTCAGCTTTTTCTTTAGCTTTAGCTTCAGCTTCTAATCTTTGTACGTCAGCAGTAGTTCGTGGAAAAGTTGACATATATTAAACGAATATTATAATTTTGCTTAATTACAATAAATTTGTATAAGTAGCTGGAAATTCTTTAATTTGGGTTCCATAATGTTGTTCTATTTCTTTCATTTTTTCTACGTCATAATTTGTAATAAAATTAATACCTACACCTTTTCTTCCCCATCGTCCAGAACGTCCAATACGATGTAAATAAGTATCTACACATTTGGGTAAATCAAAGTTAATGACAGTGCTTACTTGTTGTATGTCGATACCTCGGGCAGTTATATTAGAAGATATAAGTACTCTATATTTTCCATGTTTAAATTCATTGTACGATTGTGATCGTTCTGTTTTATCCATATCGCTATGAATACAACAAACTGGAAATCCTGCTGTTTTCATAATCATGTATAAATCAATAACACGTTTGACTGAATTACAATAAATAATGGATTGAGAAACAGAAATAAAGTTGTATAAATCTTTAAGTGCGTCTATTTTATCTTGATCTGTTTTAAATGAAATATAAAATTGTGAAATACCTTCTAACGTTAACATTTCAGATTTAACAAGAAGTTCAACTGGATTATTCATAATTTTTTTAGAAATTTCTTGAAGTTCACTTTTAATAGTTGCGCTAAACATGACTACCTGTGTTTTATCGGATAGATGTTGAAAAATATTATACAATTGGGTTTGAAATCCTTGGGATAAAATTTCATCTGCTTCATCTAAAATAATTAAATGAATGCCTGAAGAAGGACTAACATGTCTGTTTAAAAAATCCAAAACACGTCCAGGGCATCCAATTAATACTTGAGATTTATGTTGTTTCATATGTTTAATATCAGTATCAATAGGAACACCGCCAATTAATAATTGAGAAGTAATGCCTGTATAACTGGCTAATTTTTCAAAAACGGATTGAGTTTGTATAGATAATTCACGTGTAGGGGAAAGAATAATACACTGTAAAGAGGGTTCAGTTGAACACTTTTCAATAGCAGAAATACAAAATGCTCCTGTTTTACCAGTTCCTGATTGGGCTTGCGCAATAATATCGGATCCTTTTAAAATAACAGGTATAGCTTGTGATTGGATTGGACTTGGTTTTTCAAATCCAATAGAAAAAATACCTCTTAATAATGGAGTTTTCAAGTTTAACGGTTCCCACGAGTCGTCCATACAACGTAATAGGTGAATAATGTTTAAGTTTTAATTTAAAAAAGATTCAACATAATAGATATGTATACTATACATGATTTTCATCAAATGAAACGAACCCAATTGTTGCCAGCTGAAGTAGTTGAACAAATTACATATATATCTAAAAAAATAGGTATAAATCAGTTACAGCCTGAATTTAAAGTAGAAAAAGTATATAATGTACCTCAACAAATTACTATTTTATTGAATAAATTGACAGAAGATAGTTTTAAAAGTGTTCAAGATAAAATTATTCAATTGATTGATAAAAATATAGAAGATAGTAAAGAAATTAGTGTAGTTATTTTTAATATTATTCGTATGAATTCTTTTTATGGTAAGTTGTATGCTAAGTTATATTTTTCCTTTGTTCAAAAATGGCCAAATTTTATGGATTTTGTTCAAGAACAATTTAGACAACATTTACTTGATTTAGAAACAATACAAATAGTATCTTCTAGTAATTATGAAGAATTTTGTAAATGTAATGAATTGAATGATAAATATAAAACATTTAGTCAATTTATAGTTCATTTGACCTTACAAAAAGTAGTTAGTATAGATGGATTGAATACATTGATACAAAAATTAATAGATATGTTATATGTTTTAAAAGATAGTGATCGAAAACTTGTTATGGATGAAATAGTAGAACATTTGTATTTATGTATCATAATAAGTAAACCAATTCATAAACAACTTAATTTTGAAAAATCAAAATTAAATATGACGGGTATTTCAAATAAAGTATTATTTCGATTAATGGACATTATGGATCTATTAAAATAATCTACGAGAAGATTTACGTTTGCTTTTAGATTTGGATTTTCTTCTTGTTTTAGATTTACTTTTGCTTTTAGATTTGGATTTTCTTATTGTTTTAGATTTAGTTTTAGATTTAGTTTTAGATTTACTTTTGCTTTTAGATTTACTTTTAGATTTACTTTTAGATTTAGTTTTATATTTAGTTTTTGTTTTGCGTTTGCCACCTAGATTTGATGATGGGTTTTCTTTATATTTTGCTAGATAATTTTCAATTAATGATTTTGTATAATGATCATTTGGATCTATACTAGCAAGAATAGCTTCATCGCTTATGTGATCTTCTTCGCCTTCTTCGTCTTCGTTTTCTTCATTTTCTTCATCTTCTTCATCTTCTTCGTCTTCTTCGTCTTCTTCATCTTCTTCGTCTTCATATGATTCATCTTCTTCGTCTTTTTCATATGATTCATCTTCTTCATAATCATTTTTTTCTGATTTATTTAATATATATTTTATTTGTTCAATTGTATGAGGATCATTTGGATCTATATCGGCATCGATTAAATCGCGAACATAATTTGACATAGTATATATAGATATATAATATTTTAATATAACTAATTTTAAATGTTACAAAACTTGTATCATTTATATTTGGTGATTATATTCATGAATATATTTTATTCAAAAACATATTCATTTAAAAATAAATAGTATTATTCTATAATATGAGTAAAAAAATTCATGACAATGATATCGAACAAATAAAACAAGTATTTGAAGTTACATTTCCTAAATTTAATCTTGATAAAATACAAATATGTGTAGGCAATCCTTATGAAATATCTTCCTCTAGGAATAGATATACTATATATAATGTAGATAAAACTACAAAAAAAGTAACTGAAAGTATTGGTTATTATGAATTGGATAAAGATGTAAAAGTATTGGATGATCAACAAGATTTTAATGTACGCGAATTAGGTGAAGAACCAATCACTATTAATCCTGAATTTGTATCTAAAATGTCTAAAAAATCAAAAGTGGCTGTAGTTACTAAACCAAAAAGCAAAGTAGAAACTTCTGAACCTGTGGTACCTCCATCCGATTTATCACAATTAAAAGATATAGATGATGAACAGATTTTATCAGAATATTTTGATAATAATAATAAATTATCCAAAGATAAAATTGTATCTACCTATTTAGAAAATTTCGCAAAACCTCGTAAATGGGTACAAGAAATTGGTATGTCGATAACAGCTTTGTATTTAGATGTATATGTCATTGTTGTTCATAATAATAGACCTTATTTACAAGATAAAAAACCGGTAGTAGCCGATAAAGATGATGGACCTTTTATAAATATGAACATGACTATGTATCCTTTTAATGAAGAAATGGAATATAACAAAGAACGTAAATATGTATTAGTATTATGGGATCCTGGTCAACATTATAGATTACTTGAACATAAAGGACAAGTACAATTCGAAGCAAACGAATTGCCAAGTAAAATATTAGACAGGACTGTTCGTTCAAAACCATTAACACCTACCACTCAAGTTCTTGTAGGACATGAATTGGATCCTTCTGTCAAAGGCGTAGATAATTCATTAGAATTAACTGTTATAACAACTACAGGGGGAGGGGATTGTTTCTTTGATAGTATGTATCGTGCTACTGCGAAATCAATTGATATTCATGCTAGTAAAGATAACTTTTTATCTGAAGTACATGCGTTGCGGGTAGCTATGGCAGAGAAACAAAAAGAAACACCCAATCCAGTTATATCTGAAAAGATTAAACAATTATATTATTTATTTTCTCAGAAAAATATGGATGAAATAAGAAATAAATTTTATGCTAAAATGGGTCGTGTTCCTATAGAAGGTGACCGAGATAATGAAATATTTTACAATGGATATTCTGCTATTTTTGGAAATAAAAAATATGACGAAAAAGATTTTGATCACGATGAAACGGAATCTATAATGATGAATTATTTGACATTATTGTATGAATTTTTTCCTTCTGTATCTAAAGAAGATCAAGAAAAGTTTAATGATGTATATATATCTTTGTTTGGTGTAGGTAAAGAATTTAACATACGTAATTCAATTGAACAACAGCGAAGTGAAATTCAAAAAGTAATGAATCCAAAACCTGAACCTGTTCTAGAAGTAGTTTCAGAAACAAAAGAAGAACCAGTAAAAGCGTCTGAACCAGTTTCAGAACCAAAACCTGAACCAGTAAAAGCTGTTGAACCAGTTTCAGAACCAAAACCTGAACCAGTAAAAGCTGTTGAACCATTAATAAATCCAATTGAAACTGTTAATTTGGAAAGTAAAGAAACAAGTTTAGATGTTAAAAAAGAAATACAAGATATTTTACAAATATATGCTTCGTCTAATTCTGTAAATGAAAAAAAAATAAGTTTGAAAAAATACAATAAAAAAGATTTATCCGACGCATGGGCATTAATATCAAAAGATAATCCATCTTTACGCCATCCACCTAAAAAAAATATTGATGATTATGTGAATTGTTTATCTAAAGATCCTGATCATACATGTAATGCGGCTGAACGAGGATCTAAAAGCAAAAAAACAAGTGGCGGTTCTAAATTTACAAGACGTAAAAAAATATAAACTAAACATATGAACCAATTATGTTTGGACATATCAAAATATAATAACATTCCAAATAAATATACAAGTTTTATTCCATCTTTTAATCCACATGAATATCAATGTCCACTAGAAGTGACAAAAAATATGTCATGTATAAAACATGGAATTCAGTATGTAAGTGAGATTAATGGCGTAAAAGTAATTATAAATTTTTTTACAAAAGAAAAACATAGTTATTTAGATCATTTTCACATTGTTATGACGTTATTGAGATTGATGATCACTAAACATTATACAGATATACAAATTGATTTTATATTTACAGATGTTAAAAAAACGTTGCCTATGTCAGGACGTGTAGGACCATCTACATTAAATACTGGATATATAATAAGAAATAAAGTTGTAGTGTATAGAGAAGAAGAATGGTTAAAAGTATGCTGTCATGAATGTATACATTTGTTTTTGTATGACGAAGCATTACGTGATAATACAATGTTAGTTTATTCTATGTTTCCAATAAGTAAAACTATTCAATTAAATGAATCATATTGTGAAATATGGGCAAGATTAGTAAATTGTTGTATTATTTCTGTTGTAAATAATATTTCTATAAAAACACTAATATTACAAGAACAACAATTTTCAATTGAACAAATGGTGAAAGTATTGAGGTATATGAAGTTGAATTATGAAGATTTATGGAATAATAATACAAAATATGAAGAAGATACGAATGCATTTGCGTATTTAGTCATACCTGCTATTTTAATACAAGATAGTTTTGTAGAGTGGTGTAGTGAACACAATGATTTATTATTTCATATTTCAGATAAACATGTAGATGAATATATAAAATTAATAAAACAAAATTATAAACAACCATCCTTTATGAATAAAATAAACAAAACAAAAATAAGTTTAAATAAATATACAAGAATGAGTAAACATAATATATATCTTTAATTTTATTATTGTATGATATCAGTTACAACTGAAAAAATTTAATAGAGTTGCGTAAAAATAAATCTAAATATAAATCTAAAAATAATATATGATTATATTATGGCAGAATATAAAACTTTAGAAATTAATGATTCTATAAATTTAAATAATTGTCGAAAATATAACCTTGGTTATTGTTATAGTACAACAGATGGTAAATATCTTGGTAAATATTTAAAAAGCTATAGTCAAGATAGACCGCGACAAACTGCTGTAGATGTACATAAGTTTGAACATGGAACACTTGATGGTGATACGAGACTTCCATCATTTATACCTTCTACTAATTTAGTAGTTAGAGTAGAATGTCAAAATAAACCTTTAGAAAAATCTACTCTAGATGAATCTTTACCCGCATATCCTACTTTAGAAGCAATACCAGTACCTAAAGCAATACCTTTAGCGGAAGAAACTGAGAATGATTTACCGCTGGCAGACGCAGTCGTATCTTCACCAAAAGAATTAGGTGTTCGATATGGTGGAAAATCTAAAAGGAAATCAAGAAAATTAGCAAGAAAATCAAGATCAGTAAGAAAATCTAAATCAGTAAGAAAATTTAAATCAGTAAAAAAATTAAGATCTAAATAAAGAAGATATAATATAAGTATAACATATGACAACAAGGAAAAATAATACACGTCCAAAAATGTGTATTATTCATGGATATAAAGTTTTATTTGTACCTAGAGGGGAAAAATTATTACATATTGAATGTGTTATTCGGAATGGATTTTGTACAGAAACAAAACATATGTCAGGCATAAATCATTTATTAGAACATATCATGGTTGAAAGCTGGAAACATTGTAAAACATCATGTAATACTTATTGGGATAATAAAGGTTATTCTGTAAATGCGTCTACTGATAAAACAACCATGTCTTATTATATTAAAGGTTTAAATATAGAATGGGAAAAAATGTTAACGTTTATAGTAAATATAATTGATAATCCGAATATAACAGAAGAACGATTAAAAAAAGAAAAAGAAGCAGTAATTGAAGAATTATTAACTTATTCGACAGATATTGATAGTACATTAGATGATACGTTTAATAAATTATTTTATAAACTAGATGGATTAAAATATGGCGATGATTGGAAATTACAAATTAACAATTTAAAACATATAACAGTAAAAGATATACATGATATGTATAACAAATATTTTAATGTAGATAATATAATGTTTGTTATCATGGGTGCTTATAATGAAAAAAAAATAAAAGCTATATTACAAAATCAGTTACTACATTCAAAACAAGGTAAAAAGTTAAAAGTAGATTGTTATACTTATTATCATAATATTGTATATGTTAAGGAAAATATTGAAAATACAAAAGTCATGTTAGGATTTCCATCAAAAGTACATAATTATATATATGTAAATTCTGTAGTTACATTGTTACATACTTTATTGTTTAATGAATTGAGAACTAAACATAGTTTACTGTATGATATTGAAATTAATTTTGATTTGAATGGATGTGGAACAACTACATTTATAAATTTCGATGTTCAATCAATCCATGTAAAAGATGTACTAGTTATTATTTATAAATTTATACAAGATTTACAAACAAAAGGTATTCAAGAAGATATCAATGGATTTAAAAATAAAGAAATTTATGATTATCTTATTAATGAAAATTCGATCATGGATTATTATTTATCTTTAATTTATGTAGATAGTCCTTTGTATACTAAATCACAGATTATACAAGCGATTAAAACAATGAATATGAAAACTATAATCAAATTATTTCAATCCTTGTTACCGTTAGATAAAGTATTATGTGTATATCAATGTAAACAAAATTTAAATTTATCTTGGGAAAAATTGATTTAATTTATGAATAATAAATAAAATAAATGGGTGTTCGATATTTGAATCATTTTTTACATGATCAATGTCCTCGTGGCATGAAATATATTTCATTTGAAGAATTGCGTGGAAAAACTATTGTAGTAGATGTATCTATTTATTTATATAAATTTAAAGCATTTGATGAATTTTTGAAATTGATAAAACAAATGTTAATGGATTTTATTAGATATGGTATTCATGGTATTTTTGTATTTGATGGTAAACCAAAAGAAAACAAAGAAATAGAATTAATATACAGAAAAGAACAAAAAGAAAAAGCATGGGAAACATATCAACTATTAAAAAAAGATGGAAATGAAGAACAGTTACAATATTTAAAGAAACAGTGTACAAAAATTAACATTAATGATGTTGCTAATGTAAAAACAATTATGGATTCATTGGGTATAACATATACAGTTGCTCCTCATGAAGCTGACGAAATATGTGCTAAATTATCTAGTAAAGAAAAAGTATATGCGTGTATGAGTGACGATATGGATATGCTCGTGTATGGATGTAAACGTGTATTACGAAATGTAAATTTTGAAACAAAAACAGCTATTCTTTATAAATTAGATGATATATTAGAGTATTTAAAATTATCCTACGATAATTTTAAAAAATTATGTGTTATTTCAGGAACAGATTATTATAAATCAAACAGAAATATATTACTGAACCTATATTTAAACTATAAACATTCCAAATGTACAAATTTATATGACTGGCTGAAAATAAATAACATACAAGCTAATTACGAATTACTTGAAACGATTTGTCAAGATTTTGACATTTCTGATGTTAAGTATGAATATTTAAATGACATTATTGAATCTCTCGTTTGAAAGTACATTTCAATTATTATTTATAAAAAATATAATTTTTATTTTTTATGAATATTTTTGTATTTTTATATTTAAACAACAGGAGCAACAGCAGGAACCGACTTCTTGAAGTGCTGGCTCATGAACTTCTGAAGGTTAAAGTAGGTAAGCTCCTCATCGGCCTTGATAGACAAAAGCTTCTTTAGCTTAGGATCAGGGAGGATCTTACGACCATTGGTTGCGTCCTGGAGCTTGTTTGCTCGGATGTAAGCATTGATCTCGCGGGTTACATCGGTACGAGCAAGAAGAGATCCATGGGGCTTTCCAAGGAAATCAGCAAGCTGATCACTGATGAGGGTTGGCTTTACAAATCCACTCGGAGCACGAGTACTGTTCTTAGCCTTGCGCTTGTTCGATGCCTTGGTCGCAGCCTTCAACTCGCGCTCTACACGCTTCTGAAGATTACGAACATTGAGCATAACAGCGGATAGACTTTGGCGAAGAGCAGTCAACTGGGTCATCGCAGTTGCGAACTCAGTCGAAAGTTCAGACGCATCCTCAACAACTGGCTCGGTAACAACAGCAGGAGGCGCTACTTCTACCTTTGGAGCAACAACAGGCTCAGACTTTACTGGCTCAGACTTAACGGGCTTTGACTTGGCGGGCATTATACGTTAATAAAGGATAATTATTTAAGTATTTTTTTTTAAATATATTTATTACGAAAATGCGTTTTAAATATAATAAATCTTTAAGAAAATATTCAATAAAAGAAAAAGAAAAAGAAAGAAAAAAAAGAAAAAGAAAGAAAAGAAAAGAAAAGAAAAGAAAAGGTAAAAAGAAAGGAAAGAAAAGACAAATGATAATACTTTAGGAATATTAATTTGGTGGTTAATTTAAATATAACATGGATAAATAATTATGTTGTTATTGGAAAATATAAACTCATATAACAATCAATTTTTAATATTATTGCCGCCAGTTAAAAATAATTTAATTGAAAATAGTTTATTTACACGTATTATTTATTCTCCTCCAATGATCGCTTTTAATGGATTATATTTATCTGTTTCTCAACATGCGGATACTATAGTGAATGATTTGAATACAATTGAAAATGATATTTTATCTAAATATCATTGTTCTAAAAAAAAGAAGAATTACATTAAAAATTTATTTAAATACAAAACAGGACAACTACAATATCCTTTGATATTAAAAATATCTGGAATATGGGAATCGGAAACAACTTATGGTTTAGCTTATAAACTAATAAATCCATCTGTTTGATAGTAATAAGAAATGATATATTGTATATATACAAAAATAAATAAAACATGACATAAAATAATAAGCATACTGTTGTCTTGTTGTTGTTTATTGACTATATTAGGAATATGATTGAATAATTTAAATGTAATCATCATCATAAGAACACTTGTAATCCATGATCGATAAGTCCATCCTTTTGGCATTTCATTTTCCTTAATTCTTTCGTTACTATGATAAATAGCATAAGAATAAATAATTAAAATAATAAGTAAATAAACAAACATGAACATGCCATTGTTATATAAATCAGTTATGTATTTTGTATAAGAAGAATCAGAAGATATGTTCGTTAAAGATAGAATGACAAAGCATTGTAATAAAAGGGTAATACAATAAGAAATAGTACTCCATAATTGTGTTTTAGTCCAACCCATTAAAATAGAAGAGGTGATTTCAGAAGAAGTTAAAAATTTGTTTATAAATAAAATACTATCTGACATTATATTATAAATATAAAATTTTGAAATAATATAAAGATTATATTTGAATAAGGGTATGTCCCGTGTTATTGGTTGTGTTAAGTGGTTTAATAAAACCGGATTTGGATTTATTACTTTAGATGGATCGGATATTTTTGTCCATCATTCCAATCTTACAGTAAATAGTGAACAATACAAGTATTTGGTTCAAGGTGAATATGTAGAGTTTGTAAAGGCAGAGTCTACCAACTCAAAACATCAATTTGAAGCCAAGGATGTTACGGGAGTTCATCGAGGGCTGTTGATGTGTGAGACGAGACAGAAGATGAAGCAGACTGAGAGAAATGATTAATTTTTAATTTTGTTTTTGTATTTTGACGTTCTAATATACCCATACATATATCAGGTAAAGTAGCAATCAAGTTCATTACAGTTCTATACTGTAATGTACAAACACATGAATTGTTGGTAAATTGTATACTATACCACCAATAAGAAGGTATAAATAACATTTGTCCTTTTGTAACTGTAACTTCTAAAAATTTAATTTTATCAAAGGATGTATTCCAAGGATGTAAAGTGGAATAATATTCTTGTGTAGTATAATTTTTTTCTATATGAAGATATTTAGAACTTCGTGGAGGAGCAAGTTTTACTTGAATAGAACCATCAGAAACATATAAATAATTACGATAGTAAGTACTGTATTCTAATCTTGTTGTAGATTGATCGGAACCAAAAAGTACGTCATATTGAATGTTAGAAACCATAGGAGGTCGAAGATAAGCATCTGTAGCTAAAAATTGTTTATACAAAGTGGTTTCTTGTAAAAAATCAGAATTGTGAATAGAAATATATGTTTTTTTCTTTATTAATTGAAATGCTTTGTTCAATGAAACAATAGAAGGAACAAAAGATGAATCGTAAACAGTAACATCAAACGCTTTATATTCCATAAATCTTGGTAAAGAACACTGAGCTATATTTTCTTCATAATATGGAAAAAGTAAAGGTTGACGTAAGTTACAAATTTCTTCTAATCTAGATTGTATAGGAGTATCTAGTTCAAATATTTCTAAATCATTACTTGTTTTTAGTTGATGAACAACATGAATATATAAAATAACGACAACACAAATAGTTAATAATGAAATTAAAGTATTCATTATTAATTTCATATAAAACTTTTAAATCATTTTTACGGAGAAAAGGAAATGCCAGGACCATCCGTTAATTCATTTAATTTGACTGTACTTTTCTTTTTTGAAGAAGGGGGTTTTACTTCAAGTTTAGCTTCTAATACACTAATACGATCATGAATACTTTCTAAATCGAGCAACCGTTTATTAATATCACTGAAAGCAGTATTGATCACATCCATGTCAGGAAGATTTTCAGTTACATAATTTTCATGACTTCCTAATTTACTTTCAAGAGCACTTACGGTTTTTGTCAATTTAGCATCTAACGTTTGAATTCTGTTATTTGTTACATAAATAGCATCTTTAAATGTTAACGGTTGTCGTGGCTGTGGCTGTGAGGCTTTTTTCATTATAGTATTGCTAAAGAATTATTATTTTTAATTTTAACTAATAATTTCTTGATATACATTAATGGAAAATGAAAAACCAAGTTTTATGAATCATGTTTTTAATTTTGAAAGCGAAAGCAAAAATGAAATGGTAAATATTGTACAATATAGTGTTTTAGGAGTTATATTTGTTACATTGTTAAATAAAGGTGTTCAAATGTATATGCCTGAAGTAGACAAAGACAAAGGAACTTTAGCAATAGTTAGTGAAATAATGATTCAAGTTGTTGTCTTATTTTTAGGAATATTATTTATACATCGTATTATAACGTATTTTCCCACGATGAGTGGCATACCTTATGCGGATCAAAATATCATTACTACTATTTTACCTGTGTTAATTGTCATGTTAAGTATGTCTAAATTAGGAGAAAAAGTATCTATTTTGGTAGAAAAATTATTTCATGAAAATCCTACACCAGTTAAACTTACTCCTAAACAACCTATAGGAAATAATAATCCACCTCTTCAAGTATTACCTCCTGGTATTAACACTGCCAATCCAATGGCTGTACCTGAACCTGATTTTAACAGTATGTTTTCGGGGCCAAATAACCCGTTAGTTAATGCGAATGAACCATCCGAACCTATGCCATCTAATTATGCCGGAGGTAGTTTATTTTAAAAAAGATTTATATATATTTTTATTCATAAAATATATATGATTTTTAATGTAGAAAAATTAATAGGAGTACAAGTTGTTATACGTGATGAATTGGATAATTATCCTATTTTAGATTCTGATTTTATACCCAAATTACATCAATTTAAAGAATTTAATTTACCTATTCAGCAACCTAAACCAACTACAGAACAAGAAGTCAAACAAATTGTACATGATAACGATGTTCATGAAATGGCATTAACAACTTATCAAATTTTTGTTCGCAATTTCATGTCTAATTACACACCTTATAATGGGATGTTGTTATTTCATGGATTAGGAACCGGTAAAACATGTTCAGCAATTACTATTTGTGAAGAATATCGTAATTATTTGAAAATATCTGGAAAGTATCAACGTATTTACATTATGTCCATGACAGATGCCATTTTAAAAAATTTTAAATATCAATTATTTAATGAAACACATTTACAAAGTATAAATAATAAATGGGTATGTAATAGTTGTGTAGGTGATAAGTTTTTACAAGAAATAGATCCTTATCAACTTAAAATGATGGATAAAAAAACAATTTGCGACTTGATAGAAACACTTATCCAAGAGTATTATATATTTATGGGTTGTAAAGCGTTTTCAAATAAATATAACAATGAACTTCCGACTTCCGGAAAATTAAGTTATATTCAAGAAAATTATGAAGGAGCTTTGTTTGTTATTGATGAAGCTCATAATATCAAAGAAGATGTTTCCGAAGGCAGTTTTTCAACTTGTTTATTTGACATTTTAAAACATACTACTATAAAACTATTGTTGATGACAGCAACTCCTATTTTTCATAGTTGTCGTGATTTTATATTTTTGTCCAAATTATTAAATCAAAATGATAAACTTCCTAGTATTGAAAATGTAAATACTATTTTTGATGTAAATGATAACTTCGTAGAAGGAGGCAAGGAAGTGCTTCAACAACATTTACATGGATATATATCTTATGTTAAAGGAGAAAATCCATATTCATTTCCTTATCGTATATATCCTGACAAAGTTTATATACATCCCGAAAATAGAGATTGTACTTTGGAACATTTAAAAATTTATCCTGTAAAATTAAGTGAATTTCAATCCAATAAATACATGGAAACATCTGTTCCAAGTACAGGAATTGAATTATCGGCTATGAATACATATAATCAGTTAGCGTTTATTACTTATAAAAATGGTATTAAATTTGCGGAAGCAATGAAGGTAGTCGAAGGTAAATTACCTGATATATCTTATCTATCCAAAGATTATTTTTTCGATCCTGAACATTTATATCGATATAGCTCAAAATTACATGAAATTCAAACTATATTACCAAAATCATCAGGTATTATTATGATTTACGTTCGTCAAATCGCAGAAGGTATATATCCAATAGCTGTAGCATTAGAAGCAATTGGATATAAATATAAAGATGGATCACGTCGAATCAATTTATGTAAACACTACAATTCAAAAGATAACAATTATTCTTATGTGATTTTAAATCCTTCTTTTTCTAATGTAAATATTCAAGATACAATTTCTATTATAAATAATGAATCTAATAAAGATGGAGATACAATTAAAGTAGTTATTATTACAGAAGCATTAACAGAAGGTGTTGATTTCAAAAATATAAGACAAATCCATATTTTAAATCCTTGGTGGAATTTGAGTCAAATTGAACAAATTATAGGAAGAGCAGTGCGATTTCGTAGTCACAAAGATTTAGAATTTGAACAACGCAATGTAGAATTATTTTTATATACAGCATTTTTACATGATAATTCTTCACCAACAATTGATTATAAAATGTATTGTAATTGTGAACAAAAAGCAAAGAAAATAGGAGAAGTTACACGTTTATTAAAAGAAATAGCATTTGATTGTAATTTTAATGTAGTTCAGACACAAAGTAATAAATCTTTACATGGTTTAACTGTACACCAAGTAACTTCTTCTGGACAAATAAAACAACATCCTATTGGAGATATGCCCTACACCGTATTGACAGATTACAAAGAAGATTGTAACTATTCATGTGCTTCTTCTTTTCATGAACCTGGAAATAAATTAACAATGCCTTATTTAACTTCGCATATGAATGAAACTATACGACAAATCAAATTTTTATTCAGTAAAAATTATGTATATACAAGAGAAGAATTGATTCAAGAAATTCCTATGATACCTGAAGAAAAAATGGATTATTGTTTATCGTATATGATTGAAAATAAAATACCTGTATATGATCGATTCAACCAACAAGGTTTTATAATTAATATTGGAGAATACTACATGTTTCAACCACCCGAGTTGCCTTCTTTAATACCTACGTATGAACGAAGAATTCCAATGGCTTATGTACATGATAGTATTATTGTTCAACCGTTTAAAAAACAAGTCTATAAAATTGATATACCACAATTAATAGAACGATTACAAAAATCATTTACATTATCAAGTAAAGAAATAACTAAACAATTGAGAGCAGCTGAAAATGATTTGTTAATGTATAGTGTGTTTGACCAATTGTATAAAAAATTATTAACGTCAGACTTAGATTTGTCTAATTGGAAAGAAGATAAAACAAAAATAATGATCCATTTTTTAATGGATCGATTGAATGATATTGAATGTTTAGAATTAGGCATGTATTTACATGAAAAACGTGATTTAGATGATTTTGAACAAAAATTAAAAGAATATTATAAAAAATTAAAAGTAGGAAATATTTATATTTTATGGTCTTATTCTGATGCTAAAATAAGTTATTACACCGAAGAATGGACAGAATATATTCATTATAATTATCCTAAATTACAATTGTATAAATTGGATGCGGATAAAAACATAGATGACAAAGAATTACCTTTAGGTGGTATTTCAGTAACTAAAGATTTATCCGATCGTGATTTTAAATTATCATTACCTACATTACCTAGTGAAAAACCCCGTTATGGATTTAAAATTACAAAAAAACCTGATGCGATTGATATTTTACACCAATTAATTCCTACTTCTTCTACAGAAAGTACATTCAAACGCGAACATTATATCTTACAAATAGAATGTTGCTTACGATACTATGATATTAATAAATATAAAGGTAAACGATGGTTTTTAAATCCAATAGAAGTTATTCATAATGTAGCTAGAAATTTTAATTTAATAAATGAATCGTTAAAAGAAAATAAAAAATAATTGAGTTAAAATGTAATTGTATTAGTATATAATATGATATACATTGATTCATTGTTATCAAGAACAATTCAAATTCCAATGGCGGATTGTGGAAAAAACATATCCGGCATTTTGGAACATGCCTTAAAATCATTAGAAGGTAAATGTATTACAGAAGGATATTTAAAACGTCATTCAACCAAGATAGTAAATTATTCTAGTGGTATTTTAAAAAATTGTTATGTTGTGTTTACAGTAACTTTTGAAGGACAAATAGCAGTTCCTACTATTCAACAAGAATTAACATGTATAGTAGAAACCAATACAATTGCTGGTTTACAATGTAAATTACATTTAGAATCTGAATCTCCGTTTATTATCTTTTTAGCAAAAGATCATCACATGGATAACAAAGAATTTTTTAAATGTAATATAGGTTCTATTATAAAAGTTTCTGTAATTGGATCAAGATTTAGTGTAAATGATTCTAACATATCTATTATTGCCAAATTGATCGAGAGTTAATTTAGACGAATATAATATGAAAATAGAATTATTGTTTATAGCAGGAACTATTTTTTTTATTATGGACACAATACACGATGGAAAATATATAGGACAATTAAAACAATTTAAAAAATATATAAAAATAATAACCATTGCTTTTGCTGCTTTTTCAATGTATATTTTTATCAAAAAAAATCCAAAAGAATCAAGATCATTGTTTGGACATTTGAATGGAATGGTAAAATATATGCCTTTAGATAAAAATTCAAAAGATTTATTAACACCCTTTTTAGATAATAATTTTGTACCTGCTCAAGAGCAGCGACTATTGTCATCGGGTACAGATGCTACTTCGCGCAGTGTAAGTGGTACTAAAAAAAAATATATAGCAGCAAGTCAACAATGGAAATGTAATGGATGTAATGAAACTCTTGATGCTTGGTATGAAATAGATCATAAAATAAGATTAGCTGATGGCGGATCCAATCATGTTTCTAATTTAGTTGCCTTGTGTAGAAATTGTCATGGAAAAAAAACAATGATTGAAAACTTTTAATTTTTTTATATGGACATTGTATGTCATCTAATTCAATACCGGCACATACAATGTCTAGAGCAACTGCGAATCAAATAATTAACAATACAAATATGGATAGTATCAAAAAAATAACATTGTATGTATTTATTTTATTTATTGTAATTGCTAGTATTATTGTTTTATTTGTCAATCCTAAAATACAACTTGTAAAAAACGCAAAACATGTATACAATACTTCTATTGAAAAAATTAGTACTACATATGGCAATGTTAAAAAAGATGCTGAAAAAACAGCACAAGAATCCAAAGAAACATGGGAAAAAAATATAAAAAATATATACAAAATTGTTATTATAAGTATATTGGTATTATTACATATTGTAGTTATATTATTATATAATCAAAATATTCTGATAGATAGTGATCAAGTCTGGATAGGAACATGGATAGGAAAATATCAACTTATCTTTCATATTGTACTATTCTTAGCTATGATCATGGAATATTTTTCAGATAAGTTAGATAATTTCCTTAAAAAAATATTTAATTCTATTGATGAATCGATTCATAAAAATACAAAAGATGATACGGTACATCATAAAACATTAGCTACAATATTAACATCCATTCTATTTATAGTATCATCTAGTGCGTCATTTTTTTCTAAAACATACGATATTAAATTACTAGCTACGGCTATTTTATCTTTACTTTGTTTACCGTTGATTATATTTAATGTACCTGGTTTTGATTCTGAAACTTATATACTTTTATTATTTTTTCTTGCGAACATACCTTTTGTAAGTACTATAGTAAATCGAATTCAAGAAAAAGATAAATCGAAACAAACTATTATTTATATTCCATTGTTGATTTCTTTTTTTGTTATGTGTATTTTTATATTATCATTAATGGGTGGAATTGATGTATCTACCAATACAAATTTATTTTTAATACTTAGTTTATTAAGTTTTTCTGTTTTGTTTTATATAAAATCATTAGACAATTCTGTATATAAAACTTTTCTATCTTTAATTGGAATCCTTTTATTGTTTATTGTTACATTACATTATGTTCTTACTTCCCAACATTGGATACTTTATTTTCTTGGTTATGCTGGTATATTGTATTATTTTTTCAACATCAAAACAGTATCTAATATAGCATCTACAGTACAAGAAGTTACATTTCGTGAAATATTAGTACTATCTGTTATTGTATCATTCATATTTTTATATTTATACATAAGAACTTTATTAAAAAAAGTATATACAATACATGGTGAGTTAATATTCAATGAACCTTTACCTTTACAAGATTATAAAGATGTTAAAGTAGTAAAAAACATACATTATGATTATGGTTTATCTTTTTGGGTAAATATTCAATCTATGAATCCAGGATTTGCTCCTCAAGCAAACGAATTTACTTCTATTTTAAAGTATGGTGATAAAATGTTATTTACTTATAATAGTACAAAAAATACAATAAAAATAGAAATTACAGAAGAATCTAATACAAAACGAATTTTAGCTGAAATTACACCTATACCCTTACAAAAATGGAATAACATAATTGTAAATTATGTGAATGGTACATGTGATATATTTATGAATAATGAGTTACAAACAACAGTATCAAATGTTATACCTAAAAAAGAAAAAATAATATCTGTTGGAATAGGAGATTCAGAAGGAATCAATGGTCAAATATGTAATGTCGTTGTTTTCGATCGTCAATTTACACCAGCTAAACTTAAATCTATGTATACAGATTTTGTAGGTAAAACACCTCCTACATTTTAAGGATATAATTAGATAAACATGAATGAATATAATGAAGAATTTGAATACGTTCCATGTTATAAGGTCGAATTAATTGAACAGCTTCTTCATAAGATACCCATTTCATATCTGAAACTTCAGAATCTTGAAACGAATGTTTTTGATCCAATGTTGTACTTATAGCAATAAAATATTTATGATTATAACATTTATAATTAGATCCAGTAAATATTTCTTCATAAGGTAATATATTGGAAATAATTTGTAATCCATATTTATTGTATCCAGTTTCCTCTTCGTATTCTCGTAAAGCACACGATAATTCTGTTTCATACGTGTTTTTTCTACCTTTTGGAAATCCCCATTCAGGAGTGGTCCATGAAGTTAAACTATTTTCTATAATTTGTTTCAAACAAACAAATTCATCATTTACATGATATCCTTTTTTTATAATGTTAAATTTTTCTTCCGCATTCATTTTTTCTGTTGTATTTTCAGATTGAACACCCCACAAATCATTCCATAAATTAGTAAAATTATCTTGAAGAATGTTTTCTTTTTCTATTAATGTCATTTCATCTATCAAATTGTGAATATGGCGTATATGATGAAATGAATATTTTCCTTGAATAAAATCTGTAAATCCTAATGTCTTTCTTCTACATATCATTAAATATTTTTTATCGTAAATATGAATAATTCCAAAACTAGTGATGAGTAATGATTTGGAAGGATATTTTAATTTATAATTAAATCTTTTCATATAGGTTGATATATGATTTGTTTTTATATTATATTAAATTATATGGATCCATTAGTATGGGGACCTTCTTATTGGTTTTTTTTACATAATGTTGCTTTTAATTATCCAACTCATCCAACGACAATTCAAAAAAAAATTCATTATCGATTAATTCATAATTTTCACGAATTTTTACCTAGCAACACCATGGCAGGATTATTCGTGAAAATGATAGACAAATACCCAGTTACCCCATATTTGGATACAAAAAAAGATTTTATAAAATGGATGTGGTTTATTCATAACAAAATAAATACACGATTAAATAAACCTACTATTACTTTATCTGAACATTATCAACAATTTCACACGGCGTATGAAGCTAAACCATCTAGAATAAAGCGATTTTTAAAAGAACGACATATGGTTGTATACACCATTATTCTTCTATTAATCATTTTATGGGGAATATCATGTAAATGTGTTTTTAAATAAATTATATTCTCTACGAACTTTACATGATATTTGTTTAGCAAAATAAGATTGAATAAAAGATAGATTCACATTTGTTTTAATATTAATAGGTGTATCCGTTATATAAGGTTCCTGAGTTATTAACGATAACAATGTGTGTAATGGTACGAACAACAATTTATTTTCATAAATACCAAAAACAGGATAATCTATAATATTTAAAAGGTATCCATAACTTATACTTTGTACTGTTATAGATATAATAATTACAGGTAATATAAAATTTGGATTAATTGTATAAGATCCATTCGGATGTTGTGTGTACGCATTTTTATATAATAATTTTTCTCCCCAAAAAGAAGCACTTCCATTGGGCAATAAATCATTCATATTAGTTGTAAATGTTATCGCATCATTATTGGAAACTTGTATATATCTACAATCATCTGTAATAAAAAATATACCATCATATTGTAAAGGTAAATTAAAAATAGTATTCCAAGATAGTGCTGGATTTGGTTTAGAAATTGGATTGCCTATTTTAAATGGTTTACTAAAACTACCAACATTAAGTGGATTATTTCGTACATTTACATTAGGATATTTATACAATCGTTTATTATTTGGAAGAGGACTATTTAAGATGGCTAATTCACTATATAAAGAAATAAGTTTTTGGATCGCATCGTCTATTGTATAATTTTGATTGATCAAATCACGAAGCTGTTGTATATATGGAATTAAAATACAAGGTATAACATATATAATATTATTGATTTGAATACTGTATTTTAAATTATAATCATATTTTTTGTTGAAAGTAGGGTTTACAATACCTGGACCATTATAAATATTTAAATGTTTATTCAATAACAATTTATATTTTATATAAGAAATTGTTGTTGTGTTTTCATAAGGGACTGAATACCTAGATCCTTGGTACGCAGGTAAATTTTTGGAAAATAATGTAAATTGATTTTTACTATTACATGGATGAAACATAATGTATCTATATATTTCATTTTGTATCTTGTATATACCATTGTAAAGATAAGTAAGGAGGATTAGAAACGAGTACAGATGAATTTTTATTTACAGTTAAGTTAGGACCTTTGTTTACAATAGAAATAAGATCGCCTGAACTGACAGCATAATTGTAATACCTCAAATCAGATATATATCCATTAAAACCACCGTTCAAAGCAACATTTACATTTCCGTAATTTTGTTTGACTACACTTCCTAAAATATGTCGTTTTGCTAAAGTTCCATTTACATATACATCAAGCTTGTTGTTTTCAATACGAATAAGTAAATGCATCCATTTGTTCATTGGAATATTTGGAATGTGTATTTCTTCATTAATAGTCGTAAATGTGTTCATAACGACAACAAGTTCATTTGTATTAGGAGAAATATATAAACCAGGAGCGTTATTTGGAAAATTCATACCAATCATATCACCTTCAGATTGTATATTATTATCTCCTTTGTGAAAAATATGTTGGTATTGATTTGAATTTCCTAAATCAGTAATATTTACCCAAATCGACCAAGAAAATTCAATGCCTTGATCTTCATTATTCGATCGATCAATAGGTATAGAACCTTCTAAAGAAGGATCTTGTTTAATTACTAATGGTACATTCCCAGGAACAAGTCCTTTAATAATATAAGGACTTCCACTTGGACTAAAAAAATATCCAACAATATTCATACCTATAATCATGCCAATAACAAAAACAATTATGGCTGCTATAATAACAATAAATTTTTGTAATGGCGTATCTTTGTCTAAATACTCTGGCATATACTATAAGTTAGGAAAATTAAATAGTAATAGATGCTTCAACGCTATCTCCTTTCAAAAAACTTAGTTGAACTTTGTATTGGTTTAAAAAGTTACTAAACATATTTCCGCCTGGTCCTGATTTATAAATATTCCAAGCTTGTTGAGGATTTACTGTATCATTCCAATAATTAAACCTTGATGTATAGCCCGAGAATCCTGTCAAAGGTGTTAAATAAACAGAAGAAGTGTCGTCTACTTCAGCAGGTGAAGGTAATACACATGTTTTTACTAATTTACCATTTATATAAACATCTAAAGAACGATTATTTAAGGTAACTATTAAATTGGTCCATTTTTGAATAGGAATATTTTGAACCTTACAATTGAATAATTCATCTGTTTTTGTCATAGCTACACGAACGACTAAATTGTTTTCTATAGGAGATAAAATAACACCAGGCATTAATCGTTTTGTTCCTCTACAGAATAATATTTTTTCACTGCCATATCGATACGACCAATCATCTATGTAAAACCAAATACTATAAGCATAATTTACAGAAGCTCCTGCTGGTAAAGAAGTAGATGGAATGACTAATTCTGTTTTCGCATCCGCAAAATTACTTAATGTAGATGGTCCGTTAAATAACCAAGACATTAAATAAACAATAAATAAAAAGAACACAATCATCAATATAAACTTTAACATATAATGTAACAAGAAATTAATTTTCAGATGTAAATATAAAAGAAGCTACTAAATGGTTAAATCTAGTATTTGAGTTGCGTTGTGGAATAATAACATTTTTATAATTGAGTTTGTGAATAGGTACAATTACTTTAAAATTTGTAATAAATAACGGGTTTTGATCCTTAAAGGCAATTAATTTTTTTATTAAAATAGAATATTCTGTTTGTCTATAATATGAATTTGTAGAATATAAATACCTCATATAATGATAAAGCAATGGTTTAAAAGTCATCAGTACAGATGAGGGAATAGTTACATTAGAAAATATAGTAGAATAAGCTAAAGTAATTGGATTATAAATAGTTATATCCATTAACATATTTTTTATTTCTTTACACATTTTTTGTCTAGAATATAATTTTACAGTATTATCTATAATATGTTCTCTCAATAATCCTTCATGTTTAATTGAAAAATTTTGTAAATCAAAATTTTCTAACATAAACAATGAAAATATTGGATGAATAAACAAACCTCTTTTTTGTAAACAGAAATAAATAACATATAAATTTTCAACTGAAAAACATAAATTTGTATAGGGATTTTTTATATCTAATGGTACAGAAAATAGAAAATCATCACAATTAATTAAAGCTTTATAAATAATATTCGATAAATCAAATAATCTAAATGTATATTTTTTGTAATTATCCATTATATCAATGAGTTCATTTGGAGGCAAAGAAGATAATGAGTTTAATACTAAATCTGTAGTTGAAAAAGATGGTCGTTTTTTTCGTAAATATCGAATACATATGTTTTTAATTGTATTTAATTTTTGAATAGCATTACAATACATTTTTGTAATATGTAATTTCGTAATTTTATCTATAAATGTATTGAATTCGATGAATTTTATAAAATTTTTCATTCTATTTTTTTTTAAAAATGTAAAAAGTACTTCTATAATATTTATATTGTCATAAACAACATTTGCTATACAATCTTCACTATAATATCGCGCATTTTTTTTAATTTCAAAATCAAAAAAAACAGATAACATATTATTTAATTTGTTTTATTTTTAATATTATAAATCTATTACATATTCAATATGGGATAAATCATCATTCTTTTTCGTATCACCAATACTACCTAAATTATCTTTAATTTCAATAGTATCACATTTTGTAGTTGATAAATCAACCATTTTCTTTTCTTTTTTAATGCGAATTTCAGTAGTTTGAAGTAAATCTAAATCTGTTAAAATATCAAAAGCATTAGTACCATAAGGTCCAGGTTGTCCTAACATAACATTACAAGAAACACCTTCTACTGTATCCAATTCAGCAAATGTAGCTGCTTTTAACAACATATCTGATGTTTCTTCAAAAGATGCTTTGGCAATAGGACCAATATCATCATTATTAATACCATGTCTAGATACAGCAATCAATTTTGAATTATAGGTCATTCGATCACACAATAATGATAAATGATGATCATTTATACTAGAACCGCCTGATGCGGATATGACATATTTAAATTCATTCAGAATACTTTCACGAGCAGCTTCAATTCCTAATACATGATACATTTCACGAATATCGTTACTGTAAGTTCGTGACGAATCAATGTAATCAAGCCCAAGAATATCAATTAAATTAGATCCAACTGTATCCAATACATATATTTTTTGTTTTTCATCTGATTTTTCTTCATTTTTAATCGTATAATTTCCATGTTCTTTTACAATTACATTTTTAATTTCTCGGAAATTAACCTTTTCTATATGTTTGATCCCTCGAAGAATTGTATTATTCAATATATGTTCCTGCATTGATTTTAATCGGTATATATCATCCATATCATGAAACACATTTTTCTTATTTAATTTATTTATCAATTGAATACGAAATATTAATTCATCTTCGTTGTAATCGTTGTAGATACATTCAATATCTCTAGGATATTGCTGTTTCAAAGCAAAGTTTATATCGTCCATTGTAATTTTCTTAGTAAACATAAGTTCTTTGTCCATAACCAATCGTATAACCCAATTGGAATCAACGGTATATTGTTTTTCAGTTTGACTAGTACATCCATCTAATATAGTATCAATATCCATACACTGTTGGATAAGCTTACTATCTTTACTATTCTTTTCAAAAATTATGCTAGCAGAATAAGTGATATCAATCAATCGTGTATGTTCAATCTTATTAATAATCGATTTGGCACGTTCTAAATCCATTTGTTCGAATTCTTTTAAATAAATAGTATCGGATGGTTGTTTAATAGTAGAAGATAAAGATAAAATTTCTTCAATACGTGGAACACCAAGAGTTACATTTGTTTTACTTGCTACACCAGCAAAATGGAAAGTATTTAATGTCATCTGTGTAGTAGGTTCACCACATGATTGCGCAGCAATAATACCTACATTTTCACCAGGATTAATAAGTGCTTGCTTGTAATGAAGTATAATATTTTCCAATAAAATAACAATACTGGATTTATTCATATGATGAACCATAATTAATTCTTTAGGAGATAAGTTGAAATCATATAAAAGTTTAAACAATACTGTAGGAGAATAAGGTCCTAATGAGTTCAACTTTTGATAATAACTTTCAGTTAATTCATATATTTCTAGAGGAGTAATATCAATAACTGTATCTTTAGTAGCATTGACTTGATGTTTTATATTTTGGATGATGTGCGCAAAATGAACAGGTATTAATATTTTATATGTTTTTTCACTAGTATAATTAAAGACATTCTTCATAATTGTTTCGCGAATATTAATCATATATTGAATTCGGCGTATTGAAAATTGACTACATTCGGATTGCTGTTGTTGATATCGCTTTAATGTTTCTGAATCAAACATAGCAGCAAATTCTTCAAATTTTGTATGAAAATGAGCATAGATTTGTTCTTGTTTAAATGTACATAGTTGTATTGTTTGTGTTTCTACTTTAGTAGGATCAATATTATCATCTCCGTATTTAAATTGTATTATCTTATTTTTTGAATTACGAACAGTACCATCATATCGAGTAATACCATCTTCTAACAATTTAACTAAACGACGTTGAATATAACCTGTTGTCGATGTTTTTACAGCAGTATCAATAAGGCCCATACGACCACCTTGAGCATGAAACCAAAATTCAAATGGAGATAATCCTTCAATAAAGGAAGATGATACAAATCCACGTGATTCAGGAGTATCATCGTATTTTGTAAAATGAGGTAATGTTCTATCATCAAATCCGTATTCAATACGTTTGCCATCGATTTGTTGCGGACCTAAACAAGCAACCATTTGTGAAATATTTACATCAGAACCTTTAGAACCTGAATCTACCATTTGTTTAAATCTATTGCTTTTATCTAGCGCATCTCTTCCAATTTTAGTAGCATCATTATTCGCTTTGCTTAAAATAGCATTAACACGGTACTCAAATTCTTCATTATTCGGTCTTCCCGTATCATTTTTAAATTCATTTAAATGTGTAGATTGTATAAGTTCATTCACTTCACCATAAAATTTATTAATCTCTTGTTTTATATTACCTACTACGCCAGTTGGTATATATAAATCACTAATACCAACACTAAATGAATTTGTTTTCATATATTCGTTTACAATATATTGAAGATTATCAATAAAATCTGTAGTTGAAACATGTCCAAAATCATTGTATATACGGTGAATTAATCCATTTGAATTGCCGCCAATTACACCTTTGTTCATTTGTCCTTTGATATATTTTCCATTTTGAATAGAAACTCCTCCTGTTGAAATTGTCATGCTAGGAACAATCATAGACAATAAATCGTAATTAGTAATTTGTTTTTCGGTAAATACATTTGGGTCAATATGATTACATTTGTTCATCAATGCCATCGCATGTAAAGGTGTAAATTCTTTTCTATTTTGACTAATTAAATAAGATCCAATCAATGAATCTTGAAAAATACCAATAATAGGCGAACTTGAAGCAGGACTTACAATTTGGTAAGGAACAGCTGCCAAATGTCTTAATTCTGTTTCCGTTTCTAAACTTTGAGGCATATGTAAATTCATTTCATCACCATCAAAATCCGCATTGTATGGTTTTGTATCACCAACATTCATCCGAAATGTATCTCCTTTGTACATTACACGTACAATATGACCCATCATACTCATACGATGTAATGTTGGTTGGCGATTGAATAGAATAACATCACCATCTAACATATGACGATGAACAACATCTCCTATTTCCAATTTAATAAGAGAACGATTGGAATATTTCAACGATTTAAATACAGAATTTTTCTGTTCTATTAATTTCGCACCAGGATAATTATCCGGACCATTTAATACTAACGCAGTTAATGCGTGAATATTTCTTTCATTTACAACTACAGGTTTTGTCATATTTTTCGCAATTTTGAGAGGAACTCCCAATTCACGAATAGATAAATTAGGATCAGGTGTAATAACTGAACGAGCACTGAAATCTACGCGTTTTCCCATTAGATTTCCTCTCATTCTTCCTGTTTTACTTCCTAAACGATCTTCAATTGATTTAAATGGACGCCCAGATCGTTGTTGTGCCGGCTTGGCATTCGGAATTTTATTGTTTATCATACTCGCAATATAATACTGTAACAGTGTGTAATAATCATCCAATTGTCCTGATGATATATTATGAATTTTCATTTTTTCTTGTAATGAATTGTTTGTTTTAATAATTTGAACTAACAAATGACTTATATCATCTTCACTGCGTTGAGAAGAATCTTGTTTTACAGAAGGTCGTACTGCTGGAGGAGGAACAGGCAACACCGAACATATCATCCATGCTGGATGTGACCATACAGGACTTAATCCCATAAAAGTTACATCTTCATCTGAAATTTTTGAAAATACTTTAATAAACATTTCAGGTGGAATTTTCATGTTCGCAGGAGCATCACCATCAACATTTTTCATTTTTGCCCATTCTGCTATAACAGTAGCAATTCCTTCTTTCTTATATTTGATAGGTTGAATACAACCACATCCGTGATCATTTTCACCACACCGTTTAATATTACTACAGAGATCTTGTACTTTTTTCCATCTTTTTTCATTTGGTAAATTTAGTAAATATTGATATTTTTGTTTATCTACTAAAATTTTACTACACCGAATACAAATCATTTTAATAACAGATATCACTGTATCTAAATATTGAATATAAAATACGGGTCTTGCTAATTCTATATGTCCAAAATAACCAGGACATTGTATATGATCTAATCCATCTGTAGGACAAACAATACCAGGTTCAATTGTACCCATTCGCGAATCAAACAAGCCATTGGGTATAGGTTTATTATTAATATAAGTATCTCGATTTGTAACATGTACTACAGATGCTTTCCTAATTTCATCTGGCGATAGAATACTAAATTGAATTCCCAGAATTTTAGCATCATTCACTATCGTAGTCATTATATATTATGAATACATATTTTGTTCAAATCAATTTTTAATTTAATTTAAAATTGATTTGAATAAATATTCTTTTTATTAATTATAATGAAAAAAGAATATAATCTACGAAACAAAAAGAAGACACCTCCTTCCGAAGAAAGTGAAAGTGAATTTACTGAAACAAGTGATAGCGACTACAGCACTGTAGATGAAGATGAAGAAGAGGAAGAAGAGGAAGAAGAGGAAGAAGAAGAGGAAGACGATGAAGACGATGATGAAGAAGAAGAAGAAGAAAAAGATCCGTTAAATGTTAATATTACGTTTACAATGTCTAAAGAAGAGTATTCTGATTCTGATTCCGATTCGGATTCAGAAGAAGAAATAAAACAGGATGAAAAACTTAAAAAGGTAGAAGAAGTGTTATCTAAATTATCTGATTTAAAAAAACAATATACAGATTTACCTATTAGTAAAGAATTATCTACTTTATATGAAAGTGAAAATAAAAAATATCAAAAAAAGAAATCTAAATTAAATGATGAACTAAAAGAATCCAATCAACGAAAATTTGAAAAATTATCTAAGTTTAAAACTACAACGGATAGTAAATATTTTATGAAATTACCATTAGATGAACAACAACAAATATTAACAAAATTAGCAAGTATTACTAACATAGATCCAAAGCCGATGCGTATACGATTACTTGAATCTGATATTCCGGACGAATACAAAGTATTCGCATTTAGAAAACTAAATGCGTTGGCTCATTTAAGTGAACATGAAGGTGGTGAATATCATAAAATTAAACACTGGATTGATGCTTTTATGGGTATTCCATTCAATAAATACAAAGAACTTCCTATATCTATTGTAGACGGTGTAGATAAATGTCATGAATTTTTAGAACAATCAAAAGAAATATTAGATAAAGCAACATATGGATTGAATGATGCGAAAATGCAGATTCTACTTTATTTGGGTCAATTGATTACAAATCCTAAAGCAACTGGAACATGTATTGCGTTTGAAGGGCCAATGGGAACTGGTAAAACTACACTAGCTATGGAAGGAATTAGTAAAATTCTAAACCGACCTTTTTATCTAATATCACTTGGTGGTACAACTGATAGCAGTACTTTGGAAGGTCATTCTGTTACTTATGAAGGAAGTGTATGGGGTCAAATTGTAGATATTCTAATGAAATCTAAATGTATGAATCCAGTCATTTTATTTGATGAATTGGATAAAGTAAGTGATACACCAAAAGGACAAGAAATTATTGGTATATTGACACATTTGACGGATTCTTCACAAAACAGTAAATTCCATGATAAATATTTTGCTGAGTTTGAATTTGATTTGAGTCGAGCAACATTTATATTTAGTTATAATGTAAGAGAAAATGTAAATCCAATCTTGAGAGATCGATTGTATGTAATTAAAACAGAAGGATATACTACTCCACAAAAAATAATTATTGCTAAAGATTATTTATCTACTAAAATTCAAAAAAATATAGGATTTAATCCAGAAGATATTACAATAACTGATTCAGCTCTACAATTTATTATTGAAAAATATACATATACTGAAAAAGGAGTTCGTGAACTAAAAAGATGTATTGAAACTATTTATACTAAATTAAATTTATTTCGTATTATGAAACCTACTGTAAATTTATTTGAAAAAGACTTGAATATTCAAGTTACGTTTCCATTTACAGTAAATACAGAAAATATTCAAAAATTATTAAAATATGAAGAAGTTCACAATAACATGATGTATGTTTAACGCCTAGATTTTCTAAATTTACGTTTTTTACGTTGTGTTTTATTTTTTTTACTTTTTGTTTTACGTTTATTTTTTTTACCTCCCTGTCTATCATATTGAGGTTCATGGCCAGTTGATACATAAAATTCTTCATTATCATCATCTATTTGTCTGTCATCATCTGTATTAATACCAAAAAAAGATTTTATAGGATTATTTCTTAATTCAGCATCTGTATATTGAAAATCTGGATCATCTCTATACAAAAATCGCAATAATCGTATTAAATAAGTAATATGATGTTCATTTAATAAAGGATTATTATCGCGGTCGAGAAATGATGTTAAAGATTCGGTTGTCATATGTTGTGCTCTAATTAATCCAATATATGGTGTCTCTTGTTCCATGTTAGTAGATACATCTTCTAACCGTAAAGCAAAATACCAAAATTTTTGATAATCTTCAAAAGATGGCATAATATAATATTATATTATATTATGGCTAACAAAAATGAAGTTGAAGAAATGAAACAATTAGAAAATAAAGGTTTAGAAATATTTATGGCAGATCCATTAGATAAAGAACAAGAATTAGCTAAATTACGAGCAGAACAAGGATTAGCAAAAGCAATACTAGCAACTAGATCTATGACAGAAGAAGAAAAACGTCTTGAACGCCAAAAAGCTAAATCGGAATCGTTTGGTTTAGGAGGTAAAAAAAGCAAAAGAAAGAATAGAAAAAATAAAAGCAAAAGCAAAAGAAAAAGCAATAGAAAAAAATAAAAAATATGTGATGTTTGAAATATTAAGAAAATTAATCTAAAATATATATTTTTAATATATTTTAGATGTAATATTAATATATACTAATATTATGTCATATAATTTTATAGAAGATCGTGAAAACTGGATAAAAGATGTAGGCAATAGCGCTGATGGTATATATGGTTCGGATGAAGAAGATGAAGATCAAACTCTTCCAAAATTAAGTGAATTACAAGAACGATTAGAAAAATTACAAAGAGACGAATCAACAGCAGCATCATCCGACCAGTCAACAGCAGCATCATCAGACCAGTCAACAGCAGCATCATCCGACCAGTCAACAGCAGCATCGTCTGAACCCGATTTAGAAGAACAAAAAAAAAGATTTAATGAATTAATAAACAACGGAGGAAAAAGAAAATCAAAAAAACGTAAACCTCTTTCTAAACGTAAACGTCTTTCTAAACGTAAACGTGTTTCTAAACGATATTAAATATCTAAATTAACAGTATTTTTATCTGATTTTTTGCGTCTTGGTTTACTTAAGCCTTCTTTCATTTCTTTTAATTCACTTAAACTAACCGCACTCATAGCATCTTCGGATTGTTTTGGTTTTAGTCCACTTAAAATATCATTGATATCAGTAGGTCCTTTCATGTCAGGACGTTTATCTCGGTCAGGTTCTTTTTCTCTTTCTCTTGCTCGAGGTGGCATATAAGGAGGTGGCGCACTTGGATGAGACATATTTGGCATAACATTGTTCATAAATCCTGAAAATCCAGGATTGGTATTACCCATAGAATTTACTGCTGCTTGCGTAAATTTCTGCATTAGTTCAGGATTTTGTCGCATAATATCATCCATACCAGGAAGTGAAGATTTAAACATAGTATTGGTCATATGAAGCATAATAGCACCACCACCTAATTGAAACAACAATTTTAATTCAGGAGCAAGTTTTGCTTTGGATCTATACTTTTCATGTAATTCAGCAAAAATTTCATCATAATCAGATAAATTTTCATTGACTTGATCCGCCCAACCATCTAATTTGATATCAAATGGATCAAATTTAGAGTTTAAAAATTCTAAACCCGTAATAGCAGCCATTAACATTTTACCTTGAAATTTAACATTGTTAGATTTTTCTTTTTCAGAAATGATATTTTCATATTCTCCTTTCATCTCATCTAAAGATGAATCCATTGTATATTTGCGGGTAAGACGAACATGTTTTGCTTCCAAATCTTCTAGTTTTCGTAAAAGTTTAAATTTTTCTCTTAATACATCAGCAGAATTTTCTTTCACAGGAACTTTGTCCGGATCTACTGTATTCATGGAAGCAAATCCATCCCATGATTTATTTACTTTCATAGAAGATACAGGTTCATTAAATTGAACAGTATTGTGTAGTTTATCATTCAAATTAATTTGAGGAAATTCCATGGGAGTTTCAGTAATTATTTTAGGTGTATTTACTTGTGATAATGAATTTAATTCATTTTCTAAATTATCTAAATCAGTAACTTGTACTGAATTAGGTGGATCTTTTTTCTTTTGATTCATTAATAATTCTACACCTGGTAAATTGGACATAGCAGGTGGAGCTAAATCAATTGTATCAAAATTAAGTTTAATTTCTTCTAAACCATCCATTTTAGGGCCAAGATTAATTACGTCCATTATGATTATATAAGAACAATTAATTTTAAGTAATCCGCATTTATATTGTTTAAGTACCAAATAACTTGTAATAACGTATCAGCTAAATCATCTTTTTTTTTATGTGTTTCAAATGGTGTTACCCAATGATTCAAATGGATTAATTTTCGAACACAATCTATGCTAATTTTTTTTCGTTCAGCATAAGTAGTTGGACCTGTATGAAATAATTTTAATTTGTTTACAGAAGATACACATACAACTTCCGCATGTTTCATAATCCAATATTGTACTACCATTCCTTGTAACATTTTCATACGATTTGCGAGAGGTCCTATTTGATTTTCAATGACAACTACATCTACATTTGTAAATGTATCGTATTGTTTCATCAATTCTTTTCCTAAATCAACGGATGAACATGTTTTGGCAGTTTTTCGTTTTAATTCAGTTAATTTTTTTGAATTTAATTGTTGTACCATAGTTTCTTTAGATCCTATGGGTACATTATGTTTTTCGCATACTTTTTCCAATTCTACTTTATTTAATCCAGATAAAGTAGGAATGTGTGGAGCATGTTTTTTACAATAAAAAAAAGTATCTCTAAAAAACAATGCTGGATGCTTACATTGTTTTTTATGAACATGAGTACATAAAGGTTGTTCACCCAACAAATTAATAACATCCCATTTTTCAATTTGAAAAGTAGTGTCTATATTGACGAGACAATGTGCTAAATGTGTTATTCCAATATCAATTGAAAGAACTCGCATACTTAGTCTATAAATATGTTTTTATTATCTTAATCGTTTATATAATTCCATGACGGTAAGTGCTCCCAGTACTTGAGCCATAGTATAAGTAACTAATGTGCTTGAGGGTTGTTTTCCAGCTAAAACCATTAAAACAGTTACAGCAGGATTATAATTTCCTCCTGAAATAGGACCTCCTATATAAGCGGCTAAAGCAAGAGCTGCTCCAATAGCAAGTGGATCTCCGGTGACAATGATAACATACAAGAAAAAAACAGTTCCTACATATTCAATCAACAACTCTTTCATATATAAAAGATTATATTTTATTAATTTTATCTTTGACTATTTTTACTAAATGAGGATTAGGAGTATCTTTTTTAGGAGGAGGTTTTTTTAGTTCCTTCATAATTTCGTTATAAGACTTTGGAGGCATAATTATACATAAATGGTATAAATTATTATTTCAATTTTATACAATTAACATTTGTTTGGCATGTTTGAAATGCCGTCCCAAGTCATGTTACATGATTTTGCCCATGTTTGTTTGTCGCAAACACTTTTATTGCTAAAATCCATTTTAGAAGGACACGCATCCGATACAACTCCTAATTTTTTTACATTATAACATAAAGATATAGGACATCCCGAACCAGTTTCATCTGTTTTTGGTGTTACTAAATCAGGACAACAACCAAATTCTGTATTTTTACATTTACTACCATTTGGAATTGAATTGTTAGAACTATCTAAATCAAAATAAGAACTATACCAATAGTCAGGACAATTATCTATTACTGGAGGATAAGTTGAATTTGATTTATTGTTTTTTAATGCTATAGCCGTAAATGTTAATCCTACAATTAAACAAAAAAAGGTAACTACAAATACATAATTTTGAAAACTATTCATTTAATATTTATAGATATTTTATATTTACAATATATGAAAGCAAATGGAAGGATTAATATATTGAATGCCCCGAATCATTTATCTTTATACGATACACCTAAAGTATATACATCTTCTTTTAATGAAGCGTTAACTGGCATTTGGACACATACACCCTTGTCTAAAGCTTATTTTTCAGTTCAAAATCAACAAATTATTCAAAATGGAATACGCGAAGGAGTATATAAATTATCCAATGGTTCTTTTGTTGTATCAGAACAACCGGATACTGATTTAAAATTAGTTATGCGAGCTATGTTTTTACAGCATACAGAAAATAGAATAGGTAATATTACTGAACAAATAAAAGAATTAAATCAATATGTATTGGATTATTGTATCCCTCGAGTGTTTAGTGAAGCAAAAGGATATACACAATATTTAAAAGATGCTAGTACACTTGTTGTTCCTATGGCTAGACCTGTGTTAGCAAGTTCTAGTAAATCCAAAACATTAGAACTTAAACCGTTTTTTTAAATAGTTACTTTTATTGCTCTAGGTAACTTTACCTGAAGTTCTTTTTCTATACGAGCAATAAAAGCATTTGTTGGAATTGATTTTCCTGTTTCATATTCTGTTATTACTTTTTCGTTTACAGTTAAACGTTTAGCAAGATCTGCTCGTGATAACTTTTTAGCCAGTCTTGCTTGTTCTATTTGCTTTTTAAGTTCAGAAGGTGCTCGCAAAATAACAGTTGGTTCCATTTATATAAAAATGCTAAAAAATAATAATTCAATTTTTATCTAGAATATTTTCCAGTTTTGAAAAAAGAATCCAGTACAAATAAAACAAAAACACCTAAAAAAATATATAAAATTAATTCTTCTGTTACATGTCCTGTTCGTTCATCTTTTTGTTCTTCTAATAAATGAATCATATAGTTTAATTTTTCAAGCAATTGAGCATCTTTTGAATACGTAGTATATTCAAAAGGTTTATCATAATTGGGGTAATCATACATGAAATTTTCTTTTTCTATTTTTTCTTTTTCTTTTTCTTTTTCTTCTTGTTCTTTTTCTTCTTTTTCTTTTTTATCTTTCATTTTATCTTTTGATCTAAATTCTTTCATAGGAACATAATCTTGAAGTTCATTATCATCATCATTATTTTCAAGTTGTTTAGGGTTTAATAATTTAGGACGAGTTGTTCTTTTTTTAATCATATTTATATTAGATTCTTCATGTGGAAATGGTGATGACCAATTGGATAACATTCTACTATTTCAATAGATTAAAATAATATGTAATAACTTTATTATATTCTATTTAATTATGATTCTAGATATTTTTATATTTATTCTATTAATTTACTTAATGGTTTATCCACAATTGTTGAATCATATGAATACTATGGTAGGTAAAACTATTGTTTTGTTATCTGTTTATTTTATTTCACTACATAATTTGTTTTTAGGTTTTATGTCTGCTTTTATTTATATTTTTTATTTAACTAAAAAGATTGAAAATTTTTCTCCTAAATTTAGGACAAAACATTCTTTACTACCTTTGGATGAAAATATTAGAGCAAAAGATTCAAATCTCATATCAATAGATAGAAACAGTACTGCTCCTCCAAGAGAAGAATTATCTGGACATATACCAACTACATTTGCTAATAATACCATAGGAAATTATAATCAAGTATAATATGATACTTTGGTATATTATAGTGTTGTTCCTTCTATTATTAACTACAGTTCAAAAAGAACCTTTTAGAACAAATCAAAAAACAACTTCTATATCTATTATGAATAATTTATCTCCATCTACTCTTATAGAAGGGATTCAAAAACGAATTCATCCTTATATTCCTTTAAAACAACACTATTATAAACTAAAACGCAAATTTCGTAATAAAATATAAATATTATTTATGGATGTCTTCGAATCTCTACAAAACAAATTAAATGTTGTTAATAATTCAAAATTATTTACAGGAATAATGATGATCTGTTTGAATATTGGATCTAAATTTATTACTGTAAAATTATCCAAATCTCAAGAAGAATTTATGCGAAATTATGTAATTCGTGAAGTACTTATTTTTGCCGCATGTTGGATGGGTACTCGTGATATTTTGTTATCTATTATCTTAACTGCTTCTTTTTTTGTATTAACCGAACATTTGTTTCATGAAGATAGTTATTTTTGTATTATGCCGGATTATTTAAAACAGTTACAAAATGTAATTGATATAAACAATGATGGAGAAATTTCAAGTGAAGAAGTGGATAATGCGATAAAACTGTTAACGAAAGCAAAAGATCAAAAAAATAATAAGAAAAAAGAAGAAGTCTATAAATATTTTTTAGCAAATAAATATTGAATTCTTTTACAACAAAATTATTAGTATATAATGGATAGTAATGCTATTTACATGTATTTTATTAGTAATATACTAATAAAATTGCCTTTTTGTAGAGATCTTGTTCCAACTGTTCTTTCTTATATTCGGTTACCCGACAAAAAAATAGCTAAGTTATTGGCTTATAAATTAATTCAATTGAATAATGTAAAAAACATAAAAGGATTGTTAAATACAGTTAATAGAATTGATCAGTGTCCTACACTAGTAAAATCATTTGATTTGATATGGGATTTGATAAAAATGTTTTTAATTCATAAAAAAGAAAGAAAAATAATAGAACATTGGTATACTATATTGACTAACCCTATAAATTATAATGTATGGATAGACCAATTTTTAAAGGTAAAACGTGTAAAATTTAATATTTAGCAATTGTATGGAATTAGCAATACCATTAATAGCTTTTGGTGGATTATATGTTATATCAAATCAGAAAAAAAAAGAACCATTTAAATTACAATCTCATCCAAACGAATATCGTTCTTTACCACGTGAAAACAAACATTTTGTTCCGCCACAAGACACTGGAATAATAGATAACACAGAATATACAGATTTAGCAGGCAGAACAATGAATATTAAAGATCAAACTTCAAATATGGTTCCTTTTTTTGGAAAACAAAAAAATATTGGAAATTCTTCTAAAACAAATGACGTACGCGATTCTACTTTGGATAATTATACAGGAGCAGGAACTATGTTAACTGTAAAAACAGAAAATGCTCCTTTATTTAAACCACAAGAAAATATACAATGGGCATCGGGGGCGCCAAACCAATCTGATTTTTTTCAATCGCGAGTAAATCCGTCTACGAGTATGCATAATGTGAAACCATTCCAAGAAGAACGTGTTGGACCTGGCATGAACAAAGGTTATAGTTCCGAGGGTTCAGGTGGATTCAATTCAGGAATGGAAGCACGTTCTCAATGGCTTCCTAAAACAGTAAATGAATTACGTGTTGTTACTAATCCAAAAGAAACATTTGAACTGGCAAATCATGAAGGTCCTGCTCAAAGTAAAGTAACAAATGTAGGTAATATAGGTAAAGTAGAAAAATATTTACCTGATAAATATTATATAAACACACCGGACCGTTATTTTACAACGACAGGTGATCAAAAAGGACAAACTTTACGTTCAATACAACCTGATCCAACTATTCATAGAGCAACTACTACAAAATCGTACGCAGGTGTTGCTGGTAATTCGGGTCCATCACAACAACCTCAACATGGTATGTACAGATCAGATAATCGCCAACCTTTAAAAACAAATCAATTCAATCCTGCTTCGACTACTGTAGAAAAAAATAATTTAAATTCAGTTATGAATTCTATTGAATTATTGCCAAATAATAGAACAACAACAAAACCAGAATCTTTTTCTATTATGAAAGGATTAGTCAGCGCTATTGCTGCTCCTATAACAGATATTCTTCGCCCTACACGTAAAGAAACATTTGGATTAGCTCGTGTAGGAGCACTATCTAGTTCTGTCCCGCAACATAGTTTGCCACAATCGACAAAAATAGAATCTACTATAAAAGAATCCACTATATACAGTCCATATACAGCAGGACAACGTGCTTATAAACCAGTCACTTATGGTGGATATCAAACATCAGATCATCAACCTGTTACTAATCAACGTGATAGTACCAATGTAGCTTATGCGGGTATAGCAGGAAGTACTTTACCGCAAACAGTATCGTACGAATCTGCTTATAATTCTATGATTAAATCCAATCGCGCAAATGAAGGTAGAATTGCTGGAGGAAATACACAAATGTTTACTCCTATTATAAATCAAGAAAACAATAACATGAAACCATTAACTCATGCTCCTTATAGTGGTATGCCACAAGGAGCAACTAGTATTCCTAATGTAGAACAATTTGGAGATATGCGAACTCCACAATCCTATTCCAATAACGATCGTAACCATTCTTCTATTTTAGAAGCATTAAAAGAAAATCCATACAATCATTCTGTATTAAATAGAATGTAATAAAATTGAATGAAATATGTAACTATATTTTTGTTATAAAATGCCGTTGTTTGAATCCAAAGAAGAATCTTCACAATTTCTTGCGACACTTGCTTTGAACCCAACTATGGAAACTGGCGCACCAAGTTTTAGAGGTATGTATCGGCAGTTAGTTCAATCGGATTATACGTTTTTAAAAGCATTAAAAGAATTTGTAGATAATGTAATTACAAAATGTAGTAAGATATATATAAATTCTATCGTAGTGAAAGATAAATTATTATCGGTTACTATTTCAGATAATTATAGTGAAGGATTTAAGCATTTACATAAACAAGGTAGTGATAATCCATTAAATCTTGCTCATATACGTGATGGACAAACAGATGATAATGAACAATCACAATTTGGTATTGGATTTAAAGCCGGATCTATGTCTACATGTCATAAAATGACTATTATAACAAAAACAGACGAAGCTGGATGTACAAAAGTAATATCTGATTATATAAGAATGAATGAACAAGATACGTTTAATTCACAAATATTTCCTATTAGTCCACAAGAATATGCGTCTATTCATCCATTTGAATATGGAACTACTATTATATTAGATAATATTCGAGAAAATATTTGTGGTAAAATGTCAGAACAACAAATAAAAGAATTAATAATAAATGAATTATCCAGTACGTATAATTATATTATTTGCGAACAAAATAAAGAAATATATGTATCTGTAAATGGAAAAGAAGAAAAGATTAATTATAAAGAACCTTTTAACCGTAAGCCTAAATGTATTCCATTTACAAAAAGTGGAACTGTATATAAATGTGAATACAATGAAGAAATATTGTATTATAATCAATATGATGATAATACAATTGTAATATATAATAATAGTCTTAACAAATTATATACAGAACATCAAACTTTAAAAATAATGAAAGAAATAAAAGATAAAGTAAAAATTGCTGTAATAACAACTACATTTGTGTATTTTCAAATCATAGATCCAATTACTAAACTACCTTATGAAAGTGAAAAGGACACAGAATTACCTTTTGGTAAAATTGATATTTTTCGTATTCATAGACAAATTGGAACTTGGAGAGCGAGAGGAAGAAACGGATCTAAAAATTATACACAAACAGAAATACATATTGATAGTAAAAAAATAGCAGAAGAAATTGGATTAACGTTTAATAAAAATGTATCTGAAGATCATTCTAACGATTTAACTAAATCATTACGAGAATTTGTTAAAGATATGACAAAACCATTTAATGCTGATACAACAACGTCACAATATATAGAATTAGAAAAAATTGCTAAAAAACATAATTTATTTGTTCCAATTCAAACAAAAGCATTGCCTTCCACAAATGATCCTACTGTTATAGAAACACAACAAGCTGTTTCGATGGAAGAAGCAATACTTGTAACAGAAACTCAATCAGCTCCTTCTATAGATGATGAACCAACACTTTACATAGAAACTCAACCAGCTCCTTCTATAGATGATGAACCAACACTTTACACAGAAACTCAACCAGCTCCTTCTATAGATGATGAACCAACACTTTTAACAGAAGAACAAGATGAACAAGCTCCTTCTATAGATGATGAACCAACACTTTACACAGAAACTCAACCAGCTCCTTCTATAGATGATGAACCAACACTTTACACAGAAACTCAACCAGCTCCTTCTATAGATGATGAACCAACACTTTTAACAGAAGAACAAGATGAACAAGCTCCTTCTATAGATGATGAACCAACACTTTACACAGAAACTCAACCAGCTCCTTCGATGGAAGAATCAGAACCCGATGAAGCCGAACCAGTTATTCTTGATACAGAAAATAGTTTATCATCTCTTTTAGAGTTGAGACCTCAAGTTCATGTAAAACCACATATACGAGGTAATCTTACATCTGAACAATATGATTCTTTAATAGAGTATTTAATTAAAGAAAAACTACATCTTCTACAAGATCCTAGATCTACACAAGTATTTAACATAATATTTAGATAAATTATAGTATATCTTTCAATTGTTCAATTTGATTACTAGATAATGTTGGAAATACTATATTAAAATTAATAATAAATTGTCCTTGATTTTTTTCTCGTTTCATTCCACCATTAGGTATTATTTTTTTATATTGTGGAGAAATAATAAAATCATTGTTTACAATTTTAAATGTTTTATGTTGTAAATATTGAATATCTGCCGTAAATCCACATAATGCTTCTTTTAATGTAATTGTATGTGTATAATATAAATCCAACCCTTTTCGTTCTAATTTGCTTGTGTTTTTAACATTGACAATTACTTTAATATCACCGATCATTCCATCGGTTTGATTTCCTTTATTAGGCAACAAAATAGATTCATTATTATCAATTCCAAATGGAATATCAACATATATAGTTTCTACTTCTGTATGACGAGAACGATGATATTCAATACATCTTTCAATTTCGATTGGAATACAACATCCTATGAAAGCTTGATCTAATGATATTTCTACACTAGCTAATAAAGGAGGAGGTTTTGGTATTGGAAATTGAAATCCAAATGGCATTTCTTTTTGAGAAAACATTTGTAAGTCCGGATTTCCACCAAATATAACATCAAACAAATTTATAGCTGGATTTAGAGTTTGATCGTACATACGACGCGATGATTCATCTGATAATTGTTGGTAAGCTTCATTAATTTTTTGAAACATTTCTGAATTTCCTCCTTGTCTATCAGGATGATATTCAAGAGATAATTTACGATATTGTTTTTTTATTTGATCAAATGAAGCATTTTTGGGTAATTGAAGAGTATCATAATGCGTCGACATATAGTAATAGAACATGAATGTTTAAATTTCAAAATTCTATTTATAAATTACAAAAATTGAATGTTAATTACACTTAAAATTAAAAACAAAAATGTCTTGGCTACTACAATTATTGCCTATCGCAGGATTTGCTCTAGATTGGCGACTTCATCAATTATCTCAATCATTGGCAAAAGAACAACAACAAAAATCAGAATCTTTACATAAAGAATCGGAAGAAACTGCCAAATTATTAAGTACTACAGAATTGAACATTTCTACTGTTTCTGCTAAACTAGAATCTTACCGTGATTCATGTGAAGAAAAATTAAAAAAATATAGTAATTATTTATTGTTAACAATGTTGGTAATTGGCATCTTAGGACAAATGTTGCCTCTTGTTTTACCTGAACATAATAAATATATTATTGGTACAAGTATACCTCTTATCCATTTCTATTATTTATTTTTATCCAATACGGTAGGATGTATTCTGATGTGTTTTATTTCTTGTATTGTTATTATCAATGATATTTCTTATTATATGACACATATCAATAATTTATGGGCAAACATAGAAACAACTTGTCTACTTAAACTAAGTTCGACCAACAATGAAAAATTTATTGAAATACAAGAATTATTATCTACAGAATTTTATACTTTATATAATTCAACTAAAATTGTTACTTTGGAAGGTTGGATATGTTGTTATTGTAACATTTTACATTATATTATTACCTTTTCTGCTTGTATTGGATTTATTAGCTTTATTGTCGCGTTCATTTTATCTCTAGAAGCTATTTTAATTCCAATTGATATAATGGCTACATCTAAATCCTATACATCATTTATTCTTGTTCTCGTTATTGTAACTCTTTATATAATAACTTTATTTGTCTATTTATATTGTAGAAAAAAGAAAGAAATACATTGGTATAATGCCAAAACAAACAGACGATTTCGGTTAACTAACAATCCTATTTCTATACAACTTGTACCGTAATTTCTCTATATTCTTGTGCTAATCCGCATGTAGAACAGCAAGTAACCGCACAACAAACATGATCATCTGTTTGTATTTGTTTTTTCTCTTTTATTTTTTTTCGAACATCATAATGTAACATTACAACTATACTATAAAACAGAAAAGATAACATACTGATAATAACTTGGGTACGATGATATTTTTTATAAGGTATACAATCTACTGTATCATATGTACATACATTCGCATCCTTATGATAAACACAAGGAGTAGATACAGAATTTACTATTGTATAATATTGAACGCATGAAGTTTCATCTAAATTAATACAATAGTCTGTTTCTTGTAAAGGGCATGTATGAATGTATAGTTGATAATGCCACGAATACAATGTTTGAAGTGTAATCCATAAGGATAAATAAAGTAAACAATCTAAAGTATAATGTTTATTACTTAATTTAGCATATACATGGCATGGAGCAATCCAACTAATAAAACAAGATTCGCTATCACAATGTAATAAGCTTGTAGACCAAGTATTTATCGGATTATACATATCGTATATGTATATTTTTTAAAAGTATATTTCAATTTTAAAATTGAAACATAATTAATAATTTTATATACATACACTTAAACATGGATTGGGAGACAATTAACAATATCAACATGAACATCTTTGATATAATCAATAATATACCAAATGAATTATATTATGAATATAATATAATCCCAACCATCAATGATTACACTATACTATATAATACCGAGCCTTCCAATATTTATAACGAGTTTTGGTTAGCTGACAGTGAATTATACGACGATGACGATGAGATATCTGAAGAACAATATACTCGTATAATGGAGTTTCTATTATTATTCTCTAGATAATTTAATTTTTCAATGTTAAAAAATGACTCCAAAATGATTTCTGTTGAACTATGTTTTTTTCAGTTTGTTTAACATATTTATAAGCTTGTTCTGTTGCTCTTTTTTGTTCTAATTCTTCTTGGTATAACAATTGTTGTGCTGCTTCTTGTGTGTTTAAAGGGGTTAAATTTTGTGTATCTCTTATTTGTTTTAAATCATGAATACTTTTATATTTTTGAACATAATCTTCTTCTGAAACACCAAGAACACTGTTTACAGTATACGCATTTTTTAAATCGGAAAAAGAATCGGATGAACATTCTCCAATAGTAGATACAACAATAGCACGGGATTGACGTTTTCGATCTTCAAAACTTGTATTCATATCTTCATTCGATTGTAACCAATCACCATATCCATTGTCTTCTTCTTTTAAATAATAAGTTTCAAATAATTTATTGAAATCTTTATTAAAATTTGGATTTACAGATAACGATTTTACAATTTGAGTTTTATCCGCATCTGTCATATCATCTATGATTTCTTCAAAAGAAAGATGATTATTAATGTTTTCATTAATTTTATGTTTAAAACGATCTACTGATTCAAGTAATTCATATGCTTTTTTAAAAAATAAATAATATTTTATATCTTTATCGCATTTATCAGGATGAAGAGCATAGACAATTTTTTTTGCTTCTTTAAATTCAGAAGAAGTAAAATTTTCGCGTAATTTAAATAATTTCAACAATTCTTGTAATGAATAATTATCTATATTTAAATCCATAATGTAGTAAAGTATTAATTTATTAAATATAAATCTATATACATTTATTTTTTTTTCACACGATATAAGTGTATAAATGTAAATAACTATAATAACTTTTACAACTATGTTTAGAGTAATTATATTTGATATTAATTCAAATATAATTTATTTATGTTTCAAAAAAACATAAGAAGCATTGTTTATAAATATGAATTTAGCAAGGAGTTGAAATACGAATAATGCTCCACCAATAAAAACAAGTATAAGTATATCTTTTAAAATTTTTAATAAAATGTCTGCGTTCATAATTTATATACATATTATTTTTGTACATAATTTTCTAAAGTTCGTGCGCTACAATCTTTTGTGGATGAATATTTAGGCATCCACATATAAGGGACAACATTCTCCATGTTTTTATAATAAGATTCAAATATGCTACGATAATATAATTGTTCAGGTGTAGTAGGTTTGTTAAATCTATACGAATGATTTTCTAAATCATTACACAAAGATGGAATTTTTTCTTGTATAATTTGGTACCAAGAACGATGTAAAGAACTAACACCATCGCTAAAAGCTTCTTTCTTTCGCCATGCTATAGATTCGGGTAACATATCGCTAAATGCTTTACGTAATAAAAATTTTTCACATGTTCGATTAAAACGTATAGATGGCGACAAAGATAAATAGAGTTGAACAAATTTAGGATCTAAAAAAGGTGTTCTTGCTTCGCACCCATTAGAAGAAGGACCCTTATCACTTCGAAGAGCATCAAACAAATAAATATCGGATACTAGCCTACGACATTCGGCATCAAACTCGTACATATTAGGGGCATTTTTTAGATATAAATAACCACCTGTTACTTCATCTGATCCATCTCCATTAAAAATAACTCGAGCATCACTTCGTTTACTAATTTCTTTACACACTAAATAATTACCAACGCTTGCTCGAACTGATGTAGTATCATAACTTTCAATATTAAAAATGACTTCAGGTATAGCGTTAAAAAAATCTTCTTCCGACACAATAATAGTAGTGTGTTTTGTATTTAAAAATTCAGCCATTAAACTAGCATGTTTTAAATCTTCCGCACCTTCTAATCCAATACTATAGGTTTCTAAGGGTTCTGTATATCCTAATTCGTCTCTTATTTTTTTCACCAGCATAGTAATAATACTACTGTCAAGACCTCCTGATAATAAACAAGCAACTTTGCGTTCTGTTGTTATGACACGTTCGCGAACACATTCATATAATGTTTGACGTATAAGTGAACAAGCATTATAATCTAACGATGGATTAACAACTGGAAAATGAGTATAAGAATAGGTTTCTTCTTCTACACCTTTAAAAAATTTAGTAATTGTTCCTGGCAGATGATGTTTTGTAGTTACTTGTAAATCATTTACCATTTTTAGTTCGGAAGAAAACAAATGCATAGATCCTTGTTTTGAATGATACAAAGGACGAACACCATAAGTATCCCGAACAGCATAAATAATTTCTTTTGAAACATCATAGAGTACAAAAGAACACTCAGAAGCATTTATTAAACGCATAGTTTCATTGATTCCATATAAGTTGTACAAATGAATAATAATTTCGCAATCAGATGCTGTTGTAGGTTGAATGTTTAAATTATCGTATAATTCTTTGTAATTATAAATTTCACCATTACATACTAAATAAATACCATTAATATGAAAAGGTTGATTGGATAAGTTAGACAATCCATTGATAGCTAACCGATGAAATCCCATCCAAACGTTAGAATCAATCATTATAAATTCAGAATTATCAGGTCCACGATGTTGACCTTTTTTAAAATTAGCCATAATTATTTCAGGTGATACAGATGGGTTGATGACTGAAATAATACCGCACATACTATTTTATAATATATAGTATTTAAATATTTAAACTATTATAATATTCATTACCTTCCGACATATTGACAGGTTGATAATCTTTTAGTTTAATAGATTCGAATCCATCATTTGTAGAATAGACAATTCGTTTTAAATATAGTTTAGATAATTTGATATAACAATCACAACATGGTCTAGAATCTACCCATTTATGATGGGTTTGATTTAATCGAACAATATAAAGTGTCATCTTTTTAAACGGTGGATCGGTGAACTACTTTAGTCGCATTTCGTATTGCGTCTATTTCGGAATGACAAGAACAACATTGATGAATAATTTTATCTTTAGAAAAATTACGATTACTGTTATATCCAAAACTAATTGGTTTTCCATGATAAACTAATACAGCTCCATGTTTATAATGCATGGTTGATTTATGGGCAACTGAACTCGCAAGAGATAAAAATCGTTCTTCTTTTTTCATATATAGATAAAGTTTATTTCTTTAATTTTTTTAAACATGAATATATATATGTATAATATAAAAAAATTAGGGAATTTTTCTCAATTTGGTAAAGATGAATTGAAAACATTTTTATTAGTATTAGTAAGAGCTTATGTTGGAATTACAACATTGTCTATTTTAAAGTTAAAATATAGTGAAACATTAAATACATTGTTACCGGATGATCTAACTAAATTACCTTATAAAAATAATAATGTGGATACATCGCATATGTCGTTACTTACTTATTTTCTTTCATTTGAATCTAATTTTCCTTATGCTATTAATGCGGGAATTCCTTATTTAAATGATCCTTATTTGTTGTATTTAGGTGGTATCGTTAGTTATGTATATGCTTCTGTACGATTTTGTTTAAAATTACTGATACAAAAATACCCTTTGAATAAAGAAGGAGGAACAATGAACAATATTGTTGGATTGTTATCTTTTTATGTATTGCCTTATATTTTATTTGTTCTAGCAGGATTTCTTCCTTTTATTGTTATGGTTCCTGCTATTTATTCGACTCTTGTACAAGAGTCTGCTATATCTTGGAACAATGATCCTATTGTATGGTTAATGTTATTTACATTTATTTTGAATTTTATGAAAACAGAGATGTTAGAAGATTTGACTGTATTAAAAATAATGCCTTATATAGCTAATATTTGGTGGGGATTCATTTTTTCATTTGGAGCAATACCTTTTACTATATTTTGGTCTGTTGTAAGTGTTTCTATTTATGTAGTATTATTTTATGTGCTTCATCCTTTTATTGTAGTGGGAAATGGTATTCAAACATGGTCTCAACTATACAATGATTACAAAACTACGTTTTACGAATATTTTAAGAGTTTAACTATCTTATTTTTATTTTTATCTATTTCAATTGCTTATCGTCATTTAAATTCAAGTGTAGCTTTTGGAGTTAACATAGGAATTGTATGTATTATAATATTATTATTGAATGTATTGAATATAATACGGGATAAAATTTCAAAAGTGAAAATGAATTAATAAATAGAAATTAAACAAATTGGATATACATATATATGTTAGTTTCTGTTTGTACTCCAACATTTAATAGACGACCATTTATTCAAAGCATGATTGAATGTTATGAACAACAAGATTACAAAGGACCTAAAGAATGGATTATTATCGATGATGGAACGGACAAAATTGAAGATATTATAATTGATTATATTAAAAAAACAAATAAATCAGAAGTTAAATACTATAAAATCAATGAAAAATTAACTCTTGGTAAAAAACGCAACTTAATGCATAGTTATTCTCGTGGAGATATAATTGTATATATGGATGACGATGATTATTATCCACCTCAACGCATATCGCATGCGGTTCATATGTTAAAAAAAAATCCAAATGCTTTATGTGCTGGTTCTAGCATTTTATATACATATTTTAAAGATATTGATAAAATTGTACAATTTGGACCATATGGTCCAAATCATGCTACAGCAGGAACATTTGCGTTTAAAAAAGAATTATTATTGACAAGTTCATATGAAGAAGATGCTTCTTTAGCAGAAGAAAAACATTTTTTAAAAAACTATACGGTTCCATTTGTACAATTAGATCCGCAAAAAGTTATTTTAGTATGTGCGCATAATCACAATACATTTGATAAACGCGCTTTATTGGTTAATCCTGATGCTAGAGTTGTAAAATATAGTAATTTATCTGTATCTGATTTTATTAAAGATGCGAAATTACGTGATTTTTTTACAAATCAAATTCACGTGTTATTAGAAAATTATAAACCAGGCGAACCTTCTATGAAACCGGATGTATTATTATATATGGAAAAAATAAAAAAAGAACGATCTTTTTCTGTACAATTTGGCAACAGAGTTTTATATGGTCAAGAAATATTAGATCAATTAAATCATCAACAAAAATTTATAAAATTATTAACGGATAGAATTAAAACATTAGAAGATGAATTAAAGACGCTGAATGGGAGGTAAAACAGATTGTTCTCTTTCTGCTTTTAATTGTTCTAATGATTTAGAACCATTGTTTCCTATTTTATCGGGAACATAATCTTCGGTAGGCGTATGAATACTAAAATTTTGATCTAAAGTTACAAAATTATGAAGTTGTCGAGTACCACCCATACCTTTAGTAGATAGTTCATTGCTGTCTTGATCCCAAAAACTATAAGAATCTGACATACATGACATTTGATTTATGCTGTAACACTCAGGTTCACCATTGCCTGAAGTTGCTAAAGTATTTATTTTTGTTTCTTTTGGTTGTAAAAAATCATAAATTTCCTGTTCTGTAAGAACTTGTTGTGAGTCTAGTAATAATAAAGAGGGTACTTTATGAATAGAAGGAGGCAACAAGACTTGATGTTGTTCTAATTGTAATACTGTTTGACCAGATGAATTTTTAAATCGTCGATCAATACATATAAAATGAATTTCCTTGTTTAATTTTGTTTTAGCAAATAATTGTAACAATTTTTTGCTAGGTTCACAAAAATTACTATAATAACATATTGCCGCCATAATCACTAAAAAGATTAACAATTATTGTTTTAAACTTAAATTGATTTAATAAATATGTAATTAGAATATATACAATGCCTCTGAAAGTATTGAACCATAAAAAAGATAAGTTTAGTTTTGTAGTTACTAATACCGATGTTAGTATTATAAATGCTATACGAAGAACTATTATTGGAAACATAAAAGTGGTTGTTTTAGCCAAACAAGATTGTAACATAACTGTAAATACAAGTCGATTTAACAACGAAATTCTAAAACAGCGGTTAGCTTGTATTCCAATATGTTTAACACCTGACGAAACCAGTATTTCGCACTATAAATTAGAGTTACGCGAATCAAATACAACAGCCGGAGTACTACATGTTACAAGTAAAGATTTTGTAGTAACTGAACAAGGAAAACCATCCAAGAACCAATTATTTCTACCTGATCCTATTTCAGGTAGTTATATAGATATTTTGCGACTTCGTCCTAAAATGGGTAGCGTAGTGGAAAGTATTGAATTAACGGCAACTTTGTCTATTACAACTGGTAACCAAACAGGAACAGCAAACATAGGAAATTGTTATTATAGATGTTCTGTAAATCAAGAAGAGGCAGAATCGGAATGGGCTAAAAAAGGTAGTACTAATGTACATGAAAAAAAAGATTGGGATTTATTACAAGCAAAACGATATGTTATTCCTAATTCATTTGAAGTTACAGTTGAGTCTTACGTACCTAGTATATACAAACCAGCTCAATTAGTCCAAATCGCTTGTCTAACTCTGAAAAAAGAATTATTATCTTTTGCTGAACCACTTACTATTCGTGAAAGTCAAACAAATATGGATAATTGTGTAGATATTATTTTACATGATTGTGATTATACTATTGGAAAAATACTTGAATATCATTTATATACAATTCATTTTAAAACAACTATAAATTATATTTCATTTTTAAAAAACCATCCTCACGATAAAGATGGTATTTTACGCATCAACTATTTTACAAACCAAACGGAAGAATTTATAACTAATATGTTTTTAGACGCATGTAAAGAATGTATTAACTATTTTAATTTTGACTCGGATTTGAAATCAATGTAAATAATTGTGATGGTAATAAATTGTTCATATAAAGAGAGACTTCATGTTTAGTGATACATCTTTTTTTAGATTGTAACTTTTCTATATAATGTTGGTGTAACATGTATAAATGATATTTATATTTGTTATCACATTCTTTAAGAGATTTATATCTATATACAAAACAACACATGTATAATTCATGAAGCATCAATCCCACTTCACGAATATTTTTTTCGTATTCTTCAAATAAAGTAGTAGGAAAATATTTTATATATTCTTCTTGTTCCGGCGTAGAACGAATAGTAAGATAAGTATATTTTAGATTATTAGAATTACCTCGCAATTTTTTTACTTTTTCATACGCAAGATTACGAATCTTACTACGAGATCCATTAGATTTTAACATTAATCCTTTAAACGTATAAGGCTGATTTTGTACAAAAATTTCAGCATCTTCATAGGATGGAAATGAAAACATTAATGGTGTTAAAAAACAATGAATGCCGTGGTTTGAAGCATGAACTTCATAGACTGTATTATCCAAAATTTGATAGACAGCAATTAAATATAATTTAGGAGTATCAATCGGTTTTACAATTTGATTTTCCGGATGCTGAAGAACAAAACTATAACTATATTTTGGATCCAATACATTATAATCAATATTTGTTTCATGAAACATTTCACTAAATGTTTTCGATGAATAAAAATTACATTTTGCTCCAATTACTGTTCTAGTAGCAATAATCCATTCTTCATCATAAAATACATTAATCATAGTTCCATCAATAAATTCATCCATTATAATTTCTTGAATAGGATGTTGCTCTTTGAACGAATCGTATTTTATAGATTTAGGTGGTGAAAAACAAACTATCTTGTCTTTTTTAAAAATAACAGAACGAAACAAATCATTTAAATGAGGAAATTTTTTGTAATTAAAAATAGTAAATCCTTCATTATCATTCTTTACTTCAGGAATAATGTACATAAGTATATAAATACAAAATCTTTATATTTTCTTCTATTATAATAATGGAAGAATTACAACAATATGATATTATAGAAATAACAACAAAAGATTCCGTACGAATAATAGGCAGTTTTCATTCTATGATAGATGGTGAAATTTTAATATTAGTACCACCTACTATTCAATATATTCTTAAAACAGATGTTACTAATATAACTCGTATTCAACGAAAAGATCAAATAGATACTTCACAAATAGAAGCTTTTTTCAAATATTCTAGTTTTGTTCATAAAAAAAAATATAAACTAAAAGATATTTTAATTATTACATTTGAAGATTCAAATACTACAGAAGGAAGTATTACAGAAATAAACCATGATTGTATTACTTTACAATTGACAGATGATTCTTATCTATATATTAATTTTAATTATAAATCTATACCCTTAGGTATTACAGAAATAAAAAGAAAACAAACGCACGATTTAGAAGATAGAACAGAAGATAGTACTTTTGTAGTTCCTAGTTATAATATTGATGAATCTAAATGTAAATATACATTAAACATACAAATTGAAGCTATATTACAATATTTGAACTTTAATCAACAATATAATGGTGAAATATTTGCGCAAAGATACAAAGAATTAATGACATTGTTTCCTTATGGTACACCTATAAATATTGATCAAACTAATTTAAAATGGATTTATCCTACTACATCGGCTTCTGTTTCTTTATTAACTATCCCAAAAAATAAAATGTTCAAACAAAGTTTAGTAAAATCATTAATGTGTTATGAAAAATCTTTATTGACAAATAAAGATGTAGCTTATAGTACGGTTCAAGAAATCTATAAATCAGTATTACGAGTTTTTGATAAGAAAAATTTATTTGTTCCCACTTATTCTACTTATATGTTACCAAATAGTGTTATTTTAAAATATATAGCAAAAACTGCTTCAAAAGAACAAGAATTTAATTGGGCTACAAAAATTCAACACTGGATTCCTTATGTAACGAACGAAAATTTACCCATTGATGGGTATACTGTTCTCCCTGAATCGTCTATTTCATTTTCAAAGATATATTTACCTGAAACTCCTTTACTTCATAAAGTCCATTTAAATTCTATATCTCATTATCATTTATTTAATATACAATGTGAACCATCTTTTACCTTTAAAGAAATATCAGATTACACTAACAAAATACCTTCTATCGATAAATTAATTCATCAAGTACCAACCTATTATTCATTTCATGAATTTGTAAAACACCTTGAACCTTACCATATTTATGCTAATCATATTTCTCATTCTTTATATAGTAAGATAAACAAACAAATAGAAAAAAACATCCACTCTTATGTATCGAAACAAGAACCAAGTTCTTCTCTATACACTGCTTTGTTCAAAAATGAAGTCTATGATAAAACATATATTTCTGTTTCTGAATTATATCAATACGCTTTATCTTTAGATTCTGCCAATGCTTATATATTATCTTCTGTTAATCATCAAACAACTGATTTATTAGATCAACCTGCCAAACCACAACAAGAGTTTGTTTTAAAACCACCCGAACCTACTTGCGAATTAAATGATGATTGTGATACAGAAGGAGTTACGAAACTTAAAAATTTCCAATTATCTTCTTATCATTCATCTACAGTAGAACAACTCAATATTATAAATTTTTCTTTTTTACAGAAAAAACTAGTCTACGCAAAAAATAAATTATTAAAATACAACAATAAACTGAATGAATTGAAAAGTTCAATTGAACAAATAGATAAATTACCTTATTCTTATGAATTGTTTTATGAAATTATGACATATCCATTTACAAAAAGGTATACTAGTTTACTTGTATTTTTGACAAAATATACAACATTAGATAATGATACACAATTATATATATGTAATACTAGTAGAATACCTATCGTACCTGTGATATTTAAAACACTTGCGGATACTTATCTTACCAACATAGACGAATATAATACAATTTTATATAAATATTGTAAAACATCTCCCCAAATTTATGTAGAAGATGGGTATTACAAAGAAAAACATACAGGTATTTCACTTACGCCTATTGAACGGGTTCATTCGTATGATGAATTAATACGATCGGATGAAATTGAACTAGACCTAAAAGAATATACTTCTGAATATTCATTACCTCAAAAATATGTAGAAAATCATATTCATATTATATGGAAAACAGTAACTTCTAGTTCTGTTATGCCAAATCTAAAAATGGTTGATTTTATAAATGATATGATTTCAGAATATACAATTACTGAAAAATCAATAGAAAAGGTAGCCAATATAAAAGCTAAATATTTATTAACTTTACTTATTTATGTTTATATAAAATACGGCATTCCTTGTGAGAAAATAGTAGATGAAATTGGAAAAAATAAATCAATTGTTGGTATTGATTTAGGATTAGATATTAAACCATATTCTTTTTTAGCCAACGTACAAAAATATGCTAGCAATATTACACAATTATGTGCGTTATTGTATTCTAAATATAAACATACAAAACAAACAACTACTAAACCAAAAATACATTGGGGTAATTTTATGCCTTATATTGATTCAAATCATCCTGTACTTGTCAAAATAAAATCACAAATACAAAAACCTCCTATTCATAAAATAAATGGTGAAATACATCAAAACAATCATATTTTTGTAGATTTCGACATTCCAAAACAAAAATATCATCATCCTTCTTTTCAAGTATATACTCAAAAAATAAACAAATATAAATTACCTTCATTAGAGTTACATATTAATATTGAAAATCCAGTTGTCATGAAACCATTAGAACTATTTTCATTAACTACGGAATATAATACAAAAGAAACTTTACCCAATCAACAAAAACGTTTAATTTTATTACAAAATACTATTTCTGAATTATCAAATGAAATGGTAAATCAAATACTTCATAAGTATCCTCCTCTTTATATGGCTAATTTTATTAAATCTATTCTTCAATTTTATGCGATACGCGATGATTATACTGATTTAATGGATGATTTTATACCAGTAACACATGAATATGTTATTGCTCCTAACCATTATGCTATTATAACAAAAGTAGTAGATACATATTACCGTGATCTACTACATCATGATAAATGGGGGAATCTATTTGAACATAGAGATAGTCAAGTTATTTTAGAAGAATTAAAACAACCACTTACTGAAGATGAAAAAATTATACTTAAATATTATTTATATCAAATATGTGGCAATGTACCCAAAGAAGTCGTACCTTTTATTAATACAAGAATAAAATCAGAAATAAATATTCCAGATTACGATGAAATTAAGAAGAAGATGTCTGTTCGTCAAAGTGTAGAACGTAAAAATTTCGTATCTGCTCGTAGTAGTTTATCTTCTACTGAAAAAATATTAACTGGTATTATTCAAACGGATATTACAAAAACATCGTATAATATTACCCAATTCACATCTAGAGAAGAAGATGCTTTAAAATCAGATATTGATTTAGGAAATGATGGCAATGAATAAATAAGAATAGTTCAAAATAAAATAAAAAAACAATATATGAATCATTTAAGCATATCTATTTTACTTTTTGTTATTTCTTATTTGATTATTGTTTCGATAAAACCTAGCATTGTATATAATACAGATGGAAGTTTGCGTCCATTTGGATTAGGATATCGCAAAAAAACAGTTATACCTTTATGGTTAATTGTTTTTATATTAGCTATTTTTTGTTATCATGGCGGAAATTACATTCATTCTAAATATTTTTAACAACTATATACTATGGAATCGGAAAAAGTAGGATATGAAGAAGGTATGTATGAAGGTGATGGTTGGGGAGAAAATGAACAATATGAAAACGATGAAGAAATACTTACTATTGGAGGTAAACGTAAATCTAAAAAAGCTAAATCTAAAAAATCTAAAAAAGCTAAATCTAAAAAAGCTAAATCTAAAAAAGCTAAAAAAGCTAAAAAATCTAAAAAAGCTAAAAAATCTAAATCTAGATCTAAATCTAGTCAATAAATTATTCTGTAATAGTATATTCTGTAGGTGTTTCAACTGGTTCTGTTTCAGCAAGAGCCGTATTATGATTGTTAATGTATTGAGCAGTTGTTTTCTTACATTTACTAGATGTCAATGTATTGTAAGAAATACTAGTCGCAATTGATGCTGTTAACAAATACCAAATCCATTCCGAAACACATTCTTTTAATCGAATACATTGTTTGAATTCTTCTTTATGTTCGGATGTTTCATTCAAAATAGAACTTAATGAAGTATACGTCGTTTCAAAATTATACATTGAAAATTTGTTAATAATTAAAGATGGATCCGTATATACATAATGTAATGATTGGCTAGTTTGATTTTCTTTTGGTTTTAATAATTTTAAAAAAGTATTGTTACATCCATTGAATTTTGCGATTAACAATCCGAATGTATTTGAAAATGGCGTTAACCACCAAGGAAATACATGTAATAAATACATTATTGTACCAAAAATAAATATCCATGGTAGTAAAGAAGTAAATATAATTAAAAAATCTGTGTTACCACAATGTTCTTCTAAAATAGTATAATTAAAACTACTCATGGTCAATAAAAGTAAAATCATAAACAATATATACATATAATAAGGAAATGGTTCCATAGTTGATTTTAAATAAAGAAAAACAGTGGACATTACACTAAACATAATTAATGAATTTGTCATATTTGCCATAGATTAAATAAGTATTAAAAAATATACATATTTAACATTATGGATCATTTAACTGAACCAGGCATTCGAGATTATTTTGTAGAATCTTTCAAAACATGTAAAGAATATAAATTACAATATCATACATGGATTTTAAACATAAGTTTATTTATATTTTTTATGGTATGTTTATCTAGTATATTGTATTTTAAATATAAAGGAAAACAATCACCTATATTAAAAAAACGAAAACAAGAAGAAGACCGATTATATATTATGGAAAGAATACGATCATTAGAAATTGAAAAACAAAAAGAAAATAATGTATTGATTACTTTTTAAAGAGTTGATATAATTTGTCCATTTTTATAAACACTACATTTAAATTGTTGTTTTTTAGGTCGTGAACAATATTCATTTGTAGATGGGTTCATACTAAAAAACATTAACTTATTTCCACCAATACTATAAGCAGCCCAGTATCCTAATACTCCCCATAATGCTCCTAATAGAGTTCCTGTAAATGTTCCGCCAAATACATAATTATTGATGGATTGTCTTCCTAAAATATCGGAAACATATAAAAATATGAAAATAGATATAACAGAATAATTTACATTTTTAACTTGAAGCATCGATAACAACAAATAAATAAAGGTATAGACAATAGTAAAAGAAGAAGTAGAACAAGATTGATAATATTCAGCAAAGTAAATAAAAGAACAAGGAGTTTGTTGTAAACTTGATTTTGGAAAAATATAAGGTATAACAAATAATCCTAAAATTAGAATAACTAACCATACACCACCTTTTGTAAAATCTTGATTCGCAATAGTAGTAAATACCATGAAAGAAATAATAGTATAAGGTATTAATTCAATTATCTGTTCTTTTTTCATATACTATGTTAGTATTTAATAATTGTATTTTATCTAAAATAGTATCTAATCTTGCGCATGTTTGCTTACAAACAGCATACGTTTCTTTTAAATTAGCAATGCCTACACATGATTTCATTAAATAATCTTTTAACAAAGTATCATCATTCATATTGATAATGTCTATACAAGCATTTACAATTTCATTAATTTTTTTAATCGTTGTATCTCTCCCATCTTGTCTTTTCCATCGACGAATACATTCAGGTATGATAGAAGAAGGTTCAATATTCAAATATACATCACGTACTGTTAATTTTTGTTGTTTTTGTATTGATTCTAATAATTTCAAATTTACAATAATTTCTTCACGATCCATTAACATTGCCTTTTAAAAAATATTTATACTTTATATGTATTTTACTATTGGAGCTATTTTTAAAAATGAAGCTCATATTTTAAAAGAATGGATCGATCATTATTTGTATCATGGTGTTGAACATATTTATTTGATTAATGATTGTAGTACAGATCAATTTTTACATATAATACAACCTTATATTAATAAAAAACTAGTAACTTTATATCATTCTGATAACAAAGAAAAATATTTAGGCATTCAAGAAGATAAATATAATTTTTATTTTCAACGTCATTTAAAAGAAACAACATGGTTTGGTATAGTTGATTTGGATGAATTTTTGTATTCTCCTTTAGTAATAGATATTAAAGTTATTTTAAAAAAATATGAACGTTTTAATTTGTTACAAATTAATTGGGTACATTTTGGATCTAGTCATTTTGAACAACAACCTAATAATGTTGTTTCTAATTTTGTACACCGAAGTTCTTATACAAATATAAATGCGAATGGCAGATATAATTCTTATAAATCTATTGTTAAAACAAATGGCAATGTTCAATTAGGTATACATACACATAAATACAACAATACTTATCCTTGTAAAAATGTATCTTTTTCAGAAAAAAATACACCTTTATTAATAAATCATTATGCTATACAATCGAAAGAATTTTGGCAAACTATTAAAATGACTAGAGGAGATGCTGATTTTTATGTAGATACACAAAAATGGGAAAGAGATTTACAATTATTTAATGATTTAGATATTAACACGATATTCGATGAACGATTAAAAATTCAAAATAGTAAGATTACTACATAATAAATTTATAAACAGTAAATATATGACAAAATATTTATTTTATAATACATTGATTATTTCTATTATAGTTCAATTTGTAACTGGTATTATAGAATTAGGATCATTTTTTTTAAAAGTTCCATCTAATTATTTCATAATACGTCAATTACTGATATTAGAAATATTAGTTCAAATGATTGAAGGATTCTTTTATTTTTGGTTAGCGTATAATTTTACTAAAGTATTAAATGTTACACCGAAACGATATATAGATTGGGCTATTACAACGCCAACTATGTTAACAACACTAATGGTATATTTAATTTATTTAAACAAAAAACTAGACAACAAAACAGCAGATTTGGAATTGTTTACATTGTTTAAAGAAAATAGAAAAGAATTTATCACTGTGTTAGGTTTAAATTGGTTAATGTTATTATTTGGATATTTAGGTGAAATGAAAATTATTCCTGTTTTGTATGGCATTATCTTAGGTTTTATACCATTTTTATTGTATTATTATATCATTTATGTAAATTATGTTAATCCAATGACAAATGGATATTTATTATTTTGGTATTTTTTCTTTTTTTGGTCTTTATATGGAATTGTAGCAGGTTTACCATATTACATAAAAAACACATGTTATAATATATTAGATTTATTTTCAAAGAATTTTTTTGGCATATTTTTAAGTTATATCATATTTTTTGGAAAATATTAAATTTGTGGATTTACAGTACCAATGCTAATTCCAAGTTCAGGTAAATATGTCCAATGAATCCGTCTTCCATCTGAATAATTCGCCAAATCACGAACACATGCCATACAATGGCGTGTTCCGTACGTTCCTTGTTTTATTTTAGCCGCATCGAATACATTTAAACATCGGTCGCATTTATACACAGGTTGGTCCATCTTAGTTTAAAAAATAAAATTATAAATAACAATTCAATTTTTATATTTATTTGTTCATATATCAGATTAACTTCACGATTACTTGTGAAGCTAATAAAATTTAAATAATTCAAAAAAATATTCAATTCTATTTAATATAATTATATTTCGCTCATCTCATCTTCTGATTCTTGATCTTTGATAATAGAAATTCCTTTCCAAGACCTCCCTGATTTATTGCCAAATTTACTTGTAATGTAATCAAACAATTGTTTTCCCTTAGGCATACTTCGACCATGAAGTAATACCCACCATTCTTTAAACGTTTCGTATAATTCGGTTTCTTTAATAGACCCACCTGTCTCCACTTGAATACGATCGTGAACAAATCCTGCGAAATGATCTTGTTCTTGACGATAACGTTCCGATGTTTCCATAACAATAGAACAATCTTTTACATATCCATTGGTTACGAAAGCACGTTGTATAAGCATACTCATAAATACAGATTTCCATTCTTCAAATTTCGAATCCATTTCACTGTTAATTTTAAATTGATAAGGTTTATTAGGATCATTTTTAACTGGATTTGCTGTAAACAATGATTTAAATTCAGTTTTACGAATACGTCTCCATATACCATGATCTTTTCCGCGAATTTTAAGATCAAAGTTAGTACACATTACTAGTGTAAAACTAGGATAAAAGGTAACTGTATTTTTGTATAAAGCACGACCTTGAATAGGATCTTCACCTGTTATTTCTTTGATAACAGCTTCATTAAATACGTCATCTTCATTGGCTTCTTGCATTACTACAAATCTTTTACCCATTAAATCGACTACTTCCGAAGAAGTACTACCAATACTTGTTCGTTTTTGTGTAACTAAAGTGATAGGACAAGTTCCTTTGTACTCGCCAAATGCTTTTGACATTAGTTCAACAAATTTAGATTTACCGTTACTTCCTTCACCTTTGTACATATGAAAAGTTTGATTTTTATTTTTTCCAGTAGTAGCAGAAGCAGCGTGATCCCACATGTAATTACACAATTCAGGTTCCGGAAATAATTGACACATAAATTCATTGATTTCGGCAAGATGTTTAGGATTACATTGGTCGATAGGTATATAAGGAATATTCGTTGATTTTGATGTATAATCATCTGGCAAACCTTCTCGGAATTTTTTAGTATTAAAATCAATAACACCATTGCTAAAACATAAAATATGATTTTTACTATCCAATAAATTCATAAAATCTTTAATATAAAACAAGTCACATGCTTCACGCATTATGTTATTCTTTTTATCTGTTTTTTTCAAATCTAGCATGATGTTACATATTTTCTTTAATTTCTTTTCAAGCATATCGCGTTCTTCTTCTTCATTTGTATTCAAAGCGGCTAATTCATCTTGAAGATGTTTTAGTTTTTTCTTAAACAATCCATATATACCGTTAAAATCACTGATAAGACCACGTAAAGTAGTTCCATTGTCAGTTTCTTGCCATCGTTGATTTTTATATTCAAACCAACATTTATTAGTAATACTTACACATACGTATTGATCTTTGTACCATTGATACATGACTTTGGCCAAATCATATTCTGTACATACATCTTTTAACATCGTATCTATAAATACAGACAAGCATTTTTCTTTTACTTTTTCATATTCAACTAAATTTTCATTACGAGCCCAATACATAATGGATCGATCTGTTAGTTCATTATCCGGTTTAGACCAACTACACCACATGCCGAAATATTTTGGTACATCTGAAAATGAAAATTTATCAGATTGACTACTAAACTTTACCCATCCAGGAAATAATCGTATATCAGTATTTCGCAATGCCCAACCAACTTTAATCCAGTCTTGATAACTGTTATAATATTTACTAGATAATATTTGTAAATAAGCAAATGTTTCATTAATTTTATAATCCGTAATAGATTTATTAGACAACATGTTATCCAATGCTCGTTTCAAAGAACCTTCACATACAATATCAGTATAAGAAGTATCACTTGAAACAACACGCATCTTTTTTCTTGGTTCATGATTCAACTGAGCATATTCAGGTTTAAATGCGTCTTTAAGAACTAGTGTTTCGTATTCGTTATATTGAATAGATAATTTTTGAAAATCTTTTTTTAAATCAAAAGTAGATACATTTATGCTATGTAATATATATTCAGAATCTTCATCTTTTTGACACGAATATATTTTTGTTAATTTATAAGGAATACATCCTGGTTTTGTAGACCCATACATTTGCCAATTAACAACACCTTTCATTACGTTTTCATCAATAACTGAATTCCAAGTATCAGTTAATGATTTCAACAAATGATCCCATATATTCATGTTATCTAAAATTTTTTTACGTAACAATTCTTTTGATATTTTATCTGTATTCAAACCAATAATAATATGAATTCCATCTTTAATTTTATCCGGCAATACATTAATTGTATCTTTTTCAAATACATAAATAAAGAAATTTCCAACTACATTAAACAATATATTGATTTGTTGTACAACAACATCGATAAATTCTAAAATATCATTGTTCGTATAAGCTCGTTTTGGTTCTTTATATCTAAAATCAATATCAATAGCGATAGCACCTACATCTAGCTGTTTTTCAGTAAGATATTCTGAATTTCCGTTTTCAAATACATGTTTATAGTATAATTTATAAAACTCATTTCTTTGATCTGGTAAAATTGTATATGAACCACCATAAATTTTAGGTTGGTCTGATCCGATGCGGGTGTGTGTAGATTCTTTTGATGTAGGAGCCGCATGACTTTTCAGAAAAATCTCCATTATATATATACAAAAAGGTATTTTATTTATCTCAATTTTTATTTATAAATTAATGAAATGTAGTTTCAATTCATTAATTTAACTCCATATTAGGTTTCAAAAAAATAAAATTATATATTATTTTATTTTCTTAATCAGTTTTCATTTAGTTTTGTAATCTATATAACTGCATATAATAAGTTTGTGTTCCTATTATAATAGGAACTAAATTATTTGTTACAACCAAAGTTTTACCAGTAAAATCTATTATATTATGGGTTTCATCATCTAATTTCAAGTAATCTAATGTAACATTTTGAATTATATTACCACTCATGTCTATATTTTTACTTGCTTTATTTCCTGCTTCTAACACATCTTCTAACGTTCTTGATACTGGTTGCCATGAAGATGATTCTCCATTACTAGTTAATACATAATTATTATCACCTACATCACCACGAACAGCTATATTGTTTATATCAATTGAATTCGCATTTATATTATTCACATTTACTGTTTCATAATAAATATTACCATTTACTTGTAAATTTCCAGTAATAATCACGTTACCATTTGTATCCGAATATACAGCATTTGTTGTAGCTTTATCTATTAATTTTTGAACACATTGTAAACATTCTTTATCAAAACATTTTGTATGCTTCATTAATATAACAAATATATATTAACATTGATTAACATTTACGTTTACGGCTTTTTCTTACTTTACGAGTTAATTTTAATTTTACAGGACCAAAATGACCCTTTTTAGCAGTGTATCCGTATTTTTCTAAACGTTTTTCTTTTTTGGATGATTCTTGTTTACGTTTAGATACAATTCTTCCTGATTTAGAATAGACTAATTCATTCGCAGTTAATCCACCTGAAGTTTTATAAGCAGTGCCGTGTTTTACTTCCGCCCGAGTTCCAACTAATTTTTTGAATGATTTTCCATCAACATGGTACATTCCATCACTTTGCTTAATAATATTGTTAGCCATATTATATTATAATAAATTAAATTATAATAAATTAAATTATTATAATATTTTTACTAACGTAATCATTTGGTATGTTTTTACCAAAAAGATGAAAATGTAGCTTGCGAATTTGTAGTTATGATACCTTCTTTTTCATGAATACCATCTAATAAAAATACGCCCATACCAATAAACAACAACACATATGGAAAAAGAACAATTATCCAACTTATGTTTTTGTTAAAAGAACAAATTACGTTAAGAAGCCAAGTCCATAATAAAATATACAACGCATTAAATACAAGTATAACAAAAGGTTGAGTATAAGGACGTGAATATATTCCTAAATGAAATCTATTTTTGGAATTAATATTTTGTAATAACATTAAAATGTATCCAATAGTTGCTAAAATAAAATAAAATTTTGCGGGTTGACATAGTTTTTCAAACATATATATTCTTCTTATATTAAAATTTTAACAATCGCATGTTACCTATAGGCTGACTAGTAGGATCAGATGGAACAATTGTACCTCTACCATAATAACTTGAATTGGTTGAACTAACACTGTCTAAAACTGATCTGCCAGTATTTACTAATGCTTGTGGAAAAAGAGTTTCTCTTGTATCAATATTAAAAAATCCTCCTCCCATTTGTGAAGTACTCGAAGTAAACCGTAATGGATTTCTATTATAAGCATAATAACTTCCTCCTTTTTTTGATTTACGTTTATTTAAATTACGTTTATTTGATTTACGTTTATAACGTTTTGATAACATACTATATGATTTTAAAATATTTAAAGAATAAATTGAATTATTATAGTAGTAATGAATCATTGTACAATGGCTTCATGGAAATTGATTCAGTCTTATTTTGAAGGGAGACATCTTCAACAACTTGTTCGTCATCAAATCGAATCTTACAACGATTTTATTACGAACCAAATTCCTCAAACAATTGAAATGTTTAATCCTACGATTATTCGACCTGAACATTGTTATAATGCTGAATTAAAAAAATATTCAATAGAAGTACATATTTATTTTAAAAATTTTCAATTGAATCGTTCCCAAATTATCGAAAACAATGGAGCAACAAAACTAATGTTTCCTCAAGAAGCAAGAGTTCGAAATTTTACTTATTCGGGTAATTCAACTATTGATTTACACATTCAATATATTGTACGTACTGGTCCTACACTTGAAGATGTACAATATTATAATAACACTTTAACCCAAATTCATATTGGTAAAATACCAATTATGTTACGCTCTAATGTATGTATATTACATCAGTTTTTACATCTAAGTCCAAACGAAACGGATGAATGTAAATATGATCCAGGTGGATATTTTATTATTAATGGTTCTGAAAAAACTGTACTCGCACAAGAACGTGCTCGTGAAAATAAAGTTTATATATTTCCTCCTATTAACAACAATAGCAAATATTTATATCAAGCAGAAATGAAATCATCACCTGATTATAAACGTATTTCACCTAAACAAATTACTATATTTATTAATAAAAACGGATACAATGAATATACAATCCAAGTAAACATTCCTAGAATTAAAAAACCTATTCCATTATTCATTGTGTTTCGAGCATTAGGCGTATTGTCTGATTTAGATATTTGTCGAAAAATATTAATTCAATTGGATAAAAAAATGTTAGAATTGTTAAAAGGATCTATTTATGAAGCTAAAGAATGTTTAACAGAAGAAGAAGCGTTACAATATATTATTACGAATGCCTTGTATACACCAATTAACATGGACACTGCGCATGGTAACCTAAAAAAACGAGAATTTACCATGGAAGTATTAAAATCCGATTTATTTTCACACTGTAGAACAAAAGAACAGCAAATCTTTTTATTGGGATACATGACAAAAAAACTATTGTTATGTACAAGTGGAATTACTCCATGCGATGATCGCGATTCTTATTTGAATAAACGTATTGATTTAACTGGAACTTTGCTGAACAATTTATTTCGAAATTACTTTAACAAATTAGTCAAAGATATGATTAAACAAGTAATTCGTGAAATAAAAAATGGTTCTTGGAAATCAACTGACAATTATACGCAAATATTGAATCATACAAATGTGTATAAAAGTATAAAATCTACTACGATTGAAAATGGTATCAAACGCGCCTTATCCACTGGTGATTTTGGTATCAATAAAGTAAATGTTCGTGTTGGTGTTGCTCAAGTATTGAATCGAATGACTTACGCATCTATTTTAAGTCATTTACGTCGTATCAATACACCTGTTGAAAAAAGTGGTAAAATGGTTCCTCCTCGCAAATTAGCTCCGTCTAGTTGGGGATTTTTGTGTCCTGTAGAAACACCCGAAGGACCTACAGTCGGTGTTGTAAAAAATTTAAGCGTAATGACACATGTAACTACTATTTCAGATAGTTCATCTTTATATGAAATGATACATGCTCAAATAGAACCTCTTAGTCACGTGACAGAGACACATACCAAAGTATTTGTAAACGGTTGTTGGATTGGTGTGACTACTCATCCTTACGAATTATATTTAGATTTAAAAGAAAAGAAATATGCGTCTATTATTAATATTTATACGTCTATTGTATTTGATGTAGTACATAATGAAGTAAGAGTATGTAATGACGCAGGAAGACTAGTACGTCCTGTTTTAAAAATGAAAAATAACAAACTATTACCACATCCAAAAGAGTCTTCTTGGGAATCATATATTATGAATTCGACTACTGAATCTATCATAGAATATATTGATCCGGATGAACAGAACGCGGCGTTAATAGCACTGTCTTTACAAAAAATGAAGCCTGGATATACGTATACTCATTGCGAATTACATTCCAGTACTATATTTGGTGTATTAGCTTCATGTAATCCTTTCCCGGATCATAATCAAGCTCCTCGTAATACATATCAATGTGCTATGGCAAAACAAGCTATTGGTGTGTATGGTACGAATTATCACACTCGTATGGATAAGAATGCGTATGTTCTTACTTATCCACATAAAGCATTAGTAGATACACGAATTATGAAAATATTAAAAATGAACGAACTTCCATCCGGTACAACTATTATTGTAGCTATTATGTCGTACACTGGGTATAATCAAGAAGATAGTATTATTTTTAACAAAGCATCTATTGAACGCGGGTTGTTTTCAACGACTGCTTTTCATACCGAAAAAGATGAAGACAAGAAAATGCATGGAGATGATGAAATTCGATGTAATCCTGATTCTTCGAATACAACAGGTATGAAATTCGCAAATTATTCTAAAATAAATTCAGAAGGTATTATGCCTGAAAATACAAAAATTGAACCCATGGATATTATTATGGGTAAAAAGTCACCTATCAAAGGAGCTAAAAATGATCCAAGTGTTGTTTTTAAATACAAAGACATGAGTAAATTCTGTAGAGAAGAAAATTGTTATATGGATAAAAATTATCGCGGTATCAATGGTGATGGCTATGAATGTTGGAAAGGTCGTATTCGTGATTTCAGAGAACCAACTATTGGAGATAAGTTTAGTTCACGTCATGGGCAGAAAGGAACGATTGGTACTATTTTAGACGAATACGATATGCCTTTTACAGCAGATGGAGTAAGACCGGATTGTATTATTAATCCTCATGCGATACCTTCGCGTATGACGGTAGGACAATTAATTGAAACTTTACTTGGAAAAATATTATTACAAATTGGAATGTTTGGTGATGGAACATCTTTTAGTGAAGAATTTGATATTAATCATTTATCCGATAAATTAAGAACTTTGGGATATGAATCTCATGGAAATGAGATTATGTATGATGGAGCTACTGGAAAACAAATAGAATCCGATATTTTCATAGGTCCTGCTTTCTACCAGCGTCTCAAACATATGGTAGTAGATAAACAACACAGTCGATCGATTGGACCTATGGTCAATTTGACGAGACAGCCAGCAGAAGGTAGGGCAAGAGATGGTGGATTGCGATTTGGAGAAATGGAACGCGATTGTATGATTTCACATGGAGCAAGTCAATTCACCAAAGAACGTGTATATGATGTATCTGATAAATATAAAGTACATATATGTAAAATGTGTGGCGTAATTGCTTTGTATAATGATAAATTAAATATACATTTATGTAAAATTTGTGACAATCGAACAGAATTTATACAAGTAAAAATTCCTTATTCTTGTAAATTGTTATTTCAAGAATTACAAACAATGAATATTGTACCAAGAATCTATACTTAAATATAGATATTTATGAACTATTATGGAAGATAAACTTAATTTTTTTATTCAATCGAAATCTATCCCTAATATTATTTTTCATGGACAGCCTGGATCAGGTAAGAAAAAAATAATGATCCAATTTATACATAAAATTTATAAGAACAAACAAGATATACAACAATATGTCATGTATATTAATTGTGCCTTTGGAAAAGGAATTCGTTTTATTCGTGAAGAATTAAAACATTTTGCGAAAACAAATATTCATGGTCAATTTAAATCAATTGTCTTATTTAATGCTGAAAAATTAACTATGGATGCTCAATCTGCTTTGCGAAGATGTATAGAACAATTTAATTATAATACACGTTTTTTTATTGTTACAAATGATAAATTTAAATTATTAAAACCTATTTTATCTAGATTTTCTGAAATTTATGTTCCTACTCCTAAAAAAATATATACTGAAAATCCATCTTTTACAGAAATAATGAATACATTAACCGTATACAATATTAAAGAAGTTGCTTCCTTAATATATGAAAATGCTTATTCAGCAATAGATTTAGAAAATTATGTTAATTTACATTGTCATAATAACATAGACTGGTTAATGTATTATTCCAAAATTAAATCCGAATTTAAAAATGAATTATTGTTATTATATGTTTTATTGTATTTATATTTATTTCGTACAGAAATATCTGTTAAATTGTTTATATAGTTCATGGACGATTCAAATGTAGCTAATTTAACTGAATCTCAACATGAATGGGCAATTCGATTAGTTCGGTATATAAACATACCTATTTATGAAGGTATTATGGCTATGTTTAAAGAAGCCGATACACTTTGTACCAAATCCGAAGAACCAGAAAAATATCTAATGACCTTTCAAAATTTTTTAGCTAGAATTCCAAAATGGAATGAAGAAATTATTGATACGGAAGTTAAACGTATTATAGAAAAGAGCAAATGTAATTATTTAGAAGATTTACTTACTTGTGTCCATATTTCTCATCTAAAAATTTTATCTACTGTAAGAACTAGTAAAACACAAAAAAAAGTAGAAATTGATATACCTAAATTGAATAAATTTATTCATAATGTGTATATCAATATTGCTCGCGAATTGTATTCTAATATTTTTTTATTTAACAAAGAAGTTCAACCCTTAGTTTTTCAACAAAATAGAAGTGAAATTATGAAATGTATTAAGGAATCTATTTTAAATGCCGTACGTGATAGTATTCCTGTAGATAAATTATTACGAGCTTATTTAGATGAAACTACAGATTTACTTAAAGAAGAAAAAGTAAAGGTAAAAGAAGAAGAAGATAAAGAAAAAGAAAAAGAAGAAGTAAAAGAAAATAAAGAACCAAAAAATTTGTCTTTTTCAGATAAAGATTCCGCAATTACAGTAGATAATCATCATGAAACTATTGATGCTCCCAAAGATATTAATCGTTTAGAAGAATTGTCTGTTATACGTAATCAAGAACGCAAAGAACAAGAAGCATTAGAAGCAGCAGAAGAGGAAGAAGAAAAAATTAAATTTATGGAAGATTCTACACCTGTATCCATAGATACTGTTTCACTTGATCCAATTGAATTATCTCCGATTCAAATAGATATTGAAGAATTAAAATAATCGTTTGTTTAGAATAGTTTTATTCTTTATGTACAACATGAATAATTACGTTATTATGGCAGGGATCATTAGTATTTTATTTAGCATTGCTAAATATGGTTTGAATGAACCTCGAAAATTAGATGTAAAAGAATCAGTTATTGTATTTGTTTGTAGTCTTCTTGGGTTATATGTTTATAACAACTATATAGATGTAGTTGTCAAACCAAAAATATCCGAAGTATTTACAGAAGCACCTTCTTTTTAAAATTATATTTACGTGTTTTTTGTTTTTTGTTTTGTTTTTTATTTTTATTTTGTTTTTTATTTATTTTTTTATATTTTTTACCACCACGAATAAGAGTATCATATGTCATTCTATGTATTTCATCAATAGATAATGGAAGACGTAAAGGTGATGGATGATTGGAAGGAAATTTTATTTGTTTACTATTTACATCTTCTTCCATATGTCGAATATATACATTTCTTCGATCAAATAATTCTTTTAAACTTTTGTCTGATATATATCTATTTTTAAGTAAATGTTTATTTCTAATTTTAATTGATTCCAAATGTTGTTGTTTCATAAATAAATGTTCTTTCGCAATCACATCTGCTAATTGTTGTTTAAACTCTTCAGGTGTAATTAGACCTAAATTTTTATTGGTTTCTATTTGATATTTTTCTATATCAAATCGTTCTTTCATTTTTATCAAATTTTCAATTTTTACGGGAGCTGAAAATTCATCAATACATTTTTGATTTGTTCCATAATGATGATCAATAAATATATCCCAATTATAAAACCACCCATATAAAACTAAAAAATCCTCATAGTTTATTGGAGATAAAGTATATACTCTATCTAATTTAAATGATTCTTTTAAAGCTTCTACATATTGGTTTCGATCCATTAGCTGTTTAATTCGTAAATGATCTTCTTCTCTTATTTTTGTTGTGAAACCAAAATCTATTACCATAGGTCGTCCTATTATACCATCAAAATACGTTAATTCGGGACATAGTAAAACATTATTTAAATGAAAATCATTATGTACATATCCTAGTTTTATTAATGTTAAATAACAAAACATACTATAATTCATAATTTGAATTCTTGATAAGGGTGATTTTTCTCCCATAACAGCAAATTCTTCAATTGTGCTATAATTATTCGCATATTCCATTACTATAATACCTAATTTTGTTATATCAAATCCAACACTTTGATCATTTGGATTAAAAATAGTTTTAAGATTTAATTTATCATTTAACATATTTAATAAATCTGTTTTTATAGTTGTATCTATTACATCTACAAAAATGATGTCAGGACATATTGGTTGTAAATGTTCTAATGATTTTACATAAATATCTTTTTGAATTTGTATTTCTTTATTAAAATCTTCTATAGAATAACTAAATTGATTTTTTGGAGTGGATGTTTTAAATTTACATATTTTTAATATTAATTGTGTAATAGGTTTACCATGTAAACTGTAATCTGTATTTTCATAAAGAACAGGTTCTAATGGATCAACAATAACATAATCAATATAAGGTTGATCACGTTCATAGTGAAAATATTGATTAGGATTTAATGTTAATAACAAAATACTTGTGTTTGTATTTGAAATGTCTTTATTTAATACTTTAATAGTAGAAGCTTCTAAAAAATCTAAAAATAAACTTTTAGGATTATAACGTTTGTCTACAAAAATCCCACCTTTTTGTTTTTTACTCATTATAATATAACAATATATAAATTTACTTATAGGTCTTCAATATTATTTATGATAGGATCTGATACGTCAGGTATAAGAGTAACTGATTCATCTTTATAAAGAGGTAAATAATAAATAGTACCTTGTATAGATAATTTCATATAATTACCACTAAATTCTTTTGTTACAGGACCTGATTCTAATACATTTTCAATATGATCTACAGATGTTAGATCAAAAATATTTGTTGATGTTTGTGATAATGTAATTGAACCACTAGAAGTTAAATCTTTTTGTATTTCAAGAGAAGATAAATTAGTAATTGCTTTGTAATTTGCGTTGTTACTTGAATCAAGTACAGCAGAAAGATTAGGCGAAGTAATATCTTGCCATGTTGGGTTTGAATTAGCATCGGATACAATAACTTGACCTGTCGTACCTACAACATTTTTAAAAGTAAGTCCATTAAAATTCATATCAAAATAATTCTTTGTAGATGTTAACCCATTCAAATTCATACCAGAATAATATATTGTTGTGTCATTGTCATAATTAAATTGAATACCACTTGAATCTATCAATCCAAAATTATTATTTGTTTCTGATGATAAATTACCGCTTAAATCAATAAAAGAAAGGTTAATTATACTTTCACCTGACGCATCATTATCAACAGTAAGAACTTGATAAATATTCGATACTGTAGAATCTGAAATCCATTCTAATCCATTATCACCTATAGAAAGAATTTCTCCTGGATATCCTGAACTGTCGTTTGAATCTATAATATTAGTTACATTAATACAAGTAGCATTAATAATATCAGCATTAAGATCATGAACATTAACAGTTTCAGCATTAACAGTATCAACATTAATGTTTATACTAGTAATTATTTTTTTTGAACTATAAACGCCTACAGCAATATCTTGTGTAGGAGATGTATCAGGCATACTATATTGACATATAAATTGTACTAATATTGTCTGTAAAATAAAAATTGAAATGATTTTTATTAATTTATATCATTACAACCAATACATTTTTGATCATCGACCATGAACAAATCCGCAACAACTTACGCTCAATCGCTCACCATGTCACGCGAAGAGAAACGCCTGGAGAGGGCTCGTTCTGCTAAAGCGTGGCATGAAGACAAAATTCGCCGTGAAAAAGCTTGGCTTGCCGCCAATCCGCACATTGCTTCTCAGCGCCAACGTGAAAAAGAATCCGAACAACGCCAACGTGAACAACAACGTATCCAGCGCGAAGTAACCAAACAATCTGAAAAAGCTACTTTGCTTGCCAGTAAAAAGCTCTCGGGTGGATTTGCGGCACTTGCTGTTTCCGATTCGGAAACTGAAGACGAAGCAGATAAAGAAGTTGTCGTCGAGACAATGGTCGAAGAAAAACAAGAGCATCCTGAAGATGAAGAAAAGCCTGACCAAGTCATTCGGAAAAAATACAAGCCCATGTCCTATGAAGGATCGGCCAAGAAGCTCAACTGGGCGGACAGCGATTCGGATGAAGACAATTAAGGTAAACTCACAAATAAAAACACGGGTCCCGGGCCAGACCCATTTTTTTTATAGTTTAAATATATGAAATTAATTTATGTATTTTATTTTTTTATTAGTTTTTGTATAGGATGTGTTTTTCTATATTTTTCTCCAATAGAACATAAAACTGTATTGGTATACCCTACACCTGATAATATTTCGAAAATACAATATAAAGACAGTGCCAATCAATGTTTTAATTTTTCAGCTAAAATAGTTAGTTGTAAGGGAGATATAAAAGAAATACCAATTCAACACCATGAATAAAATCTATCTAGATAATATGAAGTTTTTACATACTACGTATGGAAAAGTTATTATTTCGGTAATATTAGGTTTTGGATTGTCTACCTTATTTAGAAAATCATGTAAGAACAAAAAATGTATTGATTTTAAATCTCCACCTTTAGATAAAATAGTAGATCAAACTTATAAATACAATGAAAAATGTTATACCTTTACTCCTCATAATACAAAATGTAATCCAGAAAAAAAAATAATCCGTTTTGCGTAAAAAAAAATAAAAGAAGGTATCTAGCTTAATTATGAGTACACCTATTTCAGAATTACCTTATAATACAGCTAAAAATCAACCAGTTGAATTACCCGCACGTGATATTCCACGTGAAACAATTCAACATACGGCAGATGTACAAACAACACCTAATTACATTCCAGCTAAACAACCTGAATATATTGAATCTCAACCTGTTGTATATCAACAATCTCCTAGTAAAATAGATAAGTTACTAGAAGAATTTAAAATTCCAATTCTTTTATCCGTGTTATATTTTATATTTCAGTTACCCATGATCCATTCTTTTATTATTCGAATATTTCCATCTCTTGTTCATAACAATGATTTGACAACAGTTGGATTTGCTGTAAAAAGTATAATTTTTGGGTTATCATATCATATAGTTATGTTTTTAATCGACTATTTAAATCAACCTTAATTGGTACCCATTTTTTTACAAAATCATTCCATTTACAAAACATTTTTATTTGTTTAGATTCAAATATTTCTTCATCATCACTTTCTTCAATAGAATCTATAGGAATTTCTTTTTTAAATAATTTAGATAACATTACACTTCGTTTACATGTGTCTACATGAGCAATAGAATCTAATTTATTATCCAATGTATATATTTCATATATATCTTTAATATCCGTAGAATGAACCCAAAATAATTTTAAAACACTTTTATCTATATAATTTACAATTTTAGTCCCCATAATTTTAATACAAAATATTTTATAAGGAGCATCAATAGTTTGAATAGAAAAACTAGTCACAGGTAAAAAAAACATACATTGACTAGAAGACATATTTTCATTTAATATGTATTTACTCAAAATTGTTTCTATTAATTTATATTTTTCTGAGTAAGATAATGTAACAGGTTCATTGTTGTAATAAAAAATATTATGAATCACAAAACATGGTCGTGATTCATAATATAGAAATGTTCCTTGAACTGTTGTACCAACGAGATCATTATGAAATACGGTAGATAGTAAAGATTGTGTTGTTAGTTTATGATTTTGTATATCGATTAAGATACAAGTTAGTTTATCATCAACTTTTGTAAATTGTACACATGCTAATTTACCGACAGGTTGTGCTAAATAATAAGAATTGGGAACATAAATTTCATGATGAACAAAACTTTCATACGGTAGTTGAATATCCATATATAATTTGTTTATTTTTTTTTAAACTGATTAAGAAATTCTTTTAATTCTTGTTTATTTTTATCTGTTTCTGATTCTGATTCTATTTCTTTATCTATTGGTATAGGACTTTGAATTATAATTTCATTTACTTTGGGTATAGTTAAATTAGATTGTAAGTAATTGTATAAATGATGTAAAATTAACATTATGATAAAAGTTAATGTTCCAGTATAAAATATAGTTAATAACATAATGTAATTTTTTATTTTTAATCATGAATTCATACTTAATACATATGTTCAGTTTATTTGTTTATCATAAACAAAATAAACGTCATTCTATGTATTATAAAATTAACATTGTAGAGTTACATTTCTTTTTTTAACCCTCAGCCTCCTTTTTTCATATATTTTTTAGTTCTACGTCTATTTTTAGTATTTTTATTTGTAAATTTTCGTGAACGGTACTGTCTACTTATTCGCATACTATAAACTTATAAATTAGTTTGTGGAATTAAAATTAAATCAAAAATAAATAGAACAACAATAAAATAAAGATATGGATTATAAATATAAAAAGGAACACGTATAAAAGACATTATACTTGTAACAATTACAAAAATAATAATTATGTACAACATATATAAAAAAAATTTATTGAACATATGTTCTATCCTTATTTTTTACAAATAAATTCATTCGTTTTTAATATTCTAGATTCCAATAAAAAAGTAGATGCTTCTTTTGCTTTTTCATCATCTTTGAAATAATTGACTAAAGTTGTCATGATATATTTTTTTGTTAAAGGTGATTTTGTTTTTCGTACTTGTCTTACTAATTTACCATCATTGTTTAAATCAAAAGCATCTATTTCTTGATCTTTCATGGTTTGAAGTAATTGTTCTGATATTTTTTTCTTTTTTTCAGCTAACTCTCTAATTTTTTTTCTATGTTCACTTATTTCATCATCTATTTGTACCCATTCTTTAATATCTATTTTTAATCGTTGTTTGTCCATGACAATCTTATCAAATACTTTTTAAAACAGTTATTAAAAAGTATTCTTAAACTACATTGGTAACATAGGGTTTGTAGACTGGCATACTATATCCAGTATTATATCCTACATTAGACATAAATTGTCTACCTCCTTTACGTGTACGATTCTTTCGTACTTTCCGACGCCGACTTTTCATTACCATATAATACAAAACTAAATAATTTATACAACAAAATAGCTATTATAATTCCAACCACTACAAACATCACTGTTTTGATCCAATCTAAATTCAATGGTTTTGTAGTAGAAGAAGATGTGTCTAAATATACAATTTCTTCATCTTCTCCGGTGGGTTGACAATCTATGTATATTTCTCCATCACCATTAAATCCATTTTGTGTTGTTCCTTTTTCATTAAAATAACTGGTTCCTTCATAAATAGGTATATAAGAATCATGTATTAATTTTCCTAAATCATCCATGGTGGATTGATTTAATTTTAGATTTCCATGACTTTTATGAAACACTACATATTGAACAAGAGAATCAGGAGAACATGTACCAAATGGCAAAGGTCCTACATATGAAAAATAAGAACTTTTAGGTATTAAATGATTCGCATTGAAATCTTGTATATTTAAAGTAGTTATTTCATCTGTCTTACCATTTTTTATGATATCTTCCAGTAATTTAGTACCATCCGCAGATTCATTGGATACAATAATAGGAATACAAATAAGTAAACCAGCTTGACCTCCTGTATGCTGAATAATAATTTCACCATCGGCGTACACTCCATCATAAGTATGTATAGATGGTTTAAATATTTTAATATCAATAGGTTTATAAGGAACTGAATTAAACATTACATCACTTTCACCGTCGTATACAATAACAATATGATCTTTTTTGTTTTGAAATAAACAACTGCTATTGCCGTATTTATACCATAATTTACATTTTAAATTACATTTGTTTGTTTGTTGTCTTACAATATTGATAGGTACAGTACATGACATACATAATAATTATTTTATTTTTTCCTGATTATTTTTTAAACATATTTTTAGGTAAACTGTTCATCATACCTTGTGCTTGTTTCATCATAGGACCTAACTGTTCTGCTAACTTATGTAACTGTTCTTGTCTATCCATTAGTCCTTCTGCTTTTTTAGTTAATCCTTCTAAAGTCATTGACTCTTCTTTAACTTCCTTAAGTTCCGATACATTTTCTATCTTTTTTTCATTAGGAACTGGTTCTTTTTTGTTTTTCTTTGGTTCTGTTTCTGTTTCTGTTTCTGTTTCTGTTTTTAATTCAGATTCTTTTTTATTTTCTGTTTCTAAACCTTCTTTCATGATTTTATTCATTCGAACTACATTTAATCCTATAATAGCAACAATAACAGATAAAGTATTACCTATTTTAAGTTTATAACATATAAATCCTACTAACATAAAGACAAGAATAGAATTCCAATCTTGAATAGATACAGAAGCAAGTACATTGAATAGCGCAATGAAAGAAACGACGTATAAAACTATTTTATTTTCTAAAAGTCCTCCTCCTTGTTTTTTCATATATTATTATGTTATAAAAAATTGATTAAACTTTTATTATTTTTTAAATTAAAATGTACGTATTAGCTACTAGTTTTCAAAATGAAAAATATCATTTGCTAGATAATATTTGGAATTCAAAAGAATTTTTTAAAAACAAGCATATAAATCGAATGAATAAATATGCATTAGATTTTAACATTGTTGAAATATCAGAAAAAGGTGATTATACTATTTGTATTTTAAAAACATGTTGGTTATCTATTTTTCAACGAAAAGTTCGACGTTTACTTTTACGGTAACCACCTTTATGTTTTGGAGTTGGTGTTCTTTTTTTCCGTCGTCTTGTTGGTGAAGGACTTTTCCAACCACCCGTTTTTGGTTTTAAACTTATAACACTAGTTAATGGAACCGATTTTTCTCCTGAACCATCACGAACCATTGCATTATTTGGTTTAGATGAGTCCATCCTTACAAATCTACCTTGTGATTTTGCTCCAGACATTACATCAATCCATTCTATAGGGTCATCTGGATTTAAATTGGTTGGACCAGCAACTGGAAATTGACTGTCTAGAGTAAAACGTCCACTGCTAGGACGGGGTGAGCCTCCAGGTGGACGGACAGGTCCGCCAGGCGGTCTAGGTGGTCCATATGGCCGCACTATAGGTAAACCTGCTGGAGGTGGACCTACACCTGCTGGAGGTGGTGGTACTGGAGGTGGTCCATAAACTCTGACAGGAGGTGTACCAGGTGCTTGCCATCGAAGCATTGGCCCAGGGCCATTAACAGGTGGGTTTGTTCCATCTAATCTTGCTAAAACTACTCTCCATGATTCCATAAACGGTACAAGTTCTTGTAATATTCTATCTGGTATATCATTATTTTCATTAATATAAGCTGATATTACTCTCATTTGTTGTAACAAAGCATCACGTTGAGCTACTGTTAAATCACCAACTACTTGAGCTTGTGCTACTGCTTGTTGTAATTGTGCTGGGCATTGAACAACTCGTATTAAAAAATCATTAATTAATGTTCTAATTTCAGTCGATAATGAACGTGCTCTTGTTACAGAACGTAATGCTGAAGCTTGTAATCGTCCTAATTCTCCCATGACTGCGTCATAATTAGGTGATGCCATATATTTATATATTATTTTAATTCGGAATGAACAGAATCTTTAATTTCTTTATATCTAGCTATTAGTTGTTCTTGTTCATGTTGTAAATGTAATAATCCAGTTTTAGATAAAAAATTTTCTTCGTGAATTTGCTTAATATGTTGTAAAATAGTTAATAATTGGTCTTCTTGTCTTTTTTTTTGTAATTTAAGTTTTTCAAACATATCTTCATAATCCGCAATCACTTCTTTTAACAATTCATTATCTCTAGACCTTATTTCTACCCTTTCTTTATGTTCTTTTAATTGTGAAACACATCTACGACGAGAACCATTTGGACAACGATGAATAGGTACACAAACGCCATTTTCTTTATATGAACCAGTTGGACATTTCATATAAAATTGAAATATTATTTTTATACTAGTTTAATGTAAAAAACATGAATCTTCAATCAGAACAAGATTATGAATACGAAGAAGTATTACGACTAGAACGAGAACGTGAAGAAGCATTTATGAAAGAAGCATTTTCTATACCTGAAAATACAGATGAAGAATTACAACAAATATTAATGGAATCATTTGTAAAAGAAACAAAAGTAAAAGAAACAAAAGAAACAAAAGAAACAAAAGAAACAAAAGAAACAAAAGTAAAAGAGATAGAAGTAGAGATAGAAGTAGAGATAGAAGATAAACCATTAACCGCAAAAGAACTAAGAGAAAAACGGATTCAATATTTTTCAAAAAAAAATTGATTCAAATATTATAGTGTATATTATTTATCCAATGGCTCTTTTCATCGACGCAACTTCTCCTAACTCTATCGTTTCAGCTGTATCTTTTGGCGAACCTAAAGTAAATGCTAGCGGCGGAAAAAATGTAGCTGTTTTCAACAAAAATCAACGTGCCATCATGTCTTTCAGTACTCCTGAAGTAACTACTTATGGTATTAATGAAAACAACTACGATGCTGGTAAGCCTCCTACTTATGACATGACTCTTCAACTAGATAAGTCAGACAGTTCAATGACATTTATTCAAAATCTTCTAGCTCTAGAAGCATATATATTGGAAGAAGCATTCAAGAATTCAAAGAAGTGGTTTGGTAAGCAAATGTCAATGGAAGTATTGCGTGAATTTTGGTCGCCCTTTCTACGATTTCCAAAAATCAAGGATACAGGCGATGTAGATACATCTAAGTCTCCTACACTTCGTCTAAAGCTATCTTATTTCGAAGGATCATTCAAGTATGTAGAAGTATACAATACTCAGAATCAGTTAATTTTCCCAAAGAGCAATACATCTCTTCAAGACCTTATTCCTAAAGGTTCAGAAGTTAAGTGTCTTGTTCGTCTCAATGGAATTTGGTTTGCTGGAGGAAAGTTTGGACTAACAGGTAAGCCATCTCAAGTTATTGTTCGACCTAAGACGCGTGTTCTACCAGGTATTTGTCAAATGTCAATGTCATCTACGTCCTCTCGCCAAGATGAAGATAGTTTTACAACTGAAGTTTCTGAAACACATCAAGAACATGTATCCGCACCGGCGCCAGTAACAGAAAATTCAGGTGTAAATGTAACTGATACAGATGATGAAGACGAAGATCCTGATAAGGAATATTCTAGCGCAAAGGTTGAATCAACAGAATCAGCAGAAACAAGTGAACCAGCTCCTCCACCAGTAAAGGGCCGAACACGAGTTAAGAAGAATGCTTAAAATCTACGACTAACTAATTGTTCTTGTGAACTTCCATCTTGTTTATCTTCACCGCCAACAAAACGTTTGCTATATCTAACACGTCTTGACTTTCTATTTTTTTTCAACCGTCTCTGTGTTTTACGATTTCCACCCTTTTTAAACAAACCGAACATAATTAATGAATATAAAATATTTTTTTCAACTCTTGTAATTTTTTTCTTTCTAAATATAATTCTAATAAATAAAATATTTGTCTTAGGTTTATATCGGAAATATTTTTTTTTGTTTCTAAAACTAACGTATCCATTTCTTCTAAAGTAGGAAGAAATGTATCTTGGAACAAAGAAGATAAAATACTATGTAATATATTAAAATTATTTTGTTTCGATTCTACATATTTTATAAATGTATACGCATGTTTATCTTGTTTCAATTGCGATTCTTCTATATCCCTCATGATTAATTCTATTTCTTTCATTTTTTCTATAGCATAATAGATTTGAAATGCTTGTACATAATATTTAGCCATGTTATGATGTAATGTAGTTTGGTTGGAATATTTTTTACGTTTAAAATATAACCCTTTGTGTTGTAATTCAATAATTTGTAGTATTTCAGAAGCAAGAGTATTACAATAATCATGATGTTCTATACTAGCATCTGTCGTTTTAATAAAATGAATAAATTTTGATTCTATTTGATCCATATATTTATAATTTATAAAATTGAAAAAATAAATGAAACATAATTATATTAAATGGATGACATTTTTAATCAGTTCATTCCTACAAAAATTGTGGATGATATATCTCAAGAATGTACATGTAGTAGTTGTGGAGAATTAACCCGGTTTACAGAAGATGGGTTTCGAGTATGTTCAAATTCCAATTGTGGAACAATAATAACCCATGTGATAGATGAAGCACCTGAATGGAGATTTTATGAAGAATCAGCATCAAACCCTACACGATGTGGTTTACCAATCAATCCATTATTGCCTAAATCATCATTTGGGTGTAAAATAGGACGTGGCGGAAAATTATCATATGAAATGCTTCGTATAAGCAGATGTAATGAATGGTCTTCTATGCCTTATTCTGAAATAGCTAAATATAATTCATTTCAATACATTACTCTTATGGCAAATAATGCGGGTATTTCAAAAATGATTGTAGAAGAAGCATGTGCTTATCATAGTCAAATATCTGAACATCAAACTTTTCGAGGGTTAAACAAAGATGGTATTATAGCCGCTTCCATTTATATTGCTTGTCGAATTCAAAATATTCCAAGAACAGCCAAAGAAATAGCTAGAATGTTTCATTTAGATAGTACAAGTGCTACAAAAGGGTGTCGAAATGCGATGACAATTATCAACGAATTAGAACAAAAGAAATCAAATGATATACAACTGGTGTATACAAGTACAACTCCATCTGCGTTTATTGATCGGTATTGTAGTCATTTAAATATGGCTAAAGATTATATCACTTTAGCTAAATTTGTAGCTATGAAGATAGAAAAACAAAATATGATTCCCGAACACACACCTAATTCAGTAGCAACCGGTATTATTTATTTAATATCGAATGAATTTGAACTAAATATATCGAAAAAAGATATTCAACAAGTAAGTGATATTAGTGAAGTGACTATTAATAAATGTTTTCAAACCATTGAACAATTAAAACAAATACTTATTCCACCTCAAGCGTATACGATGTTTAAATCAAGGACGTAAAGTTGGATTTACACATAATTCTTCTGTAGAATATACTTGTGTTTTACATGGTGTTTTTTTATCTACTTTGACACAACTTCGCACACCTTTCCATTCTCCTATATAACAAAATCCAGTTCCTTGAATTGAACTTGAACTTTCATCGGGTTTAGGAACAGTAGTTTGTTTAGGTGTTGACAATTTAGCTACTTTAGATTTACTTTCTGTATTACTTCCCGTATTACTTTCTGATTTACTTTCTGATTTACTTTCCGTAATACTTTCAGAATCATTCGTTGATTCTGAAGAAAAAGAACTAAGTATGTCTAAAGTTGATTGTAAAGATTGAACAAAACTAACTAAATTATATACATAGGGACTTACCCAATAATAAAGTACAATAACTAATATACAAATACAAATAGCAATAATATACCCATAAGATTTAGGTTGAGGTTCTATAAATTCATTTTCCATATATTCTAGTTAAATAATTTTTTGTTTTTCTTATTTGTTTTCTTTTTATTTGTTTTTCTTACTTGTTTTCTTTTTCTTGATCCTCCTTGAATAGGTTTTCCTGTATTTGCTTGTGCTTTTGCTGAACTATCCATTTTTAATTGTAATTCAGCAGCTTTTTGTATAGTATCATTTGAATTTGTGGCTTGTGGAGGTCCTCCTGTTCTAAATTGTGGAACTGTAACTGTACCCCCTCCTGATTTTGCTAAATTATTTTGGGCATGAATACGAGCATTCATATGATTGTTTATATTTTGTTGAGGTGTTGCGCCGTTTGTATCGTACACTTTGTGAGCAAAAGTTCTCATACTTTAATGTGTTATTTTTTTAATTATTTATTATTTTATAAAACTATATGAACGAAAATGAAAAATATCAATTACAACAAATGATTCAACAAAATAATGTAATAGATAATACACATGTTCTTCGTGAATTAAAACATAGTGGTGAAATTCGTACATGTGTTACAAAATTACTTGAATTAAAACAAACTCATTTAGAATTACTTCAAACTAATAAACCTAAATTCGAAGAATTAGCTTTACAAAGTTGCGGGTTTCTTTTTTTTAATTACATGCTTTTATACAATACAATACTAAAAGAAGATCTTAATATGGAAATTATGAATAAATTATTAACTATATTAAGCAATATTGAAAACAACGATTGCGATCAACATGAAGCAAGTTATGAAGTAGGTAAATTGTTAAAAACTATTTATATTGATGGAACTCTACGCAATATTCATAAAGAAGATGAAAAAAATAAAAAAGTATACAAAGAACCAAAAACAATTCAATGGTCGGAATATAAAAAAAATATACAATAATAATATGTCATTTCAACAATCCAATTTAGGTGGAGGATTTAACGGAATATCGCCTACAGTAACACATAATACACAACAAGGAAACTCGTCTGTTTCTCCCGCAGGAGAAGCAAGTCAAGTTGCTTTAGACAGAATGGTTCTTCGTAAAGCATTTCCTACAAATAAATTTGATAATAAATATATTTTAACCAGTAAATGGGCGCAAACTCCTTTTAGAGTAGCTATGAATGCGGGAGACTTATATCTTCGTCAAAATGAACCAGGTGGATCCAATCAAATAAAGGGTTCTGTAGGCATTGGTAAATATAGAAATACACTTGGAACTTATAATGGTGTCCAAAGTGGTAATGGAGCTAGTGGAAACCAGCATTATGTATACGATTCTTCGGTATATATTGCTTATAAAAAACGAGTTGCTAAAAATAAAAATTATAATGATACTAGTTTTAGTGGATCAAATAATGGTGCTTATACTGCTATTATGCGTATTCGAAGATAATTTAGGAATATAATATACATAATATGTATGAGATCATTAGGCGTCCATCGTGAATCAATCACTACATTATCTTCTAATACAAATTCACATGATCAATCTTTATCTATCCAACGTGAAAAAGCTAAAAATAATGTTCGAACTAATATGATTAAAAAAGTAGGTCATTTAGATAGTTCTCAAAGAACTTCTATGATATCATCCGATGTAAAAGGAAGTGTTCTTACTAGAACTGATTTTTCAAATACAGATATAAATGTAGTTAAATCTGCTTTAAATCGTGTTCGTAATAGTGGTTGTATACCACCTAAAAAGAAATAATTCATGTAGTTTATAAATTACGAAATTACATGAATTTTGAAAATATGTATCTAAAATATGTTTAAACTGACTACAAAAGAAATGGTAGACACTTTAGTTGATAATGCTATTTTTCAATTACAGCTTCCTGTGAACTATGTAGATACTCGTTATAATCAAACAGTAAATGGTACTAAAACATTTACTTCATCTCCTAGTGTTCCTACTGTTACTAATATAAATGACAGTACAACAAAAGCAGCTTCTACTAAATTTGTACGTGATGTAGTAGATAATGCCGTTTCTATTATAGAACGGCCTAATGATTATGTAAATTTAACTACAGCACAAAGTATAAATGGTATTAAAACATTTACTTCATCTCCTCTTATTCCTAATGTTACTAATATAAATGACAGTTCAACAAAAGCAGCTTCTACAGCTTTTGTACATAATGTAGTAGATGATGCGATTGATACTTTAGATATTTCCAATACATATGTTACTTTATCATCCAATCAAACCATAAATAGTATTAAAACATTTACTTCATCTCCTCTTATTCCTAATGTTACTAATATAAATGACAGTACAACAAAAGCAGCTTCTACAGCTTTTGTACATAATGTAGTAGATAATGCGATTGATACTTTAGATATTTCCAATACATATGTTACTTTATCATTCAATCAAACCATAAATAGTATTAAAACATTTACTTCATCTCCTCTTATTCCTACTGTTACTAGTATAATAGACAGTTCAACAAAAGCAGCTTCTACTGCTTTTGTACATAATGTAGTAGATGATGCGATTGATACTTTAGATATTTCTAACGCATATGTTACTTTATCGTCAAATCAAACCATAAATAGTATTAAAACATTTACTTCATCTCCTATTGTTCCTAATGTTACTGATATAAATGACAGTACAACAAAAGCAGCTTCTACTGCTTTTGTACAATCTGTTTTACCTATTGAATATTTCAGGTTTGATATAGATACGCCTTATCAATTAACTAATAGTACTATGTTAGGTATTCGTGAATTTGAAATAGAAGCAAATAGTGTATTGAAACTAAATGTATATAATGCTCAAATCATAGAAAATACACCTAATGTATCTATTACTTCATATATGTTTAATATGTATGATGGAACTGGCAATTCTTATGATTCTAATAATAATTTAGTTACAAAAACATTTAATTCTACGAATAAAGTTGATGTTAATTACAATGTAAATGTTTATAACAATACTAACAATGTTATTAATTTGTTTTGGGTGTTATATGTTACTATGAACAAAAATAGCAGTGCTAAATTTAAGACAACACAAAAAGTTACTTATTCTATTCGTAAATTAAAAAGTATAACAAATAACAATGCTAGTTATCCTAATTTACCTTTTAATAAGATATCTTCATTTACTATAAATGATATCGTTGCTAGCTATTTTGATGAACCTTACGCTATTATCAATCCCACTACGAGTAGTACCGGATCATTTGTTTATACTAGTGATTCTAATTTAATAACTATTACAAACAATATTATTACTATAAATGAAAACAATCAATATGGCATAACAACAATTACAGCAACTCAATTAGCTTCTCCACCATATTTAGAATTTTCTACTACATTTACATTTACAATAATAGATCCAATAATACTCGTTTATAATTTTACAACAGTTCCCATAACACTTACATTGCCTATTAGTGGTACTAATATGAATATTAAAAATATAGACTGGGGAGATAATAGTTATAGTGATATGTTTGAACCTCATACATATACTAATCTTGGTAAATATACAATTACTATTTCAGGAACAAATATTACTAACTTAAATAATTATATTGGCGAAGTTCAAAATACATCAGCTTCATATTTAATTAGATGTAAAAGATTTGGAGATGTTGGATTAACCAGTTTAACAAACTCATTTCGTGGATGTATAAATTTAATATCAGTACCTGATATTTTACCATCAAGTATTATGACTTTAAGTTATGTGTTTTGTAACGCATCAAAATTTAATCAAGATATTGGTGGATGGGATACAAGTAAAATATCCCTAATGAATCATATGTTTAGTGGCGCATCAAATTTCGATCAAGATATTGGTGGATGGGATACAAGTAAAGTAACAAATATGAGTTATATGTTTGAATTATCCGATTTTAATCAAGATATTGGTGGATGGGATACAAGTAAAGTAAGTTTAATTAATTATATGTTTAATGGCGCATCAAAATTCGATCAATATATTGGTGGATGGGATACAAGTAAAGTAACAAATATGGGTTATGTGTTTAGTGGCGCATCCGAATTTAATCAAGATATTAGTGGATGGGATACAAGTAACGTAGAAACTATGAGAGATATGTTTAATAGTGCATCAAAATTCGATCAAGATATTGGTGGATGGGATACAATTAAAGTAAAAGATATGACTGGTATGTTTTTCAACGCATCGAAATTTGATCATTATATTGGTGGATGGGATACAAGTGAAGTAACAAACATGACGTACATGTTTTATGGCGCATCAGATTTTAATCAAGATATTAGTGGATGGGATACAAGTCAAGTAACAGACATGAGTTTTATGTTTAATGGCGCATCAGATTTTAATCAAGATATTAGTGAATGGAACATAACAAGTCTTGCATATGCGAATAATATGTTATCAGGAAGTTCATTTTCTCTTACTAATTACGATAAATTATTAACTAATTGGAGTAGTCAAACTATTGTATTAAATAATGTTGATTTTAGAAATACAGGGTTGACTTATTCTTCGAATGGATTAGCTGGTCATATAGAACTTGACATTAATAAAAGTTGGACATTTGGAACAGATACATATGTTGATGAACCATTAATACTTGTTTATAATTTTACAGATCCTACTAAATTAACACTTACATTACCTATTAGTGGAACCAACCTGATTATTAAAAATATAGATTGGGGTGATGGAACAAATAGCAATATATTAGAATCTCATACATATACATCTGTCGGGGAACGTACAGTTACTATTTCAGGAACAAATATTAATAACTTAAATAACTATATTAACAATGTTACAAATGTATCAGCTCGATATTTAACGTCATGTAATAGTTTTGGAAATATTGGATTAACTAATTTAACTTATGGTTTTATGAATTGTGAGAAATTAATAAGTGTACCTGATTTATTACCATCAAATGTTACAATTTTACTTGGAACATTTATTAACGCAAATGAGTTTGATCAACCGTTAATTTGGGATACAACAAATATAATAAATATGATTGAGATGTTTGGTGACGCAAATCTATTTAATTCAGCATTGAATTTCAATACAACTAATGTAAAATATATGAGTAATATGTTTCGTAATACAAATAATTTTGACAAAGATATTAGTTTATGGATTGTATCAAGTCTTCTAGATGCGATAGATATGTTTATTGATAATAAAACAATGTCTATAACAAATTTTAATAATTTATTAACTAATTGGAGTCTACAAACAGTAAAAACAGGTGTTCGATTGTCAGAAATTATTTATTCAGAAAGTGCCAAAAATTCAAAACTTTTATTAGAAAGTAAAGGTTGGGATTTTACAAGTGTAGGAATTCCAGATAGCATACGTAATATAGATACTTTTAATATTGAGTTTACTAATTACATAACTTTAACTAGTGAAACACAATATATCTGTCGTTTAACTATTGGTTTGGGAAGTATAGATTTTTATGCCACTACAGATACAACTCCTACAAAAAAAATAATATTTACAATTACCCCAATATCCAATTTTACAAATACAATAGGTAATTGTGATGTTACTATATTGAAAGGTACAACAATTATATTTCAACCCAAAACATTTCAAATTACAAATTAATATACATTAAATGTATGAAATGTTTTGGCAAAAATGAAAAAAATAATTGTATAACTCCTCCTATCTTACCAAAAGGAACATTAATGCCGAATACAATAAACATGTCACGAAAGATGATAAAATCTCAAATAATCAAAACAACCAAATCATATAAATCTTCTATTACATCAAGTAAACCATATCATCCTTATCCTCCTAATACAAAACTTTTAGGAAGCAATAATAAATAGACTAAAATAAACCATTTTATATTAAATCCAACCACATTACCAAACGCATCACCTGCGAATAATGATATTATTAATTATGGAGACATTATATCTTGGACTACAACGATGGATTTAATTTTACGGTAACTAAAATAGCATATAAATGTTTACTTTAAATGTTTCATGGCAGTAAGAATAATATGTTCTTGATTTGTTAATTTTTGAAATATAATACATTCGTCTATTTTTAATATAAAAAATTTGTTAAACGCATTTTTACAAGTAATATTTGTACCATGTTGTTCAATGTTAATACGTACAATAAATCCGCCATTTGAAAATGTTTGATTGGATAAATTAATCCATCGAATAAAGCGTCCAATTTGAAATTCTTGTAGTTCATCTACATGTCTATATTCTTTTAATTTTTTACGAAGAGAAAGAAGTTTAAGTTCAGATAAAATAGTATGTTTTCTTGCTTCTATTTTTTCATAGGATAATGAAAGAATAGATTGATTGTTTTCGTTTTGAATAGCGTTGCTTATTTGTTCCATATATTAATAATGTAGAATCATTTATTTCATTTCAGATAGAAGAAGTTTATGTTTTTTCTTAGGCAAGCGATGTTTCCAATCTTCAGTTGTTTTTTCTTTTTCAAGAAGGGTTTGAAATTCTAAAATGGTAGGAAGTAACCATTGAAACCATTGTTTATTTCTAGTAATAATAGTACAATGTTCATCATCTAGTTTCCAGTAAATTGGTTTTATAAAAATAGAATGAAGGGCCATTACAGATGTTTCCCATTGTAGATATTCTTCTTGTGTACATTGGAATGGCGCGTATTCATAATGATAAGATCCATTTACTTCAAAATGTAGAATAATTCCTTTATATTTTCCATCTTGTGTCATTTGAAATGATCCATCTGAATCAAACTCTTCTTTCGAAGAATATTCTTTAAAACTAGTTTCTAGAAAATCGCATGAATCTAAATCACATACTTCCATTTGAATCTGACATTGAATCCAATATTCTTCTTTTGGATTTCCGGTAATTTCACGTGAACATGGGTTTTTAATTTCAAGCATTCTTCCATAATAAGGGGACGATTCTAATACATTAATTCCGTCGGGAGATGCTCCTAAAAATGGATAATTTGAATGTTGGATACATCCATACGATTGTATTTTGGTTTGATTGATATGACAATAATAATCTACAGAAACTTGTTCATATTTTACGCCCCAATGTAAAGGGCTAGTTGTGTTAGTAGTTTGAAAAGTAGAAACAGTACCGCATTTATTACATATAAGTTCATTACGTTTTGCTTCGGATCCTAATATTTTATAAATAGAACTGGCAGTTAAAAGCGAATGTCTCATGGTATACCATTCTTCTGTTCGTTGTTCAGGTTGATGTTTCTGTTGAATATTATTTAATTTTTCAGCTGTATTGTCTTGTGGAGGACAAACAAAACTAGTTCGTCCTTGTAATAAGCACAATGGAACAAGTAAAGATGGTATATAATCTAATTGTACTTGTAATAATTCACATACATCTTCAATCATGTTTTGTGTAAAAGATTCTTTATGAATATGTTCAATATGATCCTGAACATATTCTTCCATTAAATAAAGGGCAATTTCGTATTCTTTCATTTTAATATACTATAGTTATAATATTAAGTCAATTTAAGATTTGATTTTAAGTGTTTTATTTTTAGGAGTAAGTGAATGTAATGGTGAAACAGCTTCGGCGCAATTGATTTTATATTTTCCATTGTGTAGAACAAGACTTGGAATAGATAGTATTTTGTTGTTCACCATATCATAATTAACATCTTTTGTTTTGTGTAATAATTTTTTATTTATTTTTTCTTTTAATAATTCACGCAGTTGAATAGTAGATTCATCTGACAATTGATGAATTATTTTATATTCATTTACAAAATCGTACATTTTATTTAATTTTAAATATTTATCTAACTTATTCCAAGGAAGATTGTTGATATTGTTGCTATCCATTTTTAAAATATCATCTATAGTGGTCATGATACTATAGATAATAAAATATGTCTAACTTCATTTTAATTAGTATTTTTTATATCTTTTTGATTTTTATATATTATATGTTGGATCTAAAACACAGCCGGATAGATCACTCCAAATAGTTCCTTGACTACAGCAAGAAGGTCCTAAACATACATTAGGAACATCAATACCACTTACATCTATAAAAGATGTAGATTGTGAATTAGCAGTAGATAATTCTGTAGAATTAGTTGGCGCAGATACCCATGTATATTCATCATAATTATCATTTTTACGTAAATACATGTCTATTAATCTTCGTATAATGAAAAAAGAGCCAATAATAGTAACTAAATTAAACAAAGGACCTGAAGCAACACGAAGAGGTCCCACATAATTTAATAGCAAAGTTGCTAACATACAAATGCCAACAACTACAATTAGTTTCATTAATCGCACATGAGCATCATATTGTTGACTAAAATAAGTATTAATTTCAATCATTTTGAGTTGGTTATATTTTTCGTCTTCTATTTTTGCTAAATTTTGTTTTGATTTGTTTAATTCTTGTTCTAGAATTCTTAATGTATGCGTTTGTTGTTTTAATGCCTTTTCTGTACTTTTTTCAAGAATAATTTCATTTTTATAATGATTAGCTAAAGTATTGTATAAATTTACACGTGTTGCTGTTAATGAATTAATTTGGTTTGTAATAGTTTCTATTTCACTGTTTGTCATAGTGCTTTCTTTGCCTAGTGATATGTTTTCAGCATTTCTAGTTAAGACGTGATAAAGTTGTTCTTCTGTTTTTTGTAATTGAGATATTTGGTTCATTAATTCTTGAATATTGGCCATATATATTTAAATGTATAAAAAAAATTGAATCTATAATGTATTTACTACATGAATTACAAAATGGCTCTTAATGTTATTCCTGATTATGAACCTGATACGGTAACTATGTTTATCAATTATACCAATCAACAAATATTTAACTATAATCTAAACTTTTTAGAAGCAATTCAAATGTATTTGTTAGACAATAATATTCCTCAACATTTTAAGCAAATTAACTATATCTATAATAGTGTACAAAATATTGCTAATCAATTTCAAACCGAATTAAATATTTTCCATAATAATAATAATAATAACAATGGACAAATCTTTAATGATCGTATAACACGTACCTTGTTACTTATAAATGATGTCTTTAATTTATTAAACCAAGTACATCAGCCGCAGGTATAAACTAAATATTCTATTTTTTTTAAAAAATTGATTTAGTAAATTATAATGAATTATAGTATATGGACGATCCAACTACGATTTCGACTATTTTTACATCGAGACAAAATTTATTGGATATATTATCTGAAATAGGATACGATACAGAAGAATATAAAGGATTTAAGATAAATCATGTTGCTACATTAATTAAAAACAATCAATTAAATCTATTGTTACGTAAAAAAGAAGATGATAAAAAATTGTATGTAAAATATTATATAGATGGATCTCGTCTTACATCACAATCTGTTCATAAATTAAAGGATGAATTTTTCAATGATGAGATTTTAACCAAAGACGACACATTAATGATTATTAGCAAAGATGATCCTAATGATAATATTAAAGATACGTTGGATGAATTATGGAATATATATGGCATTTATATTAGTATTATTTGGATCAAAAGTTTACAATTTAATATTTTAAAACACCAATCTGTACCTCCACATATTATTTTGACGGAAGAAGAAGTCAGTGTTTTTAAACAAAAATATAATATTCAATCTAATTCTGAATTACCTTCTATTAGTCGTTATGATGCGGTTGGTTCTATTTTGTGTATGAGACCGAATCAAATATGTAAAATTATTCGAAAAAGTAGAACATCTTTAGAAAGTGAATACTATCGTATCTGTATTTAAATTAAATTGTATAATAATATATGATATTTGAATGGTTTCAAACATTATGTATTTTTATTCTCTTTTTTTTATTGTTTTCTGTAAATTTTTATAATAGTAGTGTTCAAAATCTCCAAGATAACTGGGCATTATATAGATGTAATCCAATTATGATGCCGTTTGCTGGAATGATGGCTCCGGATGGAACGACTACACAGGATAATTTTTCATTTTGTATTCAAAATATTATGACTAATTTTGCTCCTTCTATAACTCAACCTTTTGCTTTTTTACAGTCTATGACAATGGACATGATGGATTCTGTTCAAACAAGCAATGAAAATACAACAGATCAAGTTTCTTCTATTAAATTTGGTGTATCTGATATTATTTCTAATATTTATAGTGTTTTTATCAATGTAATTGTTGAATTTAATATTATTGTTATTAAATTAATAGATACTCAAGGAAAAATATCAGGTGTTATTGCTTCTATGTTATACATAATGACCGCAGTTCAATTTACATTTGAATCTATGTGGAATGGTGTTCCTGGTAAAATGATACAAACGATTGGTAAATTATAAATAAGATGTATATGGATATAGATACAAAAATATCAACCATGTATGAAAATATTGGTTATTTAGGAATGTATGGATCCGACGTTCTTATAACAATAATATTAATATTTATTACTTTTGCTATTGTATCTTATATATCCTATACGTCAGTTGTTTCGCAGTTAAAAACAAATTGGAACGAACATAAATGTAATCCGATTATTATGCCTTTTGCTGGTTTTATTATGCCTAAACCAGGCCAATCATTTTCAGACACAACATTTGAAAATTTTAATTTTTGTATTTATCAAGATTTATCTGCCATACTTAACATTATTATGATGCCTTTTGAATTCATATTGTATTTAACTATTGAAATGATTGATGGTGTGTTGGCTACTATCGTAGCTATCATAGAAGTTTTAACTTGGCTAAAGAATCAATTTGGAAGTATATTTAGTAGTATTTATAACAAAATTATAAATTTTCTAGTTCCTACTATTGAAATTATAGTACATTTAAGAGATGCTATAGGAAAATTAAGTGGTATTCTTACTACTATATTATATACTACAATCAATATTTACAACATTACTGTATCAGGTCTTATTAATATTTTAACTATTTTAGTAAATTTATTAGCAGCATTAATTGCTGTTCTTGTATCTATGTTTTTAGCCGCTTTTGCTCTTATACCGACACCTGCTTTTCCTGCTGGTATTGCGATTCAAATTGCGGCATCAGCCATTTTAGGTGGTATCGTATTGCCTGCTATTATTATTTGTAGTATAACTCATAATACATTAGAAGATTTGTTTAATGAAAGTAGTCCAAATGCTCCTAAAAAACCATCGATTAAAAAACATAAAAAGAAAAAAAAGAAATAAATATATGAACTATTCATTTGGGTTATTTAAACCTATCTACAAAGGAACTTATGAAGACTGGGCTAAATTACAAGAAAAAATAGCATGGTGTATAAATGATTTCTCCATTTATCCTAATGTAGTTGTTCAATGTCCTAATTGTGGATCTATTAATATACACAATTTAAAACATTTAAAATTAGACAACAGTTTACAGTGTAGTTTATCTAGCTATAATGGTCATAAAATATATTATGAATGTCCTGGATACAAAATAGGTATTATTACAGAATAATATATTCTACTACTATGATACTAAATTTTTGGATATTTTTGTTAGTTGTGTTTTTATTGATTCAACCTATTCAAGAAAAATTTGCGAATAAAAATATTTTATTAGCAAACAGAGAACGTCCTACATGTAAATCAAGTTACAGTTCAAGTGGAGGGTTTGTATGTCTTACTACAGACGAAGAAAAAATGTTACATCAACGCGGAGGAAATCGAACTAACGACGCGGACTTCTAGTAAACCGTTTGCGTTGACTGCGATTTTTATAATTCTTGTTTTTGTAGTATTGTTGAGATAAAGTTAACCCAACTGGTAAAAGACTTGCGGTTGCTGCATTGTACAACGAAGTTACGTATCCTCCTCGCTTGTTACTTTTGCGCCGAGTTTGTCTAAAGGTGTTTGAAGTCATACATAATACGGAGAAAATATTTTAAATGAATAACATAAATAAAAATACAAAGAGTTAATATAAAATGAATAAATAAAAATAACGTAATGTATAATAAATATGGCTTTAATTCATCTAAAACAAGTTCTTGAATAGGATGAATAATTAATTTAATGTTTTTTTTAATATCTTCTCTATTTAATATCTCTAAATATTTAGAAATCATAACATAGTTTAATTATTTTATAATTGCGTGTTATTCGTAATTATAAAAATAATTTTTATGTATATGACAATATATCATCCAAATTCAGATTTTGATTTTTCTAAATTATATTTATCACAACCATTAGCATCTGCGAATGGATCGTTTTTTTCAAAAATAAATATAATAGATACAGATGATTCTTTGTTTATATATACTCCTAAATGTAATACTCGCCAAGGAATTGTAACTACAAAGGACAAAATATATACAGATTTATTATTTACTTCTGTAAATAGTAATATAACTCAATGGTTGTCTTTATTAGAAGAGCATTTACAAAAACTTATATTTGAAAAGAAAGATATATGGTTTGCTACTGATAATATTGAATTAGATGATATTCAAAACGCATTTATTCCTATCATAAAAATATATAAAAATACTCAATATTTATTAAGAGCTTATGTTCAACAAACAAAACAACAACTTAAGGGAGAACCATTATTAATTTACAATGAAAATCAAGAACCATGTTCTATGTCTTCTATAACAGAAGACAATCCTATGATAACTATTTTAGAAATACAGGGTATAAAATTTAGTCAGAAATGTTTTCATATTCCTATTGTTATTAAACAAATTATGTTGTTTTCAAAAACATCATTTCAACAATGTTTAATTTCACATGATATAGCTTATGAAAAACAAAAACAACCCGAAGTAAAAGACCTAGAAGTAAATCAGTTCGAAGTAACTCAACCTGAAATAGAAGAACCAGTAAAGATAGAAATAGAAGAACTAGAAAATAAAGATTTGCTTAAGGAAGTAATTGTAGACATCCATGATTTAGATGAAATTATTCAAATACAAAATCCAATAGAAATTTATATTAAAACAATTGAAAAAATAAAAAATCTAACAATGGAAGCTAAAAAAGCTTATAAATTTGCGAAAGATATTAAGCAACAATTTAATATTGAAGAAGAATTACCAACATTTTAATTTTTTTTTATATAATTTTATATAATGAAGAACGTTGAAACTATGGTAGTAATAGTAGCATTTTGTGCTTTAGGATTATTAATATACAACTCTAATACCAATAAAAACATGAATCCAATGACCTCTTCACATTTAGGAAATTCAAATTCGGCTCCATCCGCATCTATGCCATCCAGCCATACAGACATGTACGCAGGCGCATCGGGACTTAAAACAAATACCTACAACATGCCTTCACACTCCATGAATGATGACCCTACTATGTTGTTACCTAATGATGCTAACAGCAAATGGTCGAATTTAAATCCTTCTGGAGATGGTCAATTAAAAAATATTAATTTATTGTCTGTACAAAATTTAATTGGACAAAATACAGTAGGGTCTACTAAAAAGAATATGAATTTACAACTTCGATCTGAACCCATCAACCCTCGCAACAATGTAAGTCCGTGGTTACAATCTACTATTGAACCTGATCTTATGCGTAAGCCATTAGAAATTGGACAAGGCGAAAATTAAATATTATTGTTAATTAATATGGATTTTACCTATATATTAATTATCATTCTTCTTCTTGTTTTTTTAACTTTTTACTTGAATTCGGATAGATTCAATTTAGTATGTGTTATTGCTAAAAAAAACGGAAACACTTATTGTGTCCGTGATTCGGATCGTATTCAAGAAAGTGTAGAATTACTCGCAGAAGCATCAGAACGCATGAAACAAATAGTTCAATCATTACGCCGAAAATATCCCGAAGACAAACGTGTAAAACGATTAGTTCAAAATTTTAATCCAGACAAAATTGTAGAAACATTGCCAACAAGTGAATTCACTGCGTATAGTGAAAATAAAGGTCAAAAATTAGCTTTTTGTTTAAGAAAGCATAAAGATGAAATGAAATTAGTTGATTTAAATACACTTATTTTTGTAACATTACACGAATTAACACATTTGGCAACAGAATCCATTGGACATAAACAAGAATTTTGGACTAATTTTAAGTTTATTTTAAAACATGCTGTTTTAGAAGGAATTTATGATCCTGTTGATTATTCTAAATCTCCAGAAGATTATTGTGGATTAATGATTGATGATAATCCATTGTTTTAAAAATAGTATAGGAAAACTATATAAACGCTATTTTATGGTAATAATTTATATATTATTACTATATGATAAAATCCATTAAAAAATATGATAAACAATATACAAATATGCTAGGAATTGTAAATCCATATGAAACTTTTCCTTATAAAATACATGCTGAATTACCAAAATTTGATATTGTTGCTCATCGATTAAATCCTAAACATAATTTTGTTTATGATAAATTGTTTATAGCAACATCACAATCTATGTCAGCAGGAACTTTAATTGAAGTCGCAGATACTACTAATTTTCCTATTTTTATTAAACCTAGATATGGACACAAAACATCTTCTAGTAAAAATTGTTATAAAATATCTAGCATGGATGAATTAAAACCATATTTAACTAAAAAAGATATGATGTGGTCAGAATTTGTAAATGCGAAAGAAAGTATGACCGATTTTTATTTAATTAATGGTGAAATTGTTTACCAATTAACTTATATTTATTCAGAAAAACAAAATGGGTTTGCTGATGATTGGAAATACATTTCACCAGAAAATAAACCTCCAACTGAAATTGTAGAATGGGTCAATCGTTATATGGTTGGTTATTCAGGTCCTGTGAATGTTCAATATCGATCAAATAAAATTATTGAAGTAGGGCTTCGGTTTGCTCGCAGTGGCATGTATATTGAAAGTACTCATAATAAACAACTTATTACAACTATCAATCACGCATGGGAAACAGGTATATGGTCCTTTAAAAATGTAAATGAATTTACATTCAAACCTTATTATAGTTTCAAATGCTGGTCTCCTTTTCCTGTTATTTGTTTAATACCCCAACACATTATAGATTTTATAATGAAATACAACCATTGTATGCCTTTCTATGAATATTATTTTGAACCAACTGGAAAAAAAAGTGTTATCTTTTTCCAGTTCTTACATGAAAATTTCGAACAAGGTATGAAAACAAAAAAATTATTAGAAATGTACATGACGTTGATATCTATATTTATTTTGTTATGTATACTCGTTTCAATTTATTTATTAATGACAAAAAAAAATTATATGTATAGTTTATATTTAATACTTTTATTGTTTGTAATGAGTTTAGATAATTCAATTGATGTTTTATGTAGCCAAATTATAAATCAAAAACAATTTGTTGTTTAATACCACCACAGATAATAGACAGAATGTTTGGTTACTACGCGATATCCATCCCGCATAGTATCCATGCTTACAATATAACTTGTTTCCCACTTTGTTCCATCATCCAATTTGCCTACGCAATAAATATAGCCATTGCGTGTTGTTTCAAATTTCCACTCATGAAGAGTGTACTTCCAATAATTCACATCATTATCTAGTTGGCTATTCCAATCCCTCATAATTTATTATTGCTCAAATCTTTAAGTGTTATAAGTTAATTATTTTACTAATATATGGAACGAATAAGATATACTGATTCGATTTATGAAGGTGAATGGGATTCTGAAAATGAAGAAAAACATGGAAAAGGAAAATTAACATTTTCAAATCTTATTTTTGATGGAACATGGAAGCATGATTTGATACATGGTATTGGAACCATTACCTATAAACAACCTCAAACTACTAAATTTGTATTTATTAAAGGATTATGGGATCAAGGAGAATTATTAAAAACTAAAATTTTAAATAATAATAAACTTAGTGTAGATTTTTCAGATTTATTATTTTTTTTAAAAACATATGTACCTAGATCATTATATCCATTATGTGGGTTTATACAATCATCATCTGTTGTAGAATTATTTTTAAAAAATATAAAACAATCTTCTGTAGTTAAACTTGTTGCGTTATGTCATGCGGAAATAATAGGTATTATAGAAAATAATAGATTAGAACAATCGTATCCTGTAATTGAGCGTATTAGTATGGTTCCTAATGATGTGATTAGTTATATTAACATAGATGATACCTATAATATATATATATAAAATGGTTACAAAACCTTATGCGAATAATGAATTATTTAAACTAAAAATAAAAGAACAACTAAATGAAATTGTTCATAAAGGATGTATGGAAAATATTGAAACACCTGATTTTAATTACTTTAAAACCAAATGTAAAGATAAAGAAATTCCTCATCATACTTTTTTTGATAGTTCAGATAAACAACAAATGTTTAACAAAGAATTTTCAAATGAAGGAACTGGATTGAACCTATTATTGCTAATAGATGAACATAATAATTATATTAATTTATTTTCAATACAAAATGAATGGACTTTACAAGAAATATTAAATGAAATCACAAGGTGTAAACATTTTATATTTATAGATTCATCTTGTTCTAATCAAGAATATGATACATATTCACAAGATCAATTAAATACATTAGGTGGTAAATCAAAAACAAAAAACAAAAAACAAAAAACAAAAACAAAAAACAAAAAACAAAAACAAAAAACAAAAAGAATATATTAAAAACAAAAAAAGATATATAGAATGATAACTGGTTTAGCTAATATTGGCAATACTTGTTTTTTAAATTCAACTCTACAGTGTTTATTACATTTAAATGAATTAAATATTATTTTAAACCAACAAATCCCCACTACATTATTATTAAAAGAATATAATGATCTTCGGTTGTTAATGTTTAAAAACTATAAATCAGTCAGTCCAAATCGGTTTGTTCATGTTATTCATCACATTTGTAAAGAAAAGAAAATGGTATTGTTTTCAGATTTTCATCAAAATGATGTATCTGAATTTTTACAATTTATGTTAGATGAACTTCATATATCTATGAAACAAGAAATGGAAGTAAATATTCCACTAGATTTAAATAAAGTAGATAAAATATGTTATGAAATGATTCAACGACTATATAGTAAAGACTATTCATCTATTAAAGATCTTTTTTGTGGAATTGAAGTATCTACTGTAAAAACACCTACAGAAACTATTATTAATGCTGAACCTTTTTTAATATTAAATCTTCCTGTTAAATCATGTACAACTATTTATGAATGTCTTCAATTATATACAAAAGAAGAACAAGTAGATTATAAAACAACTGAATCAGTAATTGCTTACAAACAATTACAATTTTGGAAATTACCAACATTGTTATTTATTACATTAAAACGTTTTGATAATTTTAATAAAAAATTAAACCATTTTATTGATATACCTAAACAAATTACAATTGATTCTATACATTATGAATTAATATATGTATGTAATCACTACGGTAATGTACAAGGTGGACATTATAATGTTATTCTTCGTAAAAATAATGAATGGATTGGCATTAATGACAATACTGTAGTAGTTATATCAGAAAATAATGTAATTACTCCTAATGTTTATTGTTTATTATTTAGGAAAATTTGATATAACGTATAATTATGATATGTGTTGGATGGATATTAGTTATATTAACAGCATTATTTATTATATATACGTTTGCTTCACATAGCGAATTTAACAAACCATCAAATAAATTTTCAATAGCATTTGCTATATTAATATGTATAGATTTATTCTATTTTTTCCTAGAAGTATTAAAAATAAATAAATAAAAAATTAACTTAGTATATGAACGTTTATTTAATCATTTCTATCTCCATTTTTATGTTATTTCTTATCTTTTTTTATAATTCTTATTCTTCTCTTGAACTATTGATATTTTTAGCATTTGTAATGATTATTAGTTTTATTGGTGCTCAATATTTTTTTGGAGTTAATTTAACGGCTAATATACAAAATTTATTTTCGTCACCTGAAATAGACGTAGCCATTGTTCAACCAAATAAAACCATATTAGATACCACAAAAAAACAAACATATCACGTACAAGGAAAATTTGATTACATGAATGCTAAAGCTTTGTGTAAAGCTTACAATGGAAAATTAGCAAATATTCAACAAGTAACCGATGCGTATTCTAAAGGAGCAGAATGGTGCGACTATGGTTGGTCAGAAGATCATATGGTTTTATTTCCAACTCAAGAAAAAACATGGAAATCTTACCAAGAATTAGGAAATAAAGAACAATGCGGTCGTCCAGGAGTAAATGGTGGATATAATCATAATATATTCCAACGTTTAGGAGCGAATTGTTTTGGAAAAAAACCGGATTTAAAAGGTAACATGCCTGTTAAACCTATATCGCAGCCTATTGTAGATAAACGTGTTCAATATTGGCAATCAAAATTGCCATCACTTACTGTTTCGCCTTTTAACTATGAATCTTGGAGTGAATAAGACTTAATTGAAAACCTGTTGTTTTTTGGATCGGGCATAGTTTGAAGTCTTGTAATTTGTATTTTGTCTTCTTCAGATACATTATACGGATTATTTTTCCGTAAAATGTTGAGTACATGAACAGTAGCTTGTGTCCATCCGGCATACATTGGAGATGATTTTGTCTTCTTTGATTCCGTAGTAGTATCCATTGTAATATCCATGTTGTAATTTTGTAATAAATTAATGTAGTTTAATTCATTTCAATTTTTAATTGAAATTTATTTGCGTCTAATTCTTTTTCTTTTCTTTTCTTTTCTTTTTTTAATAACATTCATATAATTCAATTTGTCTAGATGTATTGTCTAACGTAATTTTCAATATGGCACAATTTATAAATTTTATTTTTTTACGTTTTCTATATTAATCAATAATATATACCTTGTATTCTGTTGTTATGAAGACTTTTGTCAATACATTAATAGTTTCTCTATATTAACGTTATAAACAAAAAAAAAGTGTTATTGATTTAAGTGAAGGTGCGTGAAGTAATTACCGTCTATATTGGCTAAACGGAGAATCTTTGGTCTTGGTATATTCGACGAACACGGCTGGGGAACATGGCCAATCGTAAACTGGTTTCTTTTGGAACTTGGTCTTGGTCTCTACGGGCGCAGATTCGTCAGGGTCGTTTAGAAACGGCTCAGGCCATGATCGAGCTTTCTTGATGTTGAAGATAACGATGTCTTTATTTTTGCGGTCCGCTGGTGTCCCCCATTGACTTATTTTCTTTGACGCCGCTTGCCACCGGTATGTTGGCTTGGATCCTTTACGGTTGAGTACTACCGCACGCTGTTCACGATAAGCAAGACGACGTTTCTGCTTTCGAGTAGTTGGTTCTTTTTCTTCAGGTTGTTCGTTGATTTCGTCTTCAATCTCGGCGACAGGTTCGTTGCTGTTCGATTCAATATGTTTTTCTTCCGTCATTTCGAGAGATAAAATGTATTGAATGGAAGAGCAATGAACGCAATCGTAAGCGAGAAGAGGTGAGCAAAATTCGTAAGTAGTTGACATCTTGATCGGTTGGAGTTGGTTATATCTACTATTTATATTAAAAATCGTTTCAATTTTATTTTGAAATCTCACAACGCAATGTGTCTAACTTCATAGTAGAACCATCTTTCAGAAATGTAAATGCTGTGTAAACATTAATTTTACTAACAGTACTGTTTGTTTTGTTATATACATCTGTAATAGATTGAAGAGAAGGATATTCTTGTTCATTATACAAAAATCCTCTATCCGTTACGAGTATTTTTTGTTTTCTGAAATATAACTCGGATATAGCATGATGTTTACATAGGTCAAGTTGATTGGTCGGAGAAATACGTTTCTTTTTAGGTTGAATTGCTTTTTCAAATTCTTTAGTTACTTTAGCTTCAAACAAAGAATATTCTGTTTGAAGTCGTCGAAGTTGTTCTTTGAATTGGTTTAAATCATGTTCAATCGTTGTTTGTGATATAGAACGTATTGTTTGTTCCAATTCCTTGATTAATTTCATTTCTTCCGGTTTATGTTTTTGACCAATTTCTTCACGAATCGTTTCTTGTTCTTCCGTCAAATTCATCTTTTACTTTATATAATTTAACTTTTTAAAAAAATATGTTTCAATTTTATTAAACATTCATTTCAACTAATAATATATAATTCTGATAGATCCATCCATACATAGTTTCATCTAATTTATAAGGCATTTGTTTCATTTCATTCATAAATATATCATTTAATAACAAATCAAAATCTATCCAATCTTCAATAATATCCCATTTATTTGTATGAATAAGATGTATCCATTCGTCTAAGGTAGGAAGAGTAAAGTTGTGTTTAATAAATTTTAATGTATATTCAGGATATTGAATCACAATAAGATGCCAATTTTGTAATAAAGAATCACGTTGTTCTTCTTGATATTCTATAATAGGTATAAACTGAAGATAACAACATTTTCTATTTATAATCGATACATAAAATTCATCTTTTGTATGATAAAGTATTGGTTTTGTTAGGATGGATAAATAAGGAACATTGATAGTTAAAAAATTTGCGAATGCTTCTTGACATAATGTTTGTTCGCATAATTCTTGTTTATTCATTTTTTACATAAATGTATATAAATTTATATGAATTCAATTATAAATTCATTTAAAAAAAATAAGCGTGATTATATAGAATGAATGAAATGAGTGTTATTAAACGTGATGGATCTATACAACTCATGTCTTTTGATAAAATTTTGAATCGTATCAAAACTTTAGGGAATATGAATCCACCACTTCAATTAAATTATAGTCAACTTGTTATTAATATCATGGATAAATTACATGACAAAATTACAACATCTAAAATAGATGAATTAACAGCCATTGAATGTGCGTATAAAATATCTAGTCATCCTGATTTTGGAACTCTTGCTGGAAGAATTATCGTATCTAACAATCATAAAAATACATCTACGTCATTTCGCGATATAACAGAAATGTTATTTCAAGAAGGCATTGTTCAAGAACCTTATTATAACTATGTGATGAATAATTTTCGTATTTATCAAGAAATTATTGATTATTCTCGTGATTATGATATTGATTATTTTGGATATAAAACATTAGAACGAGCTTATTTATTAAAAGTAAATGATACTATTGTTGAACGACCTCAACATATGTGGCTGCGCGTAGCAATTGCTATACATTTAAATGATGCCGATAAAATCAAAGAATCTTATGATTTAATGTCTCTTAAAAAATTTACTCATGCTACACCCACTTTATTTAATGCGGCTACACCTAAGCAACAATTATCATCTTGTTTTTTAGTGGCAATGGAAGAAGATTCTATTGATGGTATTTATGATACATTGAAACAATGTGCTCAGATATCAAAACATGCTGGTGGCATTGGTCTTCATGTACATGATATAAGAGCTAAAGGATCTAGAATTAAAGGTACAAATGGAGTAAGTAACGGAATAGTACCTATGTTACGCAATTTTAACGAGACAGCACGATTTGTAGATCAAGGTGGAGGAAAACGTAAAGGATCTTTTTCTATTTATTTATCGCCTGATCATGCGGATATTGAAGATTGGTTAGATTTAAAGAAAAATACAGGAGATGAAAATCTTAGAGCTCGTGATTTGTTTTATGGTATTTGGATTCCGGATTTATTTATGGAACGTGTAAAAGCAAATGAATCATGGAGTATGTTTTGTCCTCATATGTATCCAGGATTAAATGATGTCTATGGAGAAAAATATAAACAATTGTATTTAAAATATGAATTGGAAGGCATAAATGTAAAAAAAATAATGGCAAGAGATTTATGGTTTAAAATTTTAGCTGCTCAAATGGAAACAGGTAACCCATCCATTTTATTTAAAGATGCTTGTAATGAAAAATCAAATCAAAAAAATATTGGAACTATTAAATCTTCCAATTTATGTACAGAAATTATACAATATAGTGATAAGCATGAAACAGCTGTATGTAATTTAGCAAGTATATCATTGTCTAAATTTGTAAAGGATAAAGTGTTTGATTATGATGATTTACACTATGTAACTAAAGTAGTCACTGTTAATTTAAACAAATTGATTGATATTAATCATTATCCAACAGAAAAAGCATTAAGTAATAAAAAACATCGACCTATTGGAATTGGTGTTCAAGGATTAGCAGATGCGTTTGCGTTAATGGATATTCCATTTCATAGTGATGCTGCTTTAGAAGTAAATAAACAAATATTTGAAACGATGTATCATGCTGCTATGGAACAAAGTATGGAATTAGCAAAAGAATTAGGACCTTATGATACATTTTATCATTCGCCTTTATCCTTTGGTCAATTTCAATTTGATTTATGGAATGTAAAACCATCCAAACGATATGATTGGTCCAATTTACGTAACCAAGTCATGACATATGGTGTAAGAAATTCATTACTTATTGCTTTAATGCCTACTGCGTCTACATCTCAAATATTAGGAAATAATGAATGTTTTGAACCCTTTACAAGTAATTTATATGTAAGAAGAACATTAGCAGGTGAATTTATTATTATTAATCAACATTTAATTAAAGAATTGATTGAACTCAATGTATGGAATGAAACATTAAAAAATAAAATTATAGAAAATAAGGGAAGTATTCAAGCATTGGATTTGCCAACACATATCAAAGATAAATACAAAATTGTCTGGGAAATTCCTATGAAACATATTATTAATATGTCACGTGATCGAGGACCTTTTATTTGTCAATCACAAAGTTTAAATTTATGGATTGAAAATCCAAATAATTCTGTATTAACTTCTATGTATTTTTATGCGTGGGAAGAAGGATTAAAAACAGGTATTTATTATTTACGAAGAAAACCAAAACATCAAGTTCAGCAATTCACAATTGTTCCTTGTGAATCATGTACCGCATAAAAAAATTGAATAACAATAAATAAATATTATTTAACATATCAATGGCTTCTCTTACTGAACCTCTTTTCATGGAAATTACTACTCTTGGCAAACAAGTAATTATTGTACTTTTTGATGTTAGTGGGTCAGTTATGTGTAATTTCAAATCAACATCGTATACAGTACTTGATATTATGGTAATGACATTATTTAGAAAACTTCGCGAAAAGAATATTAAAATATTTAAAGCTATCTTTTTCGGTTCTAAAAATCCAAACAAAATGCCAAATGGTTATATAACAGATGAAACTTTATTTATTGTTTCCCAAGAAGATGAATTTTTGAAAGTAGCTAAATCTCATACCGACAGATATAATTTAACTTGTCCTCATATTGCTATTCAAAACATACAATCTAATTGGTTGACTACTAAAAATTCAGATACTACAATTGAATTATATATTGTTGGCGATGGTGAATTATATGACGGCAATCAAGATAAATATAATGTAAAAAGAGAATTTAGCACAGTTGTTAAAATGTTTTTAAACCGTAATCCATTGGTACGCATTGGATTTCATGCGATCGATGGAAGTAGCACTACTATATCTGAAAATACAGCCGGTGTGGATATGTATGAAAGTTTAAAAGAAGCAAAACTAACTAGCCGAGTGAGTACATTTCATTTATTCAAATCCAATATTCCTTCAGATGAACTTGAACTAGTAACTAACGTAATTGTTCCTAATGGATACATTGGATATGAAAACAAAATGTTTTTAATAACACGAGAAACTGAATTTTTCAATTATTTATCTTTACAAATTAAAAATTGTAAAGATGAAACAATTTATTCGATTGTTCGACACAGTTCTGCTGCTGTAGGCAATATAATTAAAAGTAAAGGTTTATCAATTAATCTTGCGAATATGTTAATATATGGATATTCAAATTTGTTCAATGAATACAAATGCGAAGATCCAACAATTGATATTGTATCCGAAGATTTGATTCAATCGTTTACTAAATCTGTACACAATACAATTCACAATCAAACTGAATTTAGTACGACATTTTGTACAGATCGTAAAAAGTTCTTCGAAGAGGTAAATATATTGTTATCAAAAAATGTAAAAAATGCGATTGGAACTAATTCAGTACATGGTTATAGCTTTATTCTTGATAACAAAATATATAAAATGTATATGAGCGATGTAACTTCTCCTTTAACTCCAGCATTGCCGTATGCTTGTTTTAAAGATAGCAAAGGAACACTTGCTCCAGTTATACCTGAATCAAGACGATTGGGCAAAATAACAGACCAATGTATGCGACAGTATGTTCGAAATATAGTTAACAAAATATATGGATTTCCAGTTCAATCCGAACAAGCTAAATTTGTTCCATTAGTAACAATGGTTGTAGTATATATGTCAGATGTTTCTCCTGAAATAAAGAAAACATTTATAGATATGAGTATTTGTATGCTTCAAAAAACATTAACCGGTATAAATGTTACAGAACTTGAACATTACAGAAAAGGAAATGTACATACAACTAAAAATTGGATTTCAGAATTACAACAAGTGATTGAAGTTATTACTCATACAAAAATACCAGCTCTTGCTTTTTGGTTTGCTATATGTAATATTTTAGATGAAACCTTAGGAGATAATGTTTTATCTAAAAATCAATACATGTATGTAAAAAGTGAAGTTACTAGTCCATCTTTATGGAAATCTTATATTGAATCTTTATCTAAAGTAGATGTTGTTTATATTGAAAGTGAAAATTTAGAATTTGTATGTTCATTTACACATGAAAATACAGCATCCGGTGGATATGCGATTACTCCACATTCATGGAATAATTCATCATCTTCTCAACTATGTTCTATCAATACAGTTATGACCCCTGATGAAGAATTTATGCATTTACTTATTCAAAATGATCATTATCATTGTCCTATGTGTCGATCACGATTACATAAAAATACATTACGGTTTGTTCGAAAATCGGAATGTACTATATACTTGCCTATCAGTATTGATTCAACTGTAACATCTCAAACCACATCTATTCCATCATCGACTAATTCACTTCAAGATAAAGAAAAAAATAGTATTATTATATTGAAAGGACCAGTTGGTTGTGGAAAGACAACATTAACAAAGAAATTAGTATCTATACTTTCTCCACAAGGAAAAGTACATGTAGTTAGTAATGATGTACAGTGTGTCAAACTAATTCGTCAAGGAGAAAATCCAAAAACAGTTGGTCATATGGCAAGTAAAATAGTAGCTCAAGAACTTAGAACTTTTATTCAATCTAAAGGTAACAAATTTATAATTGTAGATATTTGTAATGAAAAACATAAAGATGGAAGTATATTTGGTGTATCTTTACCTGTAGACACATGGAAATATACGAGTATGTATGTAAATGTAAACCCAATGAAAATATCACCTAAAATGATGGTTAATTATTTTGCTTGGTGTTTACTTCATGTATTATCTCGTACAGAACAAGGTATGGGAAACGATTATTGGTTAAATCCTGAATCGGCTGGGTTTGATATTTGTAAAAAAGTGTTATTTGATAAGTCAAATGCGTTGTTTCCAGGAAAATGTAAATTGCCTCCTTTTACACAAGACAATGCCGTAGAAGTTCTTGGTCCAATGGCTAAATTATATGACGATTATTTGAAGAGAGATTATAATGAAGATGAAGAAATTAAAACATGTCTTGATGTTCTGTAATCAAACTAATTTTTTTATTTTCATCTATTTAAAATGTATTGATAATTTTAGAATAGTAAAACCATAATCCAATGCCAATAAAACATTTAGCAATTAAATCTAATATATTCATAGCAATATTTTTATAGATTTCAGAAAACATGTATACAATTCCATACATTCCCCATACAATTAAATAAATAAAAAACAATATTTTATTTGCTATTTTTTTACCATAAAAATGAATATAAATTAAATAAAACATAATAAAAAAAGGTATAAATCCACCTATCATAGCTAGTAATTGATGTTCAGGATGTAGTACACCATAATAACCTATACCTAACATCATATAATTTAACAACAAGATAGAAATAATAGTAGAAAAATGAATAAGTTGATTTGAATTTTTAGCAAGAACAATACACAATGTGATTAACATAAGTGGTGTAGTAATTGACCAATCAATATATCTTAATTTTGTAATTTCATTCCAATTTATATGTTTATCATTAACTTTTGTAATAAAAATACTATAATAATATCCAGCAATAATAGAAATACACGTTTCTAAATTCATAATGTGACGTATTTGTGGGTCGTTAGTTCGAAGTGCTTCAATAAATGTAATTGTAGCTGTTGTCATCATAATAGAATAAACAATCATAAAAGAAAAGGGTACTATATCATTTGGTTTTATATTTTTTTTATCTTTACTAGATACATCCATAGTATATAAAAATAATTTAATTATTCATCCAAATGGATAAGTAAATTTTGTCATTCTTCTAAACTACTTCTTTGTAGTCTATGGATAAAATAAATAATCATATATTCTAGTAATGCCAATAAAAAATTTTGAAATCATTTACTTGTTGAACATTTAACAACTATTCATACTAACATAAATATAGAATTAAAACCTGGAGTTAAAACCTGGAGTTAAAACCTGGAGTTAAAACCTGGAGTTAAACTATGAATAAAATTTTATAGAATATATAATTGATATGTAACAAAAAAACATTAATTATAAAAACTTAACAATTTTACTATTATATTATCAATGAGTCGATTTCTCAAAATAACTAATTATTTATTGAATACAAATGATATACATAAAATAATTATAACACCTAATAAGTATACAATTCATATTGTAAGTAAACAACTTAATGGATATAATTTCAATATGTTTGGAATGGGTTTTGGCAATTTATTTTCATATACATCTGAAATCGAAATATGTAAAACAAAACATTCAATTGATTATACTATTATTTCAAATTGGTTGAATAGTATTAAAAATGAAATTTAAATATATATATTTTTAAATACTAATGGACGAAATTATTCAACAAACATTCGATTGGGTTAGTTTATATATGAAACATTATGATGAATCACATGATATTCAACATGTGTTGCGTGTTAAACATTATGCGATTCAAATTGCGAAACAAGAACAATTGACAGAACAGGATATATTTGAAGTTACATTAGCTGCTCTTACACATGATGTTGCGGATTATAAATACAGTGTTGAAAACCAACAAGTTATATTAGAAGAATTTTTTAAAGATAAATTAGATCCATTCAGTTTATATAATGTTGTTTACATAGCATGTAATACGTCTTTGAGTAAAGAAATAAATGTAAATATAGATGATTATTTGAATCGGAAATTAATATGTGTTCGAGATGCGGATAGACTAGATTCATTAGGTTCAATTGGTATTACTCGTTATTTTGTATATGGTATTTTACATAAGCAAAGTTCAATACAAGAAATCATACTAAATATGGAAGAAAGAACAAATAATGTAATGAAACATATTAAATCATCTTATGGATTAGAATTAGCAAATAATAAATATAAAATAATTAAATTATTTATAGATGATTTTAACTTAAAAATTTTGTAACATTATTAACTGATATGAAACGATCTTTTATTGATATCGTAAAAGGAATTTTACCTCGACGTAAAGTAATTACTAAACACGAAAATTGTATCATGTATGAATTATGTGGTTCCGAATTATTGACCATACATGATAAATTTCAAATTCCATCTTATCAAAATGAATTAAATACAGAAAAAATTAAAAACATGAAGAATTATTTTTTTGATCGTAAAGATTTTTTTCATTTAAAAAACAATATTGTATTTGGTGTATTACCTTATAACAATGAATTAATTTATTTAATTGATGGTCAGCATAGGTATGAAATGTTAAAACATCTTCAACAGCAATTAAATCCATTTATTACCAATCAAGATTATAAATTTAATGTTTATTTTTATAATATCATAGATGATAATTATCAAATTGCTTTGTTTCAAGAGTTAAACCAGGATTCATTTAAAAATCAACATTTCGTATCGTTAGGAGCAACATTGGGTAAAAAAGTATATGATGTTTCTGAACAACTCAAACAGAATTATATTTTTTCAACAAAACGAAAATTTTCAGATCATGATAAGATATTTACATTAAAAGAATTTATGAATAGAATTCATCCTTATATTTTAGCACAACCTACAGCAAATGATGTTATTTATGGTATACAAGATAAATTTACAAGTTTTAAGAAACATATTGGATGGTTTGAATATAAATCGGAAGAAGAAGAGGTATACAAACGTGATTCATGGATATCTTTAACTCGTATAAATTTTATAGAATATTTATTACAAGACAATGTAATTCCTGATGTAATACCATTATCCAAACGAAAAAGCATTTCTTCTAAATTAAGAAAACAGATATGGGAAAAAGAATTTGGTAATAAAACTGAAGGTAAGTGTCCTATTTCTAGTTGTTCTGTTATTTTGTATAAAGAAGATGATTCTGCGTTTCAATGTGGTCATGTTATACCAAAATCAAGAGGTGGTGAAGATACGTTAGATAATTTACGTCCTATATGCGCTAATTGTAATGCTCGTATGAATTGTATTCATTGGGATGAATATGATAAATAATACATTGTATTTAATTTAAATATTTCTTCATATAAATATGATGAAATTATTAAAGTTTTTTCCAGCAAAAAAATATAATCAAATAATTTTTAGAAGTTTATTTGATTATAAAGATCCTTTTTATTTAGAAAAACAGCTTAGCGATGATGAAAAATCTATAAAAAATATGGCCCATCAATTTTCAAAACAATATTTATTACAAAATGTTGTTCAATCTTTTAGACATGAAAAATTCGATAAAAATGTCATGAAAGAAATGGGTAAACTTGGATTTTTAGGTTCAACTATTCATGGATATGGTTGTGCGGGTATTAATTATGTTTCTTATGGTTTAATCATGAGAGAAATTGAAAGAGTGGATAGCGGCTATAGAAGTTGTATTGGTATTCAATCTTCTTTAGTAATGTATCCTATCTCTACATTTGGATCTGAAGAACAAAAAAATAAATTTTTACCTGAATTAGCAAATGGTAATTTAATTGGTTGTTTTGGATTAACTGAACCTGATCATGGAAGTGATCCATCTGGAATGAAAACAAAAGCAATCTTAAAAAGCAACAATTATATTTTAAATGGTAGTAAAAATTGGATTACGAATTCTCCTATTGCTGATATTTTTTTAGTTTGGGCAAAAGATGAAAATAAAGATATAAGAGGATTTATATTAGAAAAAGAAATGAATGGATTATCATGTCCTAAAATTGAAGGTAAGCTATCATTAAGAACAACACATACTGGAATGATTTTTATGGATAATGTTGTTGTACCTAAAGAAAATATGCTACCAAATGTAAAAGGGTTAAAAGGACCTTTTATGTGTCTTAATAACGGTAGATATGGTATATCTTGGGGAGTTCTTGGTGCTGCTGAAGATTGTTATATAAGAGCAAGAGAATACAGTTTAAATAGAAAACAATTTAATAAACCATTAGCCGCAAATCAACTTATTCAAATTAAATTGACAGATATGCTTAGTGAAATAACTTTAGGTATTCAGGCCTGTTTAAGAGTTGGTAGACTATTAGATGATAATTCAAATGTTTCTGAAAATATTTCTATCATAAAAAGAAATAATTGTTTAAAAGCATTACATATTTCAAGAAATGCTAGAGATATATTAGGTGGAAATGGTATATCAGATGAATATCATGTTATGAGACATATGTTAAATCTTGAAACAGTAAATACATACGAAGGAACACAAGATATTCATGGATTAATAATTGGTAAAGCAATTACAGGAATTAGTTCTTTTTAAAATTAATAAATTGTAACTTAATTACAATTTATTTTTTACGCTCTCGGACAGTTTCGATCTGTCTACCTTGTGATTAACAGTCACACGCTCTTCCGATTGAGCTACGAAAGCATTTCTCTACTCTGTAGTAGAGATATTTCTTTAAGTAATTTTTAATTGAAATAGAAATAGAAATTAAAACATTAAACTATTTACTTGAAAATAACTATCGTAACTTTACTTGAAGGATGACAACAAACTATTTACTTGAACTATCTCGATGCTATATGCCAAATGTTTAGTTAGAGTAAGCTAAACCACCCATACCACTCATGATACGAAGAACATTGTAGTTGGTAGCATACACACGAACCTTGGCAGTTGAGGTCGCCTGTACAGCGGCGTTGGATAGTACAAGTTGAAGAGTTGCGTTATCAATACGAGAAAAGTTACATGTGCCAGATGGCTGATGCTCTTCAGGCCGGAGAGCGAACGAGTATACGTTAATACCGGTATCAGGTGTTCTAGAGTGAGCAAAGAATGGCTGAACAAGGTCAAAGTAGCTGCCTTCACGCTCCGAGAAACGATCTTGGCCGTTAAGCTGTAATTTAGCAGTGACAACTGGGTTCTCACCCCAGCAGTGTAATTTAAGAGCAGTCTGCGACAATACGAATGTACCCGCATCCGATACATAGGACTCAACCGCATTTTCGGGTGCGACAGCCATGTTAGTAACATCGTAACCAGTGTCTCCGCCAGAAGGAACATTCCACATCTGATTATGTACACCATACGAGCCATCCATGGCACCAGCAAACTGGAACAAACCATCGCTATCAATGAAAGCATTGCCGTCTGGACCGCCTTGAGCGATCGATTGAGGACCACCGAAAGCATGAATTGCGTTAGGAAGAGCATCTACCGAATCAGTGTAGTTGAATGGCTGAGCACCAAGCGCTTTGTTAAGAAGCTGGTCCGAAGTGAACGACGAGCAGTAATCAACATTCTTATCAGGCTGAACAACCCAAATCAACTCCTTGACAGGGTGGTTGAAGTTAAGCTTAATCTTGTTCGAAGACGAACCAACCGATTCATCACCTGTGAACTGAAGCTGCTCAATTAAATACTCGTGAGGATTTTGGGCCATACGACGACGCTCGTCAGTATCTAAGAAGATGTAATTGACGTACAAAGATGCGGCTACAAGAGACTGGCTGTAAGCATTCTGTACCTTTACAGAACCGGTAGTGCCCGAGTTTAGACTGGAAACAGCCCACAAGCATTCATCTAATGGACGAAGATCAATGTTAATGCGAACTTCATGGTACTGAAGAGCAATAAGAGGAAGAGCAAGACCAGGGTTCTTACAGAACCAAAACTGAAGAGGAACATAGAGAGTTGTCTCAGGAAGAGCATTGCGAGGAGCGCATATCTGTCTAGGAGCATCGGACTCGCAAGGACCATCTACGTTGGCGAACGATGGGTCAGTAATGTAAGTTAGCTGAGTAGTGTTGCCAACCATGTTGAAGTAGCCTTGCTCTTGGCCAGCAGGCATGGTGAGCTGGTTCCATATGTGCATCCAGTCACCATAGTGTCTGTCAATGCGCTGACCACCAATCTCGACTTCAACTTGGGAGATAAGCTGCTCACCAGGGAAATCAAGCCAGCGAGCATAAACAGCTCCAGTTGAGTTTGCCAATTCCTGGCTAATCTGAGGAAGAGTTACTTGGAGCATGGTTGTGTGGGCAAGATCGCCGTTACGAGAAATGGTACAGGTTACACGTCTGCCAAAATCAGCTTGACCGTTGAAAGTCTGCTCAATGGCCTCCATGGCAAAGTTTGTGTACCGTCTGTAGGTAACCTTCCAGAAGGTAATCTGAGGATTACCAGTTAAATAAACATCTTGTGCGCCATAAGCTACTAGTTGCATTAAACCGCCTCCCATCTTATAATATTGCTAAAGAAAATAATTTTGAAAATAAACAAATAAATCATTTATATTTATTCAAAAAAACGTCTAAATAAGAATTTGTAAAATATTGATTCATACCATAATGTCGTCTTTTAAATATATAAGTATTGTTTTTTTTGTATACGATCCATCCATCTTCAATTGCCTTAATAATAAACTTTCGTTTATTCATTTTTACATAATTAATGTATTTTTAATTTAAATGTTCAACTTATTAATTTATCAATGCATAAAACAAAATATAATGATATTCCTTTAATGTTAGATAAAAAACATTCTGAATTTATTGATAAATTTAATACAAATATAAAAATAACTATTCCTAAACTTCAACATGAAATTTTAAAATTAAAACAATGTAATGATAATGATTCTTTATATCAAATTACTAGAATAAATCAACAAATATATAATTTACAACAACAACAACTTAATTATTATTTAGATAACAGTAAGCATATTTTTGGTTATTTCGAAGAAAAGAAAAAAATATCAGAATGTAAATCTCATGTAAAAACATTAAATCAATTTTTCAACATTGAAAAACCTGTAGAAGAATATAATTGTATCAATTACAATATTCAATATTTAAAAAACATTCAAGAAAATATTAATACTGTTCCTATAGTAAATATATTTACATGTAAAGAATGTTCCATTGGTGAAATGATACAATTAGATTATGAAGGAGTTCTCGTTTGTAACAATCCAAATTGTGCCATTCAAATTATTCATTTAGTTGAACATGAAAAAAGTTCGTACAAAGAACCTCCAAAAGAAGTTTGTTTTTATGCTTACAAAAGAATTAATCATTTTAGAGAAATTTTAGCTCAATTCCAAGCAAAAGAAAGTACTCAAATACCAGATGAAATTATTAGTAATATTCAAAAACAAATTAAAAAGGAACGAATTAATTTGAATACAATTACAAACAAAAAAACAAAAGAGATATTGAAAAAATTTGGTTATAATAAATATTATGAACACATTCCTTTTATTAAAGATAAATTAGGAATTAAACCACCTATTATGAGTCCTGAATTAGAAGATAAACTATGTAGTTTGTTTATGGAAATCCAGAGACCGTATGCCAAATATTGTCCAGATGATCGTGTTAATTTTTTGAATTACTATTATACTATTTATAAATTATGCGAATTATTAGATGAAGATAAATTTTTACCTTATTTTCCAATGTTAAAAGATCGAGAAAAACAAATAGAACAAGATGAAATATGGAAAAAAATATGTAAAGAATTAAATTGGGAATTCATTCCTACCATTTAAATTAGTATAAGAGAATAATATAGATTAAGTGTAATGGACATTGAAAAAATGTACGATGATATAGAGAAAAAAATTAAAAATACATCTTGTTTAGAAGAAAATAAATACATGAAACAACTTCTTAAACAAGACAAATTATATTTTATGTTGTTAAAAAATTATATTGATTTTTATCCTGAATATAAAATAAATGATACAACTAGTAATTATAACAAATATTCTATGAAATTATCCATGGTAAACAATGTATCGGGGCAATTAGACAAAATAAATGAATCTATTCATGATAACATAAAATTATATACAGCATCCTTAAAACAATCCGAACGTGAAATTGTTAATTTAAAACAAATGAACATTAATTTAGAAAACAAAAATATAGAAGAGCTAGATACTACATCAAAACGCCTGTTAAATGACAATATGAATACATTTTCTATCCAACGTACTTGTTTTTGGATTAAAGCATTGTTATCTATGTTTTTATTATATCAATTAGGATCAGAAACAAATAACAATATGAAATATATTTTACTTTGGTTTGCTATGATGATTGTTTTATTTTTTATATCTTATATACGATATTCTTGGTCTACATATACTTCTTTACCTACCAGTATGGTATCTAACACTATGACTGTAAATCCAAATCCATTAACATGTATTGATAGTGAATATGGTTGTTGTCCGGATGGAATTACACCAAGCACTAAAAACAGATTAAATTGTGGTTGTACTAAATCGGAATATGGTTGTTGTCCTGATGGTACAAATCGAAATTCAGATGGTACATGTACAACAGGTGGGTGTAATATTAGTCCATATGGGTGTTGTGATGATGGTGTAACAGTTAAAAACGCAGACGGTACAAATTGTACTATTGTTGGAGGTTGTAGCGGAACACAATATGGTTGTTGTGATGATGGTGTAACAGTTAAAAACGCAGACGGCAGTAATTGTTCTTCTTCTTCTTCTTCTTCTTCTTCTTCTTCTTCTTTTTCTATGAATTCAACAATACCACATGCTCCTTATGGGTTATGTCCAGACCAAATAACCCAAAGTAATTCTACTGGAAGTAATTGTAATCGACCAAAACAACGACCGCCATTATGTTCTAAAACAAAATATGGATGTTGTCCCGACGGACATACCGTTAGTAATTCTGATAATAGTAATTGTTACGGAAGTTGTAATTCTACGACATATGGATGTTGTCCGAATGGTGTTACCATTTCAAATCGTGACAGATCTAATTGTAGTGTAATATCATGCGCGTCTTCTAAATATGGTTGTTGTCCTGATGGTTCTGTACGTAATATGAATGGTTCTAATTGTATATAATTTTTTTAAACGAATATAATATGATTCAGCAATTATGTATGCCTGCTCTTATCTATTTAATTTATATAATAATTCATATCTCTATTGATCTTTATTATGGATTGTTTAACATGGCAATCATAAAATTAGGTATAGGAACTATAATTACATTATTGTTAAATGTATTATGTGAAAATAATATGAGTGTTATTTCTTGGTTATTTATATCTATTCCATTCATTATGATGACAATCATTGCTATTTTTATTTTAATGGTATTAGGATTAAATCCTGCTACAGGAAAAAGTAATGATTCGACTGTTCAAACACCTATTCCAGCTACACCTGTTTCAACAGAACCACCTATTTCTCCACCTTCTATTTACGCTTATCCTGTAGCAGTAACTACTCCTTATTATGGTGTGTTAAGCAATAGTATTCGAGCACTTCAATCTAACCAATCTTAAAAGAATCACATTTTTAATGCTTATTTTATGAATAATTAAAAATAGGTCTATACAATTTGAAAATTGAAATTATTTTATCAATATAGTGTATTTATAGCTTCCATAAGCAAACAAATTTCAAATCAAAATGCCTTCGACCATTATATACGTTCGTATCCACGATTGGTACGATGATCTCGATGATGATAAAAATGATGACTGCGACTACAACTCTCCGTTTGAAGACCCATCATGGCTTCCCATTTTCAATGCTGTTGCGCTAGCTATCATGTAAGTATATACTTTCTTCTCCACACCAATAACACTTTTTTTTGAAAAAAAATAATAAATTTACAAGTTAATAATTGTTTGAGCCAGTTTTGAAATATGTTCAGTTGTTGAATTCACATGTGGTTCAATAAATTTGAGTAATTCGGAACGAATAGATATTTGTGAATGTTGATGAAATAATACAAGTATAATCTGTAAACTTCTGTGAACTATGAAAGGATGTGATTCTTGAATACTCTTAGTAATTATACATCGAATCTGTTTTGCTGCATATGAATTTGCTATAGGTAATTCAATAATTTTAAACAAAGAATATATTATCATGCTGCGAATATAAACATGTATTGTTTCATCTAAATTGTATTTATCAAATAATCCTGATAATTGTAAAATTATGGTATGTCCCATTTCAGTTGAAAATGAAAGATGATTTTTTTCATTTTCAATAAAATTCAAAAAGCTTGTGAACAATTCAAATGTATCTTCATCTGAATTCGTTCCGAAATTTCGTATGTAAACTATAAGTTGTTTTTCAGATTCAACTTCATTATCTTTATCTTCGTCTAGGGGTATCGCTCGAAATACACGATGGGTTTGTTCTTCTTTCTTTTCTCCATAGAGAAATTTAAAATTTTTTACAAAGGAATAAAATGTAGTTGTATCTCCTCGCCCTTTTGTAAAATCGATAATATAATTGTTTCCATCTTCTGTGAACATTATATGAATTTCACATTGAATAATTGTATTTTCCATTTGGATTGCGCATTGAATAATAGAAATAGGTTGTATTGTGTATACTGCTTCCATCGTATTTAAAATGTTGAATATTTTTTGTTTTAAATCTTTATATGGCATGGTTGCGGATTCATACATGATTCTAGGACTAAGACTGTAATAAGTAGGTATTCGGATCGGTTGAAGGGCTGCCATTGTAAGTATAATACTTATAGTGATTAAATTTATATTTCAATTTTTAAATTGACTATGTGTTTCATCAATTATCATGATATATTTCAATCTATTTTAAACTGTTTGTAGTTTTGATTAATTACGTATAGTAATGATTATTTAAATTTTATTTGTATATATGTTCATTTATATAATTGGATGTATAAGTATATGTATTGTATTATGGATTCGAATCCAATTTTGGAATCGACAACCTATTTCCAAGATATATTCTTTGTATAAAAAAGGTATTTTATCTGACAAACCAATAGATAATAAATTTGTAAATACATCTGTCCTTTTTTATAAAATGGAAGATTTATCATCTTCTCATATAACTGAAATATATGATTATATAAAAGAAGTTCAATCTTCTTATCATAAAAAAAGAAACATTTTAGGATATTTGAAAAAAGGATATATATCTATTTATAAAGAACATTCATGTATTCGTGGTTGTATTTTAAGTCGTCCTGTACATTTTGTATTAGATGAAATCAATCCTGCTTATATTATTGATTTTATTTACGCAGATACTCCTTTTATTTTAAAATGTTTAATTCAAACACATGAATATAAAAAACATACCATTTCTCCTATTTCTATTTATACATCTATGATTAAATTAAAATTTTTACTTCCGGTTACAAGTTATCCTATTCACTGGATATATACTAAATCATTTACGAAATATAAACTACCTTTAAAAACACGTATTATACAAGAATCACCATCTACTCTACATTCTGTATTTGAAGCTTTTCATCAACCTTTTTCATGTAAAATTTTGCCTTCTATATATACATTATCTTCTTTAATTGAAAGTAAAAATATTTCTATTTATTCAGTTTATAATCCTAATTTAATTGCTGTATTAGTGTTTAAAAATACATATGAATTAGAAGGCGATTTATCTATTGTAGATTGGATTGGAACTATTATAGTAAATAAAGATATCATTTTAAAAGATGTAATTTCTACGATTATTCATGGAATACAAAAAACATTTAAAATAATTCGAATTCATCAAATATCCAATACACCTTTGTATTCAAATTCTTTTAAAACAACCATGTGTTATAAGTATGTTTATAATTATGGCATTTATTCTATACAATCTCATTTATGTTTTTTCATATAAATATATTTACATATATTATATAATGGAGGCTTTACCGGAATCTTATGTAGAATTAGAAGTTTTTAATCCGGAAACAGATGAACCTTTATTTCCAAAAGCTATTACTAAAAGAGATATAGCATATATTGATATCTATATAGATAATTTAAAAAAATGTTCAACTATTCCAGGAAATCAAAAAAGTATTAAAGGAATAGAATTTTTCTTTGGAATGCATAAACATGAAATACAAGAAGAAGATTTATCTTTTACCCCAGAAGAATCCGCTTTATTTCAGCAAGCATCTAAAACTCCATCAACTTCATTTAGTCCCTTATTACCAAAATTAGATGGAATTCATAAACATATACAAGATCAAGGTCTTCATTTTAGTTCGATTAGAACTACATTAGATGATTATCAACCTATAATGGCAGAATCATTTATTGCTAAATTATTAACAAATTTGTTTCATGAACATAGAACTGTATTTCCTCCTAAACTTATGAGTAAAGTTGATGAGAGCAACCAACAAAAAGAAAATGAATATTGGGTCTTAGATGAAGAGTATGAAAATTATTGTAAAACAAATGGAGTTCCTATAAATAAAAATTCAAGAACAGAGTTTAATAAGGCTAGACGAAAAATGAGTAAACCTGAATTAAATGAAAGTTATAAACCTGTTCCTCCTGTTAATTATCATCCATTCACATCAGCTAAAAATGTAATAAATTTTTTATCCAAATGTAATAGTAAGTTTATAAAAGGTAAATTTATACGATCTCAAGAACCTTTAATAGTATATTGTAATCGAATATTACAAGAATCTGCTTCCGAATCAGAATTAAATGATGTTGGGCATTTATTATTTTATCTACCATCTAGTATTGATAAATCTATTGTTTTTGCTTGTATTGTAGAACAATGGATATATTCAGGTGATGTTACGTCTTTATCCCAATCGAATATAGTTTCTAATATTCTTTTATATAATGATAGAAAAGCAGATAATATAAAATCAAGTAATATTCGTAATTTATGTCATTTACTTCCTACTAAATGGGAAGAAGAAGATTCAGTTCAAGGTGAAGGAAGTGGAAAATCTAAAAAGAAAATAACGAATAAAACTTCTTTTATAACATGTTTAAATAACAAAACATATACTTTTGTAGATTTATATAGAGGAGATCCTGTAAATATTACATTAAAAAACAGTCAACTGCCGTTAAAAGATACAAGTGCCGATAATAGAGTAACATCATTCAAAATAAATAATTGTCACAACACTACAAATCAAGAACATATTAATCCTGTATTTGCCGCTTATGTTGGTCTACAGTCTTATGTTATACAAACAGCTGATAATTTAACTATGATATCAGAAAAAGCAAACAGTGACGTAAATGATCATAAATATGAACACCCTAGTGGAAAATTAAAATATGTTATTGATGATTTCCATAGCAGAGGTAAAAAAGATCCAAATTTTATAAAAAGATTACAAATATTATATTTGAAATTAAAACGTATGGAAAGTGATGCTTTAGAATTAAAGATTGCCGATGGTATAAATCCTGAAATATCAAATAAAATAAATCTTATAAGTGATGCTAAACTCGCAATTGAATATGTTATACTAGCAGCAATTAAAGGAAAAACTACTTTTGGTATGTCTAGAAAATCTATAAAACAATCACCAATATTATTACAACAACATGAATTACGTGAATTAACAAACCTAGGTTTTGAAAAGTTTAAAGAAGAACAGCAAGAACAAAAAAAACGTGATCATAGTGAAACATCAGGACAACTAAAAAAAGTTATGTTTGGTTTAATATCATCTATAATAGATGATAATGACGATTTTAAATATATGAAACAACTACAACTACAAATGAAATTAGAATTACAACCAGGAACCCCAACTACAATCAATAGAAGTACAATAGATACACCAAAATTTAAAGCTATTTATACAAAATATTTATCAGATACATATATTGGTTTTAATGAAAGTTACACTTTAGAAAATTTAATATTAGATTTAGCAGATGTACAAAAAATAAATTTAAATATGCTTTATCGATTATTTACAGTAATATTACAAGTTTTTATGACTAAATTTTATAAAATAATTCCATCTTTTATTGAATGTATAGAATTGTTAATATTGATGGAAACAAAATCATATAGTGAGGGTGAGCAAGGTAGTGTCTCTAGGTCAGAAGTACCTAATGTTAAAATAAATTTTGATACAGTACCGTCTGAACAAATAAAAGAAATGTTTAATAACTCATCTGTGTCTACGAATACATATTTACAATATATTAATTATGTAGTAAAAGAAATTAACCCGCTTATAAAAGTTACACCTCCAAATGATACTAATATATCAACTGAAAATGTAGTAGATTTAGGATATAATTTACAAAATCCAATGATAGATGGTCTTTCGGGTGTATCGGTTCTTGAAAGAGGAAGAATGTGCGATGATACGAGTAATTTAGTAACAAATTTATATAATGAAATAGAAGGTATTGACGACGAAACAAAAATTTTTGCCGATAAAACATGTAATGCTAATTCTAAAGATTCTGCTTTTGCTCGACACATAAAAGAAGAAATAAATAAACATCAAAAATTTATTAAACTGGAAGCAGAAAAAAGTGAAAAGGAATTTGAAGAAAGAAAAACAAAATTAGAAGAAACATTAAAACAATTTATGGTTGAATTAGAACAAATTGAATCTACATCTGAAGAAAAAGATCATTTACAAGAAACTATTCAAATGACAACACAAGAACTAGAAAAATTAACAACTGATCATATTGCTTTACAAGAAGAAAATGCTTTACTAACAAAAGCGGAAGAGTCTAAAAACATTCCTGTTCCTTTAATTCCTTCACGTGTTCCCGTTTTTAACGCAGAAATTGCTGCTGCTCTAGGTAAAACTAAAACAGACGTAAATAATTTACTAATGGAAAATGATATGTTAGATTTGTATATATATGTAAAAGATTTGTTGTTTTATATTTTAGAATTACATAATTATGTTCGCATTGTACCAGTCGAAACTGACATTATACAAAATTTTTTAGATACTATAAATAAGTTATTTTATACATGTAAAATAATTTTTGTACAAAGCATTATATCGAGTAAAGAAGTTAAAATATTTGATCAATTGATAAAATGGATATCATATATTGAAGTTGTTTCAGATTTATTTGATAGAATAATAGGTGATATGCCACGAAGTGGTTCTTTATTATATGTAGGTCAAGTAACTATAAATGGAATAATAAAATCAAATGTTAAATTATTAATTGGAATAATAGCGAGTTATACAAAAACAAAATCTAAGTCAATTGTTATTGATATAGAACAAAATACAAGAGCATTAACACAACTACAAATGTTTACAGGAAAAGGTACAGAAACTGTAATATCACCTATGGTATTAATTGATGAATTTCCAGTTTTAACACCATTACACTTAGATCGTATACATGGAGAAATAGAAAATCAAAGAAGAATACATTTTGAATTAGATAGACAACATAGAGGAGCAGAAAGAGGAGGAAATTCAGGACATTTTAAAAATAAAATAATAAAAGGAGGTGCTACTATTCAAGAAATATGTGCTTCTGTTCCTACGTTACTTAAAGATAACAAAACACTTGAATTATATAACATATACATGGAACATTTTAATAAATATTCAGATGTAGAAATAAATAAATGTATGTATTCTGTTTATTCTTATTTAATACAAGAGTGTGATATATATGTACCTTTATATCGTTCAGAATATGAAGATTTAAATTTATCTGATTTAATTTATGAATCAAAAATTAAACGAAAATATTATGAAAATAAGTATGATTTTGATACGCAATATGGACATGGATTGTGTGTAAAAGTATTTGGTGTAACTTTATATCAAATGATGAATGAATTAATGGATGGAAAATTAATTTTACCTAGAATGTATCCTTATTTATTAAAAGATACACTTGATCCGTATACATTTTTAGTTATTTATAATATTATTAAATGCTTATGTTTAGAATTTCGTTCTTGTGTACTTTTACAATATTATTTCATGTGTTTAAATATATTTATTGATGAATCATATACAAATTTATATGTAGAAAGTAATATATTGAATGAACATCTTTTAACTAAAATAAATTCAATACCTACATTTTTTAAAACATTTATTCATTTACAATATAATGGTATCTCGGTTGATCAATATATAAAAAATGTTATACCTTCCCCCGCACTTTCGCCCGCACCTTCACCTTCGCTCACACCTTCGCTCACACCTTCCCCCGCACCTTCGCTAATTACACCTTCAAAAACTATACCTAAACAACGTCAATTACCATCCGATCTACCACTAGAACCTTATATGGCTTATCCATTAGAACGACCTACTTGGGTTATGGGTGGAACTAAACGAAAAAAACAAAAGTCGCGTCGTAAAGGTACTAAACGTAATAAGCAATACAATAAAAAAACTAAAAAATATAAGTTTTAAATTCCATATTTTTATACAACTAAAAAATATGGAAACGATCAATGATAAAAGAACAAGTGAACAATTTCGAAATACCACTTTTTCAAATTATCAAAAATCAGCTGTTAAAAAAGAACTTATACAAAGTTTAATTCAATCTAAAATAGAACATTCTATGAATTGGATGATTGAATTATTGTGTAGTGGTCATGTATCTGATCTATGGGAAATTATATTATTTTTTTATGCTAAACATATACACGTATCTAATCCTAAATTACCTATTTACATAGAAAGTCGTTTTAATATATTTAAAGAAACAGTACAAAATTTAGATGATTTAATGATTCGAAATAATGAAATTATACGTAAAATATTTTCTGAAATAATAACTATATTATGTTTATCCAACAAACATCATAGTTATGAAATTATTAAATTTAATAAGAATGATTTAAATCTTTTGACAAATGATAGATTAAAAGCACCTTCTATTCATTTTATTGACTCTTTATTTAAAAATGATGATCCTAAACCATTATTTGTACCTTTGAATGAACTTTCTTACAACATACATAATAAAAATACAATCGAATCTTGCTATTGGATAGAATGGATTTTAGAATATAGTAGCAAGAAAAAATGCGTAGCTAGTACGCGTACTTTATCTACTAAACATCCTACCGATTGTATTTGGATTATTTGGGAACTTTTATTGTTTTATTCTAGTAAATTATCTGAACCTATTCAAAAAATTATGAAAGCATTACTACAACTTTTTTGTATTCGATATACAACAGCTTGTAATGAACGACGACGATTTATGATTTATTATGCGATTTCGTTATGTTGCGAACCTATCCAATTATCTATTCCTATGGTAGAACAAAAACATTTAGTGGATCCTATTTATGAAAAATGTAAACTATTGTACAGAAATATCAAAAAACACGAAATTCTATAAATTATAATTGGATGAATTTACACGAATACATGGTTTAATAGAATCAGGTTTCAACATGGTAATTTCAATTGTACACGTATAAGGATGATCATTTAATTCTAACAATCGACCATCATGATATCTTAATTTTAGTTTAAATCGTTGTATTCTTTCTAAAGGAGGATCACTAAAAAATATATTGGACATAATTTCTTCTGTGTATTTACGAGGATAGTAATACAAAGGTATTTTGGCAAAAGCAGAATTATGTTTTCCATTGTATTTCGCATTTACACTCCAATTTATATGTTCCGGATATGGATTTATTTCATCCATGCTGTTACATAAATTTAATTCCATATAAACATGGCTGTCTCCTTGAATATTTAATACATTATCTGTTTCTAAAAAATAGAATGGATTAGCTGTATAAGTAGGTTGAAGCCAAAAAGGTATAGTATTTAATAACGAAGACGTATATAATTTCTTATTAAATCCAAGATAACTTCCTAAACCCCAATTGGCATAATGTTCATAATAAGATATTTCACAATTTTCATATAGTTCTTGTACTGTAAAATCAAATACAAAATTATCTAAATCATTTAGAATATTTAATTTCATGCTAATAGGATTATATTTTACTTGAAAATGATCGTATGGTTGTCCTATAAAATTAGACATCGCATTATTTAATAACCCAGTTAATTCTATTTCTAACTGTTCTACCGAATATTGTCCATTTGTAATAGTAATACTAATTAAATTCATATTCAATAAATTCATTCCGGTAACAAAATTCCAATTAGCAAATGTAGTTGGATTTAATCCCGTGCCCAACGTATGTATAGGTATTACTTTGAAGGATAATTTTGTATTTTGGTTTAAAGTTGAAAATACATAAAAAGATTGAGGTATTTCAATATCATTTAATCGAAGACTAACTACATTTTTGTATTCTACTGGTGAAAATATTTCAAATGTATTTGAATTTGGCCATTGTTTTATATCTCTATCTTCTGAATGAATAGTTAATAATTTTTTAGTTACAACATAATTTGTATTGTTTTGAATTGTATTCATATATAAATAAGAATACAATATTTATATTTATTTCTTTTTATGTTTCCTTGATTTTTTTCTATAGTTTCGTTTTGTTTGACCACCATATCCTACATCACTTCTTCGTGGATGTTCTTCTAACACTTGATCTTTAGGTTTAGGTAAATAATCTTCTATTTGTCCTTGTGTAACATGTGTAAATGTTTGCTTTTTACTTGTATCTATATAAACATTACACGATTCATCTAATATGCGAGCTAATCTACATTTATGATATTGATACATCATATGAATTATTTCAAATATAACTGTGTTATACATCGCATGTCTTTGTGATATATAGTTAAAATGACTTTTAAGACGAGCAGAATCTTGTTCATTTAATTTATGTAAATCAAATAGATCGCAAAATTCTTCAAATGAAATTGTAAATAAATTACATACTTTACCTTTAAAAGCAATATATATGCCATGATTTTTTCTAATGTCTCGTTTATATTTTTTAAGAACCCATTGTTGTAAATTTTCAAAACGTTCGCATGAATTTGTTTTGTTAATTACATTACCGTGTGTATCTATGTATTGACATTGTGGTGTGATGTCGACAAGATTGATATTGTTCACTTGATAATGCTGTATCCAAATTTTGTGTTAAACTTAACGCAATAGTTTCATTAGGTTCGTTATGTATTTTATTATGATAAGAAGTACAACCATATCCACCTAAATTTTGTTTTACACCTTTAGACATTTAAAACTCCGATTATTTAAAGTCAATTTCTTTATATGTATTATAATACAATTGTGTAATTTCACCAACATCTGTAAGACCTAATGTTAAAAAATTGAAATTGTTTATATTAAAATTTACATTTTTTTGAATACATTTATATAAAATACATTTTGGATTATTTAATACATCTACATCATGGTCTAATTTATTCTCTATTTGTAAAATATTAATTATTTCTTGACATATAAATTGTATTACATATTTTGTTGGATGATTCATAGAATAAAATAATAATTTGTCTTTATAATTATTCTTAATATATTCATATGTTCCTATAAAATATATATTTTTATCATTATACTTATCTTTATTTATTATATTTCTATTTTGTAATTCTTCCAAACTATTTTGAGAAATTACTTCTAATTCTTCACTTGTTTTCAAGTCTAAATTATTAACGAAATGAGTTATATAATAATCTATTGTTTTATTATTATTATAACATTCTATCATTTTATTATAATGGTAATCAATCGGTTTATGTAATGTATCATTATTAAACGTTTTATATGTTAAATCAAAATAATAAAAATTAAAATAACAACTATCAAATATTATTATTTTACAATTAGATTTTTTATTTTTAATTATATATGATGTAGATAAATAATCAACATCTTTATAATTATCATTTATTGGTTGAGTTATAATTATATCACATTTATTTATTATATCAGTAAAATATTTTTTATCTATATTTTCAGTCCAACACGAAATATTAAATATATTATATGTATTATCTAAATTTAACGTTTTTAAAACAGCATATAATTGACAATTTCCATAAAACAATATATTCATAATTTTATATATATATATATATATAAAATTTAAACAAAACGGCGTTTTAAATGTATAAAGGTGTATAATAGTTACGTTAGGTGGAGATCTAATATTTTTTTCTTCTAATATACCATGACAAATAACATAAACACCTATTTCATTTGTCATAGTTACATCAGATTTTAATGACTTAACTTCAGCTGCCATGGAATGAGACATAGACGGTGTTAATGATCCTCTTTCTTGGAAAAAATACTTGAAGGTTTACGTTCCATATATTATACTATTTATAATTGTAAAATTTGTTGACTTGTTTCTAAAGCTCCTTCTATCCATTGCTGGTAATTAGCCGCGTAATTTTCACCACAAATATAAAAATTAGGGAATGGATTTTGTAATTGTGCTGCTATTTGTTTACTATTTGCTCCTACTCCCCAATATCCAACACCATATTCCCAATAAAAGAATTTAGTTTTTGTTGGTTTAATATCTATATTCAATACGTCTTTTACATAATATTGTATTGCTTTATTTACACCTCGAATACCATCTTTATGATAAATATCATTCCAATACATGGCATATTTATTATCCATGTAAAACATAACAATTTTATTAGAATAAGGTAAGATCATTCGCAAAGGAGATTTAGTTGTCATTTTAGGTAAATCTTTAAACCAATGTTTGTCGAATAAACAATAAATACGGCATAATGGTGCGCCAACGATATACTTTAGCAAAGGGTATAAAGGTTTAAAAAATGGCATGCGATGTATAACATGATGAGGTAATGTACATATACACAAAGAAGTAGAATAAACGGATTTGTTGGTACGTATTATATAATGATCTGTTTTGTCTTTTTGTATTGATATAACTTCTTCATGTTTTAATTGTATATTAGGACATAATTGAATACGTTTTATTAAATGGTGTATAACTTGTGATAATCCTCCTTTTAAAACGTAAAATTCATCATTTAATTGAAACAACAAATGAATAGCATCTTTTGCATTCATAGCGACTAATTCTGTATAAAAACCAAAAGAATCTTTTATAAATTGGACTTCTTCTAAAGAAACAATTAATTTAGAATAATCTATAAATGATAATGTTGATAAATCATGAAGCATATCTATTTTACTGAAAGCAATAATTTTTCCAAGGATAAATTTTAAGTTATAACTCGAACCTTCCGCATAAATACTATCTGAAGAAATAGGAAATATTTTTTTTTCTAAATGTAATTCGTCTATTAAATCAAGAAGTAACGTATGATTTTTACTAAATCTACCTCCTCCTGCTTCTACTTCCATACAATCATCTTTATACGTTTGAATACGACCTCCCCATCGATTTTTTTCTAGAATAATTAATTTACGGTCAGGATTACGTTTTATTAATTGATAAGCACTATATAAACCAGCGATACCTCCTCCTAATATCATATAATAATAATATATTATAGTATGCCTATATCATTTTGTAATATAAAAAAACCAATAAAATCTTTTTCTGAACAAGTTACATCTAGCGATCGTATACGTCGTTTAAAAACACAAATTTTGTATTCTAATTATAATCTAGATAATCCAAGTAATTCTGTACCTCCAAAACTAAATATACCTCCATTCAGTAATACTTATCAAGAACGATATGATTTAATTAAGGGATATAGTAATTGTAATAATTTAATTTCATGGTACAAGATTTCTGTTTCTTTAGATGAAACTATAATTTTTAATGGATATTTTAGCATGAATGATACTACAAATGAAATTACATCATTTTATGAAACTATTTCGGGAGTTACACCTTTTAATAATATATTAGCGCCAAAACAATGTTGTAATTTTGAGTTTACAGATAATAAATTTTATCCATCATCAGGTGGATTTGGGAAATATGGCGTTAATTTAACACAATTTTCCTATTATGGCAATGTATCCCCTTTTTATAATTTAGGATTTAATAATCAATTATGGAAATGTAATACTGGTAGTAATTATATTGACGTAACTATGAATATTTTAAAATTATAATTATAATATCTTATATTATGAAAAAGAATATTTGTGATGAGCCTATAAAAACGTATACAAGTGTTGCTGATAAAATAAAATACACAAAAAATAAAACAACGTATCATAATTACGATAAAACAAATCCTTCTACCAAAATTCCCAATTTACCTGTTCAATATATAAATTATGAAACTAAACATAATTTAATGGATGGATATTTAGCATGTTCTAATAAAAAAATATACTAATAATACATGAACAAAATTATTCAACATAACTATAAATCTATGATTCGTCCAGTTGTTCCAAAAAAACGAGCATTGTTAGTTGGAATTAATTATAAAAATACACGTAATGAATTATATGGATGTATTAATGATGTGTTAAATATATCTAAATTGCTAATACCTAGAGGGTATAGTTGTACTATCCTTACTGATCAAACAGCTGTAAAAGCTACTAAAAAAAATATACTTGATTCATTTCGTCAAATGTTAATAAATTCAGTGCCAGGTGATATTTGTTTTTTTCATTATAGTGGTCATGGTATATCTACTATAGATAGAAATGGTGATGAACTAGATCGACGAGATGAAATGATTTGTCCTTGTGATATGAATTATATTAGTGATGATGAAATGAATTTAATTATAAGAAATTTCTTACAAGCAGGAGTTACTTTATTTGGTTTGTTTGATAGTTGTTATAGTGGAACTATGTTAGATTTAAAATATAATTATTTAAACAATGTTATAAATCCAAAAGTACCAGACACAAAAACAAATGTTATTATGATTAGTGGGTGTATGGATACACAAACAAGTGCGGATACATTTATTGATAAATCATGGGTTGGTGCCATGACTACTTCTTTTTTAAAATCATTGCCTAATTCAACATCTTTATCTTCTTTACTTCGAAACATGCGAATTTATTTATCCACAAATAGATATTCGCAAATTCCACAATTATCAACAGGCAGATTATTAAATATTAATCTGACTAATTTATATTTTTAAACAATATGAACTAAATCATTAACTAAAAATAAAAGTTCAATATTATCTTCATGTATGGTATTAAATATAGCTATATATTTACATAAAACTTGTATATATTTATATTTAGTAATATCATCGCATAAAGATGTATTTTTTAAATACATATAATAAAAATCTAATATATCAATAACAGAATACCCGTCTTGTTGTATAGTTGTGATTGTTTTAATAGCATGAATAATATCTTTTTGTAATAAATAAGTTGTAAATGTATCAAACAATTCATCTTTAATATCTGTACATAATTGATATACTTCGGATACAGTAATAGGTATATTTATTAATTTAAATTTTTCAAGATAATTTAGTAAAACACGAGATGAATTTTTAGAAATAGATAATACATGTGGAATAGCATCTTCATCCATTTGAATTTGTTCAGTTGTTACTACTTTTTGTAACAATAAAGATAAATAATTAGGTGTAATAGAAGACAATTTAATATTAATTAATCGGGAATGAATATTATCTATAATTTTTTGTGGATTTAAACATGTAGTAATAAAATGAACATTATTACTATATTTATCCATATAGTTTAAAAATATCTGTTGACTCTGATTGTTTAATAAATCTAAATCATCTAAAATAATAATCTTTTTTTTATTAGGGATAGAACAATTAGTTTGACAAAAACATTTTACGTCGGATCTATAATATTGAATTCCTTGTTCTCTTAAACTATTAATAATTAAAACATTATCGTTTATTTTAGATTTAGATTCATGTTTATAATATTCGTGAATTAATATGTTACTTAAAATAGTTTTTCCTGAACAATGACCACCAATAATAATAATAGTTAATAAATCAGATTGAATTAAATTATAAATCATTTGTTTAATAGATGTTTCCATATCAAAATCTGTCAAGCAAGATGGCATATATTTATATACATAAGGACATTTCATATGTATATACATGGTGTCCTTTTTATATGAAATAAAATAATATAATATTATATATGGCAGAAATTCAAGACGAATTATTAGCAGTAATAGATCCAAAATCTGAAAATGGTTTTTTTTTATTTAATATTCGTTTAGGAACACGAAAATATGTAGTGCCTAGAACATCAAAAATAATATTTCAAACTACTCCTTTACCTGAAAAAACAGAATCAGCAGAATCAGCAGAATCAGCAGAATCACCAAAAAAAGAAGAATATGATATTGTTGTATATATAAATTGTCATGGGGCAATATTACCTAAACCTGAGCAATTGCCACCTGGTACTAATATAAGCATAGGAGATGACCCAAAAGCCGTAATATGTATGGAATTGCCACCTGACTTAACTCCTACAATAATGTCAGCTGCTCCAGTAGGAAGAGGTAATTATCAAACTAGTATAGTTGAATTTGTAACTGTAGGTAATTATGTCATACAAAATTTTCCTATGAATATGTCAAAATTATTAGAATTACGAAAAATTTTAACAGATGTGGTTAAAAAAATGACATCAAAACAACGTAGTGAATTAAGAGAACTTCATGGTTCTGAAGCATCTCTTTATTTAGGAGAAGAAGGATATTATATTGGAAAAGATAAAACTAAAATTATAGACCGACATTATACAATTGAAACTAACGAAAAAGAAGGTGAAGAAGAATACGATGGAATTTTTATTTTAGAAGATCAAAAAGGTACACTTACAGGAAAAACAGGACAAAATAATTCACCTACTTATATTTTTGATATGATAAAAGCAAAATTTGGGTATGTAACTAGATCCGGATTATTATTACTATTACATGAATATGGATATAAAAATCCATTAATTGTTGATACATCGTGCGCAGTATGTGAAATAGATTTTAAATTATCACCATCAGATTTAAAATATTTAACACTTCATGCTAAACGTCATGGATTTATAGGTGGAAAATCTAAACGTAAATTCAAAAAAAATAAAAGTAAGTTTAAAAAAACTAAACGTAAATCTAAAAAGTAAATATATTAGTGCGTTAATATAATATAAAATTATTGTATGTTTACATATAATGGAATCATTATTTCATAAAATATTAAATCGTGATGGTTTGAAAAAACAAGTTGTTGATTTTTTACAATATTTTGATGAAAACAAAAATAATATTTTAACTAAACGTTGTATTTATTTACATGGTCCTACTGGATCAGGTAAAACAAAATTTATTATGAACATTTTAAAAGAATTGTCATATGACGTTATTAATTACGATGCGTGTGATTCACGCACCAAAGATATTATTGAAAATATAAGTACATATAATTCATCTACTACTAATGTAATTAGTTTATTTACTAAAAAGAAGACTAAAATTGCTATTGTAATGGATGACATTGAATGTATGAACAATGGTGACAAAGGAGGTATTAATACACTTATTAAATTAATTCGTCCTAAAAAAACAAAACGTCAAAAACTAGAAGGTACTACACATATTCCTATCATTTGTATAGGCAATAATTATGTAGATAAAAAAGTAAAAGAATTGATGAAATGTTGTACTGTAATTGAATTAAAAGCACCTACCATTTTACAAATTAAACAATTGTTACAACAGTTAATACCTGGTAAACCCGAATACAGTATATATGTAGATAAAGATTTGAAAAAGTTATGTCAATTATACGATTTAGTACATTATAATAAAATAGATCAACAATATTTATCGTATTTATTCAAACCTAAACCAATTAATGAAGATTCAAAACAAATTACGAAACGCATTTTAAATACAAAAATGCCATTACAAGATCATGTTATTATGAATGATACCGATCGTACTATTGTTAGTTTGTTATGGCATGAAAATATTATTGACATGTTTGATAAAATAGATATTCAAGAAGTTGTACCATTATATGTAGAAATGTTAGACATTATTTGTTTTTCAGATTACATTGATCGTATTACATTTCAAAAACAAATTTGGATGTTTAATGAAATGAGCTCTATCCTAAAAACATTTTATACGAATTATTTATTTCATCAACGATATTCTAGTAAAATTTCAGATATTCGATTTACAAAAGTACTTACTAAATATTCTACAGAATACAATAATACTGGATTTATTCAACGTATGTGTAAAGAATTGAACATGGATAAAAAAGATATGTTTTCATATATGTATCAATTAAGAAAATTAGATAATATTTCTATTATTATGAATCAAATTGATCATACAGACATTACTGTATTGGATATTCAACGCATGTTTCGATTTATGGATAAAAATAATGATGAATAATTAAATATAATTGTATGGCACAAAGTTTAGAAGCAGAAGGATGATAACATCTAACAGTAAAATCAAAAACAAATAAAAATAAGTAAAATAAGTAAAAATAATTAATTTTTATTTAATGATAGAACAAATTAGATCTTTTGTAGGAAACATAATATAAAATAAAATTACGAATCATTATTGTAAATCCATTCTTGTTGACCATTTCTATATCGGTAAGTAACATACATTGTTTTGTTTAACATATTTTGGCGCACCATAATATGATAGAAATTATAATAAGGAAATATTTTGTCCCCATATCGATTTAAAATATCACTAAATGGAGTATCATCATATAATTCTGGACAAATAAATCCCATAAAATCAAAACCATGCGTATAATAATCATAAATACAGTCTTTTACATTTTGCGATACAATTGAATGTTTAAATATATCAGCATGTGGTGCGCCTTCTCGCCAATTTGGTCGCGTTATTGGTTTAGAATACGCACGAATAATTCGCAAAATATCTTCTGGAAATTCCATTGTTTTATTGGTATTATGTATTCATTATCTTTTCAATTTTTATAAATATATAATATATGGCAGAAATGAATACGGAACAAATAGCCCAAGCTACTTTGGCGAATGACCCTATAGAAATACGCCGAATGTATGAAGAACAAATAAGAAGACAGCAACAACAACACCAACAAGATGTAGAACATTTAGAAGAATTATGTTTAGTTCGTTTAAGAGACCAACAACGTGAAAATGAAGAACGTTTGGGATATGTTGAACAAGGATGTTTAGCGCGTATAAGAGCAGAACGTAGACGTGTTGAACAAGAATGCGAACAACGAATTCAAGAAGAACGCAGACGAGCTGAACCAAAAATAGGACCAGGACCAAGAAGGCAAAGTATGGTAGATTTTAAACGACAAGAAGAAGAGCAATTATTACGTCAAGGAGCAAAAGCAGAAGACCAAAGAAGAGAAGAAAAAAATGTTATAGCGGAACCAAAAATAGGACCAGGACCAAGAGAACAAATGATGTTAGATCACAAAAGAGCTATAGAATCAGAGCCAGTATTTAAAGTTAGATGTACTACAAAAATACAGGACGCGTCTGGTAGGTCAAGCAAAATGTTAATGCTTATTACCAAACGTCATATTGAACAAGAAATAAAAAAAATATTATATTATAATGGTATAGTGTGGTTAATTTTGAAAAATCTTCTATAAAACATGATAGGGAACTAAATAAACAAGATTGGGTAGAAGTAGTAGAAGTAGATGTAATACTTCATATTAGATTAGGACAAGAATTTGAAGTTGGCACTGATAAATATGATGATGGTAAAAAATTTATGACACGAATTCAACATGAAGGAAGACTTTATATATTAAACCCTACATCCAGTTACACTTATGTGTTTACATTAATTAAAGAAGGAGGAAAATCTAAAAAAAATAAACAAAAAAACAAAAAGAGTAGACGTAATATAAAATAAAATAATAACCAAAATTTTCATTGAAACATAAATGTAAAAATTATACCATTATTATATGGCTGCTTTAGAACGTGAAGATGGTTGGAGAAAATATTATGATGAGAAAGGAAAACCTTATTATCATAATAGTACTACATCCGAAAGTTTATGGGAATTACCTCCAAAAACTATAATTGAATTAACGCCAATGACAGAAAGCGCAGAAGTATCAGAAGTACCATCTACCGAATCAGATGATGGATGGGATATTGTTCTCTATATACATTGTCATGGGCGACTGTTATATGAATCATTAACTACTTCTACTACAGATGAAGCAGAATGTTTAAGATTTGGGTTTAAACCAAAGTCTTTATCACCTTCGTATGAAGTACGTAGTATTCAGTTTAAAGATGATTATTTCCCTATGGGATTATCATCCACATCACCTGGCGTAAATAATTTTATACCTGATTCATCTGTTTTATACAATGATATAGGAAGTTTTGTAACAACTCATTATCCAATGAATAAAGAAAAATTAGACCTGTTACAACGACAACTTAGAAAAAGTAAACAAAGAGTGAATCAATCAACATTAGAAAAATATGGTGAAGCGGCAGCAGCCTATGATCATGAAGAAGGATTTTACATAGGAACAATTATATTAGATCGTGATTTAGATGCTTATGATAAGTTAGATGGTATTTATGTATTAGAAGATAGAAAAGGTATATTTACAAAACGATACAATAAAGGTGTTTTTCCTATCAATATTTTTAAAGAATTGGATTGGCGATGGGGTGTGCTATCAAGATCAAGATTATTACAAACATTATATGATTTAGGATATAGAAAACCATTATTTATTGATAATTCATGTGGAGGATGTAATCAATCTAGTACAGAATTAAGAGGTATAAGTTTATCTTCAAAACGGCAAGGAATGATTGGTGGTACAAAACATAAAAAACGTAAATCTAAAGCTAAAACTAAACGTAAAAATAAAATATAACACAATAATATGGCACGTGATTTAGCAACAGGTTCACCTATTTTTGAACTAGGAGATCATGTTTGGTATAATGGGAATTTACACGAAGTAATAAAAACCGGATTTACATTTTCAAATCGAAAATATGATATAAAACAATTGTATACTAATAATACAGTAAAAGATGTAGCTGGTTCATTACTTAGAAAAGATGACCCTCCTCCTAAACCAATGCTTAAAGGTCGTGGGTCAAGATCTAAAAGAAGTAAATCAAAAAAAAACAAAAAAAATAAAAAACAAAAATAAATAATTAAGCAATGAGTTCTTTGTAAAGAATAATCAGTTACAATGTTTAACTAATTCATTCATCAATTCATCAATTGAATAATTAGCTAACACTGTTTGGCGACCACAAAATTGGAGTACTTTATTATACCAGTTTTTACTATAATAAGAACTTGCTTTATGTTTTTTAACTTGTTCTTGAAAATCTTCTGAACTTGAACATATAACCGCATAATGAGGACCTCGTTTTTTAAAATCAGCTAATAGTTTTTTTATTTGAGATAATGTTAAATTTCGTCCAGGATAATCTACAAAATTATCTAACATAACGCATGCGTATTCATGTGAATTTTTATCTTTAATGTAAAAAAAGAATAGTACTCTTTTTGATTTTTTATCAAAAACATAATATATTCCTAATGAACCAATGTAATTATTATTTTTTCTTGTTTTACCCATATTGTTAGATTATAAAATTAAAGTGTTGCTGTGAGCAATTTATTCATAGTTGCTTTTTTAGATAAATCAACAGAAATTAAACGATCTTTGAATGTTTGGGAATGAATTTCAGAAGATTCAAATAAACCAGTATATACATTGGTAATATCCGATAAAAATATTTGACCACTTGGTTCTGTACGATGTTCACGTTTTAACTTAAGACAATTATTAATTTTTATACTTAATAAATAATATTCGCGGTAAGATATTAATTCATTTTCAATCTTTTTCTGTAACCCAAGATAGAGTTCAATACTACTTATAATACCACAAATCAACGATATTAAACAATTAATACTAGATACCATTTCTTGTTCTACATAAGTATTTAATCCAACTGAAAAAATAGAGTTTACACTAGACAATACAATAATAGGTAATTTAAAATATTTAATATATTCATGTAAAACTAAATAATTTGCCTTATGAATTTGTGACAAAATTCCCGCATTAAATTCAATATCTTTTAATAAATTTTCAATATCATCTGACCAGCTATTTTCTGTATCTGTAGTTGATGCTTCTGATTTATGTTCTCCTAATTCAAGAGAATCTGTAGACCCAAAATTTATTTCCATACTATAAGATGTTATTTTATGGAAAAAATAATTAAATTAAAGATGTAACACGTGATTGATTTCGTCTAGTTCTACAGTGTTGTTTAACACCTGTTTTTACATTGTTAACAGAACCATAGACCCATCTACAATTTTTATTTGTGCTTTTAGTACATTTTTTATATTTTTTGTAAGGATTTTTTGTACATTTGGATGGTGGGTTTCTTCGTTTTTTGCTTTTAGATGGCGACATCAATTTTGCTAAAGTATCTGTCATATAATATAATTATAAAAAAATATAAAATTATAACAATTGGTCAATATATGTTAAAATGTATTTCATGTAATTTTTCATGTAAAAAGAAAGGTGATTGGAATAGACATATTCAAACAAAAAAACACATTAATAACTCTACAGAAGCAAATAATAAAGAAACGAATGAATTAAAACAGCTCATATTAAAACAACAAGAACAAATTGACATACAACAAAAACAAATTAACGAATTAATTCCTAAATTAGGAAGTATAAATCAACAATTTAATGTAAACATATTTTTGAATGATACATGTAAAGATGCGATGAATTGGAGTGAATTTATTGATTTATTACAAATTCAAGAAATAACAAATATAGATAATATTTTACAAATCATTTGTGATGAATTATATAGTATTGGTATTTATAAACGGCCAATTCATTGTATTGATATTAAACGCAAAAAAATTTGTATTAAAAATAAAAATGTATGGGAACATAATGTAAATAAAGTATGTGAGACGTTAAATGAAACAGCAAATACATTACATCATGAATACATAAAACAATGGACACAAAATCATCCCAAATGGTACGATAACGAACAAGAAACAGATAAATATACGCAATTAATCAGTAATTTAAATGTATATAAAAATACAGATTCTATTACTAAATATATTTGTATTCCTAGTTTAGAAGTGAATTAAAAATATAAATATATATCACGTATGAAAATTATTATTTTTGATGTAGATGAAACATTGGGATCTTTTAATGAATTTTATCGATATTGTTCATTTGTCTTGAAAACTCATAAACAAAAATTAACTTATCCAAGATTTCGTTATTTACTTGATATTAATCCTATTTTTTTACGTCCTAATATTTTAAATGTATTACAATTTATTCAATTATTAAAACATAAATGTAAAGTAGCCATGTTTACTAATAATAATGGAAAACAAGAATGGATACAATTTATACAATGTTATTTTCATGAAAAATTAAATTGTGAATTATTTGACAAAATTGTTTATGCTAAACAATATGAACCTAAACGAAAAGAAGAAACAAAATCATTACAAGACTTTTTTGCTTGTACTCGATGTAATCCACAATCTGAAATATTGTTTTTCGATGATCAACTACATCCTATGATGTTGAAAAAACAAGTACGCTATTTTCATATACAACCTTATACTACAACAAGTGGAATTGACGATTCTTTTGAATTTATTCAATGTATTTATGATTTTTTATATTAAAGAAATCTAAAATAATTGGTTAATACTCCTTGTAATAAAGCAAATACACACATAACTAATAATATTTTTATAAAATCCTTTTTAGTTGGTAGTTTGAGTTTTGTTTCTTTATTACTAAATCTACCAATGTTATAATGAATTATGTTTTCAAAAAAGTTTACGAATATATAAATAAAAAAAGAAATAATAATAATATGAAAACTTCTATTTGAAATACTATACATTAATATATAGTATTTAAAATAACATTACTTATTTTAAATTACGTTTTAATGTTCTTCTTTTCCCACCTGATTGTAAAGGTTGATTTACAAGTTTTTGATGTAGTGATGGTTTTTTAGATAGTTTTTGATCTGTGCCCCAACTAACTAATAAGTAAGATATAAATATAGTTGCTACTATGCCTATTTGTGTTGGTAAGTTTATAGGTAACATATAATTATTATTTATTTTTTTTTTGATTTTGCTTTTGTTTTTGTTTTTTTATGTTTAGTTCCTCCGTTATTATGATAAGCAGGTTCTGTACTATCAGAGCTAAATGAAGTAGAACTATCGCGATTTTTTACATTATCAGACGCATAAGGTACAACTCCTAATCCTAGGGTAATTAATATTCCTGCTAAAAATAACCCAATAGTTATTGTTTTGCTATTTACATCCATACTATATAAAAATATTATAATTCATATTTTATATGAGATTCCCACATATATGTACAATAAGACCATAAAATAGTAGGTTCTTTTTTAGTAGGATAAGATTGTTCAGTATAATACATTAATGCGTTAGGTAAAACAAAAGCAAGTAGTTCATTTGATGTTAATATAGTACTATCTTCTTTTAGTTCTTGATGATTGGGTAAATACTTAGCTAAATCTTCTAACAACGGAGGATAAGAATAGTGATAATACATCGACCAATTCATACATCCAGTTGTATAATATCGAATATTCCATTCTAACATCTCAGTGTAATTTGTACAAATATCTTTTATTTCTGTATTTGGCAATAAAGTAGTATAATATCGTGATTGCCATTGAGGTTTTACAGGACAAATAATGTGTTCTTTTTCACGTTTTAACATGGGTAAATTATGTATTCGTTTTTCTAAAGTAGAATCATCCACATTTCGTTTATTTCTAAATTCATGTTCTTGGATAAATAATTGTTCTTCTTTTAAACTCAGTGCTGTTATAAATTCTTTCACATTATCCCAATGTATACTCCCATCAAATAACATTTTATCTTTCATACATTCGTGATATGTTGTTAATATAGTATCTAATCCAGTAGTCCTTAAGTTTAAAGATGGAAAATGAGGCATAAAATCATTGCCTAATAACAATGTAATAAAAATATAATCTGTTAATTTGTTTTTACCCATAACATTAGTTATACACGTTGATAATTCATTTACATCTAGTATATGTAAATGATTATCATGTAACATAAAAGATGATGCTTCGCGTAATAATTTAATTTCTTTACAATAGGATAAATGGTTTAAGGATAAAATAATTAAATCTGAATCTAATCCATATATCATAGTTGTTTGATCTTTATGATTTGGATTTTCTCGTATAAATGAAAATAATTTATGTTCACCTTCTCCGACATCTTGACTTGTTGATAAATAGAATTCTTTATAGTTAGATTTATGAGGTTCAAAAAATGAGACCAATGCTTTATCTAATCGTTTCATAAAAGGAGTTCCTGGTGTAATTTGTACAGTATCCCATGGTTTAGATTCATTCAACCATTGAGCAGTTACCCAACTTTTATATCGCCGTTCGCGTTGTTGTTTTATTTTTGCCATGGGTGGAACTCCGTCAAACGCAATAAAAACACGTGTGGGGTTAATTAAATGTAAATAAGATAATAATTTAGTACATACTTCTTGAATAATGGTTTCTTCCATTTGATGTCTTGGTATAGACGTATCAATAGAATGAACAACATCATAAATAATAGAATTGCTATCTAAATATAAATTATCTACATGTGTTTTGTTAAAAGTTGAAATAATATGTTTATGCCGTTTCATTAATTGAAAAAAATAACTTGGAATTCCCATGATATACTATAGTTTGAATTATTTAATATTATTTAGTAAAGTTTAAATTTCAATGCGAAGTTTACCTTCCAAGAACGCAAGAAGTTTTGTTGGATTCATCATCGTCTGCGTTCCTTGTGCTTTTTTCCATCCGCCTAATTCTAGCCATTGATCCCATGGCAAAGTAACTGTTTCAAAAGATAAATACACTACATTTCGATTGCCTTGCCCAACATTATCTGACCATGAAGGTAATCTTTCAGTTGGTAAAGAATAACCTTCAATTCGATGAAATGTAACATGATAACCATTATGAATGAATGCGAATATATCACCCCATCGTGCTCGGTTGGCTGGACTATCATCCCATAATACGCGCAAGCCGTTTCTAGAACGTTTAAGTTGTTCATCGTAATCACGTTTAGAATCAGGACCATTTTTCTTGTAGTTTTTAGCAATTGGAGTACAAACAATGATCGGGTCTTTCATATTGAAATGATATACAAAATAATATTGTAAATATCATTTCAATTTTGTTACCATCCTGTAACCTGTAATCCTATTTGTGATTTATTAAAAATAGTATAAAGTAAATAGATGATTTCTTCTTTTGTAAATTCATTACTATCATACGCAAATTGATAACGTGGTAATTGATCAGTTGATTTTATACGTACTATACCAAATATTTGTAAGTTTACTAATTCATTTTTTGAATTGTAATGACAATAATAAATAGAATTGAAATGTGAATCAATCGTATTTGATAAAGTATAATTACGATAAGAAATAAATAAAGATTTAAATAATGATAAATCCAACTTTGCTGTTGAACTTAAATTAAAATAAGTTTTATTATATTTATTTTCTACTGTTTTATTAAAATAATTAGGAACAGGAAAGAGATAACTATGTAAATAGTTAAAATTCATATTTGAAACTTGTGTATGGTCGTAAATGTCTCCATTTTCAAACAAGAATATATAAGATACAGGAGCAGGAGATGAATAAGCAAAAATATTATACCACGCAGGCTGTTCAATGCGTAGAGTAAGTTCACCGTAATGAATTGTCATTTTATATTGTTTTTTTTAACAATATAAATTCAATTTTGTTATATATTTTTTTTACGACATAATTTATAATTTTGTTCATTTTTAACTGTTTTTGTAATCATGTATTCATTGTTAGATTGAATTAATTCAGGATAAACACAACATATAGGTTTACTAACAATCATATTAATTTTATCAGATTTTAATGTAGCTCTGTATTCTTGTATAGTTAATGTTCCTCCAAATTTACTTAATAAATAATGAGGAGGTGGAGCTGGGATAAAATTACGAGTATAATTATAAATTGATCCATATAAATAATTTAATAAATGATAGCGTTCAAACATAGTAGAATCGTCTATTTTTTCTTGAAACAAATAAGCACTTGCGCATTCTGGACAACAAAAAGAACCATACACTTGATATACATCATTTATTTTGCTTTTTGGAATATAAATACTAGGATTATCATAAGAACATGTACACCAAAAACAATTCGTTTTTGACATATTCATATCATTAAAATGTAATTTATTTGCTAATATTTTAAGTTTTTGACATAAAGGTACATTCTCATTTTCATACACTAATTCACTGTGGTTATTTGATTGTGTGAATGGTTCAATATCTACGTTAGTAGTCGTAGATTTAATATCTTGTGTAGAACATTTTAAATGTAAAATAATATTATGTAACACTGGAATATAATCATCAACAATAGCTTTATTTTCTATAATTTTTCCTCCTTTAGGTTTACGACCACGTTTTTTAATTTCTTTTTTTTCTTCCATACTATTGGATAATTTCAATTATCTAAATATATTTATAAATTGATTTTTTGACTTGTTGAGTTATAAAATAGATTTTTATCTTTAAAAACTGGAGGCGTAGAAGAAGATATCGCATCCGCAAATAATCCAGGATAAGGTTGAACATAATTATTACTAGGCAAGTTAGGTTTTACATACAAAGAACTTTTGCTGGAAGGAATATATTCTTTTTCATATCTTAATCTACTTTCAATATCAATGTTTTCAATAAATCCAGTAAAAGGCAATGAAGTACTAGGTAAATAATCTTTATGGACATCAAACGGTTTTTTATAAGGAATTTCTATGGTTGATTTATTGAATTGATCTAAAATAGGTAAAGTAGTATATTTAGTAGGCACTGGTCTTGGTGAAAAATAAAAAGAAGGCGTAGCTGAAGCTGTATTTCTTTGTGCTAGACGTTGATTTAATTGTTCTACTCTATCCATGTTTAGAGATGAGATAAATATTTTAAGTTAAAATATTATTTTAATAGGAAGCAATCATATATTTAGCTAACATAAATGAACTATTTAAAATTTGTTTTGCTGACATTCTCGCAAACCAATTGTATTTAGAACGTTGTAATACTTCGTCTTGTGGTATATAAATGCCATACAAATCGGATGGTAATTCTATAGGTGTTGTTCCTAATAATTCATCTATTGTAACTGGTTCACCTGTAATTTTTTTAACGCCAATATATTTACCATCTACGACAGTTACATTACGGTTACACCACAAATTTACATTATCAATAAAATTAGGTTGTGATGTTTTATCTAAAAATAATGATTCCTGATAATCAATACACTTATTCATGATAACAGATTTTTTCTTACAAGCCATCATATGAACATTTGGCATATAAGTGACTTGGTCGTGCGTAATACCATGGTTTACATCTTGAACAACAAACATTCCTTTATCTTGTAGATTTGTTTTGTATAAATCGTATAAATTATGAACACATAAAAATGAAGGAGGTACTATAAATCCACCATAATTATATAATAACATACTTAATCCTAATTGTCTATAGTGATCTTTACTTGGTTGTGGAAGATCATGTATATTTACATTCCAGTCTAATAAAGATTCAAAAATATCATCATTGATTAAACAAACATTGAATGAATCTTTACATTTATCATAAATACTTTTCATTGTAATCTGAAGATAAGGTTGATTTAGTTTTAATGTATTTCTAGAATAAAACGATTCCCAATTACGAGCATTTATATCAGGTGGACTAAAAATCCATAATATAGGTTTATGATGAGACATTTCACCCCCAATAAAAAATTCAGATACTAATTTATAATGTTCACGCGATTCAAATATTTCTTCTGAATTTTTAAAAGACGAATATATATAGTTTGAAATTAAGGAAAATATAATAATTAAAATAATTGTAGAATAATCCATAATTACTACAACTAAAATTATTTTAGATATATACATTATGTTGAAAAAAGCTCTTCCATGGTATATTTTGCTATTAGTTGTTATATTATCTGCGTTGTTTGCTTTATCGACTAAAGAAGGATTAGAAACAAATCCTGATTCATTGATGAATGAAATCAAAAACGGAACTTATTTAGTTTTATTATACACAGAATCTTGTGGATACTGTAAACAAATGAAACCTCAATGGGATAAAGCATCAGAAAAAGTAAATGGCAAAATGATTGCTGTCAATTGTACAGAGCAATCGCCTAAGGTCAAAGCTTTATTAAAAATGACTAATACTACTAGTTTTCCAAGAATGATTTTATTTAAAAATGGAGAAATAGTAGAAGATTATGAAGGTCCACGCAAAGAAGAAGATTTCTTGAGTTATGTCAATGAAAAAATAGAAAGTTAAATTATGAATTCATTGTTTGTTTCAGGAGTCAGTTTATTGGTACTTGATGGAATTTTTATATATTTTATTGCCGGTCCACATTTTCAACAACAAATTAAACAAGTTCAACATTCGCCATTAAAAATAAATATTCAAGGTGCTATACCATGTTACTTATTTTTAATAGGAGGATTATATTACTTTATAATACAAAAACATAGATCAATATGGGAAGCATTTTTATTAGGATTTTTCGTGTATGGTGTATATGAAACAACTAGTTATAGTGTATTGAAAGACTGGCAATTCAAAACTGTATGTATTGACACTTTGTGGGGAGGTATTTTATTTGCGTTAACAACAAAATTAACTTATTTAATGTAATTTGCGATTCGATCTACGTTTTAATTTGCGATTCGATTTACGATTCGATTTACGTTTTGGTTTTTTGCCACCTAATCCACTGTTATCTCCTAACGAATTGTAAAATCCTTGAAATTGTCTAGTTTGAACAACATGTGGCATCAACTCTCCATTCAATAATCCAAGAATCAGTAAATCAATAACTTGTACTATTAGTGGATTTCTTTCATGTTCGCTTTTTTTATTATTCAAATCTGTTATCAAATCATCTCTAAGCAATATATTATCTACTACTTGTAAATTACCATAAGTTTCTAAATATTCTTTTATATATAATTTTACATTATCTTGATTATTATCTATTTTCGAATTGATAATATCATTTAACAGTTCATTCCGTGTAATTTCCATAATATTATATTATATTTAATCTACCATATCCACAGAATTTAAAATATTATCTCGTTGAAATAATTCATTGCTTACTTCTGACATATCTACAATATTTTTTACACCAATCAAGTTGCCATTATTATCTAATGTCTGTGTAAGTTTATTGCCGGCAGCAGTTGCCTTGGCGATGTTTTCTTCCATTGCCTTTTTCTTACTATCTTTAACACGTTGATCAAAATAATCTTTAGCACTTTCTTCATTTTGTTTCTTATTTGACATCAATTGATTTAATTCAGATTCTAAAAATTCAACTTTACCTGTTTTATAAGCGTCTGGCTCCCATGGCATCCATACACCAACAGGTCCAACATACACATCAAAATAAGGATCATGTTCACGTAACATTTTAGCACGAAGAGAAGCTTCTTCTTGTGATGGATATACACCTCGCACTTTTACACCACGAGTATTTGTTTGGAAATTATTTTGCTTGCTGTATTCTATTTCAAGAGCATCTAAATTTTTATCTAAAAAGTTTTTATAATCATCTGACACTGAATTTGAGTTTAATACTTCTACTTCTTCTTTACAAAACGAACTAAGATCACTAGTTACACTTTCTGTGTCTAACCCATACTTATAGGCTAAAAAAGCAGTAAATTTAGCATATTTTTCAACTGATTTTACCATGTCCCAATTTTTTACAAATTGTTCAAAAAAAAATTCTTGTTTTGATTTAATAATATTTTCAGGAGAAACAAATGACATACATACAAACTTTTGTTGCGCAATAGGTTTATCTTCTTCTAATAAATCTACAACTTTAGACATAAGTTCATATATATAATTTATTTAAGTTTTAATTCATTTATATTTTTTTCTATTTTAATATTATAATGTTTGATTTAGGAGAATTAGTAAAAAGAGCCGTTAAATATTTAGTTGAAGGTTTAGCCGTTGCTGTCGCCGCTTATGTTATCCCTAAAGGTAAAGGTTTAAGTTTTGATGAAGTTGCTCTTATTGCTTTAACTGCGGCTGCGACTTTTTCAATTCTTGATACTTACATTCCAAGCATGGGTGTAACTGCTCGCACAGGTGCCGGATTTGGCATTGGCGCCAACATGGTCGGATTCCCTCGGTAAATATAGTTGAAAAAAATAGTTGAAGTTATTAAATTAAGCAATTTTACATTGTTTATTAGTTGTTCACTTGCTGTGTAGACAACTAATAAACAAATTATGATAATAGTACATATGTCTCGTGTAAGGTAATATCTAGTTCATTGTTTATTTCAGGATATTCTATAAAAATAGAATTCCCTGAAACACTTATAATTTCTTTTAATATATATTTGTTTTTTATAATAAATATAATTTTATGTCCAATAAAATCGCGAACATTTAAAAGTGTTAACCGAATTGTATTCATTTTGTAATATAGATATGTTAATTATTCTATTTCAATTATATTTAAAAAAATAAATTATTAATTAACTTTCCAATGATGTTCACAATCAATACAAGTAATGAAAGAAGTCATGGGTTCATCCGCAGAACGAATTTGTAATTGGTAATAATTACAATTTCTACTATCACATTTCGAACATTTAAAAGAATCCGTATTCGCAGTTAATTTAGTTTTCAATCTTGACTCTTCTATTTTACTTTCCTTTTCAATCAGATATTTCCATTTATCAGGATTAAAATCTTGATGTGTCATAAACGCAATTTTGGTCGGATCTTGTTTTACTAATTTTTGTCCATATTCTGTTTTCAAGTTAAAAAGTAATGTTTTAAATTTAGAAATATAAATTTCAACAAAATAAGGATTATTCCATTTTTTTATAATTTTACGTTCACTACATTGTTCAATTGTAAAATTATAGATACCATTTTCAATAATAGTACTGTTATTTATATTTTGTACAACAGCATTTAATGTCGTACGTATTGTCTCACGAAACACAGATGGATTTTCTACAATTCTCATTTATAAATTACATACTATATGTTTCTAAATCAATTTTCTTCGATCTGAAACTACAAACCCATCTTCTACATATCCCTCTTTTGTTTTTCGTAAACCAGTATCTTCATCTTCTGATACATCTGATTCAGTATGTATATCTTCAAATCCACCCATTAACTCTTCATATATTTTATCCCATTCTGTAATCGTTAATGTCTCATTATTAACTGTAAGTAAACATTGTCCATATAAAATCTTTTGATCACATGGTGGTGGAAATTCATATTGAACTATCTTACGTGATTTAGATGGTTTAGACCGACCATACAATTCAATTGTTTTTCCATTTACTTTCCAAACACATTTCTTTTTTCCATAATCAACTACATCTACATGATCAATTTCTTTCAAATTTCCTTTCTGGTCAACGACAATAGCCATGGTATAATATAAATACAAATATTTAAATCATTCAATTTTTTCTATAAAGTATATTTTTATAGACCTAAATATAATAATAGTGTATAACTAATGGATCGTATTCTTCCATGCGGGTCTATTATTAATTCACATTTTACGGTTGCTATGTATTCTAAATTAGATGCGCCTATTCGCGCTGTATATAATAATTCGTCGCCGCAAGGTATTATTTTATATATACAAGGGTTAGGAGATTGGATTTATTTTGATACCCATGTAAACCCAAAATTATATGAAAAAGTTCCAAGAATAATGAATCATTGGGAACAGTGTTCTACAATGGATGATCTTCAAGAAATTGTAAAAGGAGCGTATGATCATGCGGAAACAATTATGAAAAAAATTAATTATAAAGAACGTTTATAAAATTGATTATAATTTTTATATATTTTTATATAAAATGGCATTTACAGTAACTTCATTTGATTACAATGATACATTATATACAGCTGCTTATCGAACATTACCTACTTTAGAAATTGGAATTCAAATACCGAATGAATTGTATTATGTACAATATATCAATAATGAAATACAAATTTATAAAATGTCTATATTACCCAAATCACTACATTTTGGTGATATTATAGAACTAGAAGAACCTATAATAACACATATTTTAAATGCTATTTATTTAATAGATGATATTCGTATTAATGTTATGATCTCTATTTAAGAAAAATTGATTTAAAAGTAAAATCAAAGATTAACACAAGATAGTCAAAGTCATGTTATATAATTATTTATTGTGTTTCGTTAGCATTTTTAGCATATTTATCCATAAAAACTGATTTGCTATGTCTCCTTGTTATAGTTTATTATGCCTTATATATCCTTTATAGGTGATTATATTTATTTATGTTAATTAATCGCATGTATTTCGATCTCTTATATGGTTTAAATTTATTTACGTCATATCTTTTTATTGAACTATTAGGATCGACGGTTGAGGTCGAGGGAGGTTGGGGCAGAGGGAAAGAAGGAGAAGATTTCGCGATGGGGAGAGAAGACGACTCTGGGGGTAAGGGCTGTTGGGGCAGAGGGTGAATGTTCACCAGTATTAGATATTCCAACAATTAATTTTTCTCGTATAATAGTGTAAAATGTTAAATTGGCAATATATGTATATTCATTTAATATATAATTAACATATAATGGACCTTTTATACTATCAATATCCTTTTTTATTAAATGAAAAGATTTATTCATATTTTTTTTACATATATTAGAAAAAGCATTTAAACTTTTATAAGGAAATAAATAAAAATTGTCACAGATTAAATGAGGACTTTCTAAAATACTTACTAAATTAAATTTATTTAAATTTATATTGCTTTTATTAAAATCAATATTAAAATTTAAATCAAAACGTGTAATTAAAACTAAATCATAAGTAATGCCACTTTGTAAACATAAATCAACCACATTATTTATTTTCATATTTCTAGATATATAAAAATTTGATTCATTTTCTATAAAATTACATTGTCTAGGATTATATAATTCACATATTTTTTGTTTATCTGTATCATCGATAATGTTTGTTGTAAAATATATATCTATATCATAACCTTTATTTTGAAAAAATTTAAATATCATTTTTTTATAATTTTCATAAGAACGTTCATAATTTATACTAGTTGTATAATTGTCCCGATGATTATATTTTTCTTGTTTAGATATACCAAATAATAAAATTGCTATTTTTTTAGATGGATTCATAAATTATATAATAAATTTATATTTTATATTCAATTTAAAATCAATATTAATAATATAAATGTTACTTTATATATAACAACTTGTAAGAGTTTCTATTAGGTTGTCGAAAATCTAACCAATTAATATTATGAATATTTTTCAGTATAATAATATTGTTCGACTTCATTAAAATCCATTTCACTAGATTGTGAAGGAAGACTACATTTATGTCGAAAATTAATTAGCAAAATAGATGATAAATTATTTAATATATTATTTACTTTTTTATCATCAATAACATAATTGTTTATGATTTCATTTTTAATATGTCTTTGAATCATTGGAATACAATTTACATCTTCTGAATTATTCGTCCAAATTATTTTTCTACCCTTTTTTAATTCGCCATTTATAATTGTTTCGAAATTTACAAATTTACATGTATACTCTTTATGATATTTCTCAAATATAGTAAGAATAAGAGGTATTATATCATTTTCTTTTATTTCGTGTAATTGAATATCAAACAGCGATAAATAATCTAAAATATCATTGGATTGAAGAAGATTATCTAAATTATTAAACAAATCATAAACAATTCTGTTTTTATAAAAAATAAATTTATGTTTCATTTTTTGTTGAATTATTTTTTTAATTTTATCTATATTATCTGAAATATAAGTAATCCATTTTAGTTTATTCTTATCTTGTTCTTGTTTTGATATTTCTTTTTGTATTTCTTTATGTATAATTAATTGATTTTCACATAATTCTAAAAAAATATATTTTATCATAATCATACAACTATTTGTCAATTTGATTGGATCATGTTCAATTTGAGGTTGTGATTTAATTACACTAGAATCTTTTACATCTATTCCTTTCCATTCTGTTTTTGTTTCTGTATAAAATTTTTTATTCATGGCTTTAAATAATTCTTGTTTTAAAGCATATGAAACATAAATATTGTTATGATTACACCATACTTTAAATGTATCAAATATATTATTTTTAGATATAGAATGATTATTATGTATAATACAATCTTCAGCAAAAATATCAAATAAATCATGTCTCATTTTTTTTTGTAGATTGCGATAAGTTCTATCTAACTCATCCATAAATTTATAAAAAAATAGTATTTAAGTTAAAGATTAAAATATTGCGAATCTACAATATAGACATAATTATTGTATGTAAATTGAATCTGACCTGATAGTTTCTTGTAAAAATCGATACATGTATTTCTGTTCATTGGTAAAAATTTGATATAAGCAATATTTTGTTCTTCAAAACTACATTCTTTCACACATTCTACGCCAAATAAATCTTTCAAAGCATCTTGGACTAAATCGATGCGAGAAGATCGAACCGTGACAGGAGGAAGTCGGATAATAGAATCAGTCATTTTATGCTAGTATAAAATAAAATTATTTGTTTCAATTTTTATTAAATACTCTATTCTAACATTAACATGGGGAATCAAATTATACAAAAGGCGAGTTTTCAAGATGTTCAATTTGTTCAGACGGCAGATAATTCTATATTAATTAATACGTTACCTGAATCTGAACAACAACTATTGATTTTTAAAACAATACCTAGTACGAATGAAATTACATTTGTTGAAAATGCGATACGATTAAAAAAGAATATTATTATTTATGGTAAAAATAGTAATGACGAAACAATTTATAGTAAATATAGTCAGATCCATAAATTAGGAGGAAATGCTTATGTATACATAGGTGGATTGTTCGAATGGTTATTGTTACAAGACATTTACGGACATGATATGTTCAAAACAACATCAAAAACCTTAGATATTTTAAAATACAAACCAATCAATATATTAAATACAAATTATATTACCTATTAATTATGGTAGGCGGATTATTAAATTTAGTAGCTGTTGGAAATCAAAATATTATTTTACATGGAAATCCACAAAAAACATTTTGGTCAAGTACGTATAAACGAATTACTAATTTTGGTATTCAAAATTTTAGATTAGATTATGAAGGATTGCGACAATTGAATATATCTTCAGAAACAAATTATTCATTTAAAGTGAAACGGTATGCGGAATTATTAATGGATATGTATGTAGTTATACAAATGCCGGATATATATAGTCCAATTTATCCGCAAATAGCAGATAATAAATGGGTGCCTTATGAATTTAAATGGATTAAAAATTTAGGAGCAATGATGATAAAATCGGTAAAATTTACAATAGGAGGAAATTTAATTCAACAGTTTACAGGAACAGATATAGTTATATTAGCGAATCGTGATTTAAATAGTGTCCAAAAAAGAAAATGGGATGAAATGATAGGAAATACACCTGATATGAATGATCCAGCAAATGCTTTTGGAAGGTCGAATATATATCCAAATGCTGTATATAATAATGATGTACTTCCTGAACCTTCTATTCGCGGAAAACAATTACGAATACCTTTACCTGTTTGGTGGGGGTTTACATCACAACAAGCGTTTCCATTAGTAGCATTACAATATAATGTTCTTCAAGTAGATATAACTCTTCGACCAATTCGAGAATTGTATCAAATAAAAAATGTGTTAGATACAAATCAAGTCTATCCTTTTATTGCTCCAAATATGACTGTATCTGAATATCAATTTCATCGTTTTTTACAACCTCCACCTAATTTAGAATTACAGTATATAACAACAAATGTAAATTGGAATGAAAATACCCATATATCTGCTCAATATTGTTTTTTATCTGAAGATGAGTCTAAATTGTTTGCGTTACATCCTCAAAAATATTTGGTTAAAGAATATCATAATTCAGAATATAAAAATATTTCTGTATCAGATAAAATATGGTTACAAAATTCAAGTGGATTGGTTATAGATTGGATGTTTTTATTTCAAAGGAATGATGTTCCTTTACGAAATGAATGGAGTAATTTTACAAATTGGGAATATGATTCATTGCCATCCAATGTAACTATATTACCTCCTCTTTTACCCGAAGATGAAAGCGGACCTTTTGGAATTGTAGGATACGGTAGAAATCCATCCGACCAAACTCCCACTTTATTGTACAGTACAGGAGATTATACTACAAAAAATATAAAAAATATATTGGTTCAATTAGGTATTCAATTAGATGGCATTGTACGTGAAGAAGTAAAACTTGCTAATTTTTATTTACAAGACCAACAATATTTAACATGTCCTGGATTTGGATCTACTACATTGAATGGATTATACGTTTATAATTTTTCTTTGAACACTTCTCCGTTTCAATTACAACCATCAGGCGCAATCAATTTAAGTAAATTTTCTAAAATAGAATTCGATTTTACTACTATAACTCCGCCTATTGACCCCAATTCTACTTTTTTAATTATATGTGATCCTATTGAAAAAATACAACTAGGTGTAAATAAATCTATTTACAAATTATATGAATATGGATTTAATTTATATGTATTAGAAGAAAGATACAATGTTATTACTTTCTTATCAGGAAATGCGGCGATGATGAATGCGCGTTAACTGTTTTCCATAATAGTATATAAATATAACATATCAATATGTTATATGGAACCTTGGGTAGAAAAATATAGACCAACTACATTTACTGGTATAGTATTAAATCCTTATAACAAGACATTACTAAACAACATGATAGAACAAGACTATATTTCTAACATGCTTTTTTATGGTCCTCCTGGAACAGGTAAAACAACTACAATTATTAATTTTATTCATATGTATCAAGAAAAAAAACAGGAATTAAATAAAGGGTTGATTATCCATTTAAATGCGTCGGATGATAGAGGCATTGATATAATTCGCAATCAAATACATTCTTTTGTAAATTCAAAAACATTTTTTAATAATGGATTAAAAATTGTTATTCTAGATGAAGTAGATTCTATGACCAAAACAGCTCAACAAGCTTTAATTTATTTAATGAATGATACATATGAAAACACCCGCTATTTTTTAATTTGTAATTATATAAGTAAAATAGATGAATCTTTACAATCTTTATTTATAAAAATAAAATTCAATCATTTACCCAAACAAAATATATTATCCTTTTTAAAGTATATTTCGGAACAAGAAAAATTATCTTTACATGACTTACAATTAGAATATATACAAGAATTGTTTGGTTCAGATATACGTAGTATGATTAATTATATACAAACCAATCAAAATAATTCATATTTTAAAATAATTCATACTAAAATATGGGATGAATTGTATACAAGTTCAAATCCAATCGAACAGTTGGAAGAGATTAGCATTACCTATAACATGGATAAAAATCACATTCTAAAAGAATACTTGTATTACATTATTACGCATAAGATTGATGAATACAATTTAACTAAATTAAATAAATTAGATTTGGCAATACATACATCTGATATACACATTGATTATATGATACAATATATATTTAATAATTGAATTTAAAAGACCTTGTATAACTGTATATAGAATGGAAGAATTGTTAGATACCGAATGGGAACAATTTATAACAAACACAATGCCTGTTAATTTTGCTCCTGAAATTGATTATTCTACAAATATACCTAAACCTAGTGATTTGTATGTTTCTACGAATACTATAATTTCTTATTTCAGTGAAGCAATTCCATTGTTTGACTTATTTTGGAAATTAAAAGTAATAGCTTATCACGAACAAGCAGAGGGTATTATTAAAAAACAAATAAAAATTATTAGTAATACAAAAGAAGAATTAGAAGAAATAGATAGTAAAATTTTCAAGACAGGAAGATATGGATATAGAACAACAATTAAACATATTGAAAATGAAAAAGGGAATATTAAATACAAAAATATAAGTAAAATTACTATAGGTATTTCAAAAAAAGATATTGTTTCTTATCGTGTTAAACAAAAAGGAGCATTTTACAATTGTTTCGTACTTATTGTTCGTATTTTTGTAATCGATCAATTTAAAGATTTTCACATCAAAATATTTAACACAGGTAAAATAGAAATTCCAGGTATTCAAGATAAATCACATCTTTCCCATATTATTCATATATTAATGTCTGAAATACAGTTACATTGTAATGTTTCATATAATAAATCCAATGAACAAACTGTATTGATTAATTCAAACTTTAATTGTGGTTATTATATAAACCGTGACAGTTTATATCATAAATTAAGGTATGATAAAAATATATCTACAGTATACGATCCATGTTCTTATCCAGGAATTCAGTGTGAATTATATTATACTGAAAATGAAGAAATTGTAACTAAACCTGTTCCTGGAAACAAAGTATCTTTTATGGTATTTCGAACAGGTAGTATATTAATTGTAGGTAAATGTAGTTTGCCTGTTATTCACAAAATTTACGATTATATTTGTGTTATGTTGAATGAATTATTTCATTCTATCGTAGATTATAAATGTAAATATGTAAAAACAGAATTGTTAAAAAAGAAAGTTAAAAAAACTATTTTAATAACGATTTAAAGCAATCGAATCTTTTAATTCATGTCAGAACAGAAAGTACCTTGTGAATTAGTTATGAAACATGTATGTAAGCTATCATTGGAAAAGGATAAGCCTATTATGTTAGATTACTGGACATTGTCCTTAGCGCAATCCGTTGTTATTGGTGTTCGTTCTACAGGGGAGAAGCTTTTAGTAAAAAACGAGGATGAATACACTAGCCCTGTATCTAAGGTATATAAAGTAGGCGAGCAATATATTGTAGAAACTGAAAATTCTCTTTATATTGTAAGCTCGTCCATTCCTACAAAACGTATTTCTTAATGAATTAATATAATAATATCTCGAAACATTTCTTCTGTAATTTTAATTTCATTTACTTCATTATATAAATAGACTAATTCAGACAAATCATATTGATCTTCCAAACATGAATATTTGTTTAAAAATAATTTTACATTTTGTATGTACAATTGTTTAGACGTTAAGAGTACAATATCATCCTTGTATACATTTAAATTAACCAGCATGTGTTTAAAATTTGTATCTGAAATAACTAAAGGCAGATTTTTTTCTTTTAGATAAGATCTCCATAAAAAATAAAATTCTTTGTATCCAGTACTACCTGTATTAGTAGTATAATCTGTAATAAAATCAGAAATAATTTTTTCAGGTGAATTCATTTTTAAATATAATGTTTTTTGAATAAATTCATTATCTTTACATTCTATTAAAAATTGTTCAGAATTATTATATTTATTCGACAAATGTGTAGATACACAAATAATATTTAGTATATTGGTTGGACATTGAAATAATTCAGGACATTTACCTGTAATAATACGACAATTATCATACGTATGTTCCCAATATTTATATTTAAAAATATCATTCAAACTTTTATTTGTCATTAAATAAATTTGTTCAATTATTTTACGAATAAATTTTTTATAAGAATTATCTACAAAATAAACAAACGGATCTTTTTTATTCAACAAGCTATCTCCTAAAATAGTTAGAAAATATTTTATATGATTTTTGGTTTCAAACATAGATAATGTCTGGAACACAGATTTAATCGTAATAGATTCAGGGACACTTGTTGTAAAATAATTTTCTTTGATACGTTTCAACAAGTGTTTTTTAATTTTATATTTCCAAATTTTCAATTCATGTGTATTTATATCCGACAAGATATAATGAACAATATCATCTTCTGAGACAATAGTATAATTCATGTCTTTATATTCAATGTACAATTCTGTTTGCGGTATATAAAATAAACTATACTTGTTTAAAAATTCGCTAATATATTTTTCTTTTTTTTCATTTAAATCTTGTAATAATCCCATCTTTTTTATATGATGTTCTTCGATATTTTCCATCATGGTTGGCAAATGGTTCAAATATTGAGTTAATTTATCGTTCATATATGGATTTGTTTTGTATTTTTCAATCAAATCTAAAATGATGTTCATTAATCTAATTATTTAAATATATTTAAATATATTTAAATATATTTAAATAACACTATTTTGATACAGAAAATTGATTTAATTATTATTCTTTATGTATAGTAATGAACTCAAAATATTTTAGTAAACCCTTGAATTTATCACAATTTAAATACCCTTCTTCTACTACAAAAAATGTAATCTTGAAATACAGTAATCATTATGATGATTATAACAATAAAGTCTGTTATATTTATACACAAAATTTAAATTTATTATCTATGTTTACTTATATTGTATTTGATGACGAACTTAGTGGTCATTCTTACAAAAATGAAGAAATATTTAATATTCTTAGCATAGATTCGGATTGTTTTGTTATTCGAGGTCATGTACAATTTAAACCAACACAAAATATGGTATGGCGTATTGTTTCTTCTCTTACTCTTGTTTATGGATTATTTAAACTAAAATTAAAAAAGATACAAAATGAACTATTATCTCTAGATGAAAATTCAACAGAACACTATATACTAGAAGAACAAGTTAAAGAAATTGATAATATAATGTTACATATTAAAGAAGATAATCAAGTAAAACAATATTTAAATCAAGAAAAAGAAAAAGAAAAAGAAAAAGAATCCTATACTAAACATGAAATTAAAAATAAAACAACTATACCTGTTGTTATTGCCGAAGCAGTTGAAGTAAAAAAATATTCAAAAAAGAATATTCCCAAACAAGTGAAAACAGAAGTTTGGAATACACATATTGGTGATGATATTATGAAACATAAATGCTTATGCTGTAAAAAAGTTACCATTAAAAATACTGACTTTGTAGTCGGACATGTTATATCTGAAGCAAATGGCGGCAATTTAAACATATCCAATTTACGACCTATATGTTCTTCTTGTAATTATTCTATGGGTACTATTAACATGGAAGAATATGTAAAAACATATGGCTATTACATTTAAAAAAACAAACAAGATATACTTACTTTAAATCGAAGACGCCTTATGCCGAAATTTTTCGTCGCTCGAAGCGCTGAACCGCAATACTTGGATCAAGAGATGCGCCCATAGTCGAAGATGGCTTCCAACCTAGTCGAGCAGTGGAAGTTTCAAAATCTCGCCGAGAAGGTTCTACCTTTTCAGAATGTTTAGATGACTTAGCCGCCAATTCTTCACGCGACTTCCACTTGTAAACGACAATTTGTTCTCCCTGGTAGAAATCGTTACCAATGCGATCAAATAAAGCCGCATAATTTTTTTCTGTTCCAGTAGTTACTTTGAGGTGTAAGACATGAACATCTGTGCCGTTGACGCGGGTTGTCTTAACAAATACGATACGAACATTTGGAAATGATTTGAGAAGACCATTCTTCAAATTGAAAGAATGTGTGTCCGGAATAAGCTTGCGAGAGCCATGAGCGAAAGCGATAGTGGTAAGAGAGCTGGCCATTGTTGAATAATTATAATAACAACATTTATTAAAAATGATTTCAATTTTTTTTTAAAGAATGAACAATTTGGATTAGTTTGTAGATATATTTTTCTAGATGAAAAATAGGCCGGTAATTATTTGTATAATATTGTAAAAAATCAATGGTAGCATAAACTGCTTGTAAATGTTGTTCAGATGATAATTGTAACATGGTAAGTATTTTCCATATACAATTTTCTACACCTAAATCAAACATCAAAATAGAATATAATTCTTCGCGTAAATTCATAAATTGTTGTGATGGATTATGAATAATATCTATAATTTTTTGACATACTTGTTTTTGTTTATCTATTTCAGGAATATCATGAATTATATTTTTAATATTATGAATTGTTTCAGGAATAGGAACATTTAAACATTTAAAATATTGTTCTTTGGATGGTCGTTTTATATTTAAAATGTCACATTTAGATAAAATATTCGTCGGCAAAAAAGAAACAGATTCCATTAAAAATATAAATTTAATATCTAATGATGTATGTAAATAACTGTAAAAAATATCAAGCAACTCATTGTTAATTAAATGAAAATTTTTACACACAATAAATCCAGATTTTTCCGTATATTTATTTCTTATAATATCGCATATTTGTGTGTAAATATCATTCCATAATGTTTTGGAATTACATCCAAGTAAATCAATATCAATTTCATAATGGATATCACTTATTTTTAAAATAAACACAGGATCTGTATTCGTTTGTATTTTTTTCTCGAATTTTAACTTATTTACACTATAAGGGCGAATAATTCGCAACATTTGTGTATATTTTCCTACACCCGAAGGACCATATAAAATTAAATGTTTTGGTACTGACGTAACATTAATTTCAGGATGTAAATTAACTTTATCAGATAATGTTAAATAATCATCAAATTTTTCCATATACTAACAAATAGGTAATCTTTATTATTTCATATAAAATTGATTTGTATTTATATTTGGTTGAATATATTTATGACCCATTTTGTTTATAGTTATCCGGATAAATATAGTATTGATCAAAATCCTGAAAATAACTGGAATATTGGAAAACAGTATAATCTTGTAGGAAATAATATAGCAGCTGGGTTAAAGGATAATACGTGGGTAGTGCTTAAAACAAAAGAAACCTATACTCTTGGATTTACAGGAAAATTAATTCGCAAAGAAACACAATTACAACCATGGAAAAACTACCCAGGAGGTAAACAATGGAAACATATTTATGAATGTAGTCACTATTTATGGTTAGGTAATCTTTCAGACTTTTGCGATCAACATCATTTAGATAAACAAATGTTTATACAATCGTTACGATTTGGTCATCCTAAATCAGAATGGATACCAGCCTTTAATAGGGCAGCTTCTATTGTTCGAGAACATAATTCTTAAAATCTATTAAACATAATTTATATAAAACAACTAATGATCGTATGGGCATATACATTGTATCAACAAATCAAACAATGGTATTACAGTGCGAATTCTGTATCTTATTATATGATTACACAATCAGGTAAACAAGTTCCTGTTTTTTCTTCTTATTTAGATGAAAATGAAGATCCTGTAGAAGGATTTTTAACCATATACAACAACAACAGTAAATATAAATATAAATTTACTCCTAATTTTGTTATAAGTACGGCTGTTTCTCCTACCTATAAGATATTAAATTTAATGGTTACTATACAAAACTTTTCTACAATTTTAGATGTCGATGAATATGCGATTGTATCCAATACTTTATTTACTCCTACATTCAACAAGTGGTTATGTCGTAAATATAATATACCAGTGGCTAGTGACGCATTTGTATTGTTATGTGATGAAAATGCTGATATACGTCCTATACAAACAATTCATTTTGAAAAAGATAAATATATCATTACTTAAACTTATTGTTTTTAATTGTTTATGGAATTACACCCTCTTAGTAAAAAATGGGTAGTATGGGGTCATTATCAACATGAAAATAATTGGGATATTCAAAGTTATACTAAAATTCACACAATAACTTACGCAGAAGAATTGTTTGAATTGTTACAGTTATTATCTGAAAAATTAATTACAAATTACATGTTATTTATGATGCGCGAAGGAGTAAATCCAATGTGGGAAGATGAACAAAATAAACAAGGTGGATGTTTTTCTTATAAAGTAGATAATAAATTTGTAAAAGAAATTTGGAATGATTTATGTTATTGTATTGCGGGCAATTCAATTACAACAGAATCTGTTTATCATGATATTACAGGCATTTCTATATCTCCTAAAAAGAATTTTTGTATTTTAAAAATTTGGATGTCGTCTTGTAAGTTTCAAGATGCGTCTGTTATGAATATAAAACAATTAAAACCCCTTCAATGTTTATTCAAAAAACATTAATTTTTTTATTTTTATAATATATGAAAAATTATTCGCGTAGATTTAGGAGAAGTCAAAAACAGCAAAGGAAACAAAAACAGCAAAAAAAACAAATGGATGAAATGGATCAACGAGGTGGATGGCCATGGGATCCTGTAGATCCTAATGCTCCTGTTGACCCTAATAAAAAATCAAGCTGGATGCCTTCGGTACCCTTTTTATCAAATACTACGCCCGCTCCTGAGGTAAATGCTACTTCTATGGCACCACCATCACCACCTATGGCACCACCAGCACCACCTATGGAACAGTCTACAGCACCACCTATGGCAGGCGCAGGTAGATATTCTAGATGGAATCGTAAGTCTACACGCAAACAATCTAGCCGCAAACAATCTAGACGTCGTTAATTTGTTTTATTTAAATAAAAAATAAAACAAAATTTAGGAATATAATTGTATAATTTCAAAAACAATAGAATAATTATTTTTATTTAAATCTATTACTTCTCCAAATTTATTCAATATACGAATATTCATTTTTTCTAATTTAACAGGACCAAAATAATCTCTTTTTTTTAAAATACTGTTTATATTGTTATTAGTAATCAGTGAATTAACAGCATTTATATCTAATATAGGAATACGACCCATAATATTGTTACCTAAATAACTTGGGGTTGTGTTATTGTGTACTATAGAAATAATAGCATCTGTAGTATGGTTATTATGAAAATCATCTACATCTATAAATAAATAATTATTCATAATTCCTGCCCCTATAAAAGTTTCAGCTTGATAACTTATAAGACCTGAATACATTGTATTTTGAAATCCTAAAATATTACCCAATGAAATAATAGATTCTGATTCAAAATTAAGTGAAAATATAACATTGTTACTTATATCATTAAGTATAGTTATTTGTTCTCCAAACGCTTCCGCATTAATACCGGATGGTAATATTTCATTTAATGCTAGTATAAGAATGTCACTCTTATATGTTCCATCCGGAAGAATACATGAAAATATATCTTCTTCTATTTGAATTGTAAATGAATTATTTTTTTGAGCAGCAGATATATTAAACCAAACATAAGGTATTTCAAATGATTTAATTTGTAAAGAAACAACATTATTGATGGATTCCGGAAATGTATAAGTAAAATCGGTAGGTTTTGTATAATTATAATTGCTTCTAAACAATGTATCAATAGATATAAATTTTGAAATTAATCTTTTTTCAATTGGATTAAAAGTTCCTTTAAAATATTCACTTGGGTTAGAATATACAAAAGGAGTAGTTTGTGTAGGTATAATATTAGATTCCATTAATAGTTTATCTTTTGCTTTCTGTAAAAAATGGACAATATCTTTTTGTATAGTTGGATTTACATTTATTTGAAGTAATCTATCTAATAAAGCTTTATTTTTTTGTTCTATATCAACCAATGTATAAGGATGAAGTATTCCAAAAAAACGTTCTAAATCCTGTAATGTATAGTTATTCAAATTTAAATCAATATCCATACATTACTAATGTATATAATTTTATAATATTATCGGTATAAAGATAATATTTATTATTTGGTTATGGATATAATACGTATAGTAGGAGTGTGTATATCCGAATGTCCATATTATTTTTTATCATCAAACTATGATTATTCTAGATTTTGGAAAAAATGTATACAAATAAATATTTTGTATACAAAATTATTACAATCTATTGCTGTTCATTATATAAATCATAAAAATTTTAATTATCATTTTAATGATATTCCTTACACTACAAATGAAATTCCTACTCTTGATCATGTAGAATCATTGAAAGTGATAGGATCAGGCATGATATCTATTGTGTTTGAAGGTAAAACCAAAAACAACGAAGTTTGTATTATAAAAGCAAAACGTAATAATATTGATGAAAAAATAAATAAAGGGTTACAACAAATAAACATTATTATTCAATGGTTAAATTATTTACCTTTTTTTAAAAAGTATAATCTATTATTTATTTTTGAACAATTCAAAACTATTATACAAGAACAATTACAATTTGATAAAGAAATAGAAAATCATAAAAAATATAAAAAAAATGTATCTTATAATTCAAATATAGTCATTCCTGATTTATATGAAGAATATTGTAGTCCTAGCCAAATTGTCATGACAAAATTAGAAGGAACCCATTATACAAAAGATATTCAGGAAAATAAAGAAAAAAAGGAAAAATGTTTGAAAATATTTATTGAATTAATTATTAAAAATTTCATATTAGACGGATTTATACATTCTGATTTTCATCCAGGCAATGTATTGTTTATAGATAATAAAATAGGTATATTAGATTTTGGATTAATGATTACATTGAATAACGAAGATAAAACAAATATGTTTCAATTACTTCAATTGTTATCTCTAAATAAGTATGTAGACGCAATTCATCTTATATTTAATCATTTTATTGAACCAGAAACTATTAAACAACAATTATCTGTAAATGATATACAAAATTTAAAAAGTCAAATTATTAATGTTTATTTACATGCGTATAATAATAATAAAATATTTTCTTGTAATGATGTTTATCAAATTATTAAAATAACAAATACATATAATTTGTATATCAAAAAATCCTGGTACAGTTTAATGATGTTTTTTATTTCATGTGATGCCTTTATGAAACAATTTTCAGATTCATGTTTATCTTCTTGTATGGAATACATAAGAATATTAAATACCGCTACAGATAAAGAAATAGATACAGATAATGACGTTGAAATATAATATAGATGAATATTATGTTATATATAGCAAGTAAAATTTTATCCGAATCTTTATTAAGTTTATATCCTGTTTTTGTAAAAAATATTGATTTACCTATTCAAACACAAATGTGGAGTAGATTTTTTACTTATAGTATTATTTCTCTATTTTTTATCGATAAAAGTATTTGGTCTTTATTAACTTCTTTTTATGGTTTCGCATTAATGATTGTTACGATGATACACGTGTATGTATCCTATATGGGATTTTTATTATTAGAAAGTGGTATTTCTTATGCTTTATTTTATACTTATCCTTTATTTATTTATCTAGGAAATTATTATTCTCTACATATATCTTTTCTGTTTCCAATAATAGGTACATGGTTAATGTATTATGATAACAAAGAAATTAATATGAAAGGAGTTATTATGATTTTATTAGCAGCTATTACAGAAGCAATGATCTATTTTATTGTTCGTAAATTAAAATCATCCAATCCATGGAATCATGTATTTATTTCTTATGTACTAGGCGCGTTATTGTTTTCAGTATTTGCTACCAATATTCAAGAAATTAAATCGTATACTACTCTTGTTTCTATGTTTATTAATGCTATCATTGGATTAATTGGATATTTATTACGATTTTTTGCTATTCCACATTTATCTGCTGCCATGTTTTCTTATTTATCTTATTTAGGTATTATTATGGCTTTTATATATGGCGTCATTTTCAGTGGAGAAGTTATTACATTGCCTAAAATAATAGCTACTTTATTTATTTTAGTTCCTTCTTTTTTACAAATGTTACATTAATATATAATAAAATTACTTAAAAACATTGTTGTATTTAATTTATGTCTACGTGGCTCAATGGATAGAGCGTCTGACTTCTAATCAGAAGGCTGCGGGTTCGAGTCCCGCCGTGGATTATTGTTATCTTCTGCTTTAAAATCAAAAGATAACAAAAAAATATTTATATTTTTACATAATTTTCATATTCATCCCATGTGTATGATCCCATTTTATGATTACAGTTTGAACATATAGGTCTCAAATTTTCCAATGTTTTATGTCCACCTTTACATTTAGGTAGAATACGCCCACAATGATACGCTGGATCGTGATGTTTAAACAAAATTATATTACAATTTGGCAATGGACATTTTCCATGTAAAGCATCGCCAAATTCTTTTTCCCATACTTGTTGTCTTAACAATCGATAAGTTAAGTTAGATGTATACATAAAAGTTATTTATACTTTTTGTTTAAATAATTTCACAATAGTAAATATGTACGATATTTATTTATATTCTTTAGTAATCATTAAATTATTATTTGTTTTTTCTGTTATTCAAAATAAATTATATCCTTCCGATAAAGTAAAACACAGAATTGACAATTTAGATAACGGATTTAAAGTAGGCGTTTCCTTATTAATTATTTATTTATTTCGCCCATCATCTACAAGACAAATTGATAACAAAACAAAAATAATTCTACTTACATTTGCTGTGTTAACTGTTTTTGATATTTTTCATTCTTTTTTGTAAAAAAAAGGTGTTATTATTTTAGGTGAAAAGTTACCTTAAATTATCGAAGTTCCAGCTTCTCGGGAAGGTTTAGTACATGTTCCGATGTCCAAAGCGAATGAAGAAACTCATCACTCATACTTGCGGGGTCTTCATATGTAATAGTAGACGGTATTTCCTCATGATTCGTTGATCGGCAAAGTCTTGGAGGCGGAAGAATCTCGGCTTGTTTAGAAGACAGTACAAATTGAATTGGCTTGTATTCTGTTTTTTTCTTTAAAGGAAGTCCTTTGAATCCTAGTCCTCGTTTGTCCGTTGGTTGTTGAAATTTGATGCCGGATGATGTAATTGGTACTTTGATCCCCGTGTTGCGATATCCAAGCCCTTCTTGAAACTCCCAATGTTTATTTTCTTCGTTCCATTCGCCGCAAATTGGATGACCTCCACTCATGACACCAAGCATTTTGTAGCCAGTGTTATCGGATATATAAGGGCGGACAGTTCGTTCTTGAAATTGTCCTATCTTTAAAGTAGATAAGGAGAATCGTTGATTTCTGTACTGGTAACAGTCTTGTTCCCGAATACACCGAGACATGATATGAAGTGGTTTTTCCGTAGCTGAAACGGTAATTTTAGACCCATTGACGATAATTTTTGAAGGAGCAATTTCGAATAACCACGCCGTAAGGCATAGTATTTGCTCTTCCGAAAATGTCCCGCGGCGGTTAATGTTGAAGAATGAGATGGTTGGCATGTTGGTTTGAGATGGTTGTATTAATTATTATTTTATAATTTCATTTCAATTTTTAATTTAAAAAAATATAGAAAATTTAGAAATTATACATCAGGAAGAGGAACAAGACAAAGTTTAATATCGCCTAATGACGCAACAGAATATTTTACAACAAGTGGTAAATCATTTTCCAAAAACATTTCTATTTGATTACAAAGATTTGTACATTTAATAAAATAACCTAAATTTTTTAAACTGAAAATGCCTTGAATAATCTTGTTAGAATCTTGTTGTTGTATAAATTTCATACTATCGTCTGATTCAGCCCTTCGAACTTCCGCAGTGGCAAAGTTTCCTTTACATTTAAAAATAAGTTCATTGGCAACTGATTTAATTTCAATACGATCAGATATACAAGATAAATCACGAATAATTTTTTGGAAATCACTGGAAGGTAAATTGATAACGGATGAAAATACAACATTAGGAACTTCTAATTCTTCTGGGTCAGGTTCAATTAATCGTAACTTTTGTGTTTTACATTGTTTAATATCTCCATTTTCAAACTTTAATCCTAAATTATTAACAATACCATCGTTATAATCGGATTCTTCAATATAAATAGTTAATGTATCATCGTTATCCATGGAATTGATAAGTTTAAACAAATGAAATAAATTTACACCAATTATAATTTTTTCTTTTTTACATTCGTATACTTCAAAATTTTCTGCTTTTAAAAACAAATGAACTAAAATAGTATGTGATTTATCCATATTAATAATACGCATACCATCATGTTGAAATATAATATTAGATTCTAATAATATATCTTTTAAGGCAGTCATTAATGTTCGCATAGGTGCGATTTGTACTGTTTTTAATGTAAGAACATTCATGTATATTTACACGTTAAATTCTTTAAATAGTCTTCTTTGATTATGTTATGAAATTACAAAATACATTTTTTTCATTTTTGGATGAAATCAAAAAAAGTATTCAAGAAAAAACTATATCTAGCGATTTACATAATACGTTTGTTTTATTTGTATATACATTGTATAATTTTATATTATCTTATATTTTAATTCTTTATTCTAAATTATATACTTTTATTTTTACTTATTTACCTTTACCTTCCATCCATTCTTAATTTTTTAAAAAAATATAATATATGCCTACATTTAATTATTGTTGTACTTGTTGTATTTCTCTTTTTATTTTATTTCTATTAACTTATTTAGGAAAAAAACAATTACAAATGTCAGAACCTTTTATTATATCGTCGATGGATAATCATGAATTATTATTAGATGATCCTCCTTCTTTACGTTTAAATCAAATATCCTATCAACATTCACAAAAACATCGTGTTTTATCACCAATGAGTTCATTTGAACAAACTACGAATAATCAAAAATATACTTCACCTGATAACGGAACTAATTTATTACCTGAATTGAGTGGATTTTATCAATAATTAATCCATTTTAAATCTAGGTGAAAAAAAGATAGAATTGTTAAATAACGTACTCAAATCTTCCATTACGTCTTCTAATTCAGAATCCAGACCACTACTTTTATTACACTCTTCTACTATATAAGTTGATGTTTCTTGTAATGTACTATCCAATAATTTATGCGAATTTAAATAATTCATTATTCTATTATAGATAGGAACAATATCATAGTTAGGTTTATATTTAAATATGTTAGCTTCATTTCCTTTTACATAAGTTGAAAAGGCTTCTTCAAATGTCATTTTACGTATTTCTGATATAAATTTTATAAATTTTTCATTTTTCCAACCATGACGAACATAAAAATTTTTACCATTTTTCAAACCTAAAATAATCATAGGAATAGCACCGCATTTTGAGTATTTATAAGAAGCATCTATTAATTCTCCTGGAAGTTTGAAAGCAGCCATTAGTTGTTTAAAAAACACAAAAAAATCAGAATGGTATATTTTAGGACAGTGAGAATAACCATATAAATAATAATTGTCTAATTCTATCTTAGTATCAGTTATATTAATTTCAATACAAGGTTCATTTACATCATTAACAATAGTTAATAAAACATTAGTAAATTCTTTAGTTAGAATAAAAGGAATTACATACTCTCCTTTTATTCTATACAAGACTTTAATCGTATATTTTTCCTGTCTATGATGTTTTATATCCTGAATCATATCGTATAATTCATTTATCGAATCAATAATAGGTTGATTCGATTGTTTAGCTAATGATTGAATAAGAGATTGAAGTAGAGTAGATAATTCTGTTGGCATACACAATTTAAAACATGGATTGTATTTATAATTACGTTTACACCTAGCTGTATTCCGTATATAAGATTTTTTTAATATATGAGGAGGGGCAGTAAGAGGTAGTTGTCTTTGTGTGTGTCTTTGTGTAGATCGTTTAGATAGACATAAATTATTACATTTATTATATGTATAGTTTTTTTTACATCGTTTCATCGTACGAACATAAGATTCCATATTATACTACTATAATTTTACCATTTTGATTTTTTAACATGAATAGTTGGACCACTTGATTTTTTAGCTTTGGAAGGATCATATACATTGTTATCATCATCGTCGGGAATATTTTTAGATAATTCCCAGTATTCTTTAGATCCTAATTTGAAAGGTGGATGAGATTCTGCTTTATACCAAAATATTTGTTCTGTTAATTTATTGCTTTTAGAATTATTATTAATTACTAAACATTCATAGTTTTCAGTGCATTGATCCATGACTTGACAAAAAGATTCAAAAGTAGGAAACATACCGGCATAATTTTCATATATTTTTTTACGGTTATTAATATAAGGTTCGCGTAATATAAATACATAATCAATATTAGTTCTTAAATTAGGAGGAATGCCTAAAGGATACTGCATTGTAATGATTAAAAGAATTTTCCAATGACGTCCGTTCATGAATAACAATCGCATTAATTTATCTTTTGACCATGCTGAATCATATAAACAATCGTCTAATATAACAAATGTACGAGGATCAATGTTACTTCTTTTATAGGTTTCTATTTCTTTTAATACTTGTTTCATACATGTTTTTTGACGTTTTAATATATTTTCAATAATACTCGTATTGTATTCATCGTGAATAAACAGTTTTGGAATATGTTCACTATAAAAACTATTCCCTGCTTCTGTTCCTGAAATAACTGTCCCTACAGGTATATCTTGTTGATAAAACAATATATCTCGTACCAAATAACTTTTTCCAGTATCACGTCGGCCAATTAAAACAATGACAGGTCCTTTGTTTTCATTGGGTTTAAAACTAATTTGTCTCATATCAAATTTTTTTAATTCTAACGTCATGCTTAATTCATATAAAAATAATCTATAGTTAAAACTAATTATGATTATTTAGGAATATTAATAAGTTAAAAAGATATAATATTAATTATTTAAGTTGTGTATGGTATTTTACAAAAAAAATAAAAATAATAATTTTCTTCGTGAACTAGAAACCGTATTAGACGTTTCTAATGTTCAAAATTATATACCTATTTATAGACGATTTTTTGGACTTAATACTACGAATTGGAACAGTATTAATTTAAAAAATGATAATGAACTTACACATGTACATTCTTGTGATTACAATAAAGCAACAGCTACACTTCAAAATGATACTCCGATAGAAGTGTTTTTTAAATATTCGCCTTTACTTGATCCTTCTAAATATTTAAGTGGTAAATATTCAGACTATACATTTACACTTCCATCCTTAACAGATACATTGCCTAAATTAATGGATGTAAACAACGCTGCTTATGTAGATAGTTTTTTTTCTTATCTATCTTCAGAATTATATAAAAATAATAAATTTGTTCATGGTATTCAATTTTACGGAAGTTATTTAGGTATTAAAAATAATTTTAGATTTAATTTAGACGATGAAATAGAGCATTTATATAATTCTACTTTTTTTAATGAACAGAATCATAAATTATTTACATTAAACCGTGATCTAGAAACAGGTAGTTCTTCGCAAAAAAATAGACAAAAATTGTATTTAGAAGATGAAATTGTAGATATTAATATTGAACATATAGATAATGTTTTTGCCAATGTAGTTGAATCTAATGATCTAGAAATTACAGAGTTAAAACTAGATTCTGTTCCTGATTTAATATCCCACGAAATTGACGCTGACGATTCTTCTTCCCAATCATCAAACACAGATACAGATCGCACTCAAGATATAGAAGACATGGAAGATATCGAGGATACAGATTCTGAAGAATCACAAGAGTTTGAATTAAACGCAACTATTCATCAATTTCCAGTACAAATTATTGCTTTAGAACGGTGTGAAGATACGTTGGACTCATTATTATTACAAAGTATTTCATGTGAAGAACTAACCTCCGCACTTTTTCAAGTAATTATTACTTTAGTCATGTATCAAAATGCGTTTCAATTTACACATAACGATTTACATACAAATAACATTATGTTTGTACCTACAAGTGAACCTTTTTTATATTACAAATATAACAATATACAATACAAAGTACCTACATTTGGAAGAATATTTAAAATTATTGATTTTGGAAGAGCTATTTATACTTATGAAGGTAAACGGTTTGTATCCGATAGTTTTAGTCAAGAAGGAGATGCTTCAACTCAATATAATATTGACCCGTACTTAAATCCAAATAAACCAGTGTTAGAACCAAATTATAGTTTTGATTTATGTAGGTTGGCTTGTTCTATGTTAGATTTAATACCCGATGATAGTCCTGTTTATGAATTAGTCGAAGAATGGTGTTTAGATGATAAAGATAGAAATATTTTATATAAAAAAGATGGAGAAGAAAGATATCCGGATTTTAAACTGTATAAAATGATTTCTCGTACAGTACATCGGCATATTCCAGAACTACAACTTACCAAACCTATTTTTAGTTCTTATGTTACATCTGAGATTAATATTAATAGTATGATTATTTTGAAATAAAATTGAATATTAATTAGTATTTTATTTTCTTTAAAATGGAGCAAACAAAACTTACAAAGTCTGAATGGTGTTTTATCGAGATTCCTCTTCCGCCAAATGAACAAAAAATCGTCGATTTTCTAAACAAGGCATCTACAGATCCAAATATGATTTCTCATACAATCATTACTCTAGTCGATTATTTAAAGCTACCTCATAACAAATCGATTGATTTATGTTTATGTCACAAATATTTTCACGCTATTATGAAATCGTTAAAATATAAATTACCACCTAAAGAAACTTTACAATTGAAAAAAGCAGATCAAATACGACTAACTACAAGTACGGACCAAATTCCTCCAAATTTATATGAATGTATTTTATTGGATATATGTAAACTTGCGCTAACGAATCCACATCATTATTATACTTTACATGTATTATTTTCCTATTCTATATCAAATTTGAATACATATGTAAAAGAATGTATTCAAAGTAAATTAAATGAATATTCCTTTCATTTACAAAATCTTGTTCTAGATTCTGTATCTATTCTTGAAAATAACCCTTATATCTATAAATATAAACCACTCCAATTATATCCACATCAAGCTAAGTTATATTCTATATGTAATCAATCTCATCCTAAACTTATTTTATATACAACTCAAACTGGTTCCGGTAAAACATTATCACCAATTGGTGTATCCAATTATTATGATGCCATTATATTCATGTGTGCTCATCGTCATATAGCACTTGCTTTGGCCCGATCATGTATTTCGGTAGAAAAAAAGATTGCCACTGCTTTTGGAGCAAAAACAAAAGAAGATATCAAACTTCATTATTATTCGGTAACAAAATGTGAAAGAGATAGACGTAACGGAAAAATTACAAAAGTAGACAATAGTCAGGGTGAAAAAGTAGAAATTATGATTTGCGACATTGAATCTTTCGTACACGCAAAAGAATATATGCTTCAATTTAACAAAGGAGATCGCATGCTAATTTGGCTAGATGAACCTACTATTTCCTTAGATTATGAATCTCATCCATTACATGATCTTTACAAAAGAAACTGGGAAAACAATACTGAAATTACTACAGTCGTTTTATCGTCAGCTACATTGCCTTCTGATATGTCTTCTATGATTCAAAGTTTTCAACAAAAATTTGAAAACGCACAAGTTCATACTATATCCATGTATGATACTTCTAGAACAGTTCAGGTGTTGAATGCGGAAAATCAAATTGAATTGCCACATTATCATTGCGAGACATTTGAAAACCTTCAATTATGTATTCAATTCTTAGAACAGAAAAGAATTGTCATGAAATACTTTGATTTATATGCTATTCTTGAATTTTTAAAAAGATATGTTCGTGATTATAGTTATTTTAAAACAATAGACGATGTTAGTATTGAAAACATTAAACAATTCTATATTGAAACGCTCAAGACATTTACATCTGAAACATGGAAAACAATATACGAATATGAATCATCACATCAAATACAATGTTCATCAACAATTGAATTTTGTACTAAAGATGCGCATACACTTCAATATGGTCCATCTATGTATATTACAGATGATGTAGATAATGTAGCTAAATTTTGTATTAAAACATCCAATATACCTGACAGTGTATTACATACTATTTTGAAAAATTTAGGTCACAATGCTATTATTTCTGAAAAAATTTCACAATTAGAAAAAGATTTAGAAGATGAAATGAACAAACAAGAAAATAAAGATGAAAAGAATAAAGACAAAAAAAAGAAAACACAAACTACTCCTGAAATAAAAGCTATTCAAAGTAATTTAACACAATTATACGAACAAATTTTACCCATGGTGTTGCCCGATGAATTTATTCCTAACAAACGATCTCATTTGGTGAAATACGGTCATGTAGATAAACTAAACAATGTATTTTCATCTAATATAGATTCAAAAACAGCAAAAGAAATATTATCATTGGATGTGGATAACAAATGGAAATTGTTACTTCTTATGGGCATTGGAGTATTTGCCAAACATACCAATAGTAAATATATGGAAATTATGAAAGAATTAGCCACCAATCAATATTTATTTATGATTATTGCTGATTCTGATTTTATCTATGGAACTAATTATTTATTATGTCAAGGATATATTGGCAATGGTATGACACTTACTCCTGAAAAAATTATTCAAGCAGCAGGAAGAGTTGGAAGAGGACAACAAGGTCAAACTTATTCTGTACGTTTTCGAAATAAACGTGATGTTCAAATGTTATTTTTACCACAAACTTATAATCCTGAAATTGAAAACATGAAAAAAATATATTCTGTAAAATAAATGAAAACAGTTATATTAGTATGGAAAAATGGTTCTATACATAGAAACAAACATTGTGATGATATATATCAATTAATTAAATCTACTTGTTATGTATATCATTTATCTACAATTATTCCATTTACTTTTTTTGTAGATACACAACATCATTCTATTTCTAACTATATCCCATCTATGCCTCATCCTTATGAACAATTAATATTAAATAATCAAATACCTATTGTTCATGATGTAGAAGAATATATTAATACTACATCAAATGTATTATTTTTTTCTACTACTACTTGTCTTCCTTTTATAATATCTGAAAAAGGCAAACAGTTTATACAACAATTATTTATACCTCCTTATCCCATCATAGTTAAATTAATTCCTATATCAATTCAATCGATTGTTCATGTTCATATTAACAATTCTATTATATCTTATCCAAGTTATCCTTATTTATTTTATAAAATATATGAATATATTCAACCTTATTTATCGCTTTCTACTATTGTACTAAGTGATACCAAAGAATTCAAAGATTTTTTAAAACCAAAAAATAAGTGTATTATATTTGATACTTTAATTGGCAATATTGGATATACACCACATGACGATAAAATAGAAGATACATTATTTGATTTAACATTAATGACTAAAGCAACTAAAATTTATTCCTTTTCATGGAATAAAAAGGTTCCTGGCTTTGTAAAAATAGCATCTTTTTATGATGTTCCTATAAAAGAAATAAAATATTTAAATAAATATTAAGTTTATTTTTGGATTTGTTTCTGTTAAATTTAATATTAATGAATTACAAAAAACAGAAAAATTATTATTAGTTTCTAATAAATTCTTTTTTCCTCCTATTTTCATATTTTTCCGATGTTTTGTTTTTATCATTTTATTTTTATCATTTTTCATTTTTGTTTTCATTTTCATTTTTGTTTTCATTTTTATTTTTGTTTTTGTCTTGGCTTTGGCTTTTGTTTTTGTTTTTGTTTGTTTTCCACCCATAAATGGACCCCAGTTTGATCTACGTAATAACCACCACATATTTGAGGCTGCTCTATTTCTTCCCCTTTGAGCTCTATTAGTTCGTTGATCAATAACATCAGGTGTTGGAATTTGTTGAGTTTGTTGAGCTAGTTCTTCTATTGGCATTCTCATTATAGGTTCATCGTATGTATCAGCTCTTATAGCTTCAACAACCGGACTTTCTCTTTCATTACTTAATGGTCCATCTAAATATTCACTCCTATCTTCTAATAAAGTTGGAACTAATTCTATAAGATGTCTAGGTGTTTCTTCTAATATAGATAATAAAGATTCTTCAACGCACATAGCTTGTCTTTGTCTACTTTTAGCTGTAGGTAATCCTATTTCATATACTACATCTCGCAACTTTCTTAATCCACTTAATATATCATCTCCCGCTAAAAATAAACTTCCAGATTCTCCATTTCTGTCATCATATTGATAATTTGTTTCTATACCACTCCACATATGTGTTCTAATAAATGCTCTTGTTCTTGGCTCATGTAATTGGTCTAATGTATTAGGAGTTAATTTTCGTCTTAATTCTTGATGCGGTTTAACAAATCCTCTATCACCAAGTACACTTTTTCCTACTACATCATCAGGATTAGGTACATATTGACCGGCTAATTCACTCTCTTGTCTAGTTGTAGGTGGACTACTATGTATAAAATAAGTGTTATTGAATGTAAAACTAGTACCAAACCCAGCTACTAATAAAAAAGAGCCATTAGGCATTTGATCACTAAGAGTACCTACTAAAGTTCCTTGTATAATTGGTTCAGGTCTTTGTGGTTGTTTTTGTGGCAACATTAATAAACCAACATGTTCTACAGATTCTTGTTCAGCTGGAGCCATACTTTTTCCCAACAAACGGCCATCATCCGAATGCCAAGCCGAAGGTCCTGATGGTTGGTAACGTGAAGCATATATTTCTGCGTGAAGATATTGAGGTACAAAAATATCATATTTACTACGTACTAATTCGATTTCTTTTAATAAACCATCTGTAATATCGCTATCACTTCCTGCTAGTTGATGTTGTCGTAATTTCCGTTTTAATCCAGATTCAATGACAGTTAATGAAGCAAGTTGTCGGTCATAATCTTCTGGAGGCATAGTTAACGTTTTTCTAATTTGTACTCTATGTAGTTTGAACATTTCAGATACAGTATATTCTAATATTGTTTGTGATATATGCGGTGGTAAAGTTTCGCCATCCGCAATTAATATAGTATCTATTATTCTACGATTGCCATCAATTCTTCGACCAAGTCTATCTATTATAAATTGTCTACGATGTGGATTATAACTTACACGAATTGTTATTAATCGATAAATTAACGCACGAGCACGTAAATTTGCTATTTCTTTTTCTCCTAATTTCGAAACATTTCCATACATTTGTTCAGCACTAGCCCATGTTGCTTCTATACTAGCGCGATCTTGTTCAAGAGTTACTTTACGTATTTCGCCGTGAGCCCAAATAACAAAATCATCACTATATAACCAATCATGAAGAGGATCCGTAATTGTTTCTGCTGCTATACTTCGTTGAAATACAGGTACTGATCTTTCTTCAATTGTTAATGGTTGTCTTACAATAAAATTTGTTATGTCATCTGATTTTAAAGTGACACCATCTTCTTCATATAAATTAAGTCCTGAATTAGGAGTAACTACTAATGAAAGACGGTACGCAGATAGCATTTTAAGTTTACTAAAAGCATCATCTAACCTAGGATCTTTTTTAAGTAGTTCTTGTGATAATAATCTAGATAAATTTATAATAACTCCATGTGTAATTCCACGTCTTCCAACAGTTATATTATGATCAGCTACAATAGTATCAAATACGTTTAGAAGTTTTAAATCTAATCCACAAACTACACTAAAACGTATTAAAGATTTAACCGCAAATAATAAAAAACCAAATACTTTTTTTTTGTAGACATCTACTTTTTTAAGACCAAAAGCACTTCTAACTACATAAGCATCTAATTCATTTCTTATGGTTGGTCCATAAATAGCATCCAACATTCTTTCATAGGTTGTTAGCTGTTGTTCTTCAGATACCAATTCGGTTCGTTCATCTGAACGAGGATTATACAAAGGGTCATGACTCCATATATTCATTTTTGATTCAGACGGTTGCGGAGTAAAATTACCTGGTACTAATGTCCTCATTTTTCGTTGTTGTTGATCTTTCATTTTTTTTAAAAATTGGCTTTGTCTCATTTCTAATATTTCATCTGTTGCTTTTAATACTATCATAGGATATGTACTATCTACAACTATTTTTGTTACTATATATTTTTTTGATGGTCTACCATCTGTATAGTGAAATACTATTTCTTTATCTTTTAATTCATTTATATCAAGTATTCCTTGATTCCAATCAATTGTTTCCCAATATTCCATACCATAATAATTATATTAAAATTGATATAGTTACTAGAACTTTATTTATTTAATGTCTATAACAATTAAAAATATGGTTTGTATTTATTTTTCATGGTATGTATTACATGTGATTGCGTCACATTTATATGTTAAATATTGTGTTCCTATAAGTATATGGGGATTAGCGATTGGACCATTTATAACTACCGCAAGTCATTGTATTATTTTACGATGGGCAATTATAAATGGTGGAAATGCTACTATGATGGCATGGGGCATGTTAACTATTTGGTTAGGAAAATTTGCTATATACGGAAAAAATTAATTTAAATCGTTTATATTAACAAAAATATTTAAAATATCTAAATAATAATTCAAAGAAGCACTAATAAAATCCCCTACATATTTTTTTTGTAATAAAATATTGGTATCATAGACAATATAAACAGAAAATAATACAACAGCAAAACAAGAGTATAATTTATGATATATATTTCCTGTTATAAAATTAAAAATGCCATATAAAATAAGTAACAACAAACAATAAAATAATCCTAATCCAAAACTATTACTTAGTTGTATTCCAAATAAAGATAATAAACTTCCGATTAACATCATACTACCAAAAATACCTAAAGTTCCATAATATACAGTGTTTTCTATTGTTTTATTTATTTCTAATAAAGATAACATAAGACCATTTGTAACTGAAAATATACAAAACAATACAAATCTTACTAGTAATGGCAATGGTAAACATATAATTAAAATAATAAATATCTGTAATAAAAACAACAAGAACCACCATTTTTTAGATAACTTACTTAATGGATACTTACTCATCGTATATTTTGTAATAATAACTTGAACAATTAAATTTAAAAATGTCATAAGCAATACATTTTTTTTATCCATATCTTATTTATAGATAAGAATCATATAATGTCACATTATATTCTTCTCCATCTACTATTACTTTATCATTAGTAGATACAGAATCACAACCAGGCGAAGCTGTACATTTTCGTTTCTTTATTTCTATAGGTAATTTAATTTCATTTATAATAGTATAATAATACCATTTATCTCGGCGATAATGAGCTGGTTTTCCAAATAATATATATTTCGCAGCACCTTTGGATAAATAACCAAGTTGTGTATATGTTTCTTCACTATATTTTACAGGAGGAGCATAGGGATTTCTTACTGTATCTGTTGAATCTTGAACTAGTTGAACGGATAGATTTGGATAAACAGGATCTAATAAAGGCGACATGGAATCCGTATATGTTAAAAGCTGTTTTTGGAATGGCCATATCATAAATATAATACAACAAAGAATAATAATTACAAATAATAATAAATTTGTTTGTTTTTTCATATACATTTCATATATAAAAAACAAATTGAATTGATTTATATAAATTAATTTTTATAAAAATGGATCGGCGCCAAAAACGGCTTGAAATTGAATATACTAATTTTATGAATAATATAGGGGATAAATCATTAGCTGAATATTATCAATTTAATGATACGATTCATGTTCAATTTACTAAATTAAATATTGATGAATTTGAATTAAAGATTGATTATGAAAATAAACCTCCTTTTATTTATGAATTAAATTTACCTAATGATGTAAAAACATATATAAAATCATTTTTACACGAAAAATTACATTTAATTTCAACGATTAAGTATAAGCAAGATTATCCATTTAGTGCTCCTATATTTTCATTATCACATGTAGAAACAAATTTTCCTAATTTTTACTCTTCTAATCGCAAAACAACTAGATTAAATATATTCAACAACATGTACAGTTTTTCATGGCAACCTGGTATATCAATGGAATACAATATTTTTACATTTATATTATTTATGTTAAACATTTAAAATCTTATCTTTTAAATATGTTACCTATATTAAGTTATTGTACAGCTACATTTATTATGTATTGTTTATCTAGTTATTATGAACATAAACAATTCAATAAATATACAGGATGGTCAAGATTACAATTTATTTTTTTGTTACCATATATGAAGACATCTTATAAAAATGATGCTTTACAATTATTATATTTAAATGTATGGGGTTGTGCTGTATCTGTACATATTTTTTATGGTTTATCAAATTACAAAGCTTTACATTATTTCGCACACAAACATTTAAAGTGTTATTCTTTGTATTCATCGTTAACTTTTCAACAACAGCAACTAACACATTTTATAGCAGACGGAATTATACATGGTAGTCCCATTTTGGTATGTTCTTTTTTTAAACCATCTATGGCATATTCTTTTTCTAATCATATTTGGTTACTTCCAGCAATTACTCAAGTTAGTTATTCTTATTTATTAATTCAATCGTTCGATGTTAGCATTTTATATAATTATCCATATCCATATTCAAAATATCATATTTATATTGGATGGATTGGTACCTTTGTAAGTTATTTTATATTAAACATTATATGGAAAATTCAAATTATAAATAATTGAAATGATTTATAAATTTATATAAATATCAATCCATTTAAACAATGGAAAATTGTCTTCTTATGCCAACAGCAGATGAATATACACAATTAACTATAGTTGTTGAAATTAAAGAAAAAGAAAAAGAAAAAGAAAAAGAAAAAGAAAAAAATCAACTTGAATTAGCAAATCCAAAAACGGTTCTATTTCATCGAATTCGTGAATTATGTTCTCAAAAAATTGATGCGGAATGGATCACTACTACTAAAACATCTAAAGGAGATACCCAAAAAAGTGAACGAGAAGTAATTCTAAAAATAAAAGAAGTACTTTTAGAATTAGAGTTAACATTTCAAGAAGCCGGAAGTCAACAATCCAAAGATTTTCGCAATGTTGGCGGGATTGGTCTCGATATTGAAATTAAAAAATCAGATAATTCAACTATTTATTTTAATGATACATGTCCTTCATCTGAAATTTACTATATCATTCTATTTACAGGTAAAATTCTCAAAAAACCATCTGCTAAACATCCAAACATACCGCCTCAGGTACTTTATTTAAATGGATCTGAATTTCTTACAGGTTGTGATTGGCTTTCAGAATTCATTGCTGAACTTACTCTTTTAAAAGACAAATATGGACGAGGTGAAAATAAAAAACAATTGACAGGAATAATGTCAGTATATCCAAGACCAACATTTAAAGCTGATATTTCATCCTTTTTAGTTTTGTAACATATATTTTAATTTAATAATCAATTAATATATGCTTTATTTTTTAGTTTATAATGATAATACACATACTATTCATATACAAAAATTATTACAATCGGTAAAAATTTATGGGAAAGAGTTTCAAATTATTGTTTTTAATAAAAATGATATAGATGATAAATTTAAAAATAATAATAGTTCTATATTAAATTGTAAACGAGGTGGTGGTTATTGGTTATGGAAACCTTATATTATTAATGAAACTTTAAAAAAAATAAAGAATGATGATATTGTTTTTTATATGGACTCGAAATATTATTTTATTGAAAATTTTACAAAGTTATATTCAGATTATATAATAAATAATGATATATTATTATGGAAAAATAAACCAAATGAATCTATATATTATATGAAAAATTGGTGTAAAATGGATGTTATACATAAATATAATATCTTTGATAAAGTTTTTAATGAGAATGTAGAAGATTGTTGGGCAGGAGCTATAATGGTTAAAAAAAATAAAAATACTATACAATATATTCAAGAATGGTTAGATATGTGTTGTATTTATGAGGATATAACAGATTCTCATAGCAAACGTAAAAATAGTGATACATTTAATGAACATAGGCATGATCAAAGTTTATTAAGCATAATTGTAGATAAATATAATATAAAATTACAATATTTTGAAAAGAAATATTTACAAAATGTAAGATCTCCTTTTTTAACAAACATATCCGAAAAACATAACAATCCGGTACCAAAAATAATTAAAAAACCTACATCAATGTTCAAATTACAATTGTATTAAAATATTTATTTACATTATTCAAATTACTTCATGAAGTAATTGTGGGTTTTCAAGTGTTATGATATATGTTATACTTAGTAAACATTCTGATATATTTTATATAATAGTTAAACACAGAATTAATAGACAATAAGTTTAAATTATTCAGAACCAACTATTGTTACACAATATGATTATTTTTATCTTATTAAATTATTATATAATGATTATACTATGGATTTTATAGCTACACCTAAAATTCCAAAACGCGAAATTAGAATGGTCGTTTTAACTTCTTCTTCGAATAAAATCAATTTAACCAATGAAGGTGTTAAACATTCTAGTTATGAACGTTTTTTAGCAAAAAGAAAAGCACAAAACATATTTGTAAAAACATGTAGTTGTCAACTAACAACGCCAATTAAATAATTGAAATTATTATGTTATTTTATTTTCAATAACAACATGAACATTTTTATACAGTATTTTATTCTTATTGCGATTCATTTATTTTTAATTGTCTACAAAAATATTCAAAACGGATATGCTTTACACATGTTTGAGCAAAATTTAGAACAACGCCGAATTGAACTTATGTTTATGAAAATACAAGATATGGATATGGAATTACCAGATAATTTATATTATTTTGAAAACAATGGAAAAATAGAAGTTCGTACTCCAATAGATTAATATATATAAATACTATGTTAATCTATTTATTATTAATATGTAGTATTTTATCTATTCTTTTTTATTTTAAAAAACCAATTCAACCCAAAAAACCAAAGATTGTTTATAAAACAAATTCGGATTTGTATACGAAAGAGTATGTGAATATGTACGATACGATTACATATGATTATTATAGAGTACAAAAAGATATACATGCCATACAACCTACAGTTACAGATACAAGTACTGTACTAGATATTGGATCAGGAACTGGATTATATGTTCATGAATTAAACGAACAAGGAATAAAAACAATTGGGTTAGATCATTCGAATGAAATGGTTCAATATTCTAAAAAATATAAACACAAATATGTTCACGGTGATGCTTTACATATGACTACGTTTCCTACAGAATCTTTTAGTCATATTAGTTGTTTGTATTACACATTGTATTCTATAAAAAACAAAGATCAATTATTCTATAATATATATAACTGGCTAGAACCAGATGGATTATTTTTTCTTCATCTTACAACTAAAATAACTTATGGAGTACCTAGTATAAGTTCATCAGAATTTACTTATACACGTAAAATCAAAGATAATAAAGTATATGAAACAATTAAAACAAAAGAAAAAATTATAAAAAATGAACATACTTTTTATATGGAATCAATACCTTTTATTTTAACCATGGTAAAAAACGCAGGGTTTGAACTTGTATCTCAAGATAATTATGATACATACAATAGTTTATATGTATTCCAAAAATAAAATAATAAGTAAAATTAGAATGACTCATATACAACAAAGAATATGGATGTTTTTAATTGGATGTATTGGTCTTCGTTTTTTGTTTGTAGTTGTTGCTAAATATATACCTATAAAATACCTAAAATATTTAGGTTACTTAGCTTTGTTACCTGCTATAGGATTTATGTATATATTTGTAACCGGTTCTAGAAAAACTGGATCAGAAACATTTGGAGAAAAGATATGGTGGAATAATTTAAGACCAATTCATGCTTTATTTTATTTTTTATTTGCGTATAATGCTATTTCAGATAATAAACAAGCTTGGATATATTTATTGGTAGACGTTATATTTGGTTTGATTAGTTTTTTAATTTATCATTTCAACCAAGGAAATTTTAATATTTTATTATAATATGGCATATTCACCAGCCGCAGATTGGGATCCTAAAGAACATGAAACAGAACAATTAGTAGATTTAATTCGTACATATATTATAGATGGTCGACCTAGAACAGATGAGCAACGAATACAATTTAAAGAATTATATACAAAACATAAACAATTTATATTGGATAATATAGGTTATATTTTTGGAAGAGAAACTATAGAAGATCTTGAACAATACAGTTCATTTTTAAATAATATAAACGCTAATTGGCGCAATTATGTAAGAAGAAAACAAGGGTTACCTGAATTGCCAGGTGCTAGAATAGGAATTGGAGCGGCGGAAAGAGAACAAATATTAAATAGTCAACGAAGAAGAAGTGAACAAGATATGGTAGACAGACAAAGAGTAATGGAAGAACAAGGCAGACATGCGAATGAAATAAGACAACGTATGGCGAGAAATGCTGATTTTTTTGATCGTAAAGATTGTCCTAAACAAATCGGAAAACCATTTCCTCCACCTAAGATTGGCGAACAATGTAATATATGTATGGAACCAATGGTGGTTGGACAAAAAATTAATCAATGTTATGGACCATGTTATACATGGTATCACATGGAATGTATTGATAATTATTATATAAGTAAATATGGTACTAATATAAAATGTCCATCTTGTCGCGGAGAATGGCCTGTTAAAAATTGTTTAGCAGAACATACACTAACAAGTGGTGGAAAAAACAGAAAAAAAACAAAAATAATTCGAAATATAAAAAGAAAAAAAACAAAAAGAAATTATGTAAAGTAAATCTCATGTTATTTAAATAAATTCATCAAAAATAAGTCGTTTAATTTCTTTGTTACGTAAAAGAGTTTCTTTTTTTTCGTAGGATTCTTTTTCCAATTCTTTATAAACAAGTAAATCAGTTTCATATTTTTCTTTATTAAATCCTGGTAACTGTTCCAACAATAACGAAAACACTTGTTGTAACGGTTTCATCAATTGATTGGTAATGTAATAAGTATAATCAATGGATAAGTTTTTCTCTTTAATATATTCAGGCGTTTCTATTTTATTTCCTTGTAACATTTTAATACCTTTTTCTTTTTGAACAGTAATAAATGCGAATTTAATGCGATCACCTGGTTTAGGTTTATTTCCAGGATCTCGTTTGCCTATACGATCGGCTAATATTTTATGAGCAATAGATTGCGGGTTTTTGTATCCTGATCGCAATGATTTAGTAATACATAATTTGTCTAACGGTATTTGTCCACTAACTAATTTTTTCATAAAATTTTGAACAAATCCAACTGCTTTAATAACATCTTTTTCTTTCATTAAAATATCAATAACACCTCCATATACATCTTTAAGAATTGGCGAATTATCTCTTCGTTTCAAGACAATGCCCATGCTTTTACGATAACAATTTTCAGTATCTTCTTCATAGTAATCACCAATATAACGTTTTTTAGAGAAGATACAAAATGGCCAAATTGCTTTTTCAAACGCCAGTTTATGAGGTAATTTTGTCATAGAACTTGCTAATTCACCTGCTTCTATACCTAATTCCATAGATATTTTAAGAGACTCTTTACCTGTTATAACTTTACCATTTTGTTCTAAATGAAATTTATAAAAGATAGAATCTGTATCTCCATAAATACATTTGGCAGTAACATTGACTATACCCATAGATGTTTGACAATCTCGATGATTATACACTTCTTCTACTAATGTTTTAGCATAAATAAGCATTTGTCTTCCACCCGCCGTACAAGAAGAAGCCACATATTTATTATAAATCATACTCGTCGATGCGCCACATTGACCATACACTGAATTCGCAGCAATTTTATATGCGTTTTGTCGTCCATTCAATATTTTTTTCATAAATGGATCTGTTTCTAATTCCATTTGTTTTCTTGTATCTTTTCTTGCTTTTAATAAATGTTCTAGTACAGAAGGTATAATTGCCTTTTTGTTCTCAGGAAATTGAGCAAATCGACAAACCATATGTCCTGATTTTTGTTTTACAGCAGCGGCTTTGGGTGTTTTACGAACATAACAAAATGTATCGGATGGAATATCTACATATTTATAATTAGGTAAATTATCATAAATGTGTTCTCCTTTTTTATTTTTTACAGCACAATCTTTTATTAAATTATTTTCTAAATCATACATTTTTACAGATACAAGACTATCATGAGACATGTTATCCGCTATAATAACAGACGGATACAGCGAATTGTAATCATTTACAATAACAGGTATATCAAAATAAAACCCGCACGCAGGATCTAATACCCACGCGCCTTCATATCCTTCCGCATGTTCAGGTGTTTCTACTACATTCATTAAAATGCCTTCCTCTCTACATTTTTTAGCAATTAAACTTGCGATTTTTATACTTTGTCCCCTCATAACAATAAAATCAATAGGGACCGTACAAATAGATGCCATTTCACTAATTTCAGTAAGCAAATCTATTTTTTGAAATAAATGATGAACTAGATTACAATCCTGAATACAGTACTGAGCAATAATAGCTCGGTCCGCATCAGAACCTTTGGATAATCTAAAAATATCATGATGATCTACGTCATCTTTTGCTAAACACCATTTGACTTGTTTTTTCATATCCGGCATGATCATTCCTTCAATAATAAAATGATCCGTTCCTAACTGAAGTACTCTAAATTTTTTACCATTTTTATAGTAATCATTTGAATGTGAAATTTCTTCAAACATTACATAGTTTCCTTTTTCTAATCCTTTTAAATTTTTACTATAGACATGTGTTTCATTGTTTTCTTCTTGATGAACTAGTTTGGATATTTTGTCTCCAATAAAAGTGGCCGATACGTTATCTAATTTGTAAGAATCTAAATTATAATTGCGTCGAAACATGGTATATAAATCAATTTGTATTCTTCCTTCTAGTTTAAAATAATTTAAATTATATTCTCCACTAGCTAAAAAGATTGTATTTTCTTCAATTTTCCAACTATCATCTACATATTTTCCTGCTAAATTAGATGTTCGTGATAATTCTAGAAATTCTTCAATACAGTTGGTTTCTACTGCTCGATGAAACATAAATTTACAATCAAATCCAAATGTATTGTATCCAATCAATATATCCGGATCTTCACGTCGAATTAATTGTTTCCATGCTAGTAATACTTTATCTTCTGTAGGATAACATTCGATTATCGTATTTTCAATAGGATCACATCCTCCTAAAACAATACAATGGTTTAAATAAGGTTTGTTCGTACCATGTTTGACAAATGTAGAACCAATAAATGTAACTTTATCACCTTCAATTTTTGGAAATATATGATTTAATCCTTTTTGAAGTTCAACAATTTTTGAATCTTTATCAAATTCAATATCTTTCATCATATCAATAACCGTACTGTTTTGGTTGTATTCTTCGATAGTATGTGAAATAGGTTCTTCATCATCTAGTTCTACTTCTTCTTGAATTTCAATTAATTCAACGGATTCAGTAGGTACATAGTTTTTTAACGGCTGTTGGATCCATTTTTGATATAATTGTTCTATTTGTTCTTCACGAATAGGTTTTTTAGTATAGACAATATCAATATATTCCATAGAATCAAATCCAAAAGCAGCGCGAATACATTTATGTAATAATTGATTGGCATCTTCATCTGGTTCTTTATGCTCAAATTGTTCGATAATATTTTGAGCAAGTTTTTTGTAATCTTTTATGGGCAAAGGAAAATCCCCATGACTACTACTAGCTTCAATATCAAAACTACAAATTTTAAAAGGTACGAGTGTTTCTTTATCATTTAAAGGAGTAATATCTTTCGCATTTACTATTAATTCATATTTACACGTTGTTTTAGGATCATCTACCTTAACATATTCTTCAAGTTGAATCCATCCGGAAGGGCTTATGTTTTTGATGTGTAAATATTTTAATAAAGGCGGAAGTTTAGCTTCGTATAAGTAAATATATTCATCTTTAAATTTATATCCTTCTTTTTTTAAAACCCAAGCAAATCCTTCTTTTTTATTAAATTTAGAAGGTTTAGTTGATTTAATTTCATGATACCATAAATTTTTTACACGATGAAAACATGGCAATCCTTTAAATTTAAAGCATAAAAATTTATGTTCTCGTTGACCATCAAATCCATCTAATTTTTTTCTGTAAATTAAGGAACAATCTAAAATAGATTCGGACATATAAGGACCTATAATGGATTTAACATGATTTAAAAATACAGTTTTGTCTAGTTTAGTATATTTATCTGGAACACGACAATATAACAATGGTTTAAAATCCGGTATTTCAATAGAAAAGGTTTCTCCTGCTTCATTTAGTCCAAACATATGTATAATAAAACATTCATCTCGTGTGCTTGTTTGGAAATCAAGTAATTTCAAATTCATTTTGTTTATATTACTACTGTTATTTTTAATCAATTTTATATTATTATATTATGGAATTGGTTGGCATCTTGTCAAAAGATCATTGTTTGTATTTTTATATTTTTGCTATTTTATCTTTAGTATCATGTCTTCTAACAATTTTGTTAGGTATTTTAAATTCTAAACAGAACCTCTCAAAAATGGCATGGAGTGCTTTGAGTTTTTTTGTAATGTATTACATTTATAGATTATTTTATTCGATGTGCGAAGGATCGTTACATTGAATTTCTTATATTAATTTATGAGTAAAGAAATTAAAATCAACCCTGAATTATTTAAACTATCTAAACCAAAAACATTAAAGAAAAAAACATTATCCGGCAGCGAAATCAAACAAGCTTTATTAGAAAATATTCATTCTAAAGATCCCATATTAAATGCTTTACATGAAATAGAAATAATTAAAGATCCAAGTAAACATACTTTAGATAATCAAGACAATCAAGACAATCAAGAAAAAGATAAAAAAAAAGAGAAAGAAAAAGAAAAAGAAAAAGAAAAAGAAAAAGAAAAAGAAAATGATATAACCGATCATTTAGAAGGAGATATTTTAGTTAGAACTGAAATAAAAGAAGATGTTCCTTATGGATGTTTAAAAAAAGGTAAAAAACCTACTTTTAAACAATGGAAAAAAACATATATTCAACCCACTACTATAAAATCAATTAAAAGGTTTACTTCTTTTGGTAAATTGCCAAATCGCCGTACAGTACGTGTGTTAATTAAAAATATAAACACACAACAAAAAATAGAAAAGGAAATTAAATTGTTACATACACATTCTATGGAAAAAATAAGAGAATATTTATTAAAACGAGGATTGTATAAGATAGGATCTTCTGCTCCTGATGACGTACTGCGACAAATTTATGAAGAATCATATACAACAGGCGAAATTGAAAACAAAAATTCGGAATTATTATTACATAATTATTTACAAATTAAGGAAAATTGATTTAATTATTTCATTGTTCTTAGTATAGAAGATGGACAGTACTATGAAATTTTGCCCTAAATGCGACCAATTGTTTTATTTGTCAGTAGAAGATTCCGTAAAAAAATTCGTATGTCATAAATGTGGAAATACAGAAGATATTGAAGAGGACTGTACATTATCCATTACTTTTTGTAATAAACCAAATCAAAGTATTCAAAATACTGTAAACCAATATACAAAATTAGATCCTGCTGCTCCTCGTATTTCGTATTTAAAATGTCCTAAAGAATCGTGTGTTAATCATCAAGAACATGTAGAAGATCGCGAGATTGTTTATGTGCGGTATGATAACATTCATTTAAAATATATTTACATTTGTCCCAAATGTGATACTATATGGGAATCAGGTTTAAAAAATTGATATAAAAATATTATAAATATATAATATACAATGAGTGACGAAGAAGATAATAATACAGAATCATCTGAAGAAGAAGAAGAAGAAATTGAAGAATTAGAAGAAAGCGATCTTGAAGAATTAGATGAAGATTATGAAAATTCAGATGATGTAGCTCCTACTAAACTTGAAAATCCATGTGAACATTTTGTAGAAGAAAATTTTAAAAAGTTTAAATCCAGTTTAGATGAAAATTTAATATTGTCATCTCATCCACGTGAGCAAGCTATTAACTATGATGTCGTTAAACAATTATGTAGTATACAACGTAATAATAGTATTATACAAGATCCGCATCATACTACAGTTCCTATTTTATCTAAATTTGAATATACTCGTATATTAGGAATTCGAGCAACACAAATTGAAAACGGATCACCTTTATTTATATCTGTACCTGAATCTGTTATTGATAGTTATGTTATTGCTCGTATGGAATTAGATGCTAAAAAGTTACCTTTTATTATTCGTCGACCATTACCTGGTGGTAAAATGGAATACTGGAGACTTGCTGATTTAGAAAATTTAAACAATTAATTATAACAAGGACAATGCTTGTTCACATGCCATTTGTTCACTCTTTTTTTTAATTTTATGTATTCCTTCGCCTAATAAGACAAAAACACTATGTTTTGTTTTTAAATACAGTTGGATTTGTTCAAATGATTTAAATTGGCTAAATGGAATAGCGTCAGATGGTTTCATATTCCATTTTTCTTTACCAATATATAAATAAACACCCATATGATAATTATCAGAAAATTTGTCAATTTCAATATAAATAGGTGTAGTTTTGAATTCTTGTTGAATCTTAATTTGTAAAATATTTTTATAATTGTCATTGTTCAAAATGATATTGGACCAATCTACATGTTTTTCAAACATTGTTTCTATAAATATTTGAGCCATTTGAAATCCTGGTCCAGTTACGAACAATGAACTAAATAATTCATCGTCGTCATGTATTTGAAGTTTATTTACATCTAAAAATAACGCACCAATAAAAGCTTCTAATAAACAACCCAGTTTTTTAAAATTAGTACGAATATTTTTTTCTTCCGCATGTTTTGAAATAATGTACCATTGATGTAATCCCATTTCATACGCAAATTTTCCAATAGCTTCGTTTTTAACTAGAGCAATTTTCTTTTCTGTCATGAATCCTTCACTTTCATTGGGAAACCGACGATATAAATAATATTTAGTAATACATTCTAGTACTCCATCTCCTAAAAATTCAAGTCGTTCATTTGATTTAGAATGTAAATCAATACAATTTAATGGTTTTTCTGCTAGTTTAGTTTTTGTATCTGTAAAAGTTCGCGTACAATATGAACTATGAATAAAAGCACGTTTATATAAATTAAAATTAGTTATTTTACCAGGTACGCCATATTTGATTAGAATAGTTTGAACATCATTCAAACTAATCTCTTTGTTTTTGGGATTATAAGGTGTAAAAATAACTTCATTCCCAACTGTAATCATATCATCTTCCATCTTACTTTTATAACTAGTATAGGTTTAAATTGTTATCACTATGATTTTATTTTTTTACTCTTATATCTTTTTTGTAATAGTTTTTTAATTGTTTTTTTACTAGGTATATGTTCATTTTTTACATGACTTGTATGTATAGTAGAATTTTTTCCAGTAAAAGTAAAAAAAGGATATTTATATGTATATGTTGGTATCGTTTTATATATAAATTGATCCGATACATGATTATAGAGTGAATTTAATATAAATTGATTATTTATATAAATATCATTTATACATTTTATTGCTTGTTCTTTACGAATTAAATAAGCACCCGTTGAATAAAATCTATCCCATTTTGTATATAAATAGGTAGGTAATTTGTCAACTAAAATACATATTTGTAGAATACCCCAATCGGAAGGAGCATTTTGAATACATGTATTTAGACTTGTTGTCCAGTAAGGTTTATATTCTAACGACAAATCATCTTCGCATATAAGCGCAATATTATACTTACTACGTGAAAAAGTTAAAATGGTGTTTAAATGTGATAGTAAACAACCATATTCAGATAATGAAAATTTATTTGTATCCATATTTTTTAATTTGCGATGTAAATAAGATGTATTTTTTTTGCCATCTATTGCTTTTATTCTATGTTTTTTCATATCTTTAAAAATTTCATCTTTAAGTAATTCTTTCATTAATTTATTGCGTTCGACCGATTTATCTAAATTAATATAATATATAGCATCAATTAAATTCATATACTATATTAATAATTTTAATATTTTATTAATATATGGCAACAACGCGATTTTCTCCTGAAGAAATGGATAAAAAAATAGATTTATTGTTAAATGACGAAACTTATAGACTTGGTAGTGATGTATCTGATTTAAATAGAACTATTATTGTTCAGCGGATCCAACAAATGGAAAACAATAGATATATTACACCGCCAAATCCTAATATTACATATAGGTCCGCAATTGATAGAACAAAAAGATTGCCACCTCAGTTAGGTGGTCGTAAATCGAGACGGCGTAAATCTCGTCACACTAAACGAAATAGAAAAACACGTCGTGTTTAGAGATTGTTAACATGTCTATTAAATGGTACTCCTTACGTTTTGTAAATATTTTTTAAACAAAATTTATACCGTTTTCAATAAATCTTCTGAGTAAATGATACCAGATGGTTTATATGTATTTATAGATTTAAACATTGATTTTTTATCTAATTTAATCTCTTTTTTGTCTTTTTCTTTTTCTTTTTCTTTATCTTTTTCTTTATTGATTTCTTTACCAAATCCATCAATAGCCACTCCTGTATATTTTTTATATTCCATACGAACGTAATCTGGGATCCAATGATTCCAAGCAATCAATAACAAATTTGGATGAGTATATTTTGTTCTAAATCCATTTTCTTCTAAAGTTTGTATAATATAAACAACACATGCTTTTATATCATAACGAGGAATACCAAATACAAATTCCGGAATAACAAACCAACAACATTCATTGTTTATTTTTTGACGCGAAGTTATTTTTATTTGATGATGAATTTTTTCTAAAATTTTATTGTAAGACTGAACTGTATTTATATCATCTTGTTTCTTTTTTTCATATAAATCATCTAAATTAAGTTTGGGAATATCCATAATTTAACAAATTAAAGAAATTTTACGTATTTTACAAAATGATAGAACATTTAGTTTTATCTGGTTCAGCAACCAATGTATTAATTCAAACTGGATTGTTACATTATTTAATAGAACAAAACATATTTCAGTTATCTAACATAAAAAGTATTCATAGTACTTCTGCCGGAGCCATGATTTCCATTTTATTATTACTAGGTGTATCGATTGAAGAAATTCAACATTACTTGTTACATCGACCTTGGAACAAATTTTTTGAATTTCGTTGGAATGAAAAAAGTATATTTCCATCTTCTTATTTATACGAAATGGTCAAACCATTTATGTTATCCAATGATATTTCAGAATCATACACTTTACTTGATTTGTATAACAAAACAAATATTGATTTATATGTATATACAACTCAATTAAATGATATGATATCTGTCTCGTTACATCATAGTACTCATCCAACAATTACATTACAAGAAGTTATTCTTATGACTGCTTCTTTACCTATTTTGTTTTCACCTATCAAATATAAAGATGACTATTATATAGATGGCGGGGTATTAAACAATTGTCCATTACAAGCTATATCTTCTTTTTCAAAAGAATCTATTCTTATTATTGAAATTATAAATTGTTCCAATAAATATACAGATGACTCCAACATGTTAGATTATTTTAATATTTTATCATTAAACATTTTTAATACTATATGCTCTTCTAAATATAATGCGCAATTTATAGATATATATCCTTATTATTATCGTATTCAAGCAGAATCTATTTTTAATTTAACTACATGGAAAAAATTTATAGAAGATATAGAATATAGACGACAATTATATACAATTGGCTATACTTATATAGAAAATAAAACAACAATAGAAACAGAATTAGAATTAAAAACAGAACCAGTATAAACATTCTGTTTCTATTGACTCAGTTCATTTTATCCATACATTTTGATGTCCTTCTAATAATTTATTAAATTTTTTTTCTATTAATTTATTTTTAATTTTATCATAATTACATTTTCAGGATAATCTGATTCAAATATAATCAATCTTAAATTATCATAAAAAATGGATTTTCATCAAAAAATATTTCTAAAAATCCTTCGCAATCTGCTACAAGAACATTAAACTTTAAATTATATTTATTTGTTATTTCATCTAAAGAATAGGATGGTATTTTTGTATCATTGGATTCTATAAAAGTAGCCCCATATCCACCATAACAATTATCTAAATTAGTTAAATCTAATTTTTTATTACTGATAAATCCTTTAACAATTATAAAATCGCAATTATTATTGACTTTATTTTTTCTAAAGCATCCCATACTCTATGATCCGGTTCTACAACAACTTGATTGTTTTTATTATTTAATTTACTATTAATTATACATGAAACAGAACCATAACGAGCACCTAATTCTAAAACAACATCATTTTCTAAAATATATTCATTTGCTAAATCTTGTTCATGTTTTTCCATATGTTCTATATCAACTCGATTTCCGTGTAAATCTATAATGTTCATTGTACATTATATAAATATTATTTCACAAATAATATTATCTACGTTTTAAATGTGAAAAGTGTAAATAAAATTGAAATGAAAACTACTTAATAACATAATTATATCAACCACAATGACTACTACTCTATTTGTTAAATGCCCGGGTGCTTCTTCTCCTGAAGATGTTCAAGACACATTAAATTCTACTTTTTCCAACTCGCGAAACTGCGTGGTATCGGTAGCTCCGATCAACCAAGACAAATACGGCAATCCATATACATTTGTTGAAGTGTCTCAATCAGGATTCTTTAATGAATCAAGAATGGATCGTCTTGTTCGATCACTCAAAGAATCAGGCAGCACATATGGAGAAAAGTTTGTCTACAAAAGCAATCCAAAACCCAAACCCAATATCGAATGGACGATCAAACTAGTTGTTCCAAAAGAAGAATTCGTAAAGCCAGTTGCGGCTTCGGCTACTCTGCGACCACTCCGGTAATTTCTTACAGTTTTACACCATAAATAATAACACTTTATTTTTTTGTTATCCTAATTTTTTATGGCATTCTTTACATAACATCCATACTCCATACAATTTATGTTCTAGTATAAAAGCTTTTATAAATTCTTTCATATCAATAGGAATAGATAAATCAGAATGTATTCTATCTAAAACATTTTCTGCTATTTGAAGTCTTCCTAACGTATGTGCTCTATCTAATTGTCTTGTTTCCCCACATTCTTCACAAGATTTTTTTCCAAGACAAGATTTAAATACTAAATTATGAATATTTTTTAATTCTCCATTAATAGCTCTAACAATACAAGAATTTGATAATCCGTTACCGCCAATGAAAAATCCATCATATTTATTAAGTGATTTAGATTTATCAATAAATATATCAATATGTTTACATTGTTCTTCAAGACGATCTAAGTTCATTGATTTTGAAGACATTAATGTTATTCATTAATAATGAATAATATCAATTTTATATATCGATTTTATATATGGATATAGATAAAATAACTGAGCGAGTAAAAGAAAGTATACAAAAATTTAATTTAATAAAAGATATGAACGAAATAAAAGATATAGAACCATCCTCTAATTTATATTCACCATTATTTCCTTTTGTAAACCATGTGATAGAAAATGTATTAATTGAAAATACATCTTATTGGGCAGATACGGGTATTCGAATAGAATCTACAGAAGACTATATGGATTGTATGAAAAAAATACGTCTTAAAGAAATAGGTAGAGGTTCTTTTGGGATAGTGTATAAAGTTTTTGTAAATAAATGTATTAAACATGTACCAAAAAATGTAAAAGTAGTAGCCATTAAAGTTGAACATTTAAATACAATGTATTTAAACCCATCCCAAATTAAAACTAGTATTGCGATTATACAAAAAGCAGCAAAACTTGGTATAACTCCTCAATTATTTGATGTATTTTTAGTTAAAATGAAGGACAAGTTTTTATTGATTAAAGTATATGAATATATAGAAGGATCTAGCTGGAATGAAAGTAAATTTACTAAACAATCGTATGAAAATGCGTTAGAACAATTAAATCAAGCTATACATATTATGAATACAAATGGCATCATCCATCACGATTTACATACAGAAAATGTCATGATAACCAAAAACAAAGTATATATTATTGATTTTGATTTAGCTCAATTTGCGAAAGAAGATGAAAAAAATCTATTACCTATGTTTTACAAATCTGAATTTACATTAAATGAAAATAAATTGCGTTCTATTTATGTATTTAATGACCTTGTTAAAAAAAATGTAACAAGAAAAAATATATCTAAAAAGCATGAATACAAGAAGAAAACCAAAAGTAAATAAAACAAGAGTATTCAAAAAAAAAGATTTGAAAAGTGGCGACGGAATGTTAACAACAGTTTGGGGGCCTAGTATGTGGCATTCGTTACATACGATGAGTTTTAATTATCCTGTTCAGCCGACAAAAGAAGATAAACATAATTATCGATCCCATATTTTAAATTTACAAAATGTTCTTCCATGTAAATATTGCCGCATGAATCTTAAAAAAAACTTTAAAAAATTGCCATTGACATATGCTGATATGGAAAGCAGAGAAACATTTTCTAAATATATTTATAACTTACATGAAGTCGTAAATAAAATGTTAGGTAAAAAATCTGGATTATCTTATTGTGATGTACGAGAGCGGTATGAACACTTTAGAGCAAGATGTACAACAGATACCATTAAAATAAAACCATCTATAGAAAAAGGATGTACAGAACCATTATATAGTGGTCATAAAGCAAAAGAAGTAATTAATATTGTACCTGTAGATACAAAATGTGATACATTAATTATTCATAAAAAATGTTTTAAAGAACGTGTAAATTAAAATAAAAAATTAATATATGAATAATATTATATTTCATAATTTATCTCGGTCACCTCAAGAAAATACAAATGAACGTACTATAAAAGCTATCTCGATGTCAGATCAAACTAGAATACAGCGACTGTTAAATCTTTCTTATAAACAAAGACAACTATTTAGACAAGAAATACAAAAACTTACAAGAACACAAATTGAATTATTGTTTACTACTTTTTTATTTAAAAATAAACGAAATTTAAATTTAAGGAAGTGGTTAGATATGTACCAAATTAACGAAAATAGTTTAAGATTTTTAAAAACAGATAGACTAAAAAAATTTTTACAATTAGATAGTTTTATAAAAATAAAATCATCTCCGTCAGCAAGAGCAGAACATCTAGCATTAGTATATGGAAATATAGCACAACAAAATTATTCGTGTAACGGAGGTTCTAGATTAATATTAAGTAAAGTAGAATATCCTATAGCTAATGTTTTAAATAGTACTGCTTTTGATGGAGGATTTTCTTATGGTCAAAAATATGATAATTCAATAAAAAGTTATTCAAAATATATAGATATAGATTGTAATTCATCATCAACAACTATAGAATTTACAATCGATGTAAGTAGAACAAGACCAGGTGTAGTGTCTTGTGTTTATATGGTGCCGATGGGATTATATTGGGATAAAAATATCTACACTTCTTATACAGATTATAGTAGGGGTACTGATAGTAATTTAAGTTTTGACAACATAACAGAAGATTTATGGTATGTTGGATTAAATAATCAAGCTAAACTTGATTTAATTCAAAATTTAGCTTCTGAATATGGATTTGGATATAACGATGCGCAAGGAATTGGCATGGGTTCTTCTATAGAAATTGATAATCTTGAATTAACAATAACAGGAGTACAAACAACATTACATGGCGTTATAGTAGATAATGATAATTATATTAAAAATCACAATGATGAATATATATTATTAGATGGCGATAGAGTTTTATTAAAAGATGTTACTTCTTCACATTCTTGTTTTGAATTATTATGTTATGATAAACCAGGTAAGTTTGTAAATATACATGGTCAACAAAGTACAAATGATACGATTACAAAAACTAAATTGTCAAAAAAAATATCCACTTCGTCTGAAGAAATCATAATAACAACTACAGATTTAACTACATATGGTCCTGGTCCATCTTTTTATTTGGATTCATTGAAACCAATAGCAGTTACTTCATCTATTTTTAAAGCAGATACTTATTCTATTACATTAATTACTGTTTTAAGTCAAATTGTAAATGGTGTTACTAGATCGATCGAAATGTCTGTTACAACCAATGGATTTTGTAATTCTCAAAATTTAAATAAAATGAATGTAATCTCTGCTATTTGGTCGCCATCCAATAATGGTGTTACAAACCAAAATTATAAAGATACAACTACATGGTGGTTAGATGGAATTAACATAGACGACGAAAATGATATACGGGGTGTTTGTTCAATAAAGTCTATGCCTAGACCTTCTGTAGTAACTAATGCTATTACTAGTAATAATATAAATACAAAATATCAATATTATGATGATTATTCTATACCAACAGCTAAACATATATCTAATTCAAATAAATATGATGGGAATCCAAATACAGATGATGCGTCTAATTACGAACCATGTGTAACTATATTAAGTAATTTAATCATAACTAATTCTCTTATAACTACAACTATGAATGATACTTTAAAACCTTTATTTGGATGGAAAATGGATATAATGTATACTGGTCTATCTAAAAATTATACGAGTTGGTCGGGTAAACATAATGCTTCTTTTCAATTGTCTTATTTAAGAAATGTAAATGTTAATATAGATAACAGTAAATTAACCGCAGAAAAGTGTACTAAGTATGCTTTAGATTCAGCTACATGGTTTAATAATGAGTGGGATAATAATAATCTTGCTACTCCTCCTAACTATTATAATTTTTCAAAAGATATGTTAAATATGTATGAAATAAGAAACAAAGAAATAGTAAAAGATAGTACTATAACTTATAGAGACGACACTGGTAATGAATATCACCCGGATATTTATTGTGATAAATATCCTACCCAAATATTGTACGGTCTAAATTTTTATGAAGCAGATGGAATTATTATAAATAATTATTGTTATACTGTATAACAATATCTACACACTGGAACATACGTATCATTAGGTAAAAATTGGGTTTGATTGGTTGAATTTCGTTTGGAAAAACTTGCTTTGTTTCCACACGAACATTTTGCGTATAGTTTTACATAAGTATCACATAATGGTATTAAATCTAATATTTCTCCGAATTTTTGTTGTTTAAAATCTCCATCTAAACCATAAACATATATTATTTTTTTATCAAGCAATGCTTTTTTTACAAAGTCCACTAATCCATTAAAAAATTGTGCTTCATTAATAAGAATACAATCGTAATAAATATAATCAATACTTAGTTGTGTAAGTTTTATACATGGAATTTCAACATTATCATGTGAATATAATGTTGACTGAAACATTGTGTTTGATTTGGAAGTATCATAATCTAATATCATGACGCGTTTTGTTTGTTTTAATTCATGAAATTTATCATTTAATGCTGTTGTTTTTCCGGCGAACATACATCCTGTTATAATATGTAACATTATATTATAACATTAAAAATATTATTTATATCAATTTTATTACATTCCAAATTGCGAAAAATCAGTTAAAACGGGCATAGGTAAGTATTCTGAATTTGTACTAGCATAATTGGGCACTTTTCTACAATCGAAAGAAGGTTCAGGACAACGACCGCAAGGGGGACATGGTTGTGGTGTAGGGCATATAGGAGTTAATCCTGGATCCGTACTTGATTCTGATGTAGTTAAATCATTTGTAGAATTAGAAGTAGAACTAGAAGTAGAACTAGAATTAGAATTAGAAGTAGAACTAGAAGTATTAAAACTTGAATCTACTGTTTCATTATTATTTGGAGTTTCATAATTATTAACATTCATTTGTTTTGGTGGAGGTATAAATACAGTATTTGTAATAGGTTGAATTGGTGGAGGTGGATATGGAGCGCAGTTACTTCCATTCGCATCTACTTTAGCATTAATATTGTCAGGACAACAGCCGTATTGAGTGCCCGCACAACCTCCAACTACAGGGGGTGGAGGATAAGGAGCGCAATTACTGCCGTTCATATCTACTTTAGCAGTAGTATTGTCTGGACAAAATCCATATTGAGTTCCACTACAACTTCCATTCATAGTTGATCCATAAAATATATTTCCATTTGGACCTTTTGCCATAATACCCGCATTGTTTGGACCTGTAGCAGCGTAAGCAGTAACATTAGGTCCTACATATTTCCATACATTAAAAGGAGAACAATTAGTTCCATTCGCATTTATTTTGGCAGTAACTGTATCAGGACAACATCCATATTGTGTGCCTGCGCAACCACTTACAGGTGGATAAGGAGCGCAATTACTGCCATTCGCATCTACTTTGGCAGTAGTATTGTCTGGACAATAGCCGTATTGTGTAGTTGAACCACTGCTAGTCACAGGTGGATAAGGAGCGCAATTACTGCCATTCGCATCTACTTTGGCAGTAACACTATCAGGACAGCAGCCATATTGTGTGCCTGCGCAACTAACCACAGGAGGTGGATAAGGAGCGCAATTACTGCCATTCGCATCTACTTTGGCACTAACACTATCAGGACAACAGCCATATTGTGTACTTGCGCAACCACCAACTACAGGCACTGGAGTGTGAAAGATGTTTCCTTTTGGACCTTTTATTATATATCCAGAATGGTTTTGACCTGATGCCGCATAAGCATTTATATAAGGACCTTTGTGTTTCCATGATTTAGTAACAGGACAATTGCTACCACTTTCATCCATTTTAACAGTTACATTATCAGAACAATACCCATAATTAGGTGTTTCGGTTGTTTCAGAATCAGTTGTGTCTGTTGTGTTTGTTGTATCTGTTTCGTCTGTTGCTTCTGACGTTTCTATAGATGCTACGCAATTTGTTCCATCTGTATCTAATTTAGTACTAACATTATCAGGACAACAACCATAAGGTGTATCCAAACATCCAGGAGGAAGGGTTGATCCTTGAGGTCCTTTGTATCCCCATGTTTCTACATTTTCTTTGGGTTTAGTTTTTGTATTTAGTTTTTGTTTTATAGCTAAACCTTCTATAGATGGATTTTTAATAGGTATAGTTTTTGAAAATACACCTTGTTCTGCTAATGTATCCGAATAATATTCTGTTAAACTATTATATTTATTGGATAAAATAGAAGTAGGTTTATATTTTTTCATGGTAGAAACGGTTTTTGAAAAAATATTGCTATAATTAATTCCTAAACTAATGAATAAAAAAATACATAGTACTACTATAAATAGAATTATTACATTCATTATAAATATACGATAAAATAAAATTGATATAAGTGTTTCTTTATAATATATTAAAATGTTGTTGTTAATTTTTGATACAGAAACGACTGGACTATTTCCTAAAAATAAAGTATTGTCATTAGAAACCGTACACGAATGGCCGTATATTGTCCAATTTAGTTTTGTTACATTTAATACAGAAACAAATAAATTAATAGAATATGATTATATCATTAAAACATCCCATATTCCAGAAGAATCTACTAAAATTCATGGTATTACAGAATCTATGAATAAAGCGCAAGGATTTGAATTTAAATCGATTTATAACATTTTTAAAATATGTTTAGATCAATGCGATTTGATTATTGGACATAACATACAATTTGATATTCAAATGTTACAAGCAGAGTGTTTACGCAATTCTATACCTTTTGTAGTTAACAAGCAACATGTATGTACAATGAAATCAACTACTAAAATGTGTAATTTGCCTAGAATGAAATGGCCAACATTAAATGAATTACATCAGCATTTGTTCAAAGAATCTGTACATAATTTACATAATTCTATTGTAGATGTTATTATATGTTTGCGATGTTACTACTATATTAATTACCATACCGATTTATTTGAGATTATTAAAAAATATAAGAAAATATCTAGGGTTGCTATAGAATTAAATAAAGTTGTACAAAATTAATATTATGTAACAATATGACAAATAAATTTAAAAATTTTTTAAAAAATAATAAAGTTACAAAATTTATAAAAGAAAAAGCAAATACAGTTTTTAAAAAGGATACAAGTCGTGAAGATAAACTAAAAGAATTATATTCTAACATGGAAAAAGCAAAAGAAAATTATGAATCAAGTCCTGAAGTCTTAAAAGATGCTGAAAAAAAATATTATAATTTTAAATATGGGGAAAATTATTATAAAAAACGAGAAATGAAAATAAAATTACATACTATAGCTAAACAAAATGAAGTAACTTTACAAAAAACAGAAAGTCAAATAAGAGAAGAAAAATTAGCCGAATTAAATAATAAACTCCTTCAGGCAAGAAGTACTTATGAAACAGGACCTGAAATGTTAAAAACGGCAGAAGAATCATATTATATATTTAAAGACGGTGAAGACGGTTATAAAAATAAACAATTTAACGAATATAAAAAAGAAGCAAAAGAATTACATTCTAAAATGAAACATAAACATAACAAGGAAATGAAAGAAACAATCCAATCTTTATCTTATTATGATTCCCAACGAACTTATATTAACAATGTAAATATGGTTAAATTATCTATTTTAAAAGAGATTCGGAATAAATTAAATGAATTACGTATTGAAGAAACAAACAAACATACTAATGATCGTAAAACGTTTTATATATTACAAGAACAAGAATCCTTAGACATGTGGTTGCGTTTAGTAAATCATGTTATTTTAGCTTTTGTAATTGTATTTATTATTTATAATGTATCTGAAGCTGAAAAAGAAAACATAAATATTTTTACGTATGTTATCAGTGTAGTTCTTATACTTGTTGTTTTTTATTTAGAATCGTTTATTAAATGGATACAAACTATACCGTTATCTATAAATGTATATGCTGCTTGGGGAGAAGAAAAAACGCAACCTTCTTTACTATGGAGTATTCTTATTACTTGTATAGTTTTATATGGTATTGTGAAATATTCAAATAACACGATAGATAGTTATTTATAATATTTTTATAAAATATGAAATCACATCATTTAGTAGATGTATTTAATGTTATTTGGTTAAGTTTAGTTACTTTAATTATAATAGGTGTCGTAACAAAACCAGCAATTTATGATTATGTTAGTTTTTTTATTAAATTATTAGTATCTTTATTTTTGATATACAAATTTAATGATTTTAGACATTTACATGTATTTACTGAATTAGATAAACGTATTTGTTTTATGGCAGGAACCAATTTATTCATGATTACTTGTGCGGATTTAATTGATAATGTAATATTAAATATCAAAATAAAATTAAAAAAAATCGAATCAACCTTACATATCTATGATTAACAATATGGGATAAATACAAAAATTGAATAGCACGTCTTTCCAAAATCAATTGAATACACTAATTTAGATACAAATAAAAAATAATACTTTCTATCGGAGATGTAATTACACATGATCATCGTCCAGAAAACAGTTTGTATATTATTATTACATATTTTACAGGAGATAAAACAGGTCCTATGGGATTTGAATATCTTCCTTGGAGAACAGATGAAAACCAATGGGAAACAAAAGTTGCTTTTTTATTAGCACACGGAAATCATAGACATGTTATATGTTATCCACATGGATATAATCATTATGGCATCCATATTAATTGGAGTTCACTATATATTGATATGGAATCAGTACAACATCCTGATTTTACTTCAAAAATACATGGACTAAAATCTAAACAATAATATATGGTATATTTTTTTAAACAATTTAGTAGAAAGCGTTATAGATCAAAAAAGAATAAACGTGGTGGAATGGAACAAGAAAAAGAAAAAGAAAAAGAAAAAGAAAGGGCTATTTTTGTATCTGCGCAAGGGGATCAATTTCAAATTGAAATTGAAAAATTAAAACCATCTATTGTATGGGAAAACATGACTGATGTATTAAAAGAAGATTCAACTCCTGTACCATGTCCTAGCATAAATACCCCAACTTTAGCAAAAATAATGGAATTTTTAACTTTATATTCAAATGAACCAATGTCTGAATTAATAGGCGTTAATCCGTTAGACCGAGTTCAACAAGAATATAAAGATTTTGCTAAAATGGCAAGCAAAGGTGAAGAAGATAATATAGTATTAATTTTTGATGTTTTAATGGCAGCAAACACAATAAATATACCATCTTTAATAAATTTAATGTGTGCTAAAATAGCTGCTATTTTTTTAGATTCCCCTGATATTAAATCTCTTGCTACTAAATTTAATTGTCCAAGTATACATGAACTTAATGAAGCAGAAAAAGAACAAGTATATCGTGCTAATTCATGGTTAAAAAGTGATGTTATGGCTGGAGGATCTAAATTTAAACAATATACTAAAAAACAAAGACAAACAACTAAAAAACAAAAACAAAAAACTAAAACAAACAACTAAACAAAAATAAACAACTAAACAAAAATAAACAATTAACAAAAATAAACAATTAACAAAAAGAAAAATAATCGATTACATATTATGTTTTCATTACATATGTTTCTAGTATAAATAAATCATTTATACTAAATGATAGATAGTTCACTAAAAATTAAATATAATCATTAATTATGTATCCTTCTATTTTACCTTATTGTAAAACATATTTACATGTAGATACTTTATCTTCGGGTGAAAAAGTGCGCGTTTATGTAGAATGTTCAGGAAATCCAAAAGGGTATCCTGTTATTTATCTACATGGTGGTCCAGGAGATCACATTAATCCCCATGTAAGAAGATTATATAATCCTAAAAAATATAACATTATTATGTTTGATCAACGTGGGTGTGGAAAATCAAAACCATCATATCATACAGAAAAAAATACAACACAAAAATTAATATCTGACATGGAACAAATACGCACATGGATTGGTTGTGACAAATGGTTAGTTACTGGAGGAAGTTGGGGAAGTTCATTAGCTTTGCTATATGCGCAAGAACACCCAACACGTACCACTGGATTAATATTACGTGGTGTTTATGATTTGACACAAGATAATTGTGTATTAGATACTATTTTCAAAGATAAAAAAGAAGAAATGAATACATTATTACGTTTAAAAACAAAAAAAGATTCAGAACGATATAGAAAAACAAATCACATGTTGTCCCTACCTAAAAAAAATAAAACTCGTAAGAAATTACTAGAATTATTAAGTGAAGATAATGGCATTTCTATGTTTAGTAAAACACGTACGGATAATGAACATAGTAAAGAAACAGTTGCTATTGTAGGAAATCATTATGAACAACATCATTATTTCGTTCCTAAAAACATAATTTATAAAAACATGTATAAAATAAAACATATCCCTTGTTATATTGTAAACGGTAGATATGATATTATTACTCCATTCCCAATGGCTTATAAACTAAAAGATAAGTTTGATACATGTCAATTTACCATCGTAAAAGGAGGACATACCGTTATGGAACCTGAAATTAGCGAAGCTTTAGTAAACGCATCCGATCATTTTCTTGTGTAGAAGTATTTTTATCACAACAACTTTGAGAAGAACTTTTATTAGCTTTACGACTAAATAAATTTATTGCTCCTATACTAGAACCTAATATAAACGTATTATATTTAGAAGTTGGTCTGTTTGTGTATACATTTCCTCCAGCACCCATTTTAGTAATCATATATTTCAATTAGATTAAATTTTCTACTATTTCACAATTCCAAACAACTGGTCCTGATTTATATATAATTTTGTATTCTATATTATAACAAGGGAGAGTTTTCCATAGAGTTGGTTTCAAATATCGTTGTTTATATTTATCAGCTAATTGTACCTGATAACAAAGATCTTTATTAAATACTATACGTGCGTCATCTTGATATAAATGTTGATACAAAGAAGCCAATCTTGGTGTTATTGCGTTAAAAGTAATTATATACGCAATTTGATTGTCTTTTTTTATTTCTATAACTTCACAAACACATCCATTGAATAGATATAAAGTAGAATCAGGATCTAACAATTGATTTAACATTTGTTTGAGTACATCTTCTTCTATTTTATGATTCTGTAACAAAAGAGAATGTAACATTTTATTAAAAAATAAAATATTATTTATTTCAATTTTAAACCATTGTTAATTTCATATCGTTTAAATTTATATAAAATTGATATGTAAAGATAAATTGATGTAAGTAATAAATGTTTCCAGTTAAATTTTGCGGGATATGGTCTATGATTGCTTCTACTACTCCGCAATACATAGGATCAGAATTGTTTATTGATTATAATACGATACGATTTACACCTATTAAATCGTATAGTTTTATAAAAGTTAAAAAAAATATGTATGGTTCGGTGTTTTTACAACATGAAAATCAAAGTAAAATAGTATGGTCAAATAAAGTATATTATGATATAGAAACACAATTACTTCCAATGATTACTATACCTATTCAATTAAAAGACAGATGTAAAAAAATGATTGTATCATATGATATTGATGATACTTATAACTGGATTACAATACAAAATAATAGTGAACAATATGTATTTCGTAGAAATATTGTAGTTCAAAGTAATGGAGATACTATTGTTAAAATATTTTTAACGCAATTATTATTCGATTCTATTATACGTAATCTTAATCAAAATTAACTGAAATTTGTATAAACTCTTTTTGAATATTTTTAATAGCAGAAGGTGATAATTCATGTCTCGTTTTGCGAGTTTTGTGTTCTGTCGGCTTTTTTTTAGACGTACTATTGCGTGTATTCATATCTATTTCTATTTTATCAAAATTAGATTCTATATATTCTATAATTTCATTTTCTAAAACCCATTTAAAAAAATTCAATTGACCAATAGTGGTTTGAATCAACGTATTATTTTTATAAGGTATAGTAATTTTTTCCCACCGACAAAAAGGATCAAATCGTTTTTTAGAATAGGCTTTTAATTTAAGTTTATAATCATTATATACTTTAAATCTACTTCCATCTGTCAATGAATAAACTACATAATTTTTTTTTGCGTAATTAGTAACAAACCAATCTAAAATGCGAAGTGAAATAATAGAATCACCGTTTAATATTTTGAGTATTTTATCTAATTGTTTAAAATTGTTTGTTTCGTAGTATTTTTGTAATTTGTCTAATAACAAATCATTTTGTTTTGTATAGTTCATTACATTGGACAGTTATATATATTTAAATGTTTTTATAAAGTGTTGTTTTCTTATTATTTTTATTTTTTTCTTGTTTTTCTTGTTTTCATTTTTTGTTTTTTATTTTTATTTTTATTGTTTCTTGTTTTATGATTTCCTCCTGATGTAAGTAATGGTTCTATATCAAGTTTTCTAAAAATAGTATCATAATATTCTAATAAATTATATTTAGAATAAGCTTGTTTTATTGACTTACAATCTAATGGCAATAAAATACTATAACTTAATATATTATTTACTGTATTATCATCATTAATGAGAGTATGATTACTTACATAACGAGGAAACATTTTATGTGTTTCTCTTAATTTTTTATTGGTTAATATAAGTTGATATTCTAATGGTATATTTAAATAAGATAATTTATGTTTGTTTTGATTGTTTCCACCAAGTGAAAAATGTATAGTATTTGATAATCGCATATTATACCGGGGAAGGTTATTAGATAAATTATATTCATCCGGAAACAATTGAATTAGTCTATCTATTAAAGGTTTATAATTATCATCTTTTACTTCTTTTAAATAAAACACTATAGTTGAAAAATTCAATTGTTCACGTTTAAACACGAATGGTTCTGTTAATCCTTCTATTTCAGGCGCAGAAGCATTTGATAGAGAAGAAAATGGTTTTGTTGATTCTATGATGGATTGAATTACATCGGGTATATCTGTACTTTCAGGAAGAGGTAGTTGTTTACTATATAAATTCATATAGTCAGGAGTTGTTTCATTTGGTTCTGGGTATATTTCGTATTTATTAAGTAATTTTTGTTCTCCATGTAAAAACATAAATTTATATTGTAATACTCCCAAATCAAATAGTTCATTACAATGAATAAACAACGTTTCAATTACCCATAACATGTATTCAGGATGAATATTCATTTGTAATTTTAAATCTGTATTATCTTTTATTTCATCTGGTATATCTTTATATACTAGTATTTGTCCTAATACATTTCGCCTAACTTTTGGTGTTGGTATTGGATCAAAAGTAGCTCTAATGCCATATGATAATGCTAAACGTACATATTCTTGTTCTAATAAATATGCTAAAGATGTAGATATATACATATTATATAAATTCATTTCAACATTGTATATTAAACCATGATGTATATAAGTATAAGGTGTTAATGTATATTCAGGTTTATTTCGAAATGTAAAATTAAAATGAACTCTTGGAGAAGGAATTACAGGAACTGTATATAACATTTTAATGTTGTTACAAAAATAAGGATATGGTAAATTTGGATTGCTATCGGGATTTAAATGTACATTACATGAATATGGTTTAATTGCGGATGTAGTATTAGTTATATCATTGTCATCATTTGACCATAAACATTCCCTAATAGGAGCTTTACTTGCTGAAGGAATGATGTCAGATAAATCTTTTTGTATGGTATCAATTACGATAGGATTGAAAGTTATATCTGTATATTTTTTATCAGGAAGAATATCTTCTATATATAGTAATGGTTCTTGAATAGGATATGAACTACCTATAGGTAAACCAATTTCTGTCATATAATTATAAATTATTTTATTAAGATATAATAGACATTTGTATATAGTATGTCATCTACACCAGACACTAACACTCAATCAAAATTAAAGCACAATTAGAAAAAAAAGAAAAGGAAAAGAACAAACACAAAAAGAAAGAGTGAATCGAATTGATCGACTAGCTGAACGTAGAGAAACTGGACAAGTAAAAAGACGTCCAGAACACAATGGTGGAAAAACCCAGTAAACAAAAGTTGTTCGTAAAAATAAATCTAAAAAAATAAATCTAAAAAAAATAAATCCAAAAAATATAAATAATTTATAATTTAGTATACAATTCATCTAATTCATGTAACCACATTTGTTTTTCTGTACTATTTATCAGTATAGTTTTATCGGATGTTAATTTAGATAAATCACGTTCAATTTGTTCTACATGTTCACTAGAAACACTATCCATTGGCATTTTAATCAAATAAGAATAACTATCGTTTTGTTTTTCTAATTTTAATTGTTGTAAGAGATCATTTATTTCTGCTATTTTTTTATTTCTCAAATCAATTGTACCTTTTAGAACAAGACGAATATAATGTACACGATTTGATAATTCTTTTAATTTTTCATCCAATACTTGAATTAAATATACTTTACGTTTTGTATACATCTCTAATCGAACCATACTATAATCAGCTATGATGTCGTATACATTTGTATATTTTTTAAGCTGGTTTTTAGATGTATTCAAATGCATATTAGAAGTACTAATACTTGAAGTTAATTTCAAATCGGATTCTATATTTGTTGAAGGTTGAAGTAAAGTAACTACAATGTGTATATTTATATCAGTACTTTTATCTGTATAATCTTTAACTAACGTCCCAATCGATTCTTCTAAAAATTGTTTATACGTATCCGTCCACATACCAATAGGTAGTTCTGTAATCGTTACATGTAAATCTTTTACAGAATATACTCCTCGTATTAAATGTTTACCGTCGGTTTCTTCAATTGTCCCTTTAAACCCGCGATAATATGGAGTAAGCGATATAGACGAAGACCCTTGACCAATATATTCTCGTAAATAACGAATAATATCTTTGGGATTGTAACATGGAATTTTACTACTAAATCCAGTACCAATCCCATTACATCCATTGACTAAAATCATAGGAATAATAGGACAATAATAAGCAGGTTCAATCATAGTTCCATCATCATCTAAATACGTTAATACATCATCATCTTCTTTACGGAAAATGTATCGAGTACATGCGTGTAATTGTGTAAATATATAACGTTCACTAGCGTGATCTTTACCTCCTTGTAATCGTGTTCCAAATTGACCGTTTGGTTTGAATAAATTAATATTATTAGAACCAACATAATCTTGAGCCATGTTAATAATAGCACCGTTCAAGCTTGCTTCGCCATGATGATAAGATGATTTTTCAGAAACATATCCACTAAATTGAGCTACTTTAATTTCGTGTACAATAGGTTTCATCAATCCACAAAATAATATTTTACGTTGACTAATTTTAAATCCGTCTACTCCATTCGGTATAGACCGATCACAATCATATTTTGAAAATTTAATTACTTCTTTGTTGATAAGATCTGTAAAACTAATATGTAAAACATCTGTATTTAATGTTTGTGGAATATATTGTTCCAACCAATGTTTTCGATCATTAGCTCGTTTTTTATTGAAAATCATATCAAGTTGTTGATCACATTGTTCTGTATGTACAAAATGAACAATTTTCTTGTCTTTAAAATATTGTTTAAACTGAACAGAAGTACTTGTACCTAACCCTTTAAAATATTTTATATTCCATTTTTTTGGATCTTTTTCTTGTTGTTTCCATTCTAAATATTGTTCTTCATTGTAAAAATTTCTTTCTACTGTTCCTTTTGTTATTTTAATAATAGGTGTATTCATAAATCCAATGAATTCACCTAATTTTAACAATGACGGCCATAAACAACCAATTACATTGATACAGAGCGCTTTAATATGACTTCCATCTAAATCTTGATCTGTCATGAACAACACATGACCATATCGTAATTCATTCACTGTTTCTGTTGTATATTCTTTTCCAAATTTTAATCCTAAAATAGTCATCAATTCTTTGATTTCTTTGTTATTACTCACTGTTGTAATAGATTCATCCCGTACATTTAACAATTTACCACGCAAAGGATAAATGCCATATGTATTACGATCTTCTGAAGACAAACCTGATAAAATAGCCGATCTAGCTGAATCACCTTCGCATAATATAAGTGTAGTTTGTTTTGATTTAGAAGTACCCGCAAAATTCGCATCAATTAATTTTGGAATACCGGTAATTTTTCGTGTTTTACTTCCATCACTTTTTTTAGCAGCAACTAATTCTTTTGATTTTGTAATTGACAATACAATTTCCATAATTCCTACTTTTTTAGCAATGTCTTCTATACATTTTTCAGGTATTTCACAACTAGATCCAAAAGATGAACTAGGCGTGTTTAAATAATCTTTTGTTTGACTATCGAAACTTGGATTTTCAATAGAACATTGTATGAACAACATTAAATGTTCTTTGATAGTTGTCGATTTTACATCTACTTTCTTCTTATCTTTGATATATTGTATCAACTTTCTAATAATTTGATTCAATATATACTGGACGTGTGTACCGCCTTTGTTTGTATGAATACCATTAACATAAGATACTGCTGTAAACTCTTCATGTAAAGATTTACATACAATAATTTCCCATCGATCACATGAAAAATGAGACCGCGGAGTTTCTGTTTTAGATCCAACAAACAAATCTACATATTGAACTAGATTCTTTGTTTCTACCAATTTATCGTTATAACTGACTTTAACTGATTTATCTGTTACTGACGCAATATCATAAATACGTCGTTCCAGTAAAGATAACATTTGCGGATCCAGTCCTGATAATTTCAGTCGAGCATAATCAGGTTTAAATGTTATTTTGGTATACGATTTTTTCTTACAAGGTTTAATAACAGGTTCATGAATTGTTTTCAAATTGTTTTCAAAGGTTTGTGTATATATTAATTGTCTTTTTGAATCTACACATTCAACAGACGCATAAGTTGACCATATAAACACTAGTTTAACACCAAACCCATTTTTACCTCCGACAATACGCTTTTCATCTACATTAAAATTACGTGATGTTCTTAATGTAGCAAAAATAAGCTGAGGAATATATATTTTATGTTCAGGATGTAAAGCAACATCAATTCCTTCGCCATTATTCGTAACAGATATAGTATCTTTATCAATTGAAAATTGAATATGTGTAACTGGATTTTCACTAGTTTTAGTTCGAATACTGTGATCTGCCGCATTGACCGCAATTTCATCAAACAGTTTTAACAAAGCAGGATTATACTTGACATCTTCAAATTGAATTCGTCCATCTTTAAATACTAAATGATTTGTTTCTACATTTTCAACTGAACCAACATAAGTATCAGGGTTCAATAAAACATGTTCGTGTTCGTCGCGTTTAACGTACTGAAGAAGATCCATTATATAACTTTATTTTATTTGATTGATAATATCAATTTTTATTTGTTTTTCTTTGTCTTTGCTTTTGATTTTGTTTTTCTTTTTTCTTTTGCTTTTGTTTTTGATTTTGTTTTTCTTTTTGTTTGAAGAGGAACATAATTTAAAAACCAATTCTCATATTCTTTTGTATTTGGTTTTAATTCTAATCGTTTTTTCGTTTTTTCATCACGTATGTCTGATAATGACATTTGATTTCCATAACATTTATTACTAAAGCGTTTTAACAAGCCCGATTGTTTTAATCGGTTATGTTGTTGTACATTAAATAACATAGAAGATAAACATAAAAGACGATTAATATCATAATATTTGCGATCTGCGTACATGAATGCCATGTAAAAACTTAACAACGTATCAATAGTTGCTATTTTTACTTTATCCTTTCCAATTGTAATTTCATTATAACTATGACATGCGTTTGGTTTATAAATGAAAGCAACATATTCATTGTTAACTTGTATTGAATAATGTTCATTAATTAATTCACCAATTGGAGGATAAACATTGATAGTTACAGAAATATTTTCTTTCGCAAGTTCTTGTTTTACATTTTCATATGTTTTAATAGGATCATTTGACAATACATCGAAATCCGGATAATACTGTAATTTATAATTTTTCAAATATCTTGAATATAAAGCATTGGCATATCCACCAATAAAAACAAGATTTTCTTTAATAAAACATTCTTTTACAATAGTAAATATCTTTCTTTCATTATCGTTATTCACCATTTTACGTTGTATATCTACACAATTATGTAATTTCAATGGATAATATTTATTTAATAAACTTAAACGTTTGAGAATTTTTTCCCATCTAGATATATCACCTTTAGGTCTAGATAATTCCAAATACATGCTTTGTCGTAAAAAATTAGCAGGAGCATACAACAACCCTTGTTTATGTATTATATCTTTTAATAATGAATTGTAAATTTCAGGATGTAAAAAAGTAATGTCAGCAATACCATTGTTGTTTACAAACACTTTAAATGTTCCGTGATGTACTCCTGATTTAGCTTCTACATTTACAAATCCTTTTTTCACATAAATATTAGCTAATTCTTTTGCGTCTTCTAAAGCATGAACACTAAAAAAATCATAGTCAGGTAACTCATAATTATAGTTATAAAATCGATCATTTTTAGGTAATATATTATTAATCGCAGTTCCTCCGTATATAATTAATTTCTTTTTTTTAATAAAATCTTCTACTATTTTTATTATTTTTTGTGTTTCCGATGAATTAACTAATATTTTTCCTTCTTCTTTCTCAATTAAATCTATATTCATACGTAAAATAGATAATTCACATTCTTCAAATGTTAAATTAGGAGTACATGCCATAATATAAATAATTATTTTAATTGAATAACATAAGAATTATTTACTTTTTTACAAGAACCTATAATTTCAGGATTAATTTTATTTTTCTTGATATCTTCTGGATTGTAGACATGTTCATCATCAATAAAATAAATAATACCACGGTATTCTTCCGTCCATATTGTCTTTTTTTTAAAATCCGATTTTTGTTCCATATTTTGAGGAACACCTTTGGTATGTGTCCCACAAAACATACATCCTGATTTTTTACGACGTGTACATTGTTCTCCTTCATGTCCACTTCCTTTAGCGCACCTGGCTTCACATCTAGATTCAAATGGAATACAATTTTTAGATCGTTTTCGTTTAATAAAATCTGATTTTGTAAGATCAACGGGTTTATTGGTTTGAACCCATTGTATAACTTCATCCACTGTTATTTCATTCGTTTTAACACGATTTAATTCAGTTACTACTTTTTGTAGATATTGATTGTTTTGATTGCCGACTTTATCTAAGATACGTTTTTCCATTTTAATTCAATTCATTTGTTAAAATAATATCAATTTTAATTAAAACTATCATAAACAGATTGAATTTCTTCATATAAGTGTTGTTTTGTTTTTTTTTCAATCGGCATTTTCATTGATAGAGCAATAGTACGAAGATCATTTAATTTATAATGAGACAAAGCATACATAGGATGTAGTATATGATAATGATTTACATATACTTGATGATTCCACTCTATAACAGTATTATCTTCAACGACATGAGTTGGAGGAAATTCTCCTATATGATAACATATTGTTTCAGTAACAATCCATACATTACATCTTTTCCATTTACATAATCGTATCAATGTAGATAAAGATGTTTTATGTTGTTGAATATCATTAGAAATAGAATAAGGTGTATCATGAACAAGTTGTAATCTTCGAATTGGAACAATTTTCATAAAACAAGATGTATATACATCATTGGATGTATATGTATCAAAATTTACTTTATTTAAAACAAAAGGGGATGTTTTCATCTACTTATTTAAAAAATTTATCTTTAAGCTCATCCTTTTCTTGTTCAGTTTGATTAATTTGTGTCTCTTGTAAATTGACATAAGAAATATAATTATTTATTTTGGTAACCACTTCATTTGGTAAATTAGATAAATTAACAAAGATACCATTTTGGTTTTCATTGTAAGAAATTTGATGATCCAATAATATTCTTCCTATTTCAATTTGATAATTTTTGGGCATAAGTTCAATACGTTCTTTTATGTTATGTAAATCCATAATATATAGTAATCTAGTTTGTTTAATTTCTTTTACATTTAATACATTACTATTAAAAGAAATAATATAAACATATTCATTTATTTTAAAAATGGATCGAGTAGAACAAATGAAAAAAATCAAAATGAAGCATTAGAATTATTTACTAAAAGAATATAGATTATGGCGACGCATTCGCAAAATATGGAGTTATTGGAGTTTTAATGAGAATAGAAGATAAACTACAACGTTCTATGTCGATAACGAAAATGGTGTAAATTTAATCAAGGATGAGAGAATTAGAGATACTCTTATAGATTTACATAACTATTCCGCAATGGCGCTAATGTTATTAGATGAACAATAACAGATAAGTTCATTTTATAAATATATTAAAATTGATTAAAATAATATTATTTGTATATATCATAATGGATAAATTATTGGAAAAATATATTCAGGTCAAAAATACGGATTCAGTAAAACATGAATTCGAATTACGTTTTAAACATTATAACGAAAATTTATTACGAAGTGATTATAATAATGTAATTGAATGGTTAATGATGTGCGGGTTTAAAATAAAAGAAAAAATGTCTTTGTTTCGTATAAATGTAGGTAATAACATTCGTATAGAAATAGATGGAATTGAAAATATCAAAAAGTATTGTAATTTACAACAAGTTGAAATGAAATATGTTGAAAAACGAAAATTATTAGAACCTTATATCAATGAAAAATATAATGTACAATTTTCACTCAATTCAGAAACAACTATAACTTCTTCTGATATTACGTCAGATAACAATACTTTTCGATTTATGAAACGCATTCAATTACATCATCCTGATCATCCATCATTTGTAGTAGATTGTAGTATAGTAAAAATGTTACGCAATAGTTCTTCTAAATTAATGGGAGAAGTATTTAATATGCCGCCTATTTACGAAGTAGAAGCTGAATTTATTCATCCTTTATCATTAAAAGAATCTATGTCTGAAATACAATTTGTGATTACAAATGTATTGAAAGGTTTACAACGAACTAATTTTCCGGTCTCCTATACTTTATTGAAAAATGTAGAAAAAGAATACAAAGAATTATTTCCTGTCCAAGATAAATATTTTAATTTTATAGGACCCAATACAATCACTTTACAACATGAACATTTACCAATGTTAAATGAAGATAATTTTATGGTAACAGATAAAGCAGATGGCGAACGTAAATTATTGTTTATTACTAAAGAGATGAATTTATATTTAATTACAACATCAGGTAAAATAGAAAATATGAATTGTACTTTAAAACCTCAAAAAGGGATGCCTATTGGGCCTATTGTGTTAGACGGAGAACACGTAGTTAAAGACAAATATAACAGATTTCATAATACATTTTATGCTTTTGATATATATTATTTGAATACAGAACCTATGTCCGAAGAAAACAAAAAACAACTAAAAATTTCATCAAATGATATTCGAGAACAAGATTTACTTGTTCGTAGAGATTTACTTATTCGTATAATTAATTCCGTACTTCCTGGTCATGTTAATTTACAAGAAAATAAATATAACATTCAATATAAACAATTTTTACCCTTTTCAGGATCCAATTGTAAAACTTTATATGAAAATGAAACACCTTACCATAAAGATGGTCTTATTTTAACGCCTACTTTATATGGTGTTGGACTAACTTCTACCAATAAAGTAATATCGAACAAACGAATTACATGGGATTTAAATTTTAAATGGAAACCATCGGAAGAAAATACAATTGATTTTTATGTAGATATACAACCTGATTTAAAAACAACATTATCAGGTAAAAAATACAAAACAATTACTTTAAAATCTTCTTATAATTCATATCCTTCACGAGCACAAACTGATTATACGGCTTGTCCTTCTGTATCTGTATATCAAAATTTTGATATTGTTTCTAATGGAAAACAGAAAATCCCTTTTATTGGTGGACAACCATATGATGTAAACGCATCTGTTTGTAATTGTTTTACAAATGAAGAAGGTAATATATGTACTGAAAGTAGCTTGGTAGAAGTGATAGAACACGGATCTATTGTAGAATTTAAATATGATAAAGATAAAGAAGATAATTGGAAATGGGTACCTATACGTGTTCGGTGGGATAAAACAGACCCAAATGCGTATACAACTGCTGTTAAAAATTGGATAACAATACATAATCCTGTTACATTTAATATGTTAGTTTCTTCTGAAAAAACATCTGTTGAGTATTATACATTGAAAACAGACGTAGATAAAAAAGAATATAGAGCAATACGTGATTTTCATAATGATATCAAACGTATTATGTTAGAAAAAATTGCGAATAGTTATAGAAAAACGACTCATATGAATCCTTATTTGATTGATTTTGCGGTAGGTAAAGCAGGTGATTTACAAAAATGGGAAGATGCGAATTATTCATTTGTACTTGGCATTGATATTACAAGAGATAACTTACACAATACTGTAGATGGTGCTTTTACTCGTGTAGTTCAATCTAAAATGAAAAAACATAAAGCTAGATCTAAACATTTACCTGTTTTATTTGTAGAAGGCAACAGTAGTTTATTGATTAAAACAGGAGAAGCTTTGTATCATGACTATGAAAAAAAAATAGTTCATTATTTGTTTGGTATGGAAACAACGATTCCTCCTTTGATTTCTGAACAAGCCAATATACCTTATGGAATATGTAAAAAAGGATTTGATGTAGGCAGTATTCAATTTGCTCTACATTATATGTTTGAATCCGAACAATCTCTGTATAAATTTATATACAATTTAGTGGATTGTATTAAAATAGGCGGGTATTTTTGCGCAACTTGTTTTGACGGCGATAGTATATTTGAATTGTTAAGTAAATATGATAAAAATCAAATTATTTCTACTTATTATGATGAAACGGGTAGATTTAAATTATTTGATAAAGAAAAGGAAGCTCCGTTCGCCAGTATTCAAAAATTATACGAGAAAAAGGTAGTGAATACATCTACTTTTGTACAATTGCCTATTGGTATAAAACAACAAACATTAAACAAAGATAAATTTTTAGTTGAATATTTAGTATTTGCTAATTATTTTATTGGAATTATGAAACAACATGGATTTCATTTAGTTACACATTTACCTGAATTTCCGGGTGGGACAGGCCTGTTTAGTAATATAGATAGTAAATACAAAGATATGTCAAAAGAACCCAATCAAGAATCAATATCTTATTTAAATCGATATTATATCTTTCAAAAAAAAGAACAGGTCGTGTTTCGTTCTGTTAAATTATACGATATTGAGAAAAAGGAATATATAAAAGTTGTTGTAAATTAAGTTAAACATACGAAATTATAACAATATATGATCTATACTTTACCTCAAGTAAATATAAACAATGTAAATGAATTTGTTCCTTTTATAATATACAATAATTCATTAGATTATTATATCAATACTATTCCTCCTACAACTACTTATTTAGATTTGTCTACGATAACAAAATATACACCTATCCATTCTAATTTTTTTGTCATGTTAGAATTATTACAAACTCATAATATAGAACCATCTGAACTTATTACTTTAGGAAGTAATTCATGTAAAGAAGCAATGGAATGGCTTACATCTCATAAATCGTTACAACTAAAAGCTACACCATTAATAGTTGCTGATATAGATGATTTTAAAGAAGAAGTGAGATTTGCTTTACAACACCAAACTGTAGGTGGTAGTTGTTTTCTTAAAGTAACAGATACAAATTCTTATTCAAATATACAATATATATATTATTTATGTGGTTGTTATAAAAATGTTCAATTATGTAAACCCAAATCAATTAGCAACACAAGTTTAGAAAAATATATTATATGTTCTGATTTTAAAGAAAAAATAAATATTGATGAAAACATAAATATACCTTATTATTTTATAACTAAAATAAATGAACTAAATTCGATTTATAGTCAGGTTTATTTTAATCAATTCTATTATAATCATGATACTTCTGACCAATTAATTCAATGGTCTTCCACTTTTTTTAATTAATTTAGGAAAAATATAATACTATACTATGGATTACAAAGTTATCGCAAGTGTTATGAACATGCTTATTTTCGTTATTATGGCATCTGGACCTGTTTATAAGCAAGTTAAAAAACTCGGCGTTAAAGATGATGAAACATCGTTGATTGTTCGATCTGTTTTAGTAGGCGTACTCACTTATGTTAGTATGAATGTTATGTAAAAAACTACTTAAAGAAATTCAACTATATGAATATATACCTAATCCGGTAAGAATCACATTAAGGAAATTCAGTGATTGAAGGTTCGACTCCTTCATTAGGTAATATCTCGTGATAGCTCAGTTGGTAGAGCGACGGACTGTAAATCCGCAGGTCAAGGGTTCGACTCCCTTTCGCGAGAATAATATAAATAAGTAATATGGATTCTGCCACGATTACTTATTTAATCAATTCACGACGTATGATAACACCAACACCCAAAGTAGAGATTAATTATATTGATCATAAAGAACGTATTTTGGAATTAACTGCCTCTTTATTTGATTCCAAAGAAGAATTATTACAAGAATCATTTCATACTTATGTCATGGAATGTATGCGATTTATAAAATATAAAGAAAGAGAAACAGAACTAGTGAAAGAAAGAGAACAAAAAGAAAAAGAAAAAGAAAAAGGAAAAATTAACCCTATTCAAGGGGATCAATACATGTTTGCTCCTAAACAAATAGATGTTCTTTTACAAAAAGCGAAAAAAAAACCAAAAAATATATTTTTAATACATGATAAAACCTGAAATTTGTTCGCCTTCTTATAAAAATAAAAATACGTTTACATGTTATACTAAAAAACAGTTGCGTACAATGAAAAAAAAGTATAATCATAATCACACTAAAAAAATTAAAACAAACCAACCAAATGCTATTTGGAAAGAATTAAATCAAAACATAACTACTTGTAAAAAAGAATCTTGTTGGGCAAAACAATTAAAAATGCCAGTAGATAATTTTGCTCCTTACAGTCCAAAATCTTGGAAAACAAATGAAAATGAATGGTTATCTAGTGTAGATATTACAGCTGTTCTTGAACAATATGAAAAAGCTTATCCTGAATTTAAATATATTGGACCATCCCCTTCAGATTACTTTTTTAAAGAATACGGACAATGCGTATGGCCTGAATTATGTGAATTTAATGTAAACACTACAAAACACAAATACATAGGCATCGTGTTTAATTTAGATACACATGATGGTCCTGGAACACATTGGGTTTCTTTGTTTATAGATATTCACAAACAAAAAATATATTATTTTGATTCTACAGGAGAAAAAATTCATAAAAATATTCAAAAATTAGTAGAACAAATACAAAATCAAAATTCTAAATTTACATTAATTGAAAACCATCCGGTTGAACATCAATATGGTAATACAGAATGTGGCATGTATACATTATTTTTTATTATTACCATGTTAGAAACACATAATTACAGTTATTTTAAAAATAAATCTATTCGATTTCCAGATAAAAAAATACAAAAATTACGTAAAAAATATTTTAATTCCTATTAAACGTAATTAGTCAACACATATATGAATACATTAGAAAATAAACGTATGTTGTGGGACATTATATGTGAAATGAATATATTACGTCCTGGTTTAGATAAACAAGAAGTATTGCGTTTATTTGAAGATCATGTTACAGAAGTGGATAAACGTAAAGAAACCGTTATTGAAAAAAATAAATTATTTTTAAAATTATTTGTTCCTATTGTTAATAATTTACAAAGTTTAGATACATTAACTTCTAGTCGTGAAACATTTCTTGAAGAACGTATAGAAAATATACAACAACAACCATCAGATGTGCCATTACATAATATTTTTGATCCGATTGATATACATCATGAATTAGTCGCAATTAAACAATTACTTCACATTATTTTAGAAAAATTAAATTAAGTTTATTATAAATAATTAATACATTTAAATAGTTGGCGTTATTATTTAAATGAAGATATTATGGATATTTATTAATTTTATTATTCCGGCATGTATTTCCTTAGATACACCAAAATTATGTATTCATTGTAAACATTTTACAAAAACCTTTTTAGATAAAAATGAATTTGGAAAATGTGTATTGTTCCCAAAAAAAATAGAAGATAGTAATTATTTTGTAACTGGAAAAATAGAAAAATACAAACCAAGTTATTATTATTGTTCTTCAGCAAGATCAAGTACAACTATGTGTGGACCCAAAGGCTCTTTCTATGAACAAAATTAATTATACTCTCTGGTAATTTACCACAAACAATACAATAAAATTGATTTAAATTAATATTTTACAATGAAATATAAAAAATGAAAATATATTTTTACACGTTATTATTTTTTATATTTTCACAAATATCTACACCTATTCAACATACACAATATAAACCAAAATTATGTACAACTCCCCAACGTACACCAAAATTATGTATTCATTGTAAATTTTATATTAACCCAATTTTTAATAGAAATGAATTTGGGAAATGTTCATTATTTAAAATAAAAAAAGATATGCATACAGATTTTATTGTTAAAAAAGAAAATATTACTGAATATAATTATTGTTCTATAACAAGAAAATATGATCATTTATGTGGTGAAGAAGGTAAATATTATAAATCTAACCATTAATTTTATTCTTCATGACAACACGTATAAATAAATTGAATTATAAATATTTATTTATTTTTTTTAAACATGGAACTTCTTCCTTGGATTAATCCAAATTTATTGAATTCATCACAATTACAATTAAATCCAAATGCGATAGATTATATAGTTAAACATAACATTCCATTGGACTATGATTTACTTTCTACTAATAAAAATGCTTCTTCTTTATTAGAAAATTGTAATATAAGTAACTTAAATTTTTATTATATAGTATGTAATAAAAATGTAAACATATTCTTTATTCAAAAATTAAAAATCCATAATGATAAAAAAATATTTTTACCATTTACACCTTGTCATTATAATGATTATACAAATGAATTGTTATGGGAGCGAGAGGATATTTTAAAAATTGTATCTAAATTTGAATATAATTTATTAGGTTTATGTAAAAATTTAAATATTCAATTATTAAAAATAGTTCAAGAACATATACATTCATTAACATCTGAACACTGGTATTATTTATCTATGAACCCATCTGCTGTTCCTATTTTAAAACAACATATAAATAAAATAGATTGGTGGTCATTATGTTCTAATCCATGTGAAGAAGCCATACAATTACTAGAGACTAGTCTAGAAAAAATTAACTGGCATAGATTATCTGTTAATTATTATGCCGTTGATTTGTTAATACGTAATTCGAATAGAATAGATTGGTATAATTTTTCAAAAAATACAAACCCAAAAGCAATTGAATTTATGAAATTACATATAGATAAAATATGTTGGACTACATTGTCAAGTAATCCATCTGCTATTTCTATTTTAAAAAATTATCTAGATAAAATAGATTGGATTAATTTATCAGGAAATCCATCTGCTATAGATCTATTACAACAAAATCAAGATAAAATTTGCTGGATAAGAGTTTCGAGAAATCCTTCTATTTTTCAATATAATTATTTAAAAATGACCTTAGAACGAAGTAACAAAATTCGAGGAGAATTATTACAAGTCTCTTTACATCCTTCGAGAATATCGTACTGGTTAACAAATGGAATGACTATTCATGATTTATAAATTGAATTATATTTATTTGTTTATTTTTTTTAAATATGGAACTTCTTCCTTGGATTAATCCTTTATTACTAATCAAACGTTATTTAAATTGTAATCCAAATGCGATTGATTATTTGATAGATAATAAAATTACATTGGACTATGATATGTTAGCGTCTAATCCAGGAGCTTATTCTTTATTAAGTAAACGTACATTTTCATCTATTGATTATAATTATTTAATAACCAATCCACATCCATCTGTGTATCGTATTATTAATGAAATACATTCACATAAATCAAATGTATGGTTATACCAGTACAGTGACTATTGCGAATCATTAAGTCGACGATATGATGTATTAAAAATTTTATCGAAAGATGAATTAAATTTATATGGTATATGTCGAAATAGAAATCCAATCGTATTAAATTATATATTAGAACATATAGATGTATTAACTTTACAACATTGGACTATATTATCTTCGAATCCAACTGCTATCGATATTTTATTAGACAACATAGACAAAATTGATTGGTATATATTAGCTATTAATCCTTGTGAAAAAGCAATAGAATTATTAACTATTTATAAACATAAAATTGATTGGTCTAATTTATCTTCTAATTATTATGCTGTTGATTTATTATTAGAAAATCCTGACAAAATAGATTGGGAAGAATTTTCATTTAATAGAAATCCCAAAGCAATACAATATATGAAATTACACCCAAATAAACTAAATTGGTATTATATATCAGGAAATCCAGCTGCTATTGAAATATTAGAAGAAAACCAACATAAAATTTGTTGGACACAATTCTCTACAAACCCTTCTATTTTTCAATATAATTATCAACCCATGGCAATAGAACGAACCAATCAAATTCGAGAAGAATTGTTACAAGTCGTTTTACACCCTTCACGAATATCATACTGGTTAGCAAATGGAATGAGTATATCTGATCTATAATAATAAAAATTGAAAAGAAACAAAATATTTTTTTAATTAAAATGGCTTCCGTTTCTATTCAATATCCGAATGATACATTCTACAAATCTTTACATACTATTAATACATTGACATCTCATGTTCAGCAACTAAAGTGTCAAATTCCACCGGCTTCAGAACCTATTACTGTGTTAGCAAAAACAATAACTGGATTAATTTTAACTGTTTCCATTAATCCTAAGGATACAGTTTTAAAATTAAAACAACAAATTTTTATAAAAGAAGGTGTGTTTTTAGACCAACAACGTATTATCTTTAATGGAAAACAATTAGATGAAAATAAAACAATTGAATCTTATAATATAGGAGACAAAGATATTGTTCATTTAATTTTGCGATTGCGGGGAGGAATGTTTCATGAAACATCTTCTCGAAAAGATTTTGTATCTATTACATTTACGCAGTTATTTGATGCCAGTATAACTATGATTTATCAACTACGGAAATCAGTTGAACATCCTGAAATAAAACTAATTATAGAAGAATTATATATAAAATTAAAGAATTCAACTACCGAAGGAGAAATGACGAAAATCCATGAACTTATCCAAAATATCTATATTTCTTAATTTAAAGTTAAAAATATATAGTTATTATACAATGTCCGATACGTATACGATGTTTCCTATTCAGAATCAATCTATTTGGAACATGTACAAAAAACAAATTGATTGCTTTTGGAGAGTTGAAGAAGTAGATTTATCAGCAGACATTGAATCATGGAACAATTTAACTACAGAAGAACGTCACTATATTTCTATGATTTTAGCTTTTTTTGCGTCAAGTGACGGTATTGTTCTTGAAAATTTAGCTTCCCGATTTATGATGGATGTTTCTTTATCAGAAGCAAGAGCTTTTTATGGATTTCAAATTGCTATGGAAAATATTCATTCTGAAATGTATAGTTTGTTAATTGATACTTATATTAAAGATCCTGATTATAAATTGTCGTTATTTCATGCGATGGAAAATTTTCCATGTATTCAAAAGAAAACAGATTGGGCATTAAAATGGATTCATAATAAAGATTCATTTGCGATTCGATTAGTTGCTTTTGCTTGTATTGAAGGTATATTTTTTTCAGGTGCTTTTTGTAGTATTTATTGGTTAAAATCAAGAGGTATTATGCCAGGACTTACATTTAGTAACGAATTAATAAGCAGAGATGAATCTTTACATACAGAATTTGCTATTTTACTTTATAAATTACAAACACCATTATCTTCTGATATATTTATGACTATTATAAAAGAAGCTGTAGAAATTGAAAAAGAATTTATTAATGATGCTTTACAATGTAGATTAATAGGTATGAATGCTAAATCAATGGGAACCTATATAGAATTTGTAGCCGATCGTCTTTGTTTACAAATGGGATTTTCTCCTATTTATAATTCAAACAACCCATTTTCATTTATGGAATTAATTTCATTAGAAGGAAAAACAAATTTTTTTGAAAAAAGAGTAGGTGAATATTCTTTAGCTGATGTATCCAAAACAACAGATACTATGTTTACAAGTGATTTTTAAAATATTTTATAAGTATAGTTAAAATACTATAATAAAAATATTATTATAGTATATGACTTCTACTATACAATATCCTGATTATAACTTTGAATTGGCAGATAATTCTAATAACAAAACTAGATTACAACATAATTTAAATACAGGATTAGGTTTATCTATTTCACATGCTTTTATTGATTCTTCAAATTGTGTTTCTAATTTATATTCTAATAGTCTTCAGATTACTTCTACTCAAAATAATAATGAGGATTACAATGAATTTGGATCTAGTTCTTTACACAGAAATACAAATACAGTAGGAGAAATAAAAGATGTATCTATCAATACTAGTGGAATCTTGTTTACCAATAATCAGAATGGAAATGACATATCTACATCTTATTTGCCTATAGAAATAAATACAAACCAAAGTTTTACAATATCATCACCTGCTCTTGACATAACAGGACAAACAGAGTTTACTTTACCGCCTCATATACCTTTTCCTCATTTAGGTAATGATGCTGCTTCCAAAGGATATGTAGATAGTCTGGTAGGGCAATATGCGGGTGGGTTTAATTTATTTATGAATTATAGTCAGATAGATCCAACATATCCAACTTTTAAACTATTAACACCAACAATTAGTTCATCGGCAGGAGAAACAATAACAAACATTATAACAAATGGAACGCAAGAAATTGCTAGATTTATTACAGAACCATTAAATCTTACAGAAATACCAGTTGGATTATGGGATGCTTTTGTATATGGAGCAGTAAATGGAACTACTGGAAATGTTTATTATTCTTTTCAGTTATGGAAAAAAACAGCAGCAGGAATAGACGTATTAATAGGAACAAGTGGTATTAGTCCGGATGTGAATTCTTCCCCAAACAACAATCCAACTTCTTATTCTATGATCTTAACTATTGCTTCTCCTTATATATTAGAACTAACAGATAGTTTGTATGTAATATTAAATGTAACTAAAAGTGGAACCAATGAAACATCTTTAACTACTTATTTTGAAGGCAATTATTATTCGTTTATACAAACATCTCTTAATGCGGGAACGACATTACTTACAAGTAACAATAACTGGACTGGAATAAATAATTTTGAATTACCTTTAACCACTCCAACAAATCCTACACCAGCAAATACTGCTATTATCAATTACGGTGATATATCAACATTAATAACAAATGCTCCCGCTAAATGGGCCGGAACTGCTACAAGTAATTTAGATATGACAGGATACAATATTATAAGTAATTCTACTTTAAGCATAGGTACAATTGACCAAATAACTTCTTTGCCCGGCAATGTGAATGTTCCTACAAAATTATCAGTATCAAGTGGAACAAATGAAATATTAATATTTGGAGGAATTGATAGTAATACTTTCGACAATACAACAGATAATAATATACAAACTCGTTTAGGTGATACTGAAAGAAACCAAATATATAATGCTATTATATCTTCAACATCAAGTGGATCAGGTGCTATTATTTTACCATTTGTAAAACCAGGTTATTATGTATATATATTAAATAGAAGTACTTTTACTTGGACTATTTCTTGTCAAACTGGCGAGTTCATAATACAAGGAACATCAGGACAAAGTATTACAAATGATTCTTCTGTTCCTATTAGAACAAATCAAACTATAGGATTTTGTCAAATAGACGACGGAATATTGGGAAAAGCTAATGCTATGGTAAATGAAGTTATACAAGGAACTTCTGCCTCATTTCCAAACGTAATAACTGATGGAATAGATACGGAGATTTCATCAAACACATTAAATGTAGGAACTTCAATATCAAACGGAGTAAATATTGGTAAAACAGAAACAAATACAAGTTTATATGGACGAGTAAGATTAGGGACAAATGCTGGGACAGTTGGTCAAATTTTGACAAGTCAGGGAGGAGAAGTAGATACAATATGGCAATCCCCTTATATATCTTCTACAGGTGTATCAAGTGGAGGTATTACAAACTGTGCTAACATAGATGCTACTGGAGAATTAACACTAGGTACAAATACTTCTACAACAGGAACAACAATAGGTCGTAGTAGCCAAATTACTGATATACAAGGTAATTTACAAATAGCAGGAATTTCAGGTACAGCAGGACAAGTGTTAACAAGTGATGGTACGACATCATCTTTTGTAAGTCCATATATATCTTCTACAGGTGTATCAAGTGGAGATTTAAATATGAATAATAATGACATAACAAATGCTGGAACAGTTTCTGTTACATCTTTATCTTCCACTTCTATAA